TACTGCGTGTTGACTCGGTGCCACCAACATAGCACCAGCTCTTGAACGAAACCGGCCTCATTTGAGTGTAGACCCTCAAGGCATTCGGTGAAGTTGTTGCGACGACAAAGAGGCGCGAAGACTGTTTTCGTGTGCAACCAGTACACCTCCGAGGCATGTTGCTAGGCTTGCGCCTTGGTGCCCCAGCCCTGATTCGAACAGGGTCCACGTCCTTAGAAGGGAATGTAATCCTCACAAGCATTCGTCGCAGCAGGCGCGGAAGGATTTGAACCCTCATGACTGGAGTTGGAAACCAGCATCCTAGCCGTTGGATGACGCACCTAAGAGTATCGACAAGACGTGGCCAAGACAATGTCGCTGCTGGCCCGGGTTGGAACCGGGTAGCTCACGCATCTCCCCATCCGACCTCGAAGGCGACCTCAAGGGCGGGTGGCGGGAGACGTGTAGTCCCTACCGCATTCGATACTTGGTGGAGCCTCTCGGAATCGGACCGAGTTCTGTCGCTCTTCAGGCGACCGCTGAATGACCACACTAGCTCAGGCTCCAAACAATTGACCCTTATACGTGGCGACCTCTTTCAAAAGGGCGGGGTCCTCACGATCACTGTGTTCAAGACGATGACAGATAGCACACAGAAGCTCACATTTGAGCACCTCGAGCTTTACGACGTGCCAAGACTTGTTGATGACGTTCCCCAGATTGAACTCCTTGGAATCAGCGTCCTTGTGGTGAAAGTCGAAACCTGCTTGTGGGCCGACCCAACCGCACCTTTGGCAGCAGCCGCCAAGTAGTTGTATGGCTGCTGCTTTGACACGATACCTTCGCACACGGGCGTCACACGAACCGCAACGTTGTCGGCGGTTTGACTTCAAGCACTTGCCGCAAAGACGGCAGTAGGTTGTGCCTTGATTTGGTTTTCGGCCGCCATGATCCGTCTTGAAAGGCTTGCACGTCAAACAGATTGTTCGATTGGCTAGGACGCGCGTCTTACCATCCAAGAGAATCTTGCTGGGGAAGCTGCAACCACATGATCGGCATACAGGCATACACCACTGTAGCTCAAATGGTGACACCTTGCAAGCTCTACCGCTTGAGCTTCTCTGGCATAGCGATCCCAACGGGAATCGAACCCGTGTTCACACCTTGAAAGGGTGGTGACCTACCGCTAGTCGATGGGACCATGGGGGCTCCGGCAGGAGATGAACCTGCATTCCCCTCCCTCCGGGAGGATGGCTTACTGTTAGCCGACAGAACCAAATAGACGCCGTCAAGTGGGACGGTAAGAGGGTTTGTCGAGTACGAATCGAATGTACTCCTACCTGCATTCGGCGTCGGTGACCTTGGCGGGAGTTGAACCCGGCATTTCTAGGGTGAGAACCTAGTTGCCTACCGTTAGCAGACAAGGCCGTAGGGTCGACAAGATGTCCCGAGATTGGCGCGGATTTTCACCGCTTGAGGGTGACTAAACCCCCGTGCCTGGTTTGGATAGTGTAATCCCGAGGGTCATTCGACCGGAGCTGATGGCGGGAATCGAACCCGCTTGGTCCGCTTTACGAATGCGGCGCTCGTCCTTACGAGCATCATCAGCATGTTTGCAGACCGCCTCATAGTGCCCTCTCACGTCCCTCCCGGGTTCAGAGGCTCAATCCTTACCCGTTTGGTTTGAGCCCGTGAGGAGGCTCTATGAGGCGGCCTACGCCTTCAATCCTTGTAGCCCGTCGCGACGCTCAAGGGCGCGTCCGTGCCCTTGCGAATCGCCTCCTTGGAAGCCCGGCGCATCGCGCGGTGGGCCATATCCTTGTGGATGCGGCGGACCGCAGTGGAGCAGCGTCGACAGTAGCGGCAGTTGCATGATACGTAGGTACGCATGTCCCTCCTATGCCGGTGGTTGACGAGGATCAACAAGAAAGGGCAGCCACAGGGTACGCTTACGCAATACCAGCCGAGGCTGCGGCTCCTGGGGAGGGAATCGAACCCCCACATGTGCGGTTAACAGCCGCATGCTCTACCATTGAGCGACCCAGGAATAGGTGGGGACCCCGCAAGGGGTCCCCGTTTGATGCAACGCGGGGCGTTACCCCCGCGCTTTACTACATGGACATCAGGAGAGGGCTTCTTGGCCTGCGATTCTCCCCCGTGTACGAAATCCACTCGAATGGAGGAGGCGCGTTTCGACGAGCATCACCTCGCCGTGGTCAAGCGACCCAAAGTCCTGTCGGATTGTCAAGGATCGTGCCTCTTGCGAGGCTCGGCTGGGGAGGAGGGATTCGAACCCCCGTGAACCGGGTCAGAGCCGGGTATCCTGCCGCTGGATGACTCCCCAATCTTTCACTGCCACTTGCCGCCGTTGCTACCGTGATACGTTGACATCTACTTCTCCTAGTGGGATCGGGGGGATTTGAACCCGCCAACCTCGCGGTTAAGAGCCGCTTGCACAACCAGTTGTGCTACGATCCCGATACCTTCTGCTGTTGCGCTCCTTAGCCGTCTTGATCCGATGGCAATTCGCGCATCGCACGTCACACTTTGCAATCTCTTCTTCCAAGCGCTCCAAGAGGTAACCATCTGTGGCCATCTTGGTGACATCCATTCGCTTCGCCCCCCGCACATGGTCGAACTCAAGAACTACTGGGTTCGACTCTTCGCAATCCACACAAGGGTGTGTGAGAAGGTACGCTGCGATGTGTTGTAGGTTACGCTCGATTCGTTCTCCTTTTTTGGTAGCTATCTGAACCACCATCCTATCACGGTGCTCCCGATAGTACTCCTTAGCCATCCGTTTTCCACACTCTCGGCAGTGACTTGACCGGCCGTCTGCCTTCGAGCGGTTCACATTGAAGTTGTCGAGCGGCAGGGGATCCTTGCAGATCGTGCATACCTTCTTGTCCATACCTCTGTCGCCGTATAAGCTCTTAAGCAACCCTCTGGGTTAAGACCCCAAACTCGTGGGAGGCACCGGAATCGAACCGGCCTCTCTCGGGTTAAAAGCCCGCTGCGTCACCTTGACGCCAACCTCCCGTTCTTGAGGCTGGGCTTCATCTGTTTCAATCGAGGCATCACTACACCATCCTTCTTAGTGGAGCACCAGGGAATCGAACCCTGCTGGACCTCAAGGGCCACCGCGTTTACAGCGCGGTCCGTCTCCATACCGGGCTAGTACTCCAAATCTTCAAACCCTAAAAGCTCGCTAACTTCTGTGCCTTTCCAGGTATGCTATAGCTCTCTGTAGAAGAGCGGGATCATCCCTAAACATACCGATCCCAGCATTACAACACGTACACAAAGCGGAGCGCCTCTTACCAGACTTGTGACAATGGTCAAGAACCAGAGGCCGTTCTTGTTGGCAGATGGCACACTTGTTATTCTGTTCTGCTGCCATACGTCGCCGGTCAGCAATCCACCCAGCCTCCTTATGACAAGTCCGTTGATCTTGCTTACGACAGACCCATTGACCAGTGCTCTTCCGAAACCTAACAGGCACACCCGCACCGCAAGTAAGGCACGTCCCGGTCTCATCGTCCGGGTCAATCTGGCTTAAGCGGTGTAGATGTTTGCCCATCGAAACCCCTGAAATGTCAAAAGCCGCCTTTTCCCGGGCGGCTTTCGCGTTAATCAGTCTCGCTATTGCCGCCCTATGCTCCCACCTCCGGATTTTCGAACTTAATGGAGGTGGGGCTGACATGCGAATCCAGATATGCTCCGCCCGTAAGGAGCCAAGCGGCGCCTTGCTGCAACGCTTCGCGTCGCATGGTTGAGCAGGTTGTCTGGTGTTCGCGTTTCATGACTCTCTCACGTCTACACCATGCCAGACGCATGAGCAAGAAGAAATATTCACGACCATGTCGATTTCTGAGATCCAGCCTCTTTATAGGGCTCCGCGTTTGTACTTTTGCCGTAGGCTTGGTTGATGTTCCCCAAGCAAGCCCTCCATGACCTCCGGCGCGCGTCCTTCGCCGCCAACCCCGCGCCAAAGCGCTTCATTTGCCGTTGCCTAAGCCCTGAAAGCAACGCCTTCGTCGAAGCCTGGGCGCCCCGTTGCTATGCCTTCGTCCGGGAGGCGCTTGGGCACTACCAGACCGAACCCCTTGAAGAGATCGAATTCATGCCGGATGGCTTTCATTCAGCAGGGGCCAACGCGTCCTTCGCTTCAAACGGACGGATCGCGCTTTCCTCCGTCGTTGACGGTAAGCCCGGCATGATCCTCGAGAAGCTCACGCACGAGCTAACCCACGCATCCCTTGCGCATTTCCCCGAAGGCGATCCCTTCTACGAGGAGGGCTTCGTCGATTACTCCGTGTGGGTCATGTCCCACGCACCATACTGGGGAGAGCATCGCGACGCCATGAAGGCATCCGCCGCCAAGAACATCGAGACACGCCGTCAACGCGCTCTCCTCGACCAGAACGACTACGATCGCAAGCGCTGGGCGGGGGGCCTCTACGCTTCCATTGCACGAGGCCCCCACATCATAGCCACATTGCGTCAAAAGAAGCTCGAGGGGGACCTTACATGGTAGGCATCTGGTCGGTCTACATCCTCCAAAGCGCGCACGGGCGCTTCTACACGGGGACAACGACGAACCTGGTCCGACGCGTGAGGCAGCACAACGGAGAGCTTGTAGGCGGCGCCAAGGCTACGCGATCGGGGCGTCCATGGAAGGTCGTCTATGCGGAGATGTTCGGGGACAAGTCAACGGCGTTGCGCCGTGAGGCAGCTATCAAGAAGCTCACGAAGCAAGAGAAGCTGGCGTTGGTCAAAGAGGCGCGACGGATCGTCGCCGATGACGACTTCATCAACTAGACATCGCGATCGAAAAGATATCCTGCTGACACGTCGGATCGAAGTCTTCGACATCCGCCGTGTCACCTTCCTCGTCGAGAGGAAATCCTGCTAGAAAAGCCTTCCAGCTTCCGCCACCGGCGCTGATCCCGAGGCACATGACTTTCGTCACTTCGGAGGCATCCCAAATGTGAACCGTCTTGAATGGAAGGTCTTGGAGGATCTTCGCCAGCCGTCGTGTATCCATCGGCAAGCCAAGGACCCTCCCAATGACGTAGTTGTTCTCGCACGGCTGCGTCGCCCAAGTAACGAGGTCCACCAAGGGCACCGAGATAGCGCCCTCGGGGACCGTCGCATTCAAGTAGGCCGTGAAGACCTCGATGCGATTTGCTTGCCGTGACTCCTCCCAGACGGGTTGCTTGTAGTCCCCCCACCCCTTGACGGCAACCACACAGCTACGGTCTGTGGCCAAGGACCACTTGACGCCATTGACGAGCATGTTGAACGGTACCTGGAACCCAGGGACGTCCGGATTGACGAACCGAACAAGGGACTGCGTGAGAAGGCTACCAGCCATCTATTCCTCCGACATGACCAAGCTGTAGAGATCTCGTTGAAATTCCTCTGAGGCTGCCATGGCTGCCTCGAAGAGACGCCTCTGCTCAACCTCGTCCTTGTACTCCTCCTCCGCTCGCGCGATCCGCTTACGAGCCGATTCGGCATACTTCTCCTGAAGCTCAACCCCAATGAACCGCCGCCCTTGACGAACCGCAGCAACCCCCGTCGTCCCTGCCCCGCAGAAGGGGTCCAAGATGACCTCCCCCACATCCGTGAATTGCGAAATGAGCTGCATCATAAGAGGCAAGGGCTTCTGCGTCGGATGATACCGCTCCGCCTTCTCTACGGGGCTCTCCCAGAAGGCCCACCGCCCACCGCCGTTCCACCGCTTTTTGACCTTGAGGTTGTGCAGGATCGCTACAGCCTCGGCGGCTTGAGCCGGGCGATCCCCCGTGAATTGAGGTGCCCCGTTGGTTCGACGATAGATCCCACAACGGATCCACGCCTTGCCCGCCGCATCGATGTAGCCCCCAAGCATCTCGAACGAGCAGAAGGCAAGGGTCCACCGGCGTGACACGCGCAGAAATGACTCCACAACGGTCTCAGGTGAAAGGGGAGGGAAGTCGATGTCAATGTGTACGGCACACCCGGTAGCGCTCGTCCAAGTCGAAGCGTTCTCATGCGTGTGCGCGTCATAGGGAGGATCAGTGATGATGTGGTCAGCAGCACCGTCTGGTAAATCGGACAAGACCGACAAAGACTCTGCGGTGACTACGCACCACATAGCGCGGCCTTCAAGAACCGCGCGAATGTCATCGTTCATGATTCCTCCATAGCAAGCGCGAAGAGGTCGCGCTGGTTGTCCTCGGATTCCTTGGCCTCACGCACAGCCTTGACCCGGGCGCGAGCAATGGCGATGTACTCGTCCTCACGTTCAATGCCGACGAAGTTCATAGATTCCTCAATCGCCGCAAGGCAAGTCGTGCCACTACCAGCAAACGGATCAAGGACTACACCTCCAGGAGGCGTCACGAGACGCACAAGGTGCCGCATGAGCGTCGTGGGCTTTGGGGTCGGATGCGTGTTGCGGGCAAACTTCGTGAACCGCTGACTCACAGGATCGTTGGCACCCTCGCCCCCGCCGCCAAGCGTGCCGATGACCTTGACCGGAAGATCGTCCAATCCGTACTCCTTCTCCCCGCGCCCCGGCTTGGGAACGAAGAAGAAGCTCGGGAGCTGCTCCTTGGAGACGCCCCGACCGGCTTGCTTGTCCAAAATGACGAGAGGGCAATCGTCAACACAACGGCCCTCTTCACAATCCGCTGCGTGCGTAATCGCGAGGTTCGGCGGCCAACGCCCCGGAGCGCTCGGATTGGGCATCGGGTCCTCATGGACGTAGTCGCTCGGCCGGTAGCCTTGAGCCGCGTTCGCAGCATTGATCCTCGAGAAGCCCCCGGGGGTTTCATTCTGATGATCCCCAACACGGCAACCGTCGATGTTCAACGCCCCCGTTCCGAACTCCACAACGCTCTTGGCCACCGTCTGCGCCAGAGGCTTTCGGGCTAGCCACCAAACCTCAACCGCTGGCTTCAAAGCCGTCCCCCACCCCTCCCAACGCTTCGCAATCTCCGACCCCAGGTAGTCCTTGGGCGCAGCCTCCCCCAAGAGCATCCCATCGATGGCCTTCGCTACGTTGAAGTTCTTGGGAAACCCTGTCGCGAAGATGTGGTAGACCGCGTCACGAATCTCGAATCCAGCGGCCTCGACGGCCCAGGCGGTCCAATGGCTGGTTCGGGGGATGGCCCAGATGACGGCGTGACCCCCGGGCTTCAAGACGCGGAGGGCCTCGGTGAAGACGGCCCGCATGAAGGCGACGAAGGTATCGCGGACGCTCGAGTCAGGCTCCCAATCAGGGACCTTGCAGGTACAAGGCGTTCGGCTGAACTTGTACTGCCCGCAAGAGAGGCACTTCCGATTGGCGCTTTGGCTGATCTTGGGCAGCGATGCTTGCCAGCCACGAACCTCTCCAAGAGGCTTGACGTTGCCCCCAGGAGGCCCTGCGTAGTTCGCGAGGCGCCCCTGCTTGAAGCTGTCCCAATCCTTGCCGAGGAACTCAATCCCGGCCGGGGGATCGGTCACAATGGAATCGACGGAGTTGTCTGGAAGGGTCTTGAGAACCTCGAGGCAATCTCCTTGTAGGATGACGTTGGTCTCCATCAAGTCCCCTCCTCCATCATGAGGTCAAAGAGGCTCGGCTCAGCCGGGGGCGCCGTGGCAACCGGAGGCTCTGACTTGGCAACCGGGGAAACCACGATCTCTGGCTTCGCTTCGGGCTTTGCCTTGGGGGCCTTCGCTGGCTTGGGCGAAGGCGGTGCTACCAAGACTTCGGATTGCATCGGAGGCAGGTCTTCGGTCTCGTTATCGTCTGTCCCCTCCATGAGGCGGAAGAGCTTGCGCTGCTCAGCCGTGGTCTGCTGAAGGGCATGCTTGACGCGGGCGGAGGCGATCTTGTGGAATTCGGGGTTCAGCTCACATCCAATGTATTGTCGCCCCAAGAGGATCGACGCAACACATGTCGTGCCGCTCCCGCAATACGGGTCGAGGACAATATCATCCTCACGGCTCGCAAGCCCGATGATCCACTCCATGATCTTGAGAGGCTTGCGCGTGGGATGCGTGTTCTTCTCGATGATCTCGTTGGGATCGAAGGAGCTTTTCAGGAGACCCGCGTCCGCTTCCGACGCAGTGATCTTCGGGCAATAACGGAACGACCATCGCGGCGCCACCAGATCTTCTGGCATTGGACCCGGCTTACGCAAGCAGATGATCGGCTCCCAGGCAGGCTTCAAAGCCGTCCCCCACCCCTCCCACTTCTTGGCCTCGGGGCTCGTTGCCGACGTGATCTGAACCTGAACCTCCCGGCGCTCCCCGGCCCGAAGCGCAAAGCTCGTCCCGCCGCCTTGAATAACCGTCCGCTCCCCAAGGACTTCACGCTTGATCCCGAGGTGCTTGTCGATTGCCTTAGCGATATCGAGGCTCTTCGGAAACCCCTGCCCGTGGATCCACTGTAGGATAGGAAGGCCGAACCTCTGGGCAAGGCCGCCGTCCTCGATGAACCCTGCCGCGAGCATCCCGCAAGCCATGAGGTCGAAGGTCCGGGTCCCGGCGAAGCAGCAGATGTGGCGCCCCGGCTTCAAGACGCGGAAGCATTCGCGAAAGGTTGGGACGCTTGGGATCTCCCAACCGTACCTCATGAAGTCGCCGCCTGTATTCAGGCCAGCTTCACCCGCAAGGTAGCGGTCGATGTCTTCGCCCGTGGGCTCCCGCGTACCAAGTCCGTACGGAGGGTCGCTCACGATAGCGTCGATGCTGTTGTCTGGAAGGGATTTCAGGTATTCGAGGCAATCGCCCAGGTGGATTAGGTTGGCAATAGGCATGCCCCTAACCTACACCAAGACGCGGGAACTAGCTACGCAGCATATCCTCGTACTTGAGGAAAACCTTGCGGATCTTTGGCTTGATGTTGGTGCCGAAGTTCTGAACCGTCATCGGGTGCTCTTGAAACCAGGGATCCTTTGCGGGCTTCCCGGTACGGTAGTCACCGACGATCTCGTTGTCCGTGTAGCCATGCTCAAGGACCGCTTCGACGTAGGGAACGGCCCCTGGAATCTTGGCGAGGTCACGCATGATGGCAGGCATGATCTTGCCGCGTGACTCCTCGTTGAGCCATTCAACAACCTCGGAAAGCGAATCCGGATCCGCAAGGTCAACGCGAGGAGCATCCTCATCATCACCACCCCCAGGTGACGCTTCGCCGTAGTCACCCGGACGGCGCTTGCGCTTGCGGTACTCTTCAAGACACTTGTTGGAGACCATCGTCATGACGTAGCCCTGCGCCTTCGCAAGCGGCGCCCCCTCCTCGAGTCGATCGGGCCGAGATGAGAGCGTGTACATGACGTCCTGCATCGCGTCCTGCACAATATCCTGGTTCTTGTACTTCGAGACCATCGCGCCCCAAACCTTCGAACCGAACTCCCGACCGTAGCCAGGAGGCGCCATGCGCCCTGGGGCCTTGGTCACGTCGTAGGTCTCGGCTGGGACGCCTTTGACCGGGGGGAGCCCCTTGACGTGCCGTTGTAGGAAGACCGTGTAGACCATCCTGCCAAAGGTCTCAGCCTGATCGAAAGCGATCCGGAAAAGAAGCTCGGCCATACGGGTTTGAAATGGAAGCGACGCCCAGAGGAGACGGCGTTGCTTGTCGGCGGATTGGATGAGATTGGCTATGCGGTTCACACTGGAGGACGGGGTATCAAAAGAACCTAGCCTTGGGCGACCAGGCGGAGGCTGTTGATCGAGAGGTCCAAGCGCTGGCAGGCTTCCGTTAGCGTGTAACCATCCTCCAAGAGGCGAAGGACGTCGCGCCCCGTGTCGCCCAGCTTGTTGAGAGCCCGGCTCAGGTCCGCAACCTCGTCCGGCGCTACCCCGTCGCAGTCATGAAGATGGGACTCCCAAGCCGACCCGTCCTCACGAGGCGCCAAGTACACATCCTGATCCCGACGCTCACGCGTCCGGCAGAAATTCGCGAAATGGTTGTGGATGCAGGTCGTAAGGTATGACTCGAACCGCCCGCGCGTCGCAACACAAGCGCCCCCGGGAAGCTCCGGAAGGGTATCGCTAAGACACGTCTGGAAGACGCCTGACTCGCGGAGCTTGATGATCTCCTCCGTCTTGTAGAGCGCATCCGGTTTCGTGTAGTAGCCCTTGATCGGGAGGGGTACCCACCAACCCTTATCGCGGCCCCAAGTCCTCCGCCAAATGTTGGTCTTGAAGTTCTTGAAGCTGACGTTGCAGTACTCTGCCGCCTGGAGGCCAGTCAACGTCCGTGGCGGCTTCTGAAGGTTGGCCCGAAACTTCGCCAAGACGTCGCTCGCTATGAGGTGCATCCATACGTCTTGAAGCAAATCCGCCGAATGTCGGGGCACGTTGTTGTAACGCTGAACAACCCTCGAGACAAAGGCTCCGAAATCACGGACGAGATCGTTGTAGTTCGCGGGCACGACAAACGCGGTCTGATTCATTGTGTATCCCTCGTGGGTGGCTTGGGTGATACATGCCGGAGGCCGGTAGGGATCAACCCGATTTTTGAAAGCGCTGCCCGAGAGTCCGAGCAAGCACGCACCTCTTACCACAAGGCCCTGGTCGTATCAACAAAAAGCGACGCTACATCGCCCGCCAAATACCGTGGAATCTAGGCAGATTCGAATCCGTCATGGTCGAATCCAAGAGGACCACAACCTCAAGGTAAAGGTCACCCACCACCCTCCCACATAGGGGGACGCAATCCTACCTAACGCTACCCAGGAGGGGGAATCCTCCCCCAAGGGATCTCTCTTGCTTCCTACGCTACCGTCGTCACTACACTCACTGTGATCGTCTTCGTATCAGCTACGCTTGCTGTACTCGTTACGATTGTCGGAACCTTTGGGTTGAGGGTTGCTGTTATCGCTACGTTTACCGGAACACTCGCTGCTGTTACTCGAAATCTTCGAGTTGTATTGGGGGATTGAGCTTCGGAAGCGTTTCATGATCGAGAGATCAAGGATCATCCTGGATGAGGAGAGAACATTGATCTGAGGATCAAGGGTCAAGAGAGTATTGGGATCACCTTGACCTACACCTACTTGGCCTGAGCACCTCTCCGGAATCCCTTCCGTGGGGCTCATCGCTGACTTTCTGGGAAGGGTAGCTCGATCTTCACAGAAGAGGTCAGACTGGCACACAAGACGATCGCCTCTCGGCGATAGCTCAAGAGAGCTTGACCCGCGTCTTGTCTCAATCAGCGGACTTTTCGAAGGTGTGTCCATCATTCGGAGCAATGTGGGACCTCGGTTCACGGAACAAGGAGTCTGGCAACCTTGAGACCCTCGGGTTGGGTCTGACGGTGGTCTACACCTCCTGGGTAAAGCATACAAGGGAATTCGTCTGCCCGGTTGTTTCGATAGAAACCCCTGGGTGATGCTAGGAACGGTTCTCGAATTTCAAGACGTGAAGGGCTGCCCCTCGGTTATCATGACCCTCCCTGGCTCCCTTCGGATTGGTGACCGGATCACCCTCAACCTACGCCTTCAGCGTCGCAACAACGGGCGCACAGAGGTCCTTGAGGTGAGAGGCGACGTCAGGGTCACGCAAGCCTCCATTGACGCTACGTCGGGCGCCCCAAGGCAACGGTTGACCGTTGAGACCACCGGGGCGCTCCCTCTCGTCTGGAAGGCCGTCAAGAACCGCCCTCCGTGGAAGCGTCAGCTTCCCCCTACGCATTTCCCTGCAACTGCGGTGAGCTAATGGACGCGATTGTCGACACAACGCAAAGGCTGCCACAGGCCATCTGGATCCCCTCGGTTCCAGAGCCTGCGGTCTACAGAGGCGACCCCTTGGAGATCGTTCAAGCTATGGCGGACGAGATGGGGGATATCTCCGCCCGTGACGCGATCGACCTCCTTATCGACGAGCTGGCCTTCAGCCGTAAGGTCGTCATCAACCTCCACAACCCCGAAAGCCTCCCGGACGAGGGCATAGCCCACCTCTTCGTCTACGCCCTCTTGGATACCGGGATCGCCCGCCCCCTCCCCCAGGCTTAGCGACACCAACCGAAGCCGAGCCCTCGCCCTTGACGCGCCTCGCGCCTTTTACGGGCTTGAAGCTCCGCCCGGCGCCAGGAGTCAAGCCATCCGTTGGAAGCCAGCCTACCGCCGAACCGTTGGTGAAGACGGGCGATCTCCTTGAGGGTGTCCGTGCTCTGGCTCGCCCAAATGTCAAAGTAGATCGTGTCGTACTTCTTGCCCCGCTCAGGCTTCCACTCGAAGATATCCGCGAGGATGATCGTGAGCTTGTCACCATAGAGCGCCTTCATGGTCGGCCCGACGAGGTCAATGACGTCTTGGTACTTCTCGACGACCGTGACGTGCGTAACCCCCGGCTTGTCCATGATGGCCTGGATGACGAGCCCAAGGCCAAGCCCCGCGATGAGGACCTCACCGGACGCTCCGTGGACGAAGCGCAGATTCGTGTCCTTCTCCATCTGAGTGTCACTCATCATGAGCTGCCCCTTGACCATGAGGCGCGTGTAGACCCCGGGGGCGATGTACTCGTCAGGGTGCTGCATGGCGCGCATGGACGTGAACGCTGAAGCCTCTTTCGAGATCTCGTAACGCTCGACGGCGGCGATACCCTGGTGGCCTTCGTTGAGATAATCGGCGACTCGGATCTTCTGTATGTTTGCCATGTCGTTCCTATGCCGGAGGCGAAGCTCGATCAACCCATACCTCGAAGGTGATCCCAGGCGTCCGCGATTTCGGGGGAGACTATCTCATCGATCTTCCGCCCAGCCTTCTCGAGGAACTCGTCGGCCCCCAGCGTGTAGAAGCTCGCCATGAGGTCGTAGATGTGTCGAGAAGCCGCGTAGACGTTGTCGCAGCCGAAGAATTCACGGGCCTTGTAGGCTACCTCTGGGTAGTCCGAAACCTTGGGGCCGTTGTAGATGGGCCGCGTAGTCACCCACCAATCCACGAAGATGTTATCGCTTGAGCGATGCTCTCCGAAGGTGAGGTTGAGGCACGGGGAGGTGAAGTCTTTCTGAACCGTGACGCAAATGCCCTTCTCCCGCCCGTTGTACCAAACCCAGGTGCTTATCTTGACCTGGTACTGGCCCTTTTTGAAGGTCGCGAAGTCTGGATCGAGGGTGGCAAGCAAGGCGAAGATCGCGCGGGCTTGTGCCCCGACACCGTAGAAGGGGTCCAGCATCATCGTACCCAAGCTCCTCGGCACATTGCCGTGTGAAGGCGGCTTTTCTGGGCTGCCGACGCTACGTCCCGAACCAAGGCGTAGAGGTCCCGGACAACTTCCGCGTCCGCATGGGCTACGATGAGCTTCATGAGGGCGGGGTACCTGTGTCCGAGGTGGTTTTGAACTTGATGAAATGCGCGTTCGGCTTCGGCGTTGTTCATGGCTATCTCCGTCGAAGGCTTAGAGCCCCCACCGGGCTTCGTCCCGGAACTCCCGTTGTAGAGGCGGGCGCTTTACAGCTTGGGTGCTCGGTTGGCCTTCCTTCGCTTGCCGTCCTGACGGCGCCATCAGGGGCGGCCTTTTCCCTTGCTGTTGCGGCTATTGACACCGCTTGAGCTATGGGGGGTCTAAGCCTTCGACGTTCTAGCTATGCCGTTACCTCCTCGCGATCAATGTTTTAGTCCAGAAGTTTCTGCCGGGACGGCTCCCAAGGCACGATCACCACGGTAGCGCCCCTCGTAGAGCTTGATGCGCCCGTGGGCCGTGTGGAACCGGATCTGGCAAAAGCGCATCCCGGGAAAGACCCTGATGGGGTGCGTCACGACGACCTCAAGGGTGTACTGCCCGTCGAAGCCGGGGTCGCCATAACCGGCCGTGACGTGAACCTGGATGAAGAGGCGCCCGATCGTCGACTTGCCATCAAGGACGGGGACGTAGTGATCCGTCCGAACGCGCTCCTTTGTGTGCATGAGGTAGCCGATTCCGGGCTTCAAGACCCAGCCGATCTCGGGATCGATCTTGAAGGTCTTGATGTCATTGGGGACCGACGCGTCAAGCGTGTTGTCCACATAGGGCAGCATCCAGCGCCCATCGTTACCCGCCTCGCTCCAATGAACCACGTTGTTGTAGACCGCGACGCTATCCCCAAGGGTCAGGTCGTAGCTTGCTGGGTTGACGTGGTTAGGGTCGAAGCCCTCAATGAAGATCTTGCCTTTCTGAACCGCCTCGACAATTGCCGGGCCGGTGAGAATACCACCCATCTGATCTGCTCCTAATCTTGTGTCTTCCACTGACTTTCAGGCACGGCCCTGACGAAGACCTCTCGGAACACCTCCGTGTCGAACATCACGGAGTCGCCCCCGATCCGAAACGTCACGAACTTGGCAAGGGTCTCCGTTACCACCCCAAGGGCACCCACACGAGTGAAGGGCAAGAAGCGGGGGTCCGTCTTGAGGGAATCGAAGTCGGCTTGGACCGGGGGCGTGAACCGAACCCAAGTCTGCCCAACCGCGATCTCTGGTGAGATGCGGTTGTTGAATGTCCGAACGAACGCCGCGATCTCCGGGGCGCTCTTTGCTTCTTCTAGTGCTGTCATGCTGATGCTCCCTACACCGATCAAGACCGGGCCTTGTGGCGATTCGCTACACGTTTCGCCATGGCTGCCGTATGGCAGGACGCCGCGAAGGGAACGTCATCGAAGTCGTCCTTGGCTGGCTTGGGATCGTCATCGTAATGACAGGTTGGGCACGCGCGACAGGCTGAATCAGCCTTCTCCTTCAATTGCTTGAGCTTGGCCCTCTCCTTGGTGGCCCGCTCTTGCTCCTTGTACCAAGCCTCTTCGTACTTGTCCTGGGCCTTCTCGCAAACGCGCTCTTTCCGGGCTTGGTCTTGTTGTTCGCGCTTCAATTTGGCGACCTCGCGATCGGCGTACTGCTGCGCGATCTCGTCATCCTCACCAGGGTGCTCCTCAAGGTACTCCATGAATTGCTCGGCCCGCTGATCCGGCGTGCCCCTGAATTTGCCCTTGAGCTTCTCCCAGGTGAGCCAATACTCACGTGGAATGTTGTTCTTGGCGCGCTCGTCTTGCTCTTTACGGTGCTCCCAGCCTCTAGGGGTCCCTGCGGCGATTTTGGCCTTGGCCCGTAGCTCCTCAAGCTGTTCCGGCCGGACCTTCCAGACCTTGAAGAGGCTGAAGGTCTTGTCTTGCTTCCGCCCTTGAGGCACCGGTCGGATCGTGACCGTGGGGTTGCCCTTCTCATCCGCCCCGAAGGCTGTGATCTGTCCCAGCTTGTTCTTGTACTTCCCCATCCAGATGTAGTCGCCCACGTTGAAGAATCCGGAAGTACGGAGAAACCTAGCCGCAACACGTTCACTCAGGGAACATCTCTCCGTATAGCTTGAGAATGTCGCGTGCCCACTTAACGTGGTCTTCAACACGCTGACCTGGGGGGTGTCTTGTAATCCACAGCTCAAGGTTCTCTGGTCGGTTGTCATGCTTGATACCGTTGATGTGGTGGACAACTTCATCGCGTCGGATTCGTCTTCCGAGCTGCTGTTCCATGACATATCGGTGCTCAAGAGTGTTTCTCCCATCCTTACGGACGTAGCGGTATCCTCTTTTAATACAGCCAGATCCGTTGGGTTCTTTGAGTTGTACTTTAGGGTCGCCGTGTCTCCACTGGGCCTTGTAGTGTTTGCGGCACAGCCCTTTGGCAAAGTATGCGCTTCCACATACGGTACACTTTGCATCGGCAGGTGTCTTTCCAAACTGCCGAACACGTGCGGACCCCGTTTGGGCGTGTTCTCGGCATAACCCGTTGTGGTGTATTGGCCTTTTACAGTTCTTGTGCTTGCATGGCATGCTCTACCTTCCACACAAGTAAAGTGTGAGGGATCACCCATTAGCAAGTAGTCGCCTACGTTGAAGTACCCCGCCCGTTTGAGGTAGCGTGCCGCAACGCGCCAGACCAGCCCATGCTCGGCGGGTCCGTTTGGAAGGGCCTCATCGGTTTCAGGGTCAACGTAGGCGTCCTTGCTATCATCGTAGATGAGGGTGGTCATCTCAGAATCCCGATCCCTTGGTTGGAACCCAAATGTCGTGGGTGTTATCCCACATGACGTACTCAGGGCTCATGATGCAGAAGCCATTCTCTCCCCAAGCCCGGCCCCAGGAGTTCTTGACGATGAAGCCAAGCCCCTCGAGGTAGCCGACGATGATCATGGCGTGTCCCCCAAGGTCATCCGTAGGGATTCCTTGAGGAGTGAGGTCACGGACCTCCATGAACGCCTGGCCTACACGGGTCCCAAAGACCACCGGGTGCTTGGCGCGAAGGGCCGCTTTGATAGCCTCGAGGCGAGCCTCGCCCGTCTCGTCGATCCGGAAGTAGCCCCGGATGCGATGCCCCGCCGCTTGCCGCATCGCCTTGATCGACGGGAGGTCATAGACCTTCGACGGATCGTAAGGCCACACGGCTTCCGTGCAGATGCCGAATCGTGTCAAGACGTCCATGCAGAGGCGAATGTACGTCCCCTTGTCACGATCGACGTCGTTATCCCCGTCACCGTCCTCGTCTTGGAGGCTCCGTGACAGCGTGTAGACGAACATTCGTGAAAGCTGGACGGGATTGACCGGGAGGCCCTTGGCTTCGGCTTCAAGGGCGTCAAGGATTTCCGTGGCGTCGGCCGTGGCGTTACCAGCGCAGGAGCCGACCTGGTATTGGTTCGACTCCGTGCAGTAGGGACGTAGGTCAACGTCCCCCTCATGCGCGGCGGTCAAGGTTGGGAGGAGCTTCGCGGTGAAGCTGAAGTCCGGCTTCCCGGGTTCAGCCGGGGGGTCTGACTTGAACTTGAGGTACGATTCGATGCTGGTCATACCCAGGGGTGGGCAAAGGAAGAAGTGCGCGTCCTTTTATCCCCAGCCCCTTGTCGTGAAGACCCAAATTCTAGCCATCGCAGCGCTCCTCCTTCTGACCGCTTGCCCCGCAAGCAACCCCGCGCCGACGCCTCGGGTTGTGCCTGCGGCGGATAGTGACTTGTTGGGGGCCATGTGCCAACACCTCAAGGCGCTCAAGTGTGAGGAAGGCAACGACGTCTACGATTCGGACGTGCCTGGGCCGAAAGACGTCCCCAACACCACCTGCGAGGCGGCTTACCGCAAGATGCAGGATAACGGCGTCTGGCTCAACCCCAAGTGCGTCTTGAAGGTCACCTCTTGCGATCAGATCGAAGAGGCCCGCAAGCACAAGTGCGAGTAATCGATGGCAACCTCTCCAATTTGCGAGGTCCGTAACGGACCGTCCGGCACGTGGTCGTCCACCCTCACTGGCGTGAACATCTCTGCGTCCGAAACGATCGCCATTCGATTGGCGGACGCCACCGAGGTCGATACCTGGTATCTCCGCGTGCTGGGCACCGATGAGCTAAGCTCTTCACCCATCCTGACCGACGTCAACCCAACCTCTCACCAGGTTACCAGCCCCACCACCGAGGTCACGTTCACCACGACCGCAAGCCTCGGGCGATCCGTACTCTTCGAATCGAGAGCCTATCGGGCTGGCGTCCCCATCGTTACTACGACGTTCTCGGTCTACGTCCCAACGGCTGAGGGCTTGCGTGTAGGGTCAGCCCAAGAAACCGTAGAGGGCAACCCGGAGTTCGGTTGGGCAGCCATCATCAATCCCGCAATCCGACGTCCCTCGGGAGGTGGCTTCACAGCGGGCGGCGACCTTTCCGGAACGTCTACGAGCCAAGTTGTCACAGGTCTTCGTGGACGCCCCCTATCGGCAACGGATCCCGCCACGGGTCAAACCTATGTGTGGGACGGGTCCATGTGGACGCCCACAACCATCAGCGGGAGCTTCACCCCAGGGGGCGACCTCACTGGAGATGCCACCGACCAGGTCGTGAGCTTCATTCGCGGGATCGAGAGTATGGACCCCGCCTTGGCGGCGGACAACCACTACGTCCAGATCAAGCGCAAGACCTACTACAGATACCCCTACGTGATCCACGTTGATGGGTCGGACATCTACGTGATGGAGGGCGCTCCGGGAGCCGAGCTTGCTTCCGGTGAGGCTACGACCATCTGGAAGTTCCACGACGACGGAACAGGAACCGGCTGGACCTATGTCGCCAAGTACGACACCGTGACGGACTTCCCCACGCTGTACTCCAACGCGGACATGGCTTGGGACGACAACTACCTCTATGTCGCAACGTACACGGGGAATCACGTCGCGATCATCAACAAGAGCGACATGACGATCGCGGGGTGGTGTTACAGCGATGCCACCGTCCTGAGTGTGTGCATTGATGGGTCCGGGGGAATCTACGCCTACGTCACGGCCTGGGCCAATCCCCGCATCCACAAATTCATCCTAGCAAGTTGTCTCGGACAACCCACCTTCACAGGCACCCCGGACACGGATGCGAAGACGGACGCTTCAACCCTCATCCGTTACGGGACAGGTTCTTTGTGGCTTGCGCGTGGATGGGATAACGCCGTCAATCAGGTCGAGACGTCATACTTGACGCTGGTGGGGACATGGACCCCTTCGGATAGCTCAAACGTCACTTCCGCGATCTATGCCCTCGGATCGATCTGGGTTACCCGTTGGGATTGGAGTTCCATCTGCACCGTTGCCCGCGTCAACCCAGGGGACCTGACGTGGGTTGACATTCCTATGACGTATGGGGCGATCACGCAACCATTCGTTTGCGAAGTCGGCCAAGACGTTCTGGGTGCCGATGCCATCTTCGTCTCGGACGGTGGGTGGAACTACAGGATCGGCCAGATTGATCCCGCAACCAATACCTACTACGGCTACTACGACGCCCCCACGAACCACGTTCCGTATTTCATGGCGTCCTCCCCGGCTGGTTATCTCTACGCAGCGGGGTATTCTGGGTCCTACGCAAGCGTCAACTACATCAACCTGCCCTTGGGAATCTATTCCCAGACGCCCATCACGTACCCCTACTACCTGAGCTATGCAGACGTCTGGCAGCTTGCTGGGCACGACCTCCCAACAGCCACCCCAACCAACGGCGCGCTGCTCTACTACAATAGCACGAGTGCTGCCTGGGAGACGTCAGGGCTTTACGGGGATCTGACAGGAACTTACCCCTACCCGCAAGTCGCAGCTCTTCGTGGTTACCCCGTCCGAAACAGCATGCCGTTGAATGGGCAGGTGCTCACTTGGAATTCGACTAATTGGAGATGGGAGCCCCAAACACCCTCTAGCGGGGGGTTCACAGCAGGCGGGGACCTTTCAGGATCCTCAACGAGTCAGACCGTCATTCGGATCCAAAACCGGAGCGTCTCTGCATCGGTGCCTACTGACGGGCAACTTCTGCAATACAGCTCAAGCTCGGTCGCCTGGGTTCCAACGACGCCCAACCAGATGACCGTGACGCTTGGCGAGTCAGCCAGCACAGACAATGCCATGTACCTTGACGAGAGCCGCGATAGCGCAAGCCCTGGTCTCCGGGCTTACCCCGTCAAGAATTCCGTCTACGAGCATTCGGTTGCCCTCGAGAACGCTACCAATTGGACGGGCGGGCCTACGCAGCCGTATGCCTACGACGCTTGCGCGCTATTGTCCGATCTCTACTTGGTGGCCTATCGCGTCAACGTCAGCGGCACCATCTACCTCCGCCTCCGGGCCATCAAGTACACCCCGGGGACGGGCGTCACGGTCGGAACCGCCGTTGACATCGATGTGGATGGCGCCTCCAATGAGGTTGCTTACGTCTCCTGCACGAAGTGCTCAAACTACAATGACACCTACGTTGGTGGCATCGTTGCCTGGGCCAACCCGATAACGGGCCGAGGCTACATCCTCGGCCTTACGGTTTCAGGGACGACCATCACAGCGACGTCTGTGACGACGTTCCGATCGACGGCCGTTGTCGGAACCGGGCTGGTCAACTACATGGTAGGTTACCCGCAACAAGGAGGCTTCGTCCTTGCCTGGGCTGACTCATCATCCAATACAGGGCTCTCCCAATGGGGCGATCTCTATATGGGATCAGGCGGCCCAACGCTGACGCTACACGGGAGCCCTGTGACACTCACAAGCATGGCGGCGGCCAATATAGGTCAGATCATCATGCGAAGCTCAGGGGGCAGCGGCGGCAACATCTGGGCGACATTCGGATACAATGAGCGTCGTGTTCTCAGCGGCCAGGTGTCCGCAGGTAGCTCGACAGAACTTCAATGGTACTATGCCGGAGCCGCGACCGAAACCGAAGCCCGCGTTGACGCCTACAACGATTACGGAGGAACCCCCGGCTACGTTTTGACCTCGAACCTCTACGGCACGGGAGACTTCCTTGCGGGCGGCAGCGCTGCTCACATCATCACCGGAACCCGGGCAGGCTTCACGGACTACGCCTACCTCATTCACGTGCAACACGGTGACGAGGACGTGAACTACCAGGGGTCCTTCACGCATAACACGAAGGTCATCAATGGTGGCGTGTCCACCTCTTGGGGAGCTTCTCTTCAGCACATGACGCTCCGGGGCATTGGGCCGGACACCTTCATCGTGACATATTCCATGGCATCCTATGGAAACGCCATGTCTATCGGTTACGGGCGTGTCTCGGCTCAAGGCGGGTTGTCCTTGGCTATGGGGATGTCCGTAGGGGCTCCGGCATACTATTCGATCCCCTTGGGAACGGCGCCCCAGCACTACATGCTCCCATTCCGGATCACAGACTACTTCTACGGGATGCTGCAATCCTGTCGTGAGACCGGGGGCAAGGACTACTTGAGGTTCTCGCTGTACACCTTCAGCGACACCCGTCCGGGCTTCATTGGTTTCCTCCAATCCGGTGGAAGCCGAGGAGACAGCCGGGTCATAACCTTGCCTGGGGGCCTTCACACCTTCGCCTCCACCATCAATGGTGCCCTTCCAGGCCAGCCCATCTACATCACCAGGTACGGCGGCATCACCCCGACAAGGAATCGCGCCGGGGGAGGCATCTTTGGAATCCTTACCGGGACCGCCAACCAGATCATCGTTCAAAAGCCGGGACGTTCGGTGTAGCTGAGGCTATGCCCATCGTCGTTGAGCTTGCGACTCTCCACAACATTGACTTCGCGATCGATGCCGATCGCGACTTCCCCACCCTCTCCGGTTATGTGGATTATCTCAACGGAGGCTCTCAAGGCTTCGCCCTTGTCATTGACACGTCCTTCCTCATCCGCCTTCTCTACGTCTTCGACGCCCGAAGGCTGAGGCAGCTTGAAAACGATAGGTGCTACGTCAGACATGACTCCGAACGCATCTACGGCTTTAGGAGCCGCGACGGATTGCGTGAGTTTGACATCGACACATGGCGGGCCTGGGCACGAGAGCGGTCGGACGCCAACGTTACCATGAACGAGATGCGCTTCGGTACAGCCAGGACGGCAAGGCGCCCGGACGATGATGGTCCAAGGACGCGCCCGGTAGCGCCCCGACGCCCTGCCCCGCCTCGAGGCCCCTTCGAGACAGCTCTCGTGGATCCGCCCAACGCGGTTTCTGGTCCTCGCGTGCGCATTCGGCCACGGCCCGGGGACATTGGTGACACTACACGACAGCGTCTCGACGCAATGGCAGGGATCTTCACAGATAACGCGCCGGACGAATCAGACCTCAGACCGCCACCTGACTTCTTCGACCACCTCAAAGACGAAACCTGAAAGGACCTGAACATGAGACTAGCTCTACTTGCATTGATTGCTGTTGCCTTGGTTGGTTGCTCGGCTGACACGGGGGAAGCCCAGGAGGAGAGTATTGGGACGGCCCAAGCGGCTCTCCGAACCCATATCGGCGTCGTGTACGACGGCACCGGCTATTGTGACAACTACAACTGCTACATCCGCAACGGAACCGAGGGGGGTGTTCGCCAGATCTGCACGAGCGCTTGTGCGTCTCAAGACCGTCTTGCGAACCGAACCTACGCATCATCGCCCCAATGTGACTACGTGTCCTCCACGGTACAGCCCGTGTCAACATGCAGCACGGGAGGCCCTGAGCCCGATCCAAGCGAATACACCCAGTGGGAGTGTGACTGCTATTGCCTCCTGAATTCCGGAGGAGGGGGAACGCCTCCAGGGACGCAACAGCCCAACCCCGCCGAGTGTATCATCTCGCCCGGAAGCTATTGCCCCGCCTGGTGCAGCCGATGCACCACGACTTCGACGTATTGAGGGCTGCTATCCCTTGGCCGCAAGGGCCATCGGGATTTGGATGGGGCTTTGTACGACCTCGACACGCGCAGGGAGCACACGGATGCTTGATTGCGTCCTTTGCCGGTCCAAGACAGCATCGTGAAAGACGGTGAGTAACCTCACCGTCTCCTGCGTTTCCTCAACAACCTCATGCAGGGCGTCCGCAATGGGGTCGCTCATTGGCCACCTCTCTTGGGCGGACGTGCCGTCTCTTTGTTGTCAATGATGTCCATCGCGGTTAGCACCCCTCGAAGGAGCATGTTCGTCGCTGCCTGTGCATCCCTTAACATAGCGACCTCCTCAAGGATTCGCTTCTGTTCTGCGTCTACCTCTGCCCGGCTTATTCCGGCTCGAGGCTCTTCTCGAAGTCGATCGTCCATACGATCGATGCGTTCTTGAAAGCTACGAAGGCGGCTGTTCAACCGCTCCTCGTACTCCTGCTGAATCTCCATGTTGACCGTCCCTGACCGCCCTGCGCGGGCGACAAGGCGCGTCAGCCACGCCGGGGGATCGTCCTCCCAAGAGTCGATTTCCTTCCGAAGCCGAGCCAGCGTCGTGTCAAGGATCCCTACCGTGTGGAAGAGACCCGTAGCAGGAGCAGTGTTGTGCGGGGGCGACCCGAGCCTCTCCTCAAGGATGGCTAGCCTGTTCCTGATGTCCCGAAAGGTGGCGAAGACCGTGGCGAGGGCCGTGGCGCCACCCGTCAACAATCCAGAAGCCAGGGACTCAACGATCTTCGTCCAGTCAGACATCCTCTACTCCGTCAAGGCAGGATAGGCATCTCGGTTCGTATGCTTCAGCTCCCCCCACAAGTACAGTCTGACTGCTAGCCACAATCCGGTATGACCTGTTCGCGCCCTCACATCCACAAACAGCACATCGTGCCCGGAGCTTCTTGACCTCATCAGCAAGCGCCAAGAAGGCAGGCATGGGGCCGAAGGGTTCACCCTTTGACGTGAGATCCAAGCCAGCAAGGATCACATGCGCGCCGTCATGCACCGCCTTCGCGATGACCGGCACAGCGTCAAGGGTCAAGAATTGCGCCTCGTCGAGAGCGATCACCTTGGCATCGGTAGGCCAGGGCGTTCCATCCAAACGGACTATCTCCGCAGGGATGCGGGCGCCGTCATGGGAGACGATCTTGGTTGCGCTGTAGCGCGTATCGTTTTCAGGTTTCAAGACCCGGACGTCAACGCCTGCTTCCTTGAGCGCAAGGACCTTGGAGATCAGTGAGCGGGTCTTGCCCGCGAACATACATCCAGCGATAACGTCTAGGCGGCCAGTGTGTGGTTGCATTCTAGATCAATACACCACACAAGAGGGCTATTAGCTAAAGGGCCGAAGAGACAAGCTCAATGCAGAGGGAGTCAAGAGCACGGTTGTCCGGCCTTGCGGGAAGAGGGCTGGTTAGAACGATCTGGGCAAGCTCGTAGTTTTGCTGGTTTGCCCAAGCAACGAGTCTCTCGTAGCTCCAGGCGCCGTTACGCACCTCAAGAAGCTCGGCCGCGTCTGGGCGCCGTACCCGCAAGACGCCCTCCGTTAGGATCTCCCGGCACATTCGCAAGAGCCGGATGAGGTGCATGGCGTGCTTCGTATCGTAGCCCCACTTTGCCTCCAAGGCGGCCCGCGCAGGGTTTCGCTCCTTGAGCCACTTCTGATACTTCTTCCACTCCCGGGCCTTCGCCGTGAATTGACGCTCCCGCTTGAGATACTCGATGAAGTTCTCGTCGAAACCGAAGGACCTCGCCGCGCCCTTCCACAAGTCGTCCATGTGGATCTGCATCTCGGTGAGCATCTCGAACATGGCCTCCTTGATCTCGATCCGGTAGGCGGGCTCAAGGTCTTGGAGGAAATTCATGTTCCATTGGTCGAGCTTCTTCTGGATCCCGGCGTTGACGGCCTCCAATTGCTCCGTTGGGATCTCCGGTTGGGGCGGCAATTCAAAGTCCGATCGCTCCGGCTTCTTGGTTGGAGGATTCTTGAGCCATCGGTAGTGCCCCTCAATCCGCCGCATCTGCGACGCGGCATACCCCGAGAACGTTCTCAAGGCCAAACGCGAGAGGAACATGTCTCGGCATTCAAAAAGCCGCTTCGATGTCGCCGTCACGAACAGGTGATCCGAAGGATCCGTGAAGATGATCTCCAAGGCGTTCGGATTGCAAACCGCCGCGAGCTTCATGAACTTGCGAAGCTCGAAGATGACGAAGTCCGGGGCCACGTCGTCAGAGGTTGTCGCCGACGCCGTCTGATCGAAGTGAAGGTCGTAGCCGAGGTAGTACTCCTTGGGCGCGATGCAGATCCCCCGGATGTCCATATCGGATGTCGGGAGGTTCGTGCCATAGGCGTGCGATCCGTGGCGCGTAAGGTAGAAGGTCCGGTCTTTCACCCAGGGGAGCGCCCCTGGAGGCATGTTCCATTCGAATGTCATCGCGTTCTCTCTTTCCGGTAGGGCAGAGCGGGGAGGACCCCTACTTCCGTCTTGACGACCTCGTACTCCACGATCTCCCAAGAGGGCGGGATGGCTTTCTTGGGGCCGATCCAGCTAGCCGATAGCTGCGTCAGGTGGCTACGGACGTGCTGTAACGCCTTCCACTCCTTGCCCTTCTTCTCGAAGGTTGGGTTGTAGCCTCCCGTTGAGAAAAGCCCCGTTGCCTTGTCCCGGATCTTGTAGACCGTCGCCATATCAACCTCAATTCAGGATAAGCCCTCCACGGAGGGCTTGTTTCGTTGCGCTTCGGGCAGCCTCGACCAGGGCTCTGGCCGTCCGGAGCCCGTTCCGGTACTTCAAGGTCTCAACGACAACCTCTTTCGAACCGGCCTCAATCACGTTCTCCAATCCCTTCCCCGCCTCCCAAAGCTCTGGGAGGACCGCACCGAGCATCGCTTGTGCCTTCTCAACGCGGTAGGCATCCGTCATGGCGGGGAGCGTTCGGAACTTCTCCGCCACCTCGGCCATACCGACATGTTCCAATGCGGTCGGTACTGATTCACGGATACACTTGTCCAGATGCTGCTGATGCACGTTCATGGGGATTACCTTTCTGGGGGATGTATGCCGGGGTAGCTGCATGATCAACAACTACCCCGACGAGGGCGGGCTATTTGTAGGATTCGATCGAGGCAACCCAACTCGAGGCGTCGCCGGAGACGAAGGCCCCGATGACGTTGAAGACCTCGTCCGAGAACCCGCCGACCTGAAGGATCCCAGGACGGCTTGGGACCTGGTGCGTGGACGAAGGCGTCACGTCGATGCAGATCAGCTTGGCCTTGGGGTTACGCTTGACGATCTGCTGCCACTCCGTGAGCATCCCAGTACCGTGCCCGTACTCACGATCAACCCATGACTCGTAGTCCGAGATGAAGATGACCACATCCGGCGCGGCGTTCTCCTTGTTGAGCAAGGCCAGGGGCGCCGAGCAGTTGGTCCCGCCTCCGCCGATGGACGAAAGCTTCTGCGCGTTCGTCATGACCGAATCGCGAGGATTGACCTTGACGCCAACCACGCTCTGCTCGAAGGGGATGACCCTCGCAGTCTGGTTGGTCCTCAAGACGCTCGCTGCAACCAAGGCTGCAACGTCAATGCAGGTGACCTTCGAAGGCGTCTTGCTGCCCTGACGTCCCGTGACGTAGGCTGACATGGAGCCCGAAACGTCCGGGCAAATCACGACCGAACCCTCGAACACCGGGATGTTCTTGGTAGCAGCCTCCAAGGCGTCCTGCAACGCCAGGGTGATCTCCGTGGGCATCTCCGTACCCACGTTCTTGTAGGCCGCCAGGAGCTGGTAGGGGAAGCAGTGTGCCTTCGCAACCTCTTCCGCCGACCCGAGCTTGTCGGCCAGCTTCTTGGTGAGCCTCTTGTCCGAGAAGACCCCGTGACGCAGGAACGTGTTGAGGTTCATACGGAGCTGCGTCCACGTAGCCCTCTCCGCAAGCTGCTTCCAGCCCTTCTCCGTGATGCCCTCAACACCGACGAGCATCTCGAAGGGGACACCCTTCTCCGGGACAGCAACCTTGGCCGGGTCCGCCTTGAATGCCAGGAAGCTCTTGACCTCTTCCGGAACATGCTCCGACGTCACCAGCTCCTGCCCCTGGAACTTGAACTTGTCCTTCCCAAGCAGGTAGGCATAGAGCGCCGAACGCTCCACCGTCCCCGGAACCGGCCGGATGAGCTTGATAACGTCCGCCATCGACGGATCGTTACCCGTGGAGTTCGTGAAGACCACTCCGTCCTTACGGCTTTCGAACCAGCTCTGGATCATCCTCTTCGGACGCGTTCCGAAGCTCTTGCGCCCCAACGCGCCAGACCGGATGACCTGGACGAAGTTGCGGAGCATCTTGCCGTTGTTGATGACACGCGGGAAGATGGGCTCGAGGAGCGCCCCATTCATCGCAGCCAGGTAGGCCGCAAGAACCGCAGGCATGTCCTTCATGAAGCCCTTCTCGTGTGCGTAGAGCGCCACCTTCGCAACGTACTCCGGATCGCACGCGACGGCTGCGTTCAAGACGGCCTCGAGCTGCATCTTGTCCGACACGTAGTACGTATTGGACAGGCACCCCGTCACCGCCAATTGAGCCAGGGCCATCTTTGGCGTCATCTGGTACGCCGCCCCACCCGCCTCGTTGACCGTGTCCGCCGCCTGAACAGACGGCTTCGCCCCTGGGAACAGAATCTTGCTTGCCATTTGATCCTCCATGCGGCCGAAGCCGCCAAGTGTTGCCAGCATGCCCGTGTGGGCCAAAGTTACGGCACGGGCATTACCTACACCGTTCCGAACCTTGGCGCCAGGGAATTCACCCGCGATCGTTTGATAGCAGGTGCGCAGCCTGGATGATGTAGAAGGCGGCGGCGGCCCCCGTGATGTCATCCTTAGCCAGGATGCTCACAGCGACTTCGTCGCTGATTCCAAGGTCAAAAGCCTGGGCCATTCTTGCGATTTGGAAGTCGATGCTCTCCATGTGTCCAACATGCCGGACGGGCTCCGTGATCAACGGTTTTCTGGGTGCCCTCGGTCCCAATACCTCTGCATCAATGATCGCCAAGACAGCATCTGATTTCACGGTCAAATTCATTTCCCCACCCCAAATACGTTGATCCCTCTACCCCACCGGCATACCAGCCCCGGAAGAGAAACCTCTCGGAGACATGAACCAATGCGTATCGAGCTAACAATCAAAGTGACATACCTACCTACCTGGGGAGCTTATGAGGGGTTGCGCGAGCTGATTCAAAACGCCCGCGACGCAGAGGTGGAGCACAATGCCCCGATGTCCGTGGCCTACCAAGGCGGCAAGGTCGTTATCACCAATGAGGGCTCAACCCTCGACAAGCGGGACCTCCTCCTCGGTCAGACCACCAAGGTTGGCCGCGCTGACCTCATCGGCAAATTCGGAGAGGGCCTCAAGCTCGGCGTCCTTGCCCTTGTTCGCGCGGGGCACGCCGTCCGTATCGTCACCGGAGGCGAATCCTGGATCCCCGTCATCGAGAATTCCGAAACCTTCAACGAGCCGGTCTTGGTCTTCAAGACCCGCACGCTCCAGAACACCTACAACCGCGTCTCGATCGAGATTGACGACATCAGCCGCGAGGATTGGAAGCTGATGCGGAAAAACTTCCTCTTCCTCGAGGACGAAGGCACCACGGTCCAAACCGGCAACGGCACGATCCTCATCAACCCCGAGAACAAGGGCCGCGTCTTCGTCCGAGGCATCTTTGTTCAGTACATGCCCGACTTGGCCTACGGCTACAACCTCAATGAGGCTGACCTTGACCGCGACCGGCGTATGGTTGAATCCTGGGACCTCAACTATCGCATCTGCGCCATTTGGCAGGAAGCCGTCAACCGCCGCCCCGACCTATTCGAGAACTTCACGGCCATGCTTGAGGATTCAGCCCGTGACTTGAGCGGGATCGATGAATACGCGGCGGGCTTCATGGACCGAGAACTTCGGCAGCAAGTCACCTCCGCCTTCATCTCCCGGCACGGTCAAGACGCCGTCCCCGTATCCAACCTCGCGGAGTCTGCTGAGATCGGCCACCTCGGCAAGCAAGGCATCGTCGTGAACAAGCCCCTGGGTGCAATCCTACGGAGCATCATGGGGACCACGGACGTCATCAAGGAGAAGCTCCGAAACGAGGCGACCGTGATCTACGGCTGGCACGCCTTGAGCCTCGATGCGCAAACACACCTCAAGCGGGCCATCGCTCTTCTTGAGCAGGCGGGGGAAGCGATCGGCTTGGCCGACATCGACGTCACGGATTTCCGCGACCCTGACATCCACGGGATGTGCAAGGACGGCCGCATCCTCCTTGCCAAGAAGGCTCTGGACACACAGAAGCAAGCGCTCCAAGTCCTCATCCACGAGCTTGCCCACAAGACCTCGGGGAGCGGCGACGGCACCAAGGCGCATGTCAGCGAGATTGAGCGCCTCTGGTCAAACGTCGCCGAGATCCTTCTCAATGCGAATTGAGGTTGATCGCTGCCAGCCCCCAGCATACTAGGGGCATGATGAACCTCGAAGCCACCCACAACGCCAACATCAAGAGCACCATCAAAGCCAAGGCCGAGGCAGCCCACGCAGCGTACCCCCAGTACAAAAACCACTGGAACGGCTGGGCCTTGGTTCAAGTGACCAAGATCATCAAGACCAAATTCGGGGTGGCCTTCTTGAAGGGCGAGATGAGCCTTGGGAAGTACGAGCCCGAGACGGGCTTCTGGACGGTCTACAGCGTGAGCAACAAGATCGATACCTCGGTCAACGCCAAGCACGTCAAGGTCATCTCGGCCTAGAGCCTACCCTCATAGTAGTCCTGCCACATTGCATCCCAGAATTCATGGTGCTCCTCAGCGCAAGCCCGACACAAGGGGACGGGCGCATTCGGATCCGGAGGAGGCTCCCCTATGAGGTGGTCGAAGAAGTCAGGCTCGGGTTGAGCATACTCCGTCCTGGCATCCTCAAGCTGAATGCCCTCGGCTGCCCCACACCGGGCGCACACGGCGTCAGGATCTGCCAAGCAACCTCTGACGCAAGGCATCACCGTCCCCCTTGCAGACCGTCAGCATCCCCGCCAACCCGCCTCGGTTCCAAACCCGCACAACGTCATGACTCCCGACCGTCTCGACCGTGACGCTGGAGACCAGCCCAGCATCCTTGCCCGTGGGCTCGGGCAAGATGTCGTCCGCCATGAGCCTATCGAACGCCGTTTGCTCTTCCCGTGCCATCTCATCCTCAATGGGAGCGAAGTCCTCCCGGAATTGTGTAGCGTCTACGGCCGACACCCTTCCGTTGTTTCGGATCGTGATGTAAGGGTACCCGTACATGTCCTCTTCGGTTGTATCGATTACCTCGTAGACCACGCCTGGGAAGTGTGGATTCTCCCAGAGGCTACCTACTGTGACGGGTGTCGGCATGGTGCCCTCGGCAGGAGTTGAACCCGCGACGCGCGGTTCTTGGACATCTCATGTGGTGGGCTCGGAGGGATTCGAACCCTCGTTGGCGGTATTACCCTGCGGCTGGGTTAAAATCAGCTACCTTCGACCACTAGGTGACGAGCCCGCATGTGCTTCCGTACTGCATTGTCTGATACACCGAGCGCACGTGCAACCGCCAAGAAAGATGACTCCCGGACACGCCTTAGAAGCTCTGCATCCGGGGGCCACTCCGCCTTTGGGGGCTGGTTTCGAGCCTTAACCGAGCACGACTTGCAAGCCGTGCTTCGACGTTGGATCACGGCACCGCAAGAGCACCTCTTGTGATCCTTGTAGATGCGCCGGTTCCCACCACAATAGGTCTCCGTTTGGGAATCGCAGTTGGGACACAGGAAGCGCAAATTGGTGATCCTGTGATCCGTGCGTACGCCGTTCACGTGATCTAACCGAAGAACTAAGGGGCGCCCATTCCACTCTGGGTCACGTCCACAAAGGGCGCACGTGTAGGGGATCAGGCGCTCTCGAAGCACAACCCGTTTGACGACACTTGTAGCATGTACGCCATTTTCGATCAGCACTTGGGAGGATCCGACTTTCGGAAGGACCCTCCCAGCCCCGTTCCAATGGGACGTGTCAAGCCCAAGCCTGGCCGCTTCTCTTTTGACCAGCTCGACATTATTCCCCCCGACCGCCCGACCCAACAGGCGAACAAGATTTGAAGGAGACCGGCTAAGAGCCGCAAGCCGCGTGAACTCGACGTCATCACAGAAATAGCTCATACCCAGAACATAACACCGTTCTGGGTTCGAGTCAACCGATGACGATTTCCGTTGATCGTAAGAAGGCTCCGGCATTAACCCACCATGATGAACACCAACGCCAGCCGCACCGCCAAGATCGAAAACCTCGCCAAGGCCCTCCGCGCGGAAGGCATCGATACGGACGCCCTTCACTTCGAAATCACCAAGATGGAAGCGGAGAGCCGCGAAGAAGCCGACGAAGACGGCCGCTACACTGTGACCGAGTACCGAGGGACCTGCACGATCGTGATTAGCGAATGCATCAAGGCGACCATGAACATCGTCGACGACGATGTTGACTGCGAATTCACGGATACCGAGATCCTGATTGCCGACGACGATGACGACCTCACGGTTTGGCTTGAGAACTACAACGTCGCCCCCTTGGCCGAGTACCTCACCTTGGTCAATGCCAAGGTGATCGGCGACGCCCAGAGCGACGCGCGCTATGAAGAAGCCGACGCCGCCGACTTCAGCCGCGATGCCTACCGCTACTACGGCGTTAGCCGCCGAGACTTCTAAGCAAGGGCGAGGGGGAGGGACCGTGTGATGGCGCGGGCATCCTCCCCCGGAGCGATTGCGATAGCCGTAAGAGCATCCCCAAAGTCTGGCTCCCGAAAGGCGGAGGCTTCAAGCCCCCGCCTTTTTGCCTTTCGAAGAACCTCCGCAAGCCGCGCCTCGTTTGGAACGGAGAGCAGGGCGAGGTAGTTGCTCTCCGTATGCCAAGCCCGCGCAGTGTCAGGGTGCTCCACGTTGAATTGCTGGAGCGCGTGAGCTGCTTGGACCGCCTGCGCCCCGGGCGCGAGGTCCGCCCGGGTCACGAGATAGAGCTTGTCATCCGGGCGCATCGCCGTTCTCCTTGAGGAATTTTCGGAGCACAGCGACTTGCTGCATGATCTCCCGCGCCTCGTAGACCGCGTTGTTCACCTTGGACTCCGCAGGGTAGAGCCGGATGCAATGGTCGGTGCAGCAACCCTTGGGGCAGGGCTCCGACCACGTCTCCGACGCATACCAACCCGGGCCTTCCCACGTGACCTCTTGGACGCGGTACCAATCCTCGTTCCGTCGAAGCCAAACCTTGGCGTCCTCCTCCGTCTTGAACCAACGGAGCGTACAATTCCCAACCTCCGCCTCTTTGCGGCAAGCGTGCGTCTCGGCATAGTGCCTCTCGACCTGCTCCTTGTGGTCTGCGACGAATTCACACTCGTCGCATCCGTAGGTCGTGATCGTGACGTCCTCGGCCGGGACGGTCTTCGTTTCAGAGATGGTCCTCATGCAGCCACCTCTTCGGTTGCGGGCATGGCGGGCGCTGCGCCGTCAACCCAGGCTTGAACCATCTCCTTGGTCACAAGGATCCCAGCCTCCTTGAGAAGGCTGGCGACGGCCCCAGCGTAGGGCTTCGACCCGTGCGCGCGCTCACAAGCGGCGTAGGAGCGCCCCCGGAGGTACGCAAGAGCGAGGCAGCAGTCACGCCGATCGGATTGGGCGTAGCGCTTCTCACCCCAGAGGTCCATGAGGGCAGCTCCCCGGGCAGGGCTCGAGGGCTCCATCTTCTTCTCTTGGATGCGGCGACGCGCCTCGTGGGCGGCGGCAACGTGGAGCTTGAGTGTTTCGCGGATCTTGAGAATTGCTTGCTTACGTGTTGTCATCTTCGATCTCCTGTCATTTACTAAAAGACACCGTACAGTCATGGTGGAAAATGACTGGGAGATCGGTGGACCGCGTATTTACCAGAAGTGCATCATGGTGGTTGCCTCACCGTAACCCTACACCGGAGAGCTGTCAACCTCGTCGAGAAGTTTTCCTTCGGGGAACGCGTGCGAGAATACTCTGGTTGAGGTCTTGGCGCGTTTGAGCCGGATGACCATATCAAAGGTGCCCTTTCCCAGGTTGGGGTCGTCATGAAAGGCAAGGGCTTCGTCGAAGGGACCCTCCTTGTCGAGCATCTCCTGATTGCGCAAGCGTCCTGCGGCATTGCCATAGGCGTCCCAGTTAGCCGGGTAGGGTCGGACATCGAAGCCGAGCTTTCTGCCGACCTTGGCGGCGATACGGTCAGCCCCATGCGCATCACCATGGACGAGGATCGTCCCCTTGGGGTACTTGGCGAGCACCTTGGCCACGAGAGCCTCGTCACACCATTCTCGTGAGCCGGTCACTAGAATCTTCATGTTCAGCCCCTACACCAACGGTGTAGAACCCCTCATGCCTGCTGATAACCCTGTCCGTGGTGAGGTCTGGAGTACACAATCGTTCGAGGGTAACACGATGCTCGGTTGTGTCGCCGCGATATCCTCGGACGGTGACACTGCTCTTCTTATTTCACAAACGGGCCGCAGCACAAGTATGCCCATCCGGTCCATGCTTCACATGTGGCGGCTCGCGCGAATCACGCCCATACCCCAAGAAGGCGAGATCCAACTCTGTGAAGCACAAGGCTGCCAAGAGGTCTCCTTCTTGCGGCAGTCCGTTCAGGGCGTCATACGGAGGGTCTGTCACCGGCACATCTCCATCAACCAGCCTACGTACTTCCCCGGGGACGATCCCACGTCAACGGTGATCCCGGGCATAACCGCTGCTGCCTCTCGGGAGGAGTTCCCTCCAGGACCGAACCTTTCTTCTTGCCCGTCTTGCGGATCACACCTTGAGGGCGTCCGCTCAACGTGCCCCCAATGCCAGGCCCAATGGCAGACCCTTGATAGCTCGGTCCCGATGCAGCGTATGGGGGACGCCGTCTCCCAAGCTCGCCGTCGCCTACGGGTCAACGGCCGTAACGCTACCTTCGTTCGCATGGACGAATCCACGTGCAACCTTGTCGTCTTGGATAACAGCCAGATCCCCCTGCATGATAGCGGGGGGATGCGTACGCTCGTCACAAGAGGGACCGTTCATGGCGGCGGGCGTATGTTCGCTGGGCTCCCCGTCATAGTCAGCCCAGGCCCCGTAACGATCGTCGCTGCCAATACGACGAACATCACCATGCCTCAAGGCGATCAATTCATTCGCCTCACGGACTACGTCGCCTATGCGCATCATTCCTTCGGAGGCTCCGGGCGTATCCTTGACCGCGTAGGGCACCACGTAGGTTCGGAAAGGATCGTCGTCACCCAGGAGGACTTCGAGCGTGGCTTCCGGCCTATCGCCGACGTGGCGCCACCAAGCGGCTCTATGTGGAGGAACCCCCGATCGGACGGCTCCTTCATCACAGTGAACGGGCACGGTCAAGGCTTGGGCGCTCCTTGTCAAGTCAACGTCACGGACGAGGCTGGAACCCAGGGGACCATCCCGCTCATGGCCTTCGTGCGTGACTACATCCGGTTCGACGAGGAAGCTGCCCCGCCAATCGGAAGCATTTGGGTGTGCCGAGGCAATGGAGCCCTCGTGGTCATCACCGATTCGGACGTCGTCGAAGGGATGCGCCACGTGGCCGTCCGTAACGCTGACGGGCACATCTTACGGATGCTGATCCCAGACTTGTGGCGTAACTACACGCAAGTCGAAGAACGCGTGATTCCTCTTGAATGCCACGTGGGTGAAGAGTGGATTGACCAAAAGGGAGTGAGCTACACGGTCGCCCTCCTTGACCCTGCTCTGGGCATAGCCACCCTCGAGGATTCAAACGGCATCCGTGTGCAAGCCTCCGCCAGGGCATTTCTTGAGGGCGGCACGTGGAAGCGTGTGGAGCGAAAGGACGCATTCGAACGACTTGCTAACGAGGACCCGTTTGGGTGGGGGGACTAAATGCCGGTACGTGACCCGCAGATCGGTGAACGCTGGATTCTCAACACAGCAACCCGAGTCATCGCCGCACAAGACACTCCAGCAGTCGCCTTGATTCTAGCCCGGAGTGATACGAACGTCACGATCATGCAATTCGGGGCGACCCCGGATCGACACTGGATCATCCCGCTTGAGGAGTTCTTCTTCTGGTACAGCTACCTGGCCCAGCTAACAGGGCGTCAATTTCGCAGCAACACGGGTGACACCCTCGTGGTTGTCGACAGAGACGACGGGAGCACTATCACAATCAGAAGAGCTGACAATGACGACCGTGCGACAACCATCTCGTACCAGCTCCACAACTTCCTTGATAGGTTCATCATTGAGGACGTCGTGCGCGCCACCACGCCTTTCGGCGACGTGACCCTTGAGGTCCCTCGCGAGATCCGAGACCAGATCCAGCGTGGTCAAGTCCACGGCGTCTCGATGGGGACCAGCGTTCAGATGCAGCTATGTCCCATCTGCTTTGAGCCACATGAGCCGGGACAATGCACCACCCTCCAAGTCTCCGCGTTCCGGGACGATCCCCCACCTGAACCATCTGAGGGGGTCACTTACATTGTAAGCGGCAACCCGTCCGGCGCCTGGTATGACCACCCTGACGATATTGTGACCTTCTGGAGAGGGGCGTGGTCATTCACTCAGCCGCGCCTCGGGCAGCGCGCTCGCATCAACGAGCTTGGAATCGTGTGCCGCTACACGGCGTTAGGGTGGGTCGCTCTCGACGGAGCTGAGATCGTCATGGCCTACAATGGGGAGACGAACCGCTTTGAGGAGACCCCGATAGAGCACCCACCGGGAGCGGCGCCTTTCACACAGGTCCCGCTTGTAGGCTTCCAACGAGTCGCTCCTCCGCAGCCTACGGTGGAACCCCGTGACATCTTCGACCGCCTCATGGATGACGATGACTGACGTGCGCCCAGGGCAAGTCTGGCTCCGCAAGTACCCCGAGGGGCGTCCTCCCGAGGCTACGGTCCTTTCTGTGGACGCTGAGCACGTCTTCCTTGAGGGTGACGCAACCGCCTGGTGCACATCCGTCTTCCCGGTCCTGTTCAGCTTCATCCGAGACGACTCCGATATCTTCGATCGCCTCAAGGATGAGGAGCCCTTTCGGATGCGACCCGAGCCACCGCCCCCGCCTCCAAGACCGCTCACGGCAGCCCAGCAGATCGCTTACGAGATTGATCTTGAGATCCTTGCTCAGCTTGAGCAGGCAGCAATGATCCAGCCTAAGCCCAAAGACGCCTGGGACCTTCTTGAGGAGGACGACGCTTGAGCTACGGAACGACAGCCACTACTTGGGGCAATAGGCAAGACACGGACACGACGCTCTACACGAACTACGCCCCCGTCTTCGACACCAATAAGCCTCTGGCGCGTAACCGGCGCGAGCGGCGCCTTTTGAAGCGTGGCCTACCGAGGCAGGCCAAGGTCTTGTGGCGGGTCTATTTGGAAGCCTGTCGAGACTTCGACAAGGCTAACGCGGAATTTTGGGACGCCCTGCTTTGTCCGAGACCACCAAGGGTTGTTGACGTCGCCTCAAGAGCGGCAGCTCTACCAAGTCCGCCACGACGACGGCGATGGCTACCCCAAGCACGATCAAAGTGAATATCATGCGACCCTCCGAATGCTTGGCCCAACGTGTAGGCCAATCTCCTTGGAGCACTCAAGGCAGAAGAAGACCCGGATGACACATCCTGGAGTCTTGAGCGTCTCCAGCGCAACCCAATCCCCTACAAAGATCGGGGATTGACATCGGTGGCAGCTTGCCCGACCGCTCCCTCCGCAAGCCGGGCAGTAGATGAGGTTCTTACCCGCGCACACAGAGCACGCAAACCGTGGGCGTTTAGCGCGGGGCATGGGGATGCTCTCGCTTGTAGATCGCGCGTTCCTTGTCACACCACTCCCTCTTCGTCGGGACCTCAGAGGGCTCCCGCGTCTTGGCGCATTCCTGGCAACACGCTACCTGCTCCCCTCCCTTGCGACCTAGCCCTACCGTCCAGTAAGGCGTAGGGGTACGGCAAAAGCAGCAGCACTCGTAGGGAGGGCCTCCCTGGTCCTTGGGTTCACGTCTGGTCTTGATCATGGCTCAACTACTCCAGGGGCGGGCTTCGATCAACCCGCCCCGCCATCTTTTCTCACGCTGCCTCTTCTTCCTCGGCTGCAACCGTTCCTTCGAAGGCCTCAAGGATCTTGGAGGCCGCTCGAGCGATCCGGGTGCCGCATTGCTCGACCAGCTTGGTATCCCCGTGCGCCCAATGCTGGACGTAGGTGAAGCTGAAGCTGCTGGTGTCTACACCGAGGGCTCGGCACACGATGTAAGCCGTGCTCTCTGCCTCGACTTCCTTCTCCGGTCGGCTGTGGTAGCCGTCCTCGTCCTTGCCGTGGAGGATCGCGTGTGCGACCTCGTGAACCAAAGTCTGGAACTTCGCGGCTTCGGATCGGCCGTTGTCCATGACGACGATCTCCTTGGTGGTCGGCTGGAACCAGCCAAGGGCGTCTGAGGGGTCATGCTTGGCGCGGTCGCGGATCTCAACCCCGCTCACGGCGTCCAGGCTCTTTGCCATTTTCACAAGCTCGGCCAAGGGGGCGGAGCCGTTGACCTCGGGGAGGCTTACGTTGAGGACTCCATCGGGGGGCTCGGCGCCTTCGGTCTGGTCGTATGCGAACACGTAGAGGATCTTGAAGTAGATCCCGCTGACTTGCTCGTCTTCACCCTTGGCGTTCTTCTCGGTGCGCTTCCACACGTTCGGCTGAAGGATCGCAATCCCCTTCTCACCCTTCTTGACGAAGCGGCCGATGCCCTTCCACCTATTGAAAGTAGCAACCGCGTCCGCGCCGTCACGCTGGCTGGCAACCAGGATCTGGTTGCGGAAGCTGAACCGCGCGGGGCTGAACTTTCCTCGCCGGGCCATACTATCCAAGAGGCGCGTCCAATCCTCACTGGTCTGGATGCTTTGGAGACCCTCAACCAGGGCGGCCTTAGCGGCATCGATCTTGGCGTTGCGTTCTTCGGCGGTTTGCTTTTGGTAGGTGGTCTTCATGCCCCTGGTATGCTCGGGCGACCGATCAACAGAAAAGAAACCTGTTGATCCACACCAGGCAGCGGCATACCAGGGGCATGATTAACGCCACCCTCGCTACCCTGATCGCCGAAGCCGTCACCAACCTCGTCGAAGACCTCCTGGGCGACGACGAGACGACAGCGCCTTGGGCTTCCTTGGACGAGATCGCCAAGGACATCGGATGCGCGACCTACGCCGTCATCCAAGAGGCGCGCAAGCAGGGCCTCACGGTCGGTGAGCGCGGGGTGCCCCGAAAGGTCCGCACCATCAGCTCGAACAGCCACGACCGCTGGAGCGGGCCGGGCTCATGCGCGACCCACGGGGGATCTGGCTACGAACAAATCGCGGGCTTTGCAGGAGAAGAGGTCTGAAATGCCTGAAGCACACATCACAAACCAGGTTCTTGAATCCGGGATGATCGTCAGGATGGTCAATGCAGATGGGACAATGGAGCCCTTCTCGGATTGCGTCATCCTCAAGGTGGTCCACGCCCCCGGCGCCCAGACGATCTACACGGTCGGAAGGCCCTACGCCTTCGCTACAGGAACGCGAACTACGTCACCCTCGCCTCTTACCGGGGTAGAGACCTTTGAGGTCAACGACGTCAAGATGGCCCGATCCTTCGTGCTCCCGCTCAATTCGCGCGGTGAGCCCTACGTCATGGAGATTTGAGATGCTCTACATAGCCTTACATCTCGAGGGCTACACCCTCATCGACAAGAAAGTCTGCACAACACCGGAAGCAGCCGTGCGCCGCCTCGAGCGTATGGTCAAGGCTTCCGGAATGAGCCTCTACCTCACCAACCCCAAAGACCTCGACGAGGGCAAGACTATCACCGTCACGACGGGCAAAACAACCTTCCTGGCCTTTCGAGCCGGGATCGAAAGGGACAGCCATGTTGGTTAGCGGTACCACCACACTCGAATACAGGGGCGCGCCGTTCTCAATCGTCACGATTACCATCGAGAAGGACGACTCCCCCGATGACTTCAACGCATGGTTCAAGGAATGGCGAGGAACCCCCGGCGTCGCTCGGAAGTTCCGGATCGATGTCAACCTTTGGGATAGGCGCCCCACGGTCTACAACGTCGTCATCAGCTCGGACTTCGAATTCGGAGCCTTCATGACAGGCTGGACCCTTCGCGGGATGTTTGAGCATCCTGGCAAATGACGTTGATCCCTTAGACCCTCCGGCATACTAGGGGCATGATGAACCTCGAAGCCTCCAATGACAACCGCCACGACCCCGAAGACTTTCGCATGGGCGAGACCAAGGAAGTCAAAGGCTGGCGGATCCATCGCTACGCCGACAGCATCAAGGTCACCGAGCTGGCCAACGCAGGCAAGCGGGGCAAGACGGTCGGCATCGTCACGGTCTACAACTTCCGCAGCCGACTTAACCCCATGGAGAGCAACGCCCTTGAATTCGTCATGTGGGCGAACCGAGGGGCGGACATGGCGAAGATGATCGACATCGCCAATGAACAGTCAAAGCTCTTCAACGCTACGGTCGAGGTTCAATACGTCAAGGGGATCGAGGTGACACCGGCTGGATTCAAGACGATCAAGATCCACACGGAGCGACTCTACCTAGAGGCTTCCTACAGTGACTTCACCATCCGGGACGTCACTGACCATCACAACGTCCCCACGGCTATCCCGGCCATCTCGGGCGGCAAGAAGAGCATCCCGGCGCTTTACCGCTGGGTCCAAGCTAACGAGGCTGCGATCAAGGGGATGCGCTTCTACGAGCTTCTTGAAGCGATCCGAGCCGAGGGGATCAAGTACCATCAGTACTGCGCGATTGACTAGCCCCGGACCTGGAACTCATCGAAGAAGCCGATCCGGACCTCTTTCGAGAAGGTCCGGAGGGCATTCTCCCAGCCCGATTCAATGACGGTGCCCGCAAGCGCAAGCGCGTCGTGGATGGTCTTGCAATACGTGTGGAAGGCGTCGTCATGAACATCAAAGCCCCCGGGGCTGATGTCAATGCAGACGTCCCTCTTGGACGACCGGAGGATCGCCTTGAAGGGCCAGCGTGAGGGCGTCGTGAGCGCATAGAGCGGAAGCGGCCCCCATTGAATGCGGGTGCCCTTGCTATCGCCGTACCGCGTTACAAGCACAACAAATTCCGGGTTGACCGTGCCGTGCTCTTGGGTTGGGATCTTGACACCCTCTGGGATCTCGAGGGCTGTGTCCCTCCCCAATTGGACCTCCATGATCTCCAAGTCAAGCGCTTCGATGTGCGCCATGTACTCAACGAGACGCGCGAATCGCGCCCGCCTAGCCGCACCCTCATAGAGATAGATCTCCCGAGGATCGTCAGGTGGCGTGTCAGATCGGGCGGGCTCAATCCGAATGACTCCGGACCCGTGGTCCAGCTTACGAATGTGCCAAGGGTAGTAGTTCTGGTCGAGGATCACTTCTTGGGCCGACAGCCCCTCCGTGCTTTCAACCTCGATCGTAATGCCCGGAATTCGCTTAACCTTCATGCCCACCCCCTACACCGTCGCGAATCCTTCCATGGCAGCCCCCTTGGCAACATGCCCAACGTCATCCGTTACTTCGAGCGATCGTTTCCCGGAACCTACATCGAAGTCATCCGAGAGTATGACAACGCCCACAATCCCGTGAGCGTTCGCTACGGACGGAAGTTCCGGCTTGCAAGGGACAACGAGGTAGGAGAAACCGCGATCGTTCCGGATATGCACACGCCTATCCGGCTCACCCCGATCGCTTAGGTGAGGCTGAGCCCCCGAGACTCCAGCTCCTTCACGACATCGTCGTACATGTCGGGGTAGAGCTTACGGGTGATCTGGAGGCGCTTCTTCTTGCCTGCCTTGCCTGGCTGCGCCGCGACCTCCATGGCAAGCCCACGAACCGTTCTCGTATCCGTCTGAGACGGGCGATAGCGATCCTTGGGGTCAGGTGTCGTGACGATCGCCAAGGCCAGCTCCTTGAGGTCCTGGTCTTGGATCGACCGGGCAATCTGGATCTGCGATGCCGAGAACTTGAAATCGAGGAAGGCTGGATACCAGTCACGGACGTCGGGCGGGAAGTGTTCGATCATGGACCCGTGGCTGTGCTGAAGGTCGTTGGCGCGGTCAACGGCCGCGATAGCTGCCCGTCCGTGGGCTCGCTTGAGCATGTCGTAGCATTCTACCGCGCCCATCCATCCCTCACGATCTCCGGCCTTACCGTAGCGCGCACGAAGCTCTTGGATAGCCGCCGCGACCGTCGTGATGTTCCGTTCGAAGTTAACCGTGACGTCGTCTCCTTGAACCACGAACTTGAATTCGTAAGGGACGCCCTGCCCCCGGCCGAAGTCCGTGAAGATCTTCGAGAAGCGGCTGATGTTCGACGGGAGCCATTCGTTGAAGAACCAATCGTGTGCGTCGAGGGATGGTGTGACCGGCTTGACCGTCCCTCGCTGAATGGCAGCTCCTGCGGAGGGCAGCTCATCTAAGGCCCGCTGGTCAAGGGTCTTGGTATGCCAAACCGCGCCGTCGAAGTCGAACCCAAGGTCGCGCAGCTTCGCGCGGTTGGCAAAGGTCAAGGCGCTCTTGGGGATGACGTACTCCGCGCGCCCACGGTCATACGTGATCGGAAGCGCCTCGAGGTTGGCGTTACGCTCCCCGGATCCCGCTTTCATGTACTCCATGCGGACGACCTTGAAGATCTTCTCGCCGATCGCGTCGATCTTGTCCAAGACCAAGAATCGCGCGGCCTCTTCGGGGATGGACTTCGTGAGAGGCTCAGGGCGCCCCGAGAGCATGTTCGGAAGGCTCTCGACCCAATCCCCCAAAGCGTCCTCCAGAGCCTTCATGGCCTTGGAGGATTGCGTCTTGTTGGCGCGGTTCAAGAAGACGTAGCCCAGCCAATCCGCAAACCGTGAGGCGTACTCTTCCGCGAGCTTGTCACGGAAGTCGGCGATCCCAGGGTGCTCCCCCGCCGATGTGTCGAAGAGGTACGTGGCAAGGGCGATGTCCTTGGAGCGCAAGCCCTCCAAGGGAAATCCTTTCAGAAGAGCGATTGCATCCTCACCTGGAAGCAGATCAATACCACCAGCAAGACGTAGCCGAGAATCACGTCGATCATAGGAGTACCTGGAGCGCATACCTCAAGGCAATGAAAAGTGCTTTATCTCGTTGATCCCCTACACCCCTCGGCATACAGGGGACATGCCTACACACGAAGCCCGCACCACCAAGATCGCAGAAACCCTCCGCAGCAGCACCATCGGCGAATGGACCGAGATCAAGGTTTCCAGGGTCGGCACCGTGTACGTCCACCGCCTCCCCAAAGCCTCCGCCGACCTCATGGGCGTCAACGAGATGTTCGTGAGAGTTGGCAGCGCAAGCCTCGCTGACTCCACGGCGGAGTTTCGCGGGACGGCCGAAGAGGTCGCCAAGAACCTCTGCCTGATGCTCAAGGCCCCCTCCAAGGCAGTCGAGACCGTCGCCAACGTCATCCTCGAAGCGGGCGGACACATCAACCCCGCTTGCGAACGCGGCATCGCCTCCCTCAAAGCCCCCGAAGCCGCAGCATGGCTCGGCCGCGACGAGGAGACGGTCTTCAAGGCTTACGACCTTCTCGAAGAACGCGGCATCGGCCGCTCAACCGAAACCGGCTGGCGCTACGCCGACGCCCCCTTCGCCTCTTGATTGATCCGACGCCCTCCCCGGAGTACTACCGACATGAAGACCGGAACCCTCGTAGGAGCACAAAGATGGCCCTGGGCAGCTTGCCACCCTGATTGCTGGGGCCGCCCTTGGGCCGGTCGCCTTCTCGCGATCGACGACCCCCGCGCTTGGGCCGGAAGCATAGCCTTCCCTATGGCAAAGCCCAAAAGGGCCGACGTCAAAGCCCACGTCGCCTGGTGTAGATCCCAGGGCTTGCTTGATAACCGCGTCCCGGTCCTCTGGGACTTCGGAACCCGTGAAACGGTCTACTGGGAGGACGTAAATAGCCTCCGCCCCTACAAGGACGACGTTCAAGAGTGGGAGGAAGCCCGTGCCCGTAAGATGCTCGAATTGGGTCTGCCGCAAGACCTCAAGAAATGCGGCTGAAGCCGTCAAGCAGGGGTGGGGCTACGTCGAGAACACCTACGGCCAGAATGAGTACGTTTGGCGTTGCCCGGATCACCGCAAGGGCGACGAGGAAACCGAGCCCCCCGATGCCGAACCCACCGACGAGGAATGAGATCATCGCCCGCTTCATCCACCGGGAATGGTCCGCTTTCATGACGTTCCTCTTCTCCCGCTGTACCCCCGGGCCGGATGGCTCCCTCGTCATCCCAGCCAAGCACGTAGAGCGCTGGCGAACGATCGCCGAGACGCCTTGGGAGAAGCTGTGGCCCGCCGAACAAGACACCGACCGCCAACAAGCCAAAGCGCTCGAGGAGGAGATCGATGGGAATCCGCGTCCATAAGGCCATCGGCTGGGCAACACGTAAGGCAAAGATCTCCAATGAGACCATGGAGATGCTTTACGAGATGTCCTACCCTAAGTTCACCGAATGGCTCCGGGAGAACAAGGACGCCGTCTCCGCCGCGATCCCCAAGATCAAGGATCCCCGCTACACGCAAGCGTCTCCGCTTTCCAGTGTGGACTTCTACCTTTCCTGCGCCCCAACGCGATCGGTCATCCCTCACAGCATGGGCCGCTGCGTCATGCACGATCCAGAATTCGGGCTCAAGCGGCTTACCCTCTTCATTGACCCGCTTGAGTTCAAGACCTGGTTCCGCTACGACTCGACGCTGGACTGGATCGAAGAGACCGAGCGCCATAGCCAACGGCCTCGCTTCCACAAGGTCACACGTGGGCTCTATCCCTACGCCCTCGGACAAATCTCGCCCGGCGTCGTCGGCCTCTGCATCCTTGCCGGTGTACCAGAGATCATCCCGAGCCTCCATGAGGGCCTCTACGTTTATTGGGGTTGATCACCCGCGAGGCTCGGCATACTAGAGCCATGCAAATCCCTCCCGAAGCACTCCGTATCTGCCAGACCCTCCGCCGTGAGGGCTACGAAGCCTTCCTGGTCGGTGGCGCTATCCGCGACTTCATCATGGGCCGAGAAGCCCATGACTGGGACATCGCTACCAACTCCCGCCCAGAAGTCATGCTCCGCATTTTCCCCCGTGTCATCCTGACCGGCATCCAACATGGAACCGTGACGGCCATCGTGAACGGTTCCGGTTTCGAGGTGACGACGTACCGTGGGGACGGGGACTACACGGACGGACGCCGCCCCGACGCTGTGAACTTCCTCGACCGGATCGAAGACGACCTGGCCCGGCGCGACTTCACCATGAACGCCATCGCCTACGACCCGATCGACGACCGAACCGTCGACCCCTTCGGAGGTATGGCCGACATCGCAAACAAAGTCATCCGAGCCGTAGGCGACCCCCGCCGCAGGTTCCACGAGGACGGCTTGCGCGTCATGCGCGCCGCCCGATTCGCGGCAACCCTGGGCTTCAGCATCGAACCCGAGACCCTCGAGGGTATTCGCCCAAACCTCGAAGTCTTCTCGAAAGTCTCGATCGAGCGCGTCCACGACGAACTCTTCAAGATCATGAAGGGCTCGGTCAAGCCTTCGGTCGCCTTCCGCGTCATGGCGGAGACGGGGATGCTCGAGGTCTTCATTCCGGAATTCAAGGCGAGCTTTGGGTGCGCCCAGAACAAGTACCACGCCTTCGACGTGTGGGAGCACACCTTGGTTACGCTTGACCGTGTCCCGGCTACGAAGCCCTTGCTGCGCTTCGCCGCCCTATTCCATGACATCGGCAAGCCCGCCGTGAAGGAGGCCCACCCGGTGACAGGAGACGCAACCTTCTACAACCACGAGGTCGTAGGGGCTGACATGACGCGGGAGATCTTGACCCGGCTGCGATTCGCCACGGAAGACTTGGAAGCGATCGTTCACTTCGTGCGGCACCACTACATCCGCTACGAAGCTGACCACGGAGCCCCCGCCGTCCGCCGCTGGGTCCGCAAGGTTGGGCTCGACAACGTCCCCGACTTCTGCACCTTGGCCCACGCAGACATCGACGGCAAAGGCCCCGCCAAGGTCGCCCTGGAGGAGACGCTCATCGACGCCCTCCGCGATCGGGTCGCACGGATGAGCGTGACGGAGACCATCCCAACTTCCACGAAGGTCCTCGTCATCAACGGCCGCGACGTCATGGAGGCCCTCGGGATCGCCCCAGGCCCCCGCGTCGGCCGCGTCCTCAATGCACTCCTCGAATCCGTGACCGACGACCCCTCCCTCAACGAACGTGAAACCCTCCTCCGCCTCGCCAAGGAGATCCCGTGAGAAAGACCCTCCGGCACCGGATCCTCAACATCTACGACCAAAACAAGTCGCACGACATCGACTTCGTCACCGTCGACCAGGCTACCCTACAGATCCTCGGCCCCGAGCCTATTGGTGACCTCATCGAGGTCCGTGTCTCGAATACGGACCTCCGGAGAGGCTTCATTCTCGTAGGCGCCCGGGGCTGGGTCTATGAGGGGCACGTCTGCTTCGACCCCAGAAAGCCGATCACGAAGGAATGCTGGCTTCGGGATTCCGAAGGCGTCATCCACCTCATGAAACCCCGCATCGGCGTCGGCGTGCATTACGGGGAGGGCTACAACCTCCAACGACGCAACCTCGCGTCGTCCTACGACGATCCGCAGGAGCAGCACCTCTACTACGAATGCGTGCTCTGCCACACCGTCGAAGAGGGTCAAATCTGGGCGCCCCCGGATATGCGCAAGTCTTACAGGATTGTGGCATCCCTAAGCACCATCGAAGAAGCCCCCGGAAGGATGGCCCGTATCCCCGTGGTTACGCTCGGGCTCCCCCGAAGCCCGTACCCACATAACGAGCCCGAATTCATCCAGGTCGCCCTCCCCGAATTGTACAACGATTGGAACTACGCGATCGTCGCCCCAACGCGGATGACCGCCGACCCCGTCCACACCGCTTACGACAAGCTCATGGACGAAGACCTTTTCTAGGAGATCAGCATGATTGTAAACATCTCCCCCGAGAACTTCCACCTGAACCCTGCCAAAGATCGAACGCTCTCCGTTGTGATCTTTCCCCGCGACCCGCATACCTCCGGAGAGGTCCTCCGAAAGGTCTCCTGCGGAGACGGGACGTCGATCTGGAAAGCGATCCCCAAGCGCGGCAGCTATGAAACCCTGATCCCCGCTATCGAAGGGACCTACAAGATCGTCATCCCGGACGGGCCAAGCTACTACCTGGACCTTCGCAAACCGGCATCCTTCTGGACAGGGTCCATCCAAGCCATCGGCGTCCTGCTCCCCGGCATCTCCTTCAACCTCTCAAGGAAATTCGGATCGCCCCCATGCAAAAAGCAGAAGTCACGCTCTGCGTCCTCGGCCCGGACGCCCGCATCTACCCCTGCGGCCCAAACTACAAAGGCCCTCCCGGCCCCATCGTCGCCGTCGACGGCTACATCCAAACCGACGAGGACGGCCCCTACCAGAACATCCGCTACTTCTACGGCGTCACCATTAGGGTCCCGCCCCTTGAAACCTGGCCCGAAGGCGCCAGCATCCCACGCCCCGACCCCCGTGAACGAAACCCCCTCACCACCCGTAGAGACATCGAAACCATCCGGTCGACGCCCGAGGTCCGCATCGTGACGGAGACCTTCTGATGCCAAACGTCAACGACCGCGTCGCAATGGCGATCTATCGCGTAGACGGCGGCATGTCCGACGAGGACTACCTGGCCGCTACCGGACGCCCCCGAACCCCCTGGGATAGCCTCGAGGAGCACGAGAAGGACGAGTTTCGAACCATGGCCGCCGAAGCAATCAAGACCTACCGCAGGATCGTCTTCGGCCCTACGGTGTAGTTCTCCACCATGCTCATCTCCTTCGACGGACCCATCCGCATCATCCCCGAAGTCTACCCCGGCCGCCTCGTCATAGAAATCGACGATACGTCATTCCACGAGGGATCGCTCAAACCCTCCCCCGAATGCGGCGTCTTCCTCACAACCAACCTCGGAAGCAAAAGAACACGCATCCCATGCAAACGCACCAAAGGCCGCGTGCTCTACGAAGTCCCCCTCGAACACAACAAAGACGGCTACCATACACGCGAAGTCCTAACCGTAACCTCCTATAGAGCCGGGATGACTACCTTGACCTACGTAGGGGTCCTGTCTGAATATCGGCCTCGTCGTTGGTCGTTTAGCTATACGCGAACCGGGGATGGTGTTGCGACGACGGTAGCGATTCCTCCAATGCCAAAGCGCAAATGATGGCGACACTACCACAGAGAATCCTCCGCGAGCTTCAAACCGAAAGCCCTCTCTCCGCTACGCAAGTGGCCCGCCGCCTTAAGGCCGACCCCTCTTGCGTATCGACCGCGCTGACCCGCCTCGTCAAACGTGGCAAGGTCGTGCGAGCCAGCAAGCCCGGCCCACGCGGCGGACAAACCTACGCCCTCATGCCCGAACAACGCCCCTCCCTCTGGGAAGCTATCCGCATGAGCGAGGCTTGCGCTTGACCCTCCTGCGCGTCGTCTTGCCCTACGCTTGCTTCGGCCTCCTCGTCGAGGGCAACACCATTGTAGAGGCCGCTCCAATAGCAAAATGGTCCGAAGGAAAACCCGCAAGAAACGTCATCCTGTACTACCAAAGTCGAGGCGCAACCGTAAGCCGCGTCTCGCCGAAACCGACGTCGCAGCCCCCGTCGTCGCCTGGCTGAAAGACCTGGGCTGGGAGGTCTTCCAAGAGGTCGACTTCTTAGGCAACCGCGCCGACATCGTCGCACGCCAAGATATGACCATCTGGGTCATCGAGGTCAAATGCAACCTCAACCTCGAAGTCCTCTCCCAAGCCAACCGCTGGGTCCCCTACGCCCAACGCGTCTCGGTCGCCGTCCCGTTCCGACGCAAAACCGACGTGACTCGCTTCGCCAAAGAAGTCCTCGTCTGGAAAGGTATCGGCCTCATCGAAGTCTCACGCAACGTCACCGAAACCCTCTCCCCTACCAACCGCCCAGGCTCCGCCCGCTGGCGCCTCCACGAAGAGCAGAAAACCTTCTGCCCAGCCGGTAGCCAATCCGGCGCTTGGACCCCCTTCAAGCAAACCGTCATCAACCTCACCGACTTCGCCAAGGCCCACCCCGGAACGCCCCTCAAAGACGCCCTCGCCCAAATCAAACACCACTACAAGTCTACCCCCGGCGCCATCCGCCAAATCCAAAAGCTCACCGAAACCCGCGTCATCACAACGATCCGCTTGCGCGACGGTAAGGTCTTCCCCACGGTGTAGACCCCTACGTGCATATCTCAGACGTCGACTTCACACCAAGAAAAGGCCAATGGTGGGCACGACTAAAGCCCCTCTCCCTCGCCCGTATCCTCGAAGACCTCGAACCCAACGGCTGCCTCTCCATTGAGTTCTTCGCCCCCGACGAACCCTACGGCAACGTCTGGAGCCTCGTCCCCCCCATAGGCTACCCCATCTTCCGCTACCTCTGGTGCCACGAAGAACGCCCCATCGAATGGTTCCGCTACGCTAGAACCGACGACGTCTTCGTCGTCCAGAAAACCGGCAACCTCTTCTTCACCGTCCGGGACCCCGATAGAAACATCTGCCTCTGCCTTTCGGATACGCCCCTCACCGACGACGATATCATCTCAAGCCGCCTCGTCCAACAAGGCCCCGAACCACCCCAAGGCCCCACCCTCTTCGACAAGCTCCGCGACGACAACCACTCCGCACCCGAACCACCCCTAAACCCTACAACCCCTCTCGAAATCGAACCCCTCCCAATTGATCCCACCGACCCAGACGCATAGTACCCCCATGAAGATCTCACTCGACCTCAACGTCACAACACAAACCGCCCGCGTCTACAAGACCGAAGAAAAGCTCGACACCGTTCGCGCCGAAATCACCGCCAAGGGGACCTACCAAAACCTCGCCGCCCTCGGCGACCTCATAACCGCTACCGCTAGAGCTACCTGCCCCATCAGCGTCTGCATCCTCCAAGCCCACATCGACTACTGGAACGGATCAGCAACCCTCACCATAGACGCCGAAGGCGTCGACTCCAACGCCATCCCTACCGCTACCAAGGTCCTCAAAGACGCCCTCGCACGGTGTAGCATCCCAGTATGACCACCCTCTACATCCCAGCCTGCGGTGACCGTATCACCCTCAACCTCCCATGGACCTTCACAGCCTACTTCGAACGCCGCAACGCCCGCTTCCTCCTCCTCCAAGGCGCCATCACCCAACCCCTCTCCTGGCGAGACTACTACGTCGACCCAACCACCTGCTCCAAACGCCGAACAACCACCATCACCCTCCCAGCAGGTACCACCCTCGAGGTCGCCCGTGTCTACGTCCGCAATACCGCCAAGGCCGCCCCCTCCCGTGAAGCTAACTACGACTCCATCACCTGGAAGATCGTCAAACCCAACGGCAAAGCCTCAACCTCCTTCTGGGCTAAGCTCTCCGACGTCAACAAGATCAGCTTCACCCTAGAATCAACCTACGCCCAACGGAAAGCCACAAAGTGTCAACCCTAGCCGCCCTCGTTACCCTCGCCGCCTTGGCCGCCACCATCAGCCTCTTTATCACCCCTAGCGATTTTTGACTTCCGGGCCAAAATTCAGCCGGGCGAAAAATCCAGACCCTAACCCTTCAGGCCCCCCTTAGAAGAGACCCCCCCCATTCCCCCTTTTCAGCGTTTGCCGACCGCCCAACGTGCGCATACTCAACACGCCCCGTAGCCACCACCACAAACTCGAAAAAGATAATCGAGCAGTTCTACAGTGGCATCACTTTTGCGGGCCGAGGCAAACCTCCCCATCCTCCGACACGGTAGGCATAGGGATCCACCCGACTACATCAGGGTCCCTGGTCAGCTCACCCTCTACCGTCCACCGTTCATCCACGAACCAGTAGCCCCGATAGAACAACGGCGACCCACGCGTCAGTACCAACACCGCCTCCCCAGAAGGAGGACGCTCACTCACAGGGCGTAATCGTGACATGAGAACTCCAGACTCTTTGTTGAAACCTGGACCTCGCCTCGCTCTAACCCCCTGTCAGAGTTGAAGGTGAGATACAGATCCGCTATAGGGGTTGATCTTCCATACTATTCAACCAGGTGCAGCCCCTCAGACACGGCGTCACGGTTGGTCTGACGTGCGCGCTTACGTGATCGGCGGCGTGTAGCCTTGGGGACGTGGTATCCCATGGTCCCCTTGTGGACAGCCCCGCATGAGCAGCACCCGTAGTGGCAAACCAGGTTCTCGTGAGGCTTGTTACCGTAGGGCTTCATCGTGGTTCAACTATGCCCCAGAGGGGCTGGGATCAACCGGAAAATGAACGCCTACATCGGAGCCTCTTTTGTAGGCGTCCGAGACAATATCCGTGCCAATATCACCTTCCGTGGATTCGTGACCGTAGCCGAGAGGATGTTTGGAAACCGGCTGTTCTGAGGGGATGTAGGTAAGGGTGATCAGAGGTCTCTCCGTAGGGTTCTGACTGTTCTGAGGGGATGTGGGTAAGGGTGGTTCGGAGGGGGTTGCTCCCAGGGGGGCTGCTTACGGGGTCCCTATGGGGGCTTCTCTTGTGGCGGCGTAGGGGGAGGGTGGCCAGCGGTCTTCTGGTAGGCCGTAGGTTTTGGCGAAGTGTGACCAGGTGAATTGGGTGGTTGATTTAGCCAGGCCGATTTGGATGACGGCAAGGCGGTCCTCAAGGGGTATCTTCTCGAGGGCTTCCTTCATTTGGGAGACGCTTGGGAGGGCGTTGATCTGGGTGTAGGCGATGAGGTGCATGGCGTTGCCCCTGGGTTGGGTTATGAAGGGGTTGGGGATGTGTGTCATGGCAAGCAGTCCTCGAAGGGGCGTAGGGTGACGGCTGTAGGGGCTGGGGATTGGCAGGAGGCGAGGGTATTGCGTAGGGATTGGAGCTGGAGGTTGTCGGGGTCTTGGGCGATAGCTTCGTCGAGGGCTAGGGTGTAGGCGAGGGCGTTATCGCCTCGGATGAAGACGCCTGGCCAGTCGGTTCCGAACGCAAGGGGGCCGGTTTCGGGGCGTGTAGCTGGGGTAGCGAGGAGGGGCGTATTAGCTGGGAGGGGGAGGGTCAAGGTGATGACCCAGTTATCGCCTGGGGTTCCGGTGCCTTTCTGCATACGTTGGACGGCGAGGATGGTTGCTCGTTGGCCGTCTTCGGTAGCGAGCCGCATACCGGGCGTAGGTGTGATCTCTGGACGGAAGATGGAGATCTGGGGTTGTCCGTTGTGGGTGAAGCTGAATTCGGCTGTGAGGGTTGGCATGGTGTGGTTCTACACCGTGGGGTCGTTTTCGATGAGGCGGGCGTAGAGGTCGGGGTAGGTTTGGATAGCATGGCAGCCCTTTGGGGTTGTGCGGTAGAAGCCTCCTGGGCGTGTAGGTTGGGCGAGGCCGAGGGCTATGGCGTGTTTGAGGGCGATGGACTTGTAGTGGGCGAGGGCTTCGTCGTTGACGCCGCGACGGAGGAGAGTTTTGACGGGTTCTGAGATGTAGGGGGTCCCGGTGGTGCCTCTTGGGACGTTGGGGTCTGGGAGGATAGCGGCGCCGAAGGCATAGCCTATGTAGGGGATGACGTCCCTATGTGTGTTGATATCGAACCAGCGGAAGCGTCTTAGGTGGTTGGCGAGGTAGCGGGCGTCTTTTGGGTTGAGGCTGATGACGTCGGCGTAGTGGGCGGCTCTTTGGATAAGGTTTTGGAGGCGTGTCACGGGTCGTCCTCCTCTTCGAGAAGCTTCTCGAAGAAGTCACTAGTCGGCACGGGCCAAGGAGGGCTACCTCTTGTGGGGCTGCTCGGGTGTAGCACGACGAGGGCGATGTCCATTTTGCCGAGGTACCATCGGTAGAGGACGCCCAGGTGTTCGGTTTTGTCTTGGACTTTCTCGACGGCGAGGCGGTTAGCTTCTGGGGATTGGGCTAAGCCCCAGTGTAGGCAAGGGCTGTAGTTGCCGTAGGGGTCGAGGGCGTTGATGTAGCCGGGGATGTCGCGTGAGGGATTGGGGCATTCGTAGTAGCTTATGGGCATTAGAAGAGGTCCTCGTCCATGAGCTTATCGTAGGCGTCGGGTTCCTTCACGGGGGGCTTCTTGGGCGCTTGTAGGGGCGTCTTGGGGGGCGCCCCGGGCTCTTGCATCCATGGAGGGGGCGTGAGGTTGCCTCCGAAGCGGTCGCTTAGGAAGATGTAGAATTCAAGGTCATATCGGAAGTCGTATGCGCCTCGGGCGATGTCACGCCACACCACGTGGATGACGTCGTGTGGAAAGGCGGCTGTAGCCCGATTCACGGCATCCCTAGCGGCGACCTCGTCCATGACGTACCATCTAGGTTCAGAGGTGATGAAAAACCTTGAGCCTACGCATTCGACGTGGCGCACACGGTTCCGATCGACCCGGAACAGCCCCGATATGCGTCCTCCTTCGTGAAAGCACGGGTTCATAGCGTCACCATTTGAGATCTTTGGGCATACGTTTGTAGATCTCGTCGCAGCGGGCCTCGAGGAGGAGGGCCTGGGCGATGCTTCCCTTAGCGCGGGCCTTCATGGCGCGGGCTTTGGTTCGGGCGTAGAGTTTGAGCCCGGGTTGCGACACGGCCTCAAGCTCGGTTATGGTCATGGCGTCGAGGTTCATGGGCGTCTCCGGATGAGGGCCTTCACGATGTCCTTAGTGAGGCGGTAGGTCATAGTTCCGAGGGCGACGCTGATACCGAGGAGGAGCAGGTTTGACATGGTCCTCCTATGCCGTTGGTCGTCGCCGATCAACTCTGAATCGGCTTAGGCTTCTTCCATTGCACTTCTTTGGGATCGGTGTATTGGACGCCTTCACAGACGGGGCAGGTCCACTTATAGAGCTGCCCATCTTCGACGGGCACTTCATGCCGGACCATCTCCACCACGGTCTCACAGGTAGGGCAGACGAACTCGGCTAAGTAGTCCTTGGGAGCAATGCCTCTTCGAATGATTCTCATGGCTTAGGTATGCCGTTGGTTCTCGGGGATCAACCCCACCAGATCTTTTCTCCCACATTGGTGAAGCCCTTGGGGACGGTGTACAGGTGTGGGCCGTGGTGCCCGTCTTCAAGCTCACAGCGGAGGGAGACGGACTCCTTGCGTCCGGCAGGGCCTCGGACTCCGTTGTGTAGGGCGGGGCATCGGGGGCGCTTGGGTGGGCGTTTGGGTCGTCCGGTCCCATAGCCGAGGATGAATCCCACCAAGGCGGCGAACAGGGCGATAGCGAGAGTCGTCATGGTGACTCTTTGGGGAAGTGTTGCGACGCTTTACAGGCGTGGCAAGTGACGCGGAGGTGGTTGAACGTGTAGAGCTGCTCGTCGGCCTCATAGACGCCCAGGGGCAAGTCCGTGGAATGGCTCCACACGTAGTGGTCGGTCTCGTCACAAGCGAACCGAACGTAGGGCTGGTCGGAGTAATGGCTGTAGTGAACGGGCCACTCGGGCTTGTCCTCTTCGTTCCAAGGCCCCTCGGTCCACGCCTTGTAGGCTCCGTTGGCGACCACTTCACACGCAGCTTCACAGTCAAGCGGTAGCTCGGCGGTTTGGCAAGCCTCATCGTTGGGCTCGTCGAGCTTGAGGATGATAGCGTTACAGCCCCGGCATACGACCATGTCGATGCCTTCGTAGACGGGGATCGGGTTGGACCAGCAATGGCGTTTCATGTCACTCCTCGGTAGCGCAAAGGAAGAAGCCTCCATCGGGCGTGAGGAGGTGCCGTATGGTCGTAGCCCATGGGGCCTCCTCGGCGAGGCGCTTCTTGAGGAATTCGAACATCTCGGGGGATGCTGCTGGGCACGTGAATCCGGGGCAGAACTTGCCGGTCGCGACAACGGTTTGCCGGATCTCGTAGTTCCGGTCTATGTAGGCAACACGCGCACCGTCGTCCATGTCAAGGCATACGGCGTTGGAGGGGAGGGCCTCACGGATGCAAGCGGGTTTGACGTAGAGGGTGAATTCGATGCTTTCCGGGGCGCCTAGCTTGGCGCTCATGGCCTCGTAGCGCCGGAGGTCGAGCACGTTGTTTTCCTTGACCCAAATAGCGGTTCGGAGGTCAAGGGCGCGGTTGAGCATATCCCTCCGGGTTGAGATGGCTGACTCGTAGGAGATCTCCATGTCGTGGTCCCCGCGATCGACCCAGCATCGGTGAGCCCCTTCGTGCCCGGCGTCCAGCTCACACCTTAGCCTTCCGCTTAGGGCGGGGCATCGGCTTGGCCTTGGCGTCAGGAGATTTTGCAGGGCGCTTTGGAGCGCTCGGAGTACGTCGAGCATTGTTATCCCTCTTCGGCGGCTTGAGCCTAATCCTCACTTCGGCGGCGGCTTGAGCCTCTTCCCAGGTCCAGGCACATAGGAAATGGACGGTCCCGGTTTCCTTGTCCCAGCATGACCAGAAGTTGGTGATCTTCTTGCTCTGGTAGAGGTAGTAGCGGTCCTCTGCGACCTTGATGGGCGTCGTCTTGCGTTCACGCCCTACCTTCATGTCAAAGGGGCCTTCCCATTTCATCCGAGGATCTCCTTGAGGTCGCGGAACTTGTTCCCGCAGGCTATGAGGTCGGCGATCTTGCTGAGAAGGACGGAGGCGTCACACTCGTCAAGCTCCTCCCAAGGACGTTTGGTGCAATCCAAGCGATAGCCCGCTTGGATCTCCGGCTCGCCGCGATCGTTGTCGCAATGCCTGACGATGAGGGGCGTCGTGTCGCTTGCTACTTCCAAGGTGACGAAGCCGTCGTTGCTCTTCTCCAAGATAATGAAGCCAACGCAGCCGCAATTGAATCGAACAAGGCGTGTGCTCATCGTGATGCCTTCCTTTCGGCGTAGGCTATGGCGTCTGCCCAACCCTCGTCGCTTGCGGGGAAGCGAGCGGCGGGGCCGGGGGCTTCACGGGGCGGCAGGTTGTTACGGTTCTCCCGGAAGTGTGGGTCGATCTTGCGCCACCGGATGATCTGTGACTCCGAAACGTCGAGGTAGACCATAACCTTGGTCCCCTCGTAGGAGCATCGTGAGCAGTTGGGATATTTGACCTTGAGGACGACGTGTGGGCCGCATCGGACCATGTCGATGATCTCGAAGCGCTCGGCGTCGGGCGTCTTCGCTTCTACCTCACGTCGGTATCGGTTTGATGGGTTGTCCGGGTGACTCGGGTGGCTTGAGCAGTTAGGGTCGCCTGGGGAGTGTCGGCAGGTCATGGTCCTAAGACTCCGATGGGCGCTTGGGATCAACACGAATCGGACCCCAGAACAACACGTCTTCTCTGAGCTTGTCCAAGGGGAACACGGATGGACCGCAATAGAAGCGGAGCGTGCCCTTGTCTTCCAGGATCTGGGCTACCTCGGGCCATTGGTGCCCTGTACGCTGGCAGAGATACATGCCTGGCCGCGTTGGGCGGGGGCAGCTAGGAATGCTCGTCGCGGGGTCATTCCAAGGCTCAAGCTCGGGGTTGAAGACGAATCCGTATGACTTGAGGATGTGGCGAACGATGTCCTCATGGGGGGCGTTCGGGACGTACCACGTGCACTCGGCGTCGGGCACGTCATTGAGCCAGGGGCAGGTGTTATCGATCAGCTTGATGTGATTGTCGTAGAGGCACCCCTTGGCGTCCCACCATTCTTTGGGGCAAAGGGTGACGCTCACATCGCCGGTTTCGTCGTCCTTATGGACGCCAAAGTACAGCTCGCTGGGCTTACAAGGTTTGAACATGTCTACGGGGATCTCCCTAGAATTGGGCGCCCTGTGTGTGTTTCATGAGGGTAACAATCAAAACCCGTTTACGGATCTCCCGTAACACCATGCACACGAGGCGCTCAAACTAGTCTACACCGGGAGGGATCGGATCAGCGCGCCGAGGGCGTCAAGCCCCTCTTGCGTGTCAACATGATAGGCGTCGACGTCGCGTCTAACGTCCTGGCCGCCCGCAAACCCGTCGACGCGGACAACCTCTCGCCAGGTCTCGTTGAACTCCTTGGCGATTTCCAAGGGGACGGAGCGTTTGACCGTGTTGCAGCACCAGTAGTACCACGCCCGGCGAAACACCCAGCCATCCGCCTCGGCGGTCAAGTCGTAGAGCGTGACTTCCACGATGTCCTCGGGCTTTACCTCACAGGCACCATGGATGCCCATCCGGGCGAGCTTCCACGGCTCGGAGCCCTCCTTGTAGCACTTCCGGACCTCCGTCTTCTCGCGAAAGACGACGCCCGGGAAGGCGCGGCGAAGCTCTTCCTTGGCCTTCTCGTTGGCTTCGAATGGACGGGGGCCGTCACCGATTACGGGAAGCCCCTTTCCCTTGACACTATTGCAGCTTGGATTGAGACTCATCACATACCTCATTGGGTTTGCGTGTTGTGTAAACGGTTGCCCTCCAGGCAGAATCGCCTACGGGGCTCCACCGATCGCGCGTTGAGTCGTGGGGCGGAAGGTTCAAGCCTTGGCTCAAGAGGCCCTCGAGGTTGAGCCTGTGGAAGCATTGCTCAACCAGGTGCTTGCGGGCGCGTAGCTGCGTCCCGACGTCCTCCGCAGTGACGTATGCCCCGTCCTTTTGAGCTACAATGATCGCACGGACCGCCGTGAGGAGGCGGTCAAGTCGCCAGCGTCGGTAGGACGGCTTGAGCTTGTCGTGCTTGTCGCCGCAATGGCGACAATGGTGGCTCTTCATAGCGACTTGTCCTCGAGCATCTTTCGGAAGAGCGGGCCAAGAACGCGGCTGATGGAGCCCTTATTGAGGGCCTCTTGGAAGGGCTTGTCTGGAGCGATCTCTTCCCAAACGCTCCGGCATTCCTTGTCGAGGTCGGCGATCATCTCGTCAAGCAGTACGGGCATGTCCTTCATCGTCATGGTGAGGGCCACGCCTCGGTCCTGGAGGCGCCCTACGGCGTTCCGGACGCGTCCCTCGATCACACAGGTCAAGGCGAACTCATCGGCGGGCGTAGCCGATCGTGGGCCTTTCGGGGGCCGTTGCTTCGCGACCTCTGAGAACTTGGCAGCCTTGTGCTTGGCAATGAGCCATTCGCCGAAGACGTCACGGAAGAGCGGATTGCTCCGAATGACGATCCCCTCGGCGATGTTGGCGGGGTCGTTGATTCCGTTGTGCTTGGCCTCGAGCGACGGGACCTCGAGGAGCTGGTCGAATGCCTCTTGGCTTGGTGGGCCTTTGTAGACCAGGTGGGCGCGGTTGAGCCCCATCTTGTCCGTGACTTCGACGAAGAGGTCATAGGTCAAGAAGTTGTCCCCGATCATGATATCGAAGGCGCGGAAGAGCATCTCAGTCCCCGTCGAATAGCGGATCCCCTTGGCTTTGATCCCAGGGCCGTAGGCTTCACCGTAAACGGTCGCCTCCGAGAAACCGTAGCTCTTGATGACGTCCCACATGGATTGCAAGAGGTTGGGCCGGGCCTTGAACCAGTTGACGGCGATGCCAAGGGGAAAGGGCTCACCGGGCTTCATCTCGACGTCATGGGAGCCGAATTGGACCTCGTCCAGGCTTGTCATGCCGCAGGGGAAGTGAATCCGGAAGTTGCTCCCGTGGAGCTTCTCGGTGCAAACGACCTCCTTGACGGCAAAGAGGTCTTGCCGATCGCGGAGGAGAACAATGGATGGGTATTTGTGAAAGCTCATAGTGGTCTCCTCAGTACACCAGCATCTTGCAGCATTGACCCTTGGTGTTGCCGTAGTGCCCGCAGTGACGGGCGGATTCACAAGCGATCCAGACCTTTCGGCGGACCTTGTAGTTCTTGTCAGTTACGTCCACGAGGCAGGGCACGCTATCAGCCGTGAGGTTGCCTCGGCAGTCAACATTGGCGCCGTAGATTGCCCCTCCGTTGGCTCTCCAAAGGACCTCATGGGCGAAGTGATAGGCGTTGTCGATCGAGTTGAACATGCACACGGGATCGCCGGGAGCCCAACGCGTCATCCGATCACGTCGAATGCCATCGGCGTCCGTCGAGACTCCGCAAGACATGGGGTCATCCATGATGGCGAGCGTGTCTTGCAGCGTGTCCCCATTCTGCGTGAGCAGTGACATGATCATGAAAGCCAGGCTAAACATAGCGATCTCCTCGATTACGGGTCGTAGAACCCCTCGCGTTCGTGTTCTTGGACTATGGCGTCGGCGACTCCAGCCAACGCTTGGAGGTACTGCTTGTGGTCACGCCAGGCACCGCATTGCGGGCCGTTAGCGCTCCCTGGATGCCACTGGTAGCGGACGTTGTTGAGCACGTCCGTGATGTAGGCTAGCTCCCCGAGCGTGTTGATGACCTCTTCCTTCTCTTCGGCGGTCGGGTTCAAGCCGATGAAGACCTCGAGGGCCTCGGTGATCCCGCCTACGACCCCGGGGCCTTGGAGGTAACGGTAGAGCATGAATTCGTTGCCATGTCGAAGGTCTAGGTCAAGACGGAAGGCGTCCCGGGGATCCGCCTTCCGAATCTCCTCGAGCTTGGCCAGAACACCTCGAATGCCATCCTTGAACCATTGGAGGGGTTGTGACCCGCCTTCGTCCATTGGGCGGAGGTTGCAGAGGGCTTGCCACACGTCCTCACGGATCATGGCTTGGGCGACGTAGCGTGGGCGATGCAGATCCTCACGCAGCTTGGCGAAGGAGATGCCCTCGTAACGTCCTGGCTTCGGGCCAACGATGAGGTCACCGCCGTTGCTCAAATCCTTGGCGACCGTGATCATCGTGGCGTACTCAGTGAGGGCCTTGGCGGCCTTCTCAAGGTGCTCGATTTGGTTCTGGAATTCTGCGCAGCGTACACGCACGAATCCCCTCTTCTGAAGGCTCACGAGGTAGCCCTGGAACTCCCCTTGGACGGTGAATCCCGCCTTTTGGAGCGCCTTGCAAACGCGCCGAATGGTGGGGACTCCCTTCGGGGGCGCCTTTCGCTTCATCTTAACGCCGCTGGGCTGGTGGCCTACAAGCACCCTGCCCTCCCAGATGGCCTCAAGAAAGCCCTTGAATGACATGTCCCGCGTGACGGCGATGTCGTGACACTGGTTCTCCCCGACTCCACGGGTGATCAAGTCTTGCTTGAATTGCTCCGTGATGACCTTGACAAAGATGTCCTCCTTGTAGTCCTCGATGGTCCCGTAGTCATTGTAATTTGCTCGGATCGGTATCGTCCGGGGCGCCCACCGACCGTCGATGTAGCACGCGTGCTCGGCGGGGTTGTGATGCGGGTTTTCGTTCAAGAGGAGATAGCGCACTCGATCCCCTCCGCCTATAGATAGGCCGGAAACGGCACATGTGTAGTCAAAACTTCCCATTTGGTCCTCGTTGGACCTCCCTACACCAGGTAGACCCCTACGGGCATTTGCCCCGAGAGGACCTCAAGCTCGCCGTTGTGCTCGACGGCGCTCCAGATCTTACCATCACGGGTTCGGGTGATGATCCCTCTGGCTTCCCCGTCGATCCCGAAGAGGACCTCGAGGTTGTAAAGCTCATGGTTGGGGCTTACTTCGATGGTCTTGTTGGCGAGATGGATCTTCATGCCCCTAGTATGCCGGGGCATGTGATGGATCAACCGTAAACGTTGACTCGGATGATCTTGACAGCCTTGCGGGGGAAGTGCTTGCGGGCGCGGAACCGGCCAACCTTGGCACCCTCCAGCGTCTGAAAGATGGCTGCATGGGCGCGGTATTCGCAGGCCCCACCAAGATCGTCCAGCCACTTGTCCTTGATCCGAATCCGGTAGTATGTCTCGACGATTGCCATGGTAACCCCTACACCGGCTTGTCCGTGTCAGACGGCGTCCACGTCGGGTCACGTCGGACCTCTTCGATCCAGGTAGCGCGGGCCTTAGCGTACCTCCTGTAGACCAACGTGCGACGAATGAGCACGCCGATGAGCTGCCCCATCCAACAAAGCAGCGCGGTTCGTAAGATGGCGCGGTCACTTGCCCCATTCCAAGAGGCCAGCCCCACGAGGGCCAGGACAAGTAACGTCTGGAGGAGTTGCGACCACCAATTGGAATTGACCGCAGATCGTTCGGTCTCGGCGTCATGTAGCTCGTCGAGATGAGGGTCATTGGGGAATCGGAATTGCGTAACGTCGGGGTGGGTGCGAACGGATACAGTCATGAGGGCGTCTACACCGCCCTGGTGTAGTGTACCCTATGGACTACCGCGAACTCCTCACAAGGGACCACGTTCCCGACCTGTGCGCCGTCTACTATGACTTCGACAAACCCATCTACATCCTTGGGATGGATGCGGATGCTATCCACATGGTGATCCGAGACGGACGGCATCCAATCACACTGCACGCCAACCTTGACTTCAACCGAATCTTCAACGAGATGGTCAAGGCCACTCCGGCTTTTCAACGGGCCACGACGGTACTGCCCCCTGGGTTTGAAGGGACGCTCATGGACGCGCTCGAGAGCCAGGTTCAGGATCTCCGGATCACGACGCTCTATGTCTCCGGAGAGACGGTGCTGCCCCCTACCACGGCGCGTGTAGTCATTGCGCCGGAGTACGCCTTCCCCGATGGTGTCATTGTAGGTCTTCCGGAGCCAGAATTCCTCGGGATGAACCCCTGGTCCGAAGGGCGCGATGGCATAGCCTTCGTCTTTGGTAACGTTGCTTGCGTGAGGCTGTCATGACCGATAAACCCCCAAGTCCCGACGAGCTTGTCAAAGACGCGCTCAGCTCAGCCGAGGGGAGGACGCGCCTAGCGGCGTCCTTGCACGATGTCATCCGAAAGGAGCAGCATCGCCGAGCCTCTGAGCCCCTATGTCACCGGGTCTGCCATCCCTTCCTTGGCCGCAGCGGGTTCAAAGACACTTGCCCGATCTGCGGTTTCAAAGCTTCCTGACCAGCTCCACGTTGATGTTCGGCCCTACCGGGCGGTGCATCAAGACCTCTCGGAACGTCTCGTAATCAGGGTGAATCACGCAGAACGTGTAGCGATCCGGGTCCTCGCTGCACCCTGAATCTACGTGGAGGTACTCGTACTCCCCTTTGACGTCCGTTGTGACGTAGTTCGGATCAGCGTCGTCACAAGGCACGTCCCCCGCCGCAAGGGATACGTGCGCGCCAACAACGACAACGTCAGGGTCATACGGCCCCGGACGAATGCCGCCTAGCTTACCCTCACCAACACGGCCTCCATCGATCTTGGCGTAGTTTCCGCAGGAGCAAAGGGCGATGAGAATGGGGATGAGACGTCGCATGGTTAAATCCAATCTACCTCGAGGTGCTCGAAGAAGTCCTCTGGAGGCTTCGGCGGCGGTGGCGGCAAGGGCGGAGCCTTCGGAAGCGTGAATCCGTCCGTGTTGTTGTCTACGATGATCGCGAATTCAACCTGACGGTGGCCTAGTTTGGTGAGCTGGCGTTCCAATCCGTCAATGTCGAATTGGAGGATGTCCACGAAGGCGAAGAAGAGCTTGCGTCCGCCGAGGGCCTCGCTTGCGACGCGGTAGATCTCGTCGAGGACGTCCCTCCAGTGTGACTCCGCTCGAATGGCCGCCATCATGTCCTCTGCGGCGTCGTCAGAGGAGTAGTATGGGACGGCGTTCGGATGGATATCGCCATCCTCGTCATAGACGCGCCGCCTTTGCCCAGGCTTGACGATCAAGCGAGCCCGGTCTTGGAAGAGGCTTGTGACGAGGCGCTGGATCTCTTCGCTTAGGTGCGTTTCTTTCGAGACGGCCTCTTGGGCCTTGAGCGCAAGGATACACACGAGGTCGTGGCCCTCGAAGTCTACGTCGTAGACGGGGATCCCAACCGCCCCGCCTTGGCCGATGTATGCGCGGACGTTTTCAACCGTGTCCTGGTAGACGCGTTGAGGCGGGCGGATCGTTGGGAGGAAGTCAAGGCTCGGCATTGCTTGTCTCCAGCATCACGGTTCTGTCAGGGAAGACCACGGAGACGCGCTCTTGGTGGCAAAGCTCCATCAGCCCCTTTGCGATGGTAAGCGCCTCCTCTTCGATTCGCTCGATCTCCTTGGGGAAGCGTGGGTACCGGATCAGCCCGATGATAACCCCAGGCTCCGCGCCGTCCATGTAGATGAACTCCGTAGGGGTGAGGGTGACGCCCGTCTTCTCCCGGGTGCAATAGTCCTTCAGCCACCTTCGGACCACGTTTTCCGTCGTGTAGCTATTGGTGTACCCGTGTCGAAGGCCAACATAGACGTTGGCCGTGTAGGTCGGAATGGTCTTCACTTCTCCCCCTTCCGTAGCGTGAAGGGTCCCCTATGTAGCGGGCAGGACGCCGGGAGCGTCCCGTCCTTCGGCATGTCCTTGATGACACTTCGCTGAAGCCCACAAAGAGGCCAGGGATAGGCAACGTGGCAAGGACACAGCGAGCATCGTGGGATGCTTGCCTCAAAGGGTAAGGTCCCCCGAAGGTAGACGCTAACCCACGGGGGCTCGATGCCGGGGGATTCGGAAGAGATTGGCTTGACGGGCATCCCCTTGGGTTTGGTCGTCACGTACTTGCAAGGCGGGTAGTCCTTATCGTTCGGGCGCCCGTTGGACGTCGCGTTACATCCGCAGACCTTGCACTTGTAGACCGTGCTGTAGCCGTCCCCGGCGTCCCCCACATTGTCCCAATGATGGGGCGCTCTGAGCTTGATCTTCGCGATGGGCATTTTAGTGTCAGACATGACGCCTCCCCTCTTCAGCGGCCTTTTCGAGGACATCGTAGAGGTCCGGATCGTCCGCCGCGATCGTTGCAGCGGCCTCTTCAGCTCGCAACTTCTCCCAAGCCTTGAGCCGCGCGTCCCAATCGGCCTTATCCGGGTCGACGGGGGCCTCACGGATGAAGGGCGCGATCGGCGGAGGAAGCCCTCCAAGCTCGTTCGTCGTGTAGAGGCGCCGAGGCTTCCGGTTGACTGTCATGTAGTGGTACAGCGCGAACCAACCAGCCATGCCCAGCGCTACGCAAGCAACGAGGAAGAAGAAGCCCTCTAGCATGGGGCCACCTTCGCTTGAGATTGGGCCTTCGCAGCCTTGGCTGCACACTCAGGGCACGTCCATTCGGCAGCAGCTCCAAGGCGCAAGAAGACGGGACGCCAGCCCTTCTTGCGGGCGGTCTCGGTGAGGGCCACGATGTCATAACCGGGACGAGAGAGGGTCTTTTGGCAGTACAGGCAGGATAGTGTTGAGGTGTACATGAGGGGTCCTTTCTCGCGGGTGTTATGCCGCAAGGGGTGGGCGATCAATCAGAAAGCACTACGGTGTCATCGTTGGTAGGAGGACGAGACGCTTGGGGCAGCCTTCGTAGCTACCCGTGAACGGGGTCCTCCAAGCATCTCCCATGAGGGCGGCAAATCCTAGAAGTCGTGGACCCGCCTTGTCTTTGGCAACCGTAAGCTCCCAAGGCGTGAGCTTGGCCTCACGGATCTTGAATTCACGCTTCTTCGGCGATCGGACCGTGAGGACGCCGTCCTTGAACACTGCCTTGGCGTCAGGCGGGTTGTAGTTGTAGCCCGGGGAGATGTCGTGGTTGTGGTATGAGTACTCCACCATGAGGGCATGTAGGGAGGGGTAGTAACCGTCCTCTCCAACGGTATCCTCCGTCCAGAAGCCAAGGTCCGTGGCATGTAGGCGGAAGGATTGCCCGTCATCGGTCTTGAAGAGGCACACTCCCTCCGTAGCGTTCGCGGGTTCGACTGCGACGATGCGTTTGCCCACCAGGCGGTCTTGGAGATCTTTGAGAGCGTCCTTGCTCACGCGGCGCCCCCATTCTTGGAACTGTCGATGACCTCGGGAGGGCCTACCTCCCCGTCCATGAAGTCTGCGGAGCACCAGACGATTTGAAAGGCGTCACCCTCCAAGGGGGTGCAGATAGCCAGCCAGATGGAGGCTACGGCCCCCGATGCTAAATCCAAGGGACCTGCCTTGGCGGCCTCCGGGGCGGCCTCGGGGTCCTCGGCGATGAGCTGCTCCCGAGGGGTTGCATTGATGACGAGATTCTTGGTGCCCATCCATACGACCAAAACGTGGTCGGGAGGGCTGTTGAGCGCTACGGCTCGTATTGCGTTCCAGTTGTTGTGAATGAAGGCCGCGATATCTTGCATGCCCTCATTCTACACCGCTTAGTAGCGGTAGAGCTTCTTTCGCGAGGGCTTCCAAGCCGCGCGGAGATCCCGATTGCCCTCATCCTCACCGATGCGCACAAGGTAACCTGCGGGGATGTCCTTGCGGCAACGGATCTCGGCGTTCCAGAGGTGCGCGTAGATCCCCTTCTTGAGGGTCTCCCGGTCGGTCACGAAGTCCACGATATCGCGGCAGAACTTTCGAACGCAAGCGAAGTAAGGGCCAACACTCCAAAAGTGGCTGGCGACAGGCTCAACACTCCAAAAGTGGCTGCACTAAGGACCAGCACTCCAAGATGGGCTGGTGTAAATCAACACCTGCTTGAGCAGGATGGGTTTTAGTTCTTTTGCTCCACCGGGGCAAGGGAGCAACGTTCTTTTGCTCCACCGGGGCAAGGGAGCAACGTTCTTTTGTTCCACCAGGGCAAGGGAACAACATGCCCTATACGCAATATAGAAGGATTAATGGTCTTGTGCGGGGTTGGCTTCGGCTTCAGAGGCATACAGCTCACTTTCTTCGAACACTTTCATGGCGCGTCCACCGGACACTTCATAGCGCACCCTACAGCCTCTTGAAGCACACTTGGTGGCCATCACACGTATGACCGTAAACGGTTCGGCCGACACCACCAACTCTTCCAACGTATTCTTTTCGCCATGGCACTCAGGGCACGTGAAGGTCTTACCTGTGATGACCGCCTCACCCGTGCTGTTGCAAATCACGCACTGCACGGGTACCTGTCGTTTCTTGGACACCCTTGCGTAGACTGTTTGGCCCACGTCGTACAGAAAGTTGAAGCTGTTTGTGCTTACCATTGTGTCACCTACCTGCGGGGAAGATGCCCCATTTGACCATCGCGTCTTTGGCGTTGAGTGTCATTTTGACACACATTTGGCTTGGAATCGAGATCCTGTGTGTCGCGTTGTCCCGTAGGAAGAACCTGGTCGTAGGGAATAGTCGGGATTTCATCCTGCTTGTGACCGTAGGCTTTCGACCATCCTCAAAAGGTGTCCAGACAGACTTGTTGAGCCAGATCAAGTCGTTGCCTTGGCTTATGTGTTTCGCCGGTATCCCTGTGATCGGCCGAATTCGTGGTGTTTCGTTTGGGCACTCATGTAGTGCATACAGTGTGTACTGCGCCGGATCGTACCAGTTGATGCCTACGCGGTCTATCCCAACCGGCTTCACCAGAATTGCGTTGTGTGTGCTGTTTCCGCCGCTGATGCCGTGCAACCTGTAGAGACAGATCATGGACATCGAGCTGGCTCCGTAAGCAAGTAAACTGCGCACGATGCCCGTATAAGCGGTCTCAAATTCCCACGCCGCCCTGTTGTTCTCGCAGATCGTTGCAAAGACTTTTCCATACCCTGTTGGTGGTGCTTCCCAATGCTGGAAGGCCCCCCCTGACATTGGGACCCATGTGGCCGTCGCGGAGTTGTACACCATACGGTCCCCAGTAGTGCTAAGGCTGTTTAGCGTAATGCCCTCTGTTGGCATGCCGTACCTTGTGCGATTACTCCGCGTCAACCACAGCGCACGTTCCCTGTTAACGGCATAAGCTCCTGCGGGGAGGCCGAGACCTCGGCTGCATACAGCCTGGAACCAGTCTTCAAACTGAGGCCAGTTGATCAGATCCCTACCCAAAGTCTGACGGTTGTCATTGTACCGTTTCCGGCCTTTGAGCATGGAATAGAACGTGTTGATCCCCCACATCTTGTTGACGACAGGAATGGTAGCGTCCACCGTGTCATACACAGTCGCCATGATGTTGCGTGAATAGTACCCCCCAGTCTGGGCAGCATTGGCGGCCAGAAACGCGTATAGCGCACTTTCTGTCGAGAAGCTCAACCCGCTCCAACTGTTCCCCCCGATTTCGTAGATGTCCCACGAGCATCTACGGTAACGATCGAAGTTCAAACCCATCAGGTCAGGGTGTTGTTTCACCACGATACCCGAAAAGCCCAATTGGGTAACAGATGTCTTCGTGGCCTCAGTAAGACGAAGCGTCCCGTATTCAAGCCGCGTTCGAGTCGAGCTTGTTGTTTGAGCATCCATGTAGGGCAAGCCGGTCCACTTGGTGGTGCCATCTCCGATTTTTGCCCTATCTGTGTCTGTCTCGAACCCAAGCTCCCCTTGGTTCATAACGGGATCACGTCCCAACCACTGAGACGCTGTCATCCGGCGAGATCTGAAGTATTCCATGTGCTCTCCAGCTATTTGACACTTACGTCCATCAGAGATACCGGAAGCCCGCTCTTCCGCCTTTCCACACGAATACCTCGTGGGAGTGTCTCAGTTCGGATTCCTGTCTCGCTCTGTCTTAGGTAGAACGTGACAAGGTCTGGCCAGTTGTATGTGTCGATGCTTTCCGCCGAAGGTGTCGTGCGTGACACCACCCTCTTTAGGGTTTGCACCACGCTTGGCAAATCTGTAACACGTATCCCATCTAGCCACCCACGGTCGAAGGTGAATCCCTGTTTGGTGAGGTTGGTAACACGCGGTTCCGTTTTCCAATTGCGGCCACGCCCTTCGGCCAACAGCTCGTAGTTCGGCATCCCGATACTCAACAGGCCTATTTTCGTCACGCCCATAGGCTTGAGCAGAAAAGCGACTTGATTCGGGTCGTCCACGTCTCGAATGGCATATGCCAACATACCCTCGATAGGGTTTCCGGATTGAAATATTGCTCCGAAGCCTCGCAAGGACGTGTCAGGTTGCTCTAGGAACAGGGTTGTCCCGTCCACCCTTCGATAGACATGGCAGGGATTCTGCCTTAGCATACCCCCGTCGTTGAAGACCTCCCACCGGCTTCCAGGCGTCACCTGTGTGTAGTCAGACGCACCCCAGTTCCAACAGTACCTGAGCGCTGACAACCCACCGGGGTGAACAATCGTGATGTTCTGGTTTTTCGGCATATTGTAAAGTTGTCGCTTGTTTGAGGTCCAACACACCTTGTTCTGGTCCCTACCAGGATCCAAGTTGTAGAAGTACTGCATCAAGCGTCTCTCAAGCCCTGGACCACCATGCCGCAAAAGAAAGCCGTCACTGTATCCTGCAAGAGTCCCTTGGTTTGGAGCTGTGCGGCCATGCCCACGGTCTGCCGTGTAACAAGCTCTCCCTCTAAATGACCCGTACACACCGTTCCAGCTATTGAAGCGCACAATCCCTTGTTGTGTATCGAACACTTCATACACTCGAATCAAGACATCTTCGTCGAACACCCCGCCCGTTGTAGGCACAACCGACGCGGCCCAAGTGTTCAAAGCGGCTAGGTCCATGTGCGCACGGCGTCCGAGGATGTTGCCTCCAACACTCAGTATCTCTACAAACGCAAGATCGTACACACTGTCCCACTTAGGAAACAGGTGGCCGGGGGCTCTTTCGATTGCGATCGTAGTTGTGCTTCTGTCCATGAGGTGCAGATACCGCTCCTGCACCCGTCGGAACTCAAGATTCTCACGACGCATCCACGCGCCGTTGGCGGAAACCCATTGCCAGACATGCTTCTGATCGTCTACGAATACCTGACCATCAAACGGGAGAGGTGCTTTGAGCGCTGTGCCCCAGTTGTATGCCACGTCACACCTCCAGCCAGACAGGGTAGTCGATGTCAGCTTGCCACACAAACAGCTTCAGCATGTCCGTGTCATACACCAGCGTGCCCGCTGTTGTAGATGGCGGCATGGCAATTCGCTGTGCTGTCGTCTTGAGCAAGACCCCAGGACCACCCCCAGACGATGCAGGGACCCACCTACCTGGCCCGCTTGCAGACGGACCTAGTTTTGGTTGTATGGCATTAACACCGTCATCCAACGCAACTGATGTGGGATCCCATTGAAACAAGCCCACACCAGTGACAAACACATGCAACGCGGATTGGTTGTACCCGTCAGTGTCCACACAGCGTAGCGCCTCCGCGTTATCAAAAATCTGGCCGATGCCCGATTCGATAGCGTGTAAGGCCCGCTCAAGATCTCTGCTCAGATCTGCGGCACGTGTCTTTCGAACGTTGCGGCTAACAGGGTAACGCGGGGGAGCCATCGTTACCCTGTTAGTATAAGAGAATCAGCCAAGGTCCGCCAGTCCTCATCCAGGGGCTCCGGGGGCTTCTTCTTCGCCATGCCTCATAGCTACACCGCGTGAGTCAACGATCGTGAGCTGCCCGTCACGGAAGAACGTGCGCTTGCCGCCCCGGATGTCCCACGCGTTCGCTGTCTCAAGGAAACGTGGTGTGTCTGCTTCGATGAGGAGCTTCTGCATAAGCATGAGGTCGTAGGTGGGGATGTGCATGTCCGCCACGAGGCAGTATTCGAAGGCCGGGACGCCGTTGATGAGGCGGTGTACCCCGTGGCTGTGGTTCTTCGCGATCCGGTAGGTGTGCCCGTCTTGGCCTACGGTGTGAAAGTAGCTGTGCCGCTCAAGCTCTTCTCGCTGGATCTCATCAAGGTTGGCCCGGAGAATCCTGAGCGCCCTCTCTTCGACGTCACGCATCTCTTTCCGGAAGTCTGTCTCGTCGGCGTTGCTTTGGTAGCGTCGGACCGAGTCGACCACCATGGGATGGAGATCCCCCATACGCGCCCCACCATTGTGGAGCCGGAAGGTCTCGAGAATGAGTTGTCGGAGGACGGGCCAAGGGTCGCCTTGAAAGGGCTCCCCAAGGCTGGTATCGTGTGGGACGAAGGCCATGCTCCCAAGGACGAAGAGCATGGCCTTCTCCGATAGCCCGGTCGCCCATGCCTCAACGCCCCGGAGGGCGAAGATGAGCGTCCCAGGGTCGGAGAGGACCTCTTTGCCCGCCGTGAGGCTCTCATGGAACTTGGGAAGCGGATAGTCTACGCCAATGCAGACGAGGATCTTGTTGTTGCCTGTGGCCCGGCGCGGCTCCCAACCTACGTTCTCCTCGAGCTGGTAGTACCTCGTCCCCGAGGGCAGGGGGTAGATCGGGACTTTCCCCAGTTGGACAAGATCAAGTAGCAGCCGATCCATTGCCCGGCGTTCCTACGAATTCCCACTCCGGATTGCAACCGATCTCGGTTTTGGTGTTCTTGTAGACCACCTTGATCGTCGACTTGACCCCCATGGGCTCGATCCCCTGTGTTCTCGGGTGCTCTTCTGAGCATCGAATCATCTCGTCAACGGCCTTGGTGAATCCGTCGATCAGCTCGTCTCGATGGTCTTTGAGGCTCATGCTCATCCTCCTACAGCAGGCGGGGTCGCCACGTAGTTGGCCTTGGGGTCGAACGTGTGGGCAAGCTCCCCACCTTTGTACACGAACTTGCCGGTGTTGCTGAAGTTGGCAACCTCCGCTCCTTGACGTCCAAGGCGTGTGACCTTGAAGACGAGGAATCCCTTGGCCTTCATGGCCTTGAAATGCTCTTCGGCGGCGGCGACCTCTTCCGGCTTCCGGCGGTTCCAGTAGTACTTGATGTCTCCCGTGTGTCCCAATTCGGCCATGATGCCGATGTCGTCTTCCGCCGCCGTGGTTTCCTGTGGAACGATTAGCTTTGTCATTCTGTGATCCCTTCAAATTCGGCGATGTCCGCCGCGTCAAGCTCTACCTGTGCCACGATGAGCTTACCCGGGCGCTCGTAGACTTGCAAGCCAAGGAGCCGCAACGCCGCCCGAACCTTGGCCTCCGTAAGCGGAAGCTCGAGGACTTGGACCCCTGTCACCGGGGCCTGTCCAAGGGTCTCGAAGACGAGCTTGTATTGGGCATCCTCGCTGAGGGACCGGAACTTCGCGAGGGCGGGTTGGTACTCCTCGGGGAAGAGGTCCGCACGCATCTCCTGAAGACCCCAAAGCGTCCTTGAGGCGCCATCCTCACCGTAGTCGTCGTGGCAAGAGTCTCGGTGCCGGATGAGCTTGACCAGGTCCTCTTGTGTGACCTCCGAGGCAACGATCTGCACATTGGCGTCCTTGACGATCGCGGCGATTCGCGAAAGCTGGTGTTGCGCGCCGCCCTCTTCGAACTGTAGCGCGTGGTCCAAGTCCGGGCTCCAAGTAGGTGGCCCCTCAACCCCGCCTACGCTGGCGGCCTCGTCTCCGGCGTAGTAGCCCTTGGAGGGGCTGTAGATAACCGCACCCCCCAACGGAGGCGTCTCCTTCGGAGCAACCTCGCACATGGTGTCGAGGTACTTCTTGACCTCTTCTGCCTTCAGTTGAAAGCCGGGGCGCTTCCAGTCACGCACCGTGCAATGCTTGCCGTCGCGTGTGACCCACCAGGTCTTTCCGTCAACGTGAAGCTGGAGGCTCTGATCCTCGAATGTGTAATCGCGTACTTGCATCGATCCCTCCTACACCAGATCCAGCCAAGCCTGCCACGCATCGGCGATCTGCTTGTCGGTCAAGGGTTCACCATAGTCGTCACCTCACGCGGCGTCCGGAAGATGAAGCTCAAGCCCCAAGGCGGTAAGGTCCACCCACTCGTAGGGGCCTCGCGGGATAGCATCCGGGTGTTCGGCCGCGAATGCCACGATCGCTTTGCGTACAGGGTGGCCCGCGCCCATGTCGCCCCACCACCCCGGGTGCCCCAAGTAGACCCAGTCCGAAAGGTCGGTCTGCTTCGACCCGTAGTGTCCTGGCCGTGGTGGCACGTAGTCGTCATGGGCCTTTTGGAGGTCGCGGGGGCTTTGCCCCTCACGCATCCGGTAGGGTATCCCGTAGAGCCCAAGGGCGTCTGGTTTTCGGTACAGGACGAAGATCTGCATGGCTCCCCCTCAGAGGCTCAAGTAGAGCCCGGTTTCACGCTCGAAGAGCCCCTTGAGGCTGTCCGCGTAGATGTCCTTGAACTCGCCCTTGACCTTGCGGCTCGTCCCTCGAAGGGAGATGAACTCCACCGTGTAGGTGTCGCTCGGGTCAAGCACGATCCGGCAAGCGTTGGCGCCGTTGCGCGCCCGCGCCTTGAACCGGAAGCTCAGGCTGTTCTCTGAACCCACGAAGTTGTAGGCGCCAATCATGGCAACCATACGGTTGGCGCTGTGTCCGAGTTGCTGGGCGATAGTGTTGGCGACGAGCATGCCCCTATTACGCCGGAGCACCCTCTTGATCAATCCAAAGTGCATCCAGCCGTTGGATTTCCTTCCGGATCACGTCAAGCGCGTCCCCTTCATCCAACGTCTCAAGCATGGCTAGGACGCGCCACTTGCCCCCAGACGTGAGGTTCTCCTTGTCGTAGACCGGAACGCCCCACTCGTCGACCGTGTTCGCCCGCTGGTCATGGGGCTCCGTCATGTAGATGGGCTCGACCTCGTGGCCGTCGTAGACGTAGAACGGGATCTTCGCGTAGGGCGTCCGCCGCCCCACCTTGATCGCCATCCACCGGACAAGGGCGAAGATGTACTCACGCTCCCCACCGTAGGCGTTGTAGTCGAACCCGATGGACCGACGCCCGTTGTCGTAGCTTAGCTGTCCCGTGCGAAGGGGCCTGCTCGCGTAAGAGAACCACCCCGGCTCACCCATGACCTCCGGCCACATGCGGAAGTTCTTGGCGATGAATCGGTACATCTTCTCGAAAAGCTCTTGGCTCCGAACCGGAGCAGCAACGCTGTATCCCATACTGTCCTACCTGTAGGTTGTTGGGTGGATGCCCAAGAGGGCCATCTCCAAGGCATGCACCTTTCGGAAGAGGGCGTTGGCGGCCCCTTGAGGTGTCTTGCGGGGAGGCCCTTGTAAGATGAAGCCCTTTTGGCGGAGGGTCCCCTGCCAGGTCTTCTTCGCTTGGTGGAGGACAACCTCGATCTTGATTCCCCGCACGACCTTGCTGTAGCTCGTCTGCCAACCGGAGAGCTTGGTGCCGTAGTGGAGTTGGTGCCCCGCGAAGTAGATCAAGCCTGCGGTCTTCATGGGCTGCTCAAGTAGGCTGTAATCCCGGCGATGACGAGGGCTAGGGAGATGCCCAAAATGGCGACCACGATCATCAATTCGACCAAGGTGAAAGCACGTTGTGGTTTTTGCATGGTGTGTCTCTGATCTGGTCTACACCGGAGGCTACCAGTCGCGAGGCCGCCGCTCCCTACGTCGCAAGAGCCACCAAACGAGCTTGACGATCTGCCGGTCGGACATACCGTCGATCTTGAGTCCCATCCAACGAGCAAGGCGCCGGAGCCCATCTGGATTCCGACGCCTTGCCTCATTCAAGTCTGTTTTGGTTATCACCCGACACAACTACCCCGGATGGGGTATCAACTACTCACGAAGCTTGATCGGCCCTGCCTTCTTCGTCTTGAATGCCTCTTCCGTGGCGGCGTTCGTCACGATGTCGAACTGGGAGAGGTCCTTCTTGGGGAAGCCCAACGTCCGCGCGACCATGCCCCCGGGGAACGTCCCAAGCGTGACCTCGTAGACCCGCTTCTTGTCCAAGAGGCTCTTCTGGTCCGCTTCGAAGCTGTTGCGCCCGGCCTCCATGGCTTGCTGGATCGAGCGGTAGAGCGACGCGTCGACCGTGGGGTTCTTCTCTTGGATGAACTGGAAGACCGCCTTCGACCCCTCCGCCCCATACCGGCCCTTCATGGCGCCGTCGTAGAGCTTCTGAAGGTCCGCCGTGTACATGTCTGGAACTTGCGCCATCTCCTTGATCTTGTTGAAGTAGTTGGCGTAGTTGTTCCGATTCTGGTCATATTGAGCTTGCAGCCCAGCTTCCTGTCGAATGCAATCGTTATTGACTCCGACGCACCCGCCAATGCCTAGTACGGCAAAGAGGACCACCATCGAGGCACACCCGATAAATACCTTCATCCCTGTTGTCATGTTGCGGACTCCTCGACTTGTCTACACCGAGCTATTTGACGCATCTTCTCTCGCCACGCCTCGGGTTTAGGTTTACCCCTACGCGCCAGGCTCATCTTCTCTCGCGTGCTTTCTGATAGCTGTTTACCCTTGTTATTCGGAGGCTTCCCCTTCTTTGCTAGGCTCATCCTCTGGCGCGTTTCCTCAGAATGGGGGTGCCCTTTACCAAGACGAGCAGATCGTATCTTCGCCCGTGCCTCCGGGCTCTGCTTGTGCCCGGATGTTCCCTGTCCACCAGCCGTTCGATTGCAACCTATACTGGATTGTCCTGCTAGAGTTCCCAGCGATGTGATTAGGGCTCGCTCCAGGTTGAGCGCTTCAGTCTCAACAGATGTGGCCAAAACAACCTGTCTGTTTAAGCCGTATGCACGCGCAATCTCTGCGTGGTTGGCACTCCGCCTTTTGTCTTTCACACGGCTTGCTGTCCCTTTCCCCACATAAAAGGCTCGAGGATGTGCTTCGATTGTCCAGTCAACATATACGAACCACATAGTCTTACCTCAGAAGTAGCGGCGCCTACGGAACCCGTAGGACCGCCGTTCATCCCCGAAAACATCGTAGCGCTGAAGGATAGCGGTGAGCGCCGCTGCTATGATAAGGCCGATTACGATCGCGACAACAAGCTGCGTGGTGTTTGGCTTGATGCTCGCCTGGAGGTACTCAAAGTCCTTCATCGGCTTGCGCTTGTAGTACTCCTCTGTCGTGTCATGTAGGACCTTGAGGGTCGCCCCCGGTGTGATCTCCGGCAGGGCCATGACGGCATCCCGGAGCTTGACCTCGTAGAGCTTCGCGGTGGTCCACGCCATGACTTGCGCCCAGGCAGGCTTGAGCGATCCCGGCTCGAGCCCTATGACCAAGATGGCGTCGTTCTTCTTGCCTCCAATCCAATCCTCCTCGAGGGCGTAGAACCACTCGGCGGGCTGGTCCGTGAGGACGACCGCCATGGAGACCTGCTTGCGCGCCCCGATGTCCGCGTTGATCCTCATCAAGCCTTCGTTCCATGCCACGGGGTCCGCTACGTTCACGCCCTGCAACACCAGCCGGTTGATCTTGTAGTAGTCGTAGATGCGCCTTGGGTAGCTCGGGAGCTTCCCGGCGTACTTGGCCTTAAGCCCCTGGTGCCGAAAGAGCGTGTCCGGCGCTGCCTTGATGTAGCTCGTGTAGCCATGCGGCCTCGCCGTTGGGTCCGCGACCTTGACCTGTGTCCACCGAGGCGGCTCACCCGTCCCTTGACGGTCAACACGATCGATCGTGATAGTCTCACGGTTTGATGTGTAGACGTTCCAATCGTAGTCGTGAAGATGCTCGTAACAGGTGTCGCAATGCGTCGTGGTCGAGCAGGTCTGACTCTTGCCCGACCCGGAGCACGTCGTCACGGGACGGCAGTTGCATTGGTAGGAATGGCTGCAAGATACCGTTTCCCTCTGCTTGTAGGTGACGAACCCACCCCAGATCTCCACGTCCCCCGTGTTCTTGGAGTAGATGATCCACGCAGAGATACCCGCGACGATGAGCTGGATGCCTACATGTAGGAGGAATTCCTTCCATGTGATCCCCTTGAGGACCACGAAGGAGAACACGGCGACGGCTACGGGTAGAACCAGCAGGATGAGTAGGGTCATCAGCGTTCCCGCGAGCGGGACTCCTTGAGCATGTTGATGAACATGATGCCTTGACCGCGAGCGTCGTCGACGGCGACGTGGTTGTGCTCCCCTACGCCGTAGAACCAGCGCTTAGGCATGTGCTTCTTGACGCTTTCCCGGTAGGTCTTGCCCATGAGCGACATTGCGAAGGTCTTGATGTCGATCGCGGAGAAGCTGAAGGGCGATGACCCGTGGAAGGCCATGAGGTACCAGTACACGAAGGTGAAGTCATACCCGGCCGGGTAGGCGACAAAGACAAGGCGACCGGGCAACCTCTCTGCCCATGTTGCGAAGTCGTCCATCGCATTTTTGGCGGAGACGGGGTTCTTTCGACACTCCTCCCAGGCTTCGGGCTGCTTGGCCCACCACGCCATGGTGTCAGGGTCGGGCTTGGCCTCGGGGAGGACCTCAAGGTTGCGGGAGAAGCTTCCAATCTCCTTGCCGGTCTCGTCGAAGGCGACGGCGCCGATCGAGAGCATGCTGTTGCGACCCGGGATAGGACCATCAGCTTCGATGTCAACGGATACGTAAATCTCTTGTGGGCTCATGGCGTGGTCCTACACCGGAGGACTTTGAATCTGAAGACCCTCTCGGTCTCACACTTCGGGCAATAAGCGCTGATCTCCCATATCCCCGGGGACGGGTTAGGGTTACCGCATTCAATGTCGTAGTCGTCAAAGTGCGTGGGGACCTTCGCCCGGCAGTACCGGCAGACGTGATTCTTCGGCGCGTTCAACATGACGGTGAGGTCGACTTGTAAGCCCATGACTACCGGATCCCTTTCGCATTGAGGATGTCTTGGATTAGCTTGAATCGACGATGGCTTTCGGCCTTAAGCTCGGAGAGCGGGCGAACCTTGGGGGCGCGGTCAAGCCACTCGGTGAGCGTGTTGACCGGATCGTCCCCGAAGCAGAGGAAGTGTGCGTTGAGCCCTGTGAGGTTGCGCAGCAGCGATTTGCTATGCGTCACAACAACCGCGCCTAAGAGGTGCTCTGGGGCGTCCTCAAGGAAGGCGCGGATCTCCGCCCCTGCGGAAGCCGCCCAGCTATCGCTTAGGCCGATGTCCGGCTCATCCCAGAAGATGACGTGCGAGCTGTCCCGCCCCTGGCTTGTTCGGATGGCGCCAAGGATCGTCTCCGAGGAGTTTGCCCCGGTGCTTTGCCATTCCTCGGAACCGTAGACGAAACAAAGGCCAGGGTTGTAGGCGGTTTGACGCCGCCCCTCCATGGAGAGGTGGATGGTAGACGTTCCCGCTTGCGAACAGGTCCCTTGGACGACCCTTCGGAAGAATGACTTGCCCGAGGCGTTCTCTCCTACGGCGACGATGAGCTTGGACTTGCCAGGGGTGTAGCGGACGGGGATAGGCGTCACCCCGTCCGCGTTGGGCTCGAAGTACTCGAGCCCCAAACACCTGCGCACGAGGTCGCCTGCGTCCTTGATGGGGGGTTTCTTTGCCATGCCTCATCTACGCCGACGAGGCAGCCGGATCAACCAGGATTGATGTAGTAAACGAGACGGCCGTAGACCTGGCGGGTCCAACCATTAACATGCCCCGAGGAGTTGGCGATCTGAAAGCGTCCGTCTTGGCCGATCGCCTTGACCATGTGGAGGAAGTGGCTGCCACCTACGCGGCAGAATACGATGTCCCCGACGGCTATCTCCTCGGGCTTTACTGGCGCCACGGTGACTTTCACGCCGTCCTTGAGGCGTGGTGTCATCGAGTTACCGTGCTCCGTGTAGGTCACGGATCTCCCCGCCTGTAGCTCGGCGGCAAGCATTGCATATCGACTCACGAATCTTCTCCGAATTCCAATTGGTTTGGGGGGTCCGGGGCCTCCTCGACCTCATAGACCTCAAGGTCCATATCCTTGTCGAGGAAGATCCCGATGACGCCCCGTCCGGTCTCACTATGCGCCATCCTCACGATGTCCCGCATGGTCTCCTCGGTCGGTGACTTGTTCCCGCGAAGAACGACGATGAGGGACCCCGCGTCGAAGCCCGTAGCCGATTCGAATTCATCGAGAAGTGGCATCTCCCGAGGAAGGGCTGCTTTGGGGACGGCGCGGAGGTAGAGGCGCTTGAACGTTTGGGGCATTGCCCCAAGAACTACACCAGCTCAGGGCGGGCGTACTTGCCTTCGGGGGGCTTGCCTTTCACTGGAGGCATCCATCCTTCTGCCCGAGCCCTCGCATAAACATCCGCAAGCGGGGTGGCTTCGACAAAGGGCTGCACAGGCTTGTTCAAGAGGTTTGATAGGGCCGCCGTGGCTTGAGCCGCTGACAGGAGCCCTACCTCGACGTGGCGGCACAGGCGCCCCTTCCGGCGCGTAGCCGCGTCCATTTGAAGCGTCTCAGCATTCGTGGTCGCGAGGATCCGAACGTCAAGGATCGACCCGAGGATCCCGTCCCCAAGGTTGAGCATCGACGAGATCGCGTCCATGTTGCCGTTGTCACGCTTCACAAGGCACCGATCCGCGTCTTCGATGATGAGCATGATCGGCCCGTTGAATTCCTGCTTCGCCGACGTCAAGGCAGGCAAGATCTCCGGTGAACCAAGACTCTCAACGAGGTGCGGCGGAATCAGGATGTAGGCGACCCGAGGCGCGTCCGCCAACAGGCTCCGCACTAGGTAGGTCTTGCCCGTCCCAGGGCTCCCACTAAGAATCGTGAGGCGCCCACACGGGCTGTCACTTGTCTGCTCTTTCACGATGTGGTCGTAGTCAGCAAGGACCTGCGGCGTGTAGTTGCTCCGGATGAGCAGGGTTCCTGCTGTACCTAGTCGTGTGATGGAATAGCCCGTCATGCCCTTGGCAAGCGTGAAGACGAGCCCCTCATGGGGGTTGTCTGGCTGAAGCGCCCGTGAGAGGAGCTTGTTGACCTTGTCGGCAACCTCCTCGTCGGATGTTGCTAACGCCACCTCTCCCTCGGTCCCGGAGCTATAGATCGAGACGCTCAGCATCACCTTGTCGCCAGCGAAGGTGAAGTCCCCGTTACCGTTCCCACGATCTGCGATGCGAACAAGCCGAGCACCTGTGATTTCACAAAGGCCCTCGAAGAGGTTCTGAGGTGGTGTGACAAGACGCCCGGACCAGGTGACGGTCCGCAAGGGCGGTCCGCCCTCGAGGGCTTCTTTGAAGATCGCGTGTCCGATCCATTGCCCTGGACCAAGACCTACACTATCTCCCAAGGTAGGGAATCGGAACGTCTTCCACCAATCAGCGGCAACTTTGATGAGCCCTGTCAAGGATGCTTGAGGAGAGGCTGCCTTCCAGCGGGGATCCATGCTCAGGCAGATCGCATAAGAGGGCTAAGCTAGGCGGCTGGACTTCCGGTAACGCTGCTTGGGGTTACCGTGCGCGTCAGTTACAATCTCGGTGGGGATGACCCAATTCCGCCGCGCGAGGGAGCCAAGCATAGCTGCAACATTCCGACCGCTTAAGGTGGTGGCCCTTGCCAGGTCTGTTGAGGTGAACTCCTCTCCGGGATAGGACCGGATGACGGCGAGAAGGGCCTCGGCTGGATCTGCCTTCTCTTGAGGGGCCTTGAGGGGTGTCCAAGACACCAGGCCGTGCTTTGTTTGCTTGATCTTGGACACACATCCGTCGCGGCTTAGGAATTCCAGTTGGATGGCTGTCTTGTTCATATCCGCGCCGAGGACCTTTGCGACGCTCAATGATGCTACCGGTCCCTTCTCGGCCGCCTTGACCAGGGCGGCGTAGACCTCATCCTTAGATGGCAGGGGTCCTTGGCTGGCTCGAGCGCCTGGCTTAAACTCCACATTGATGACAGGCAGCGTCTTGGGGGACGCTTGCGCGGGCTGGGGTGCTTGCGTCTTGGGGGGCACTTGTGCAGGCTGGGTGTCAAGCAAGGCCGTAAGGGCGCCCTCAAGGATCTGCCCCGCGTTCTTGTTCTTCTCAATGTCGAGCCAAGCCGCGTGGATCTTGACCTCGAGCATGGTCCGATCCTCATCCATGTGCTTGGTCAAGCAATCGAATCGGCTTGTCTCGGTGACGATGCGGTTGATGAGTACGCGAAGGGCTGCTTGTCTGCGGATATCGTTGTTGTTCATGCTGGCAATATGCCGCATCCTCAAAGGGATCAACAACCTTTTCGCTCTGGGAGCGTCGAATTCAGACGGCGTGCCTCCAAAAGATCCGTGAGGGCCGTGACAGTGGCTCGCAAATGCGGGAGGACCGTCTGCGCTACCGTCCGGCGAGCTACCCCACCCCGATCGAGGCGTTGAATGCATACGTGAATCATGCGGATGAGGTAGGTGACCTCATCTTCACGAGGGATGCCACGGATCTCCCTAATTTGCCGGACCATCCATTGGTAGGTGGGAGGGTGGTGGAATTCAGCATGATAGGCACGTGCCCGCGACAGAAGCTCAGGCTGCTCGGAAGAACTCAAGCTCGATGCTTGGTTGGCGCCATGGACCCCGCAGACAGCGAAGATCTCTGGATGGATCCCTGCGAATTCCCCGTCAAACAATCGAACATGCTCACGGTATGTTCTGGGAGTGATGCCGAGACGCTCTCTCCTGAGCATTTCGTCAAAAGAGTCGTAGAATTGCCCCCAAAGATGCCGATGGTTCAGCTCATAGTCACGTAACCCCCGCGCTGCCTGGAGGTAGGTCTCCGATGACTGCCGGAACATGTTACGGTAGATTTGGAGGCTGTTTTGAAATTGCTCGGTTTGGCGTGCTTGTGAGGTTGCCATGATCTACATCCCTTCATACTTGCGGAATTCCGCTCTGATTGCCATTTTGTAGCGTGTCCAGTAGTTGATTGAGACCGGGGTGTCCGTGAAGAACCCTCCCAGGATCAGCCCTCTGTCGGAGGCTTCGTCCGCAATGACAAGCTCGAGGTACTCAGGTGCCTTCGGATGTATGTCCTCGAGGCTGTCAACAAAGGCTGCGATTTCGGAGGGTGTCAGCTCATCATCCAACACAGCAGGTGCCTTCTCTGGAAGCGCCTTCATTTGCCCCCGCAAGGCCCTCTGTCGCGCTCGGACGCTCATTGTAGCGTGGTGCAATGCTGCGTTGTTGATATACCCCCGAGCACCCGAGTAAGGCATTCCCCTCAAGTAGTCCTTGGACATGAGCTTGAGCGCGAATGCCTGACACAAGTCGTCAACGTCGCCCGTCCCGTACTTCCGAAAGATGAAGACCAACCGCGCGCCGAGCATCATGTTGGGGTGCTCAGGGCAGCCCGTCACGCCATTCTTAAGCATGTACTGGTGCAGGAATTCGGAGAGGACTTTGGCGGATCGTTCCATGCGGTGACTATGCCGATGGAGCTAGGGGATCAACGAGAATCTGCTCCGGCGTCTTCAGGCTTCCAGCAGTCACAAGGCCCCCAATACGCCCCGAAGCAATACTGGTAGCCATCGTAGCCCAACGTGCAGGAGCAACGCTGCCACGTGCCCCTTTCGCAAACCTGCGGGGGATCGTCTGGGCCACATGCCGTGAGGAGTAAGGCCAGGATCAAGAGTCGCTTCATCGCAGCTCCCCCTTCTCGTCGTAGACGATCGTCCGCGCCCATGGGAGCAGGCCCTGCGCTCCCATCTTGGGCGCTCGGGCACACTTCACAAAGGACCTCAATGTCCGGCCTCATGGCATCTCCAACACACGGTAGGAGGGCTTCCCTACAAGTCCCTCCATCACTTTGTCGAGGGCCTCATGGAGGTCCCAGGCGTCTTGTACGCGCTCGGATGCCGTCGTCGCGAGGCAACCCCGTAGGAGGCGCGCTAAGGGGGAGGGTACCGCCGATGGCAGCTCGTTGGTGACAACGTTACCGCCGAGAAGCAAGACCCCGAGCTTGGCCGCCATGTAGATGTCCAAGGCAGGCGTAGGGAGTCGCTTCGCAAAGACCTCTGGCGGGTAGTAGTCCCGGAACCGCTTGACGATGACCTTGATGCTCTGCTTGTCCTTGAGCCGCGAAGAGTAACACCAATCGATGATCTTGGCGCCCCGCTCGGTCGGGTGGACCAGGACGTGGGGAGGAAGCAGCGCGGCATGGACGAATCCAACGCTGTGCGCATAGCCAATCCCAGCGAGGATGCGCTTGAAGATCCAGGCGAAGTCACGGATGTCGAGCCCGCTCGGATGGGCCGTCATGACCTCCTCAAGGGTGACCATCCCCTCCGCCCGGATCAAGACGTGTGTGGCTAAGTCGTCGTAGCTCGCCGGGAAGGAGATGAGCTTGGGGAAGTACCGGAGGAACTTCTCATCCGGAAGATTTGGAGGTCGGATGACCGTGAGGGCCGTCTTTTCTGCCAGCATGAGATCCGTATCGGCGGTCCAGCGCTGCCGTTTGATGATGACGGGCTCGCGTGTCTCCCCGTCATCTGCCTCAAGCTGCTCGAAGAAGCCCCCGCCTGTGTTGGTCTTCGGCGCATGAATGACCTCCCCCATACGAAGAGCGCAGACGTCACCGTTGAATTCAGGCTTGCTGTCGTCGATCTCTACGTCGTGGCCTGAGTACTTTATCGTTGTCATGATTCCGCCGTCAGGTGATCGAAGAATCCACCTTCAGCTACACCGTCGACCCGCTCAACCCGCCCGTAGAGCGTCACGGTGGCAACGTGGAAGCCCGCGTTAAGCGCCTCCTGTTCGCGATTGATATCGTCCGCCGTGTCAGGTCCCTCCAAGGAGAAGCCTCGAACCTTGGCGACCAGCTCTTCGGGGATCTGGGCAAGGACCTCTGCGATGGACGGCTTGAAAAACCCAGGGTAGCCGTAGGTGTGTAGCGTTCGGATTCGCCCCACGATCTCCGTTGCCTGAACCTCTCCGTCAAGGACAGGATTCCACGTGAAGGCCACCTTGCGGGTGTCAATCCACTTGATGCAGTGGAGCTTGCCGTCTCGGTGAATCAGAGGACGGATGGTCTTGAGCATCTCACTGATGCGCGCGTCGGTAATCTTGGGGATATTCATCGGACATCCTTCGGTGAGGGGCCGTAAGACTTGTAGGCCACCGGAGCCTTGGCGATGCGGGCCACCGTGTGTTCGATCGTTTCAGGGCGATTCTCGTAGACCGGCTGGGCAATGGCGAGGTCCCGCCCATTAGCCTGCTGGTCACGCAAGTCGCGTGGAAGGTGGTAGTTTGGGACGAGGTTACCATCGAGGCTATGTCGGGTGCAGACCTTGCCGCTGGGGGTCTTGTCGCAATGCGTGAGGCTGATCTCGTCAACCCCTCCGCAAGCCTTGATGGCATACCGGAGCAGCGTGTGGTCAAAGTGACCAGCTCGGAAGGCGTTCTGCCACACGTTCCACTCGTTATGCGCCTCAATGTAGCCGTTGCGAATAAGCTCGGGATCCTCCGAGGGCATCGGCCCCGCCCCGTGGCGCGTGAGGTACGTCCGAAGGACGCCGACCCGGGTGAAGTTCAAGTGCCCCTTCATGAGCAGGTAGGCATTGTTGAATGTCGTCGTGCTCCGGGTGCAATGCGGCATGAAGCCCATGAATTGGTCTAGGAGGACCCCTTGGGCGCCTTCGAACACGATGGTACCGTCCCCCGCAAGCTCCTCGTCGAGCCAATCCTCGTTGACGATGTGAACCTTGGCCCTTTCAATGAGGATCTGGGCGGTCTCCGCCTCGATGTCGATGTAGCCCTTGTCCGTAAGCCAGCGGACTTCTTCGACCAGGTCGGCGGTCTTCTCGAGCCCCGCCGCCAAGGCTTCGACCTTCTGCCAATTGTGCTGCTGGATCATCTCGAGCTTTTCGCGCAAGCGGACGGGGTTCACAAGGTCCCCGGCGTGCAGTGCGTCCTCCTCGAAGTAGTCCGCATCCTGGACGGTCTCGTTGATGCCCATACCGCACGACCCGTGACGACCCTTCCCCCGGGCCATCTCCCGGATCCGGTTGGCTGCCATCTGGAACCGGGTGCCCACCAGGGCATTCTCCTCGATGTGCATCCGATCGAAGGCGTCAGGGACGAAGTTACGTAGGTGCATCCCCTCTGAAAGGAGCGATCCGGGGCAGATGATGGTTTCACGGCTCATGAGGGTTCGGCACCCCGGCGTGAAGGACCCTGATCCGAATTGGGAGAACATGTGGTGGACGCCCGCGTTGGATACGACGTTGTGGGCGGCTTGCGCCCCACCGTTGAACCGCACGTTGAGCTTGGCCTTGTGCTTCTCGGTGAGATGCGCGACCGTGAGCCCTTTGCCTTCGTCCCCGAAGGCAAGTCCAATGACGAGGTATGCGTGTGCCATGGTCTATCAAGCCCTTTCGTACCCAGCAGGTGCTACACCAGCGGCGATTCGTTGCTCCAAGTCATCGATGTAGTCGACCTGCTTCTTGCAGATCCGGGCGACATACGCCCGCTGCTTGCGGAGCGTCTCCTCTTGGCTATATCGATCGACGGGGAGGTCAATCCACCGCGTTTGGTCGTTGATGTCCCGAGGCCAGGAACCGTCAAGAGCGGCATCAAGCTCGCCCTGGAAGGCTTCTCGGTAACGAACGCGGTCAGCGGCTTTTTGGAGGTTGTAGAATGCCATGCCCTATGTATGCCGGGGCAGGCAGGGGATCAATTAGAGTCGCTCGTTTGTCGCGTCGGCCGCAGGGGTCTTGTCATTGTTGACGACCTTGCTCACGACGTCACAGATCTGGGTAGCGTCCTGGATCTTGAGGACGTGCCCGTCGCCAAGGAGCTTCACCCACGCGTTGTAGATGCTGCTGTCATTGCCGTTGTGCGTGTGCCTTGGAATGACGTAGTAGATCTCGTACTTCTGCGCACACTCCGCGATGACGTCCTTGGTGTCAAGGTCATCCTGAAGCATGTCCCCGAAGAGCAACTCCACCTCGGTCCGTGAAACCTTGGCGTAGGGCAGCTCATCGCCGACGATGAAGAGGTAGCCCTTACGCCCCCGCTTCTCGTGACAGTCGATCGACGTGTGTCGCGCGAAGAAGTAGATGACGTTCTGGTAGGACTCATGGTTGGACCCGCCGCCCTTGCCCTCCATGAACATGCGGCCGAGGTCGTCTTCCATTTCGAGGCCGGATTCGAATTGACCGATCTGAACGCTTGCAGCCTCGTGGTTGGACGTGTCGCCGACCGCCCCGAAGAGGACCTGCGGATCAGGCGTTCCTCCTTCGATGATGGTGGTCATGAGCTTGGGCAGAACCTTCTGCATCTCAACCGGCGTGCTCTGCATCGAGCCCGTCTCATCCAGGATGACGGCAATCGCGACGGAATTGGGATGCGCATCAGAGTCACGGCTCTCGCGGGTGACCCCCTTGGGGTTCATGAGGTCGTGAACCTTGCGCTCATGTACGGGCTGCGCCGCCGTCTTGGCGTGATAATCGAAGAGGTTGGCATTGGTGGCTGCACGGTGTTCGGCACGATCACGGTAGAAGTCGTTTGACCAGTGTGAGGTTCCCATAGTGTGTCTCCTTGCCCAGCACTACACCAGGGGCGGGCTGGTGTAGTGTGAAAGCATGCCAATTGACATGAGGGTACCAGCCCACCAAGAGGCCGTGGTTCTCGGCCCCGATGACCCCGCCTCCTTTGAGCCGCGATCGGCTGAACAAGAGCTTCGCGGCATTGGCGGCATGTGTGTTCTACGGAATATCCAAGGCGTTGAGGTCTGGCTCTCGTCGCTCTTCGAACACGCCATGATTGAGTCCTTCGAGTTGACCCCGGCTTACAAGAGATGCTTGTGGGTCCTTGAGAGGACTGCGACGCCTATCGAGCGTCTTGAAGTTCACCACACCTACATCGTGGCCGTCTTCCGCCAGGAGTGGCGGCGATCTAGCGTGATTGTGCCCGTAACCATTGACTCGCGAATGTCGGTCTGGGACCGGCTAAGGAGAGATGCTGATGACGACAATAACGGCTGACAACCCTATCTCCCCCCTCAAGGTGATCGTACTCGAACCGGGGCAGGCCCCCATATTCGAGCTTGAGCCCAACCTCAAGGTGAACACCTACATCGACCACGATTGCTTGGGCCAGCTACGGAGTGGGCCTCGTGGTGTCTTCACGCTTCCTATGCACCCCATCCCGGACATTGACACGGAGGTCCCGTCAAAGCGCGCTATCGCCATGATTGAGGCCATCGTGGGCAGCATGGTACCGATCTGCATGACATCCAAGGATGCTTCGGATGTCGTCTACGGTGGATGGGGGAATTCCTTCGGAACGCTTGTAGGTCCCGGCGTGGCGCTGCCCCCCAACCGATTCTGGGGCACCATCTTCGCATCGGAATTGCCTCCCGGCGTGGTTGTCTGCGTCCACCATAACGCTGGCGCCCTTGTCTACAACCGCTTGGATGTCGAGTCGCACGTCATTCTGGGTGTGAGCTTCGCCGTCACAGGGGGCGCGATCGTAGAGCGCGGCGTCATCCCTGCTAGGAGCTTTGGTGGCTTCATCAACCCCAAGCTCATCCAAGTCTTCAAGGTGGACGGGTGATCTCGGTTGACATCGACAAAGTCAATGTCTTCGGAGAGATCCGGTATGAGGTTGTCATACGCGGGATCGAGCCCGCCAAGGGTTACATCGTGGGCCACCATGAGCCCTACGACGTGGCCGTTCGGATTCGAGACCGAGTCATCGCCGAGTTGATTGCCTACAACGGGCCGGAGGCCCCCCAACCCGACCGGACGGTGCTTGAGCACCTGGACAACATCAATGCCAATTTCGATCAAGCTCAAGCAAAGTGACGACGGACGGCCCTACTACTTCGTCCAGATCTATGGCGTGCCCGGCGCACGAGGCCCCTTGGTTGTCTGCAATGCCCTCCCCCTTAAGGATGCCGAGGCCCTTCGCCAACGTGTCAGCGACGCCTTCGTTGATTACGCTGGCCCCCTCGGTGTCCCCAGGGCAGAGGGCATTGACCCCCTGGTGCGCTTCAATGCCGAAATGGACGAGGATCCCCCAAAGCCCAAACCCAAACCAGAGCCCAATGACATGCTGTCTTGCATGATGATGGTGGGATACAAATGATCATCGAACCCGCATTTGATCGCGAAGCGGAGCGGCTTGCCGCCCGCTATGGATTCACGTTTCACATCGACAGAGGCTGCCTCACACCACACGAAGGCTGGAAGAGCGAGACCCGCATAGCTACCGATGAAGAGATAGAGCTATGGGACGCCCTCATGCAGCACGACACTCCGGAGACGGGGACCATGCCCGCCACTTGGAAGGAGATCGTTGACACTCTCTTCTACCTCGAGGCGCTCCCCGTCACGATCTCCCCCAAGGACTACCAGCTCTTCATCAAGAACGCGACGAAGGACGACTACGAGCCCAATACCCTCGTGGACTTCCTCCAAGCGGGTTTCATGGGCACAATCCGCTTCATGGATCGCCTCGGACCGCACGTCTACGTCTCCCGCGCTATCCCCCCGGGCTATTACTACCCAAGCCACACCCCCGAGCTTCGAATCAGCAACGACACCGATGAGGTCCCCGAAAAGGTCGCTCGAACCGTCGCCCTTGACCTCAAGCCCCTTAAGGCGCATCCATGATCCACATCTACCATTGTGACGAGAAGGTCATCGAGGTCACGTCGTACACGGACGTTGCAGACACCGTCCTCAAGGTCCTCCGAGGAAAGATCCCGGCCATCGTCGGAGCAGGAGGACCTCTCCGTGTCGTCCTTGAGCCGCAGAAGTACCCACAAGGCTTTGTGGGTGTCCTACATGGGCATACAGCAGCGTACTTCTTGTGCTACATCCTCTGCGGGACGGCCGTCATGGATTACCGTGTGACCGTCGTGGACGATCTCACAGGAGCCCCATCTCCATCGCCTTCGCCATGAGGACGTCGGCTTGGGCCTTCGTGAGCCCCCTTGCCGTGAAGCTGAGCCCGTTGTTGTCAATGGCAACGCGGGCGGGGCGGCAGAAGGCGTCCTTGACGCCGTACTTGCTGTTGAGCTGGTCAACCTCAAGGCCCAGCCGATCGCGTCTCTGTTGGTTCTTTTCAGCCTGAATCCGAGCAGCCTCTTCCCTGGCGAAGAGGTCCTTAGCATCTTGGATCATCTTCGTCCAATTGAAGCCGCCATCCTTGGTTTGGGGGTACTGGATCAGCTCCCTACCGTAGTTCCCCAGCTTGGCCCGGATCTTACCGTTCCCCCTCGTGGAGTAGAGGCCGCCGCGTGACTCCTGCTCAACCCTGATCGGAATGACTCCGTTAATGGTATTGAGGCCGGAGGGGCTGCGCGTAACGGTCAGCCCGGCTTCAGTTAGCTTTTCGATGATGGTTTGGAGGGCTTCTTGGCTAGTCATGCCCTCTGTATGCCGGTCAAGGCTTGGGATCAACGTGTTCTGGCAGGGCGGCGGGCTCTTGCAGCTCTTTGAGGGTCCGGATGACATCCTGGGCATCAATGGTGGCTAGGGTGCTCACCTTGGCCCGCTCCCTCCCCTTGAGGATGGCGCTTGTGAAGGGCGTGAAGTTATCGTCCTGTCGCCTTTTCATGTCCGCAAGGTGCTCGACCTTGTTCTGAATCGTCTGGATCGTATCTGCTACGGGGATGTCGACGATTCGTGCGCCCTTGGCGCTATCCGCAAGGATCAGGTAGTCCGACGCGATCTTCAAGAGGCGCTTCCTGCGTTCGTCATGCTCCTCACCCCCATAGACGTAGCTCACCCAATTCCAGATGTGCGTCACAACCATAGGGACGATCACCCCCCAGAACGCTAGGTGGTTATACGTGAGGCCCCTCCAATAGAGGATCGCGATGGCGGGCACGAGAGCCACGGATAGAACCCAGATGACACTCAGGCGACGCCTATTCCAGTCAAACTTCTCTTGGCTCTGCTCCGCCAAAGCGGACGCCGTTTCGGCTAAGGTGTGACACTCGATCTCGTAGCACGCCAAGTACTCCGTGGAGACGCTCCGGTGGAGCGCCGTAGGTGTGAGCTTCGCCCGATCATTCTCAAGCTCTTTGCGGGCGTCGTTCTTGGCCTTGTCGAAGACCTCCCGTGTGATGTCCTCCCGCAGCTTGGCCTTGTCCTTGTCTTGGAACTCCCGGTTGAGCTTGTCCCTCAAAGATAGATACTTGTCCGGGGATAAGCCCCAGCTTTTGGCCTCATCGATCTCACGCCCGGTCATGTCACGTACGTCCATGCCCCGAACTACACCAGCCTGGTGTAGAGGCAAGCATGAACGACAAAGCTCCCGATGGAAAGGTTTTCGTCTGCCAGGCATGTGGCAAGGTCAGCCGCTATCGATATGGGTTCGACGATGCCAACAAGGACTACGATGCCCAAGGCCGGAAGTACTCGAGCCGAGGATGGGATGAGTCCTGTATGCTGAACGCCGAGATCACCGATGTCGCTGAATTGTCCGAGGATCTCCGTGATCGGGCAAACAGCATCGCCCCTGCCTGATTTCATTGATCGGCGCCACCGTCCGGTGTAGTAGGAGGGAACGGCGTGTGGCGCATCCCACCACCCAAAACCAACCTTGTTGCGCCTTTGCCGTCAGGAGAACACCATGTCAAGCTACCCCATCACCGCCTCTCTGTTTCTTGCCTCGGTTCTGCTTTCCACCAAGCCCGCTACCACCGTCAAGCCGCCCCCGACCAACCACATCGTCGTGATTGACTGCTCGGGCTCGATGTACGGTGAGTTGCCAAAGATTCGCGAACAGCTCAAGAAGAAGCTCCCCAAGCTCCTCGGCGACCAGGACACGATCAGCATCGTGTGGTTCTCCGGGCGCGGGCAATTCGGGACCCTGCTTGAGGCCGAGCCGGTGGCGACCCTCGCGGACCTTTCCGCCGTCAACCAGGCGATCGATCGCTGGCTCAAGCCGGTGTGCTTGACCGGATTCAAGGAGCCCCTCGAGGAGGCCGCCAAGCTGGTCGACCGCATTGGCAAGAAGCGCCCCGGAACGGCCTTCAGCCTCTTCTTCATGAGCGACGGATGTGACAACCAATGGAGTCGCGCCGAGATCCTCAAGGCGATCGAGAAGGCAGCCGGTGGGCTTGCCGCAACGACGATCGTTGAGTACGGCTACTACGCCGACCGCCCCCTTTTGGCCGCGATGGCAGAGAAGGCCGGTGGCGCCCACATCTTCGCCGAGCACTTCGACACCTACCAGCCCGCCTTCGAGGCCGCCATGCAGCGCAAGATCGCTGGCGTCAAGAAGGTCGAAGTCAACATCAAGGGCGACGTCATCGGCGGGTTCGCTTTCGCTATGGCTGGCGACGACCTCCTGACCTTCACGGTCGAGGACGGCAAGATCCTGGTCCCCGAAGGCGTGTCGGAGGTCCTGTACCTCACCCCGACCGAGACGAGCGGCAAGATGGCTGACCCCATCCCGGCCCTCTACGCCGCGATCAGCCTCTTCAGCGTCCGCATGAAGCCCGAGGTTGTCCTCCCCTTGCTCAAGGCAACCGGCGACGTCAGCTTCATCAAGGAATTCGGCGGGTGCTTCGGCAAGCAACGCTACAGCGCCTTCATGGAGCGCGCTAAGGCCGCCGCGTTCGACCCCAAAGGGCGCCTGACCCTGGGCTTCGATCCCAGCCAGGTTCCCCCGGACGACGCCTTCACGGTCCTTCAGCTCTTGGAGATCCTCTCCAATGACGAGGACGCCCGCTTGCTCTTGGACCACCCCGAGTTCAAGTACAACCGGATCAGCCGGGCTCGCGTCGATGCTTCCGAGAATCTCTCCGCCGAAGAGCAGGAGAAGGTCAACAAGCTCACCGAGGAGATGGGCAAGACCAAGGACGCCAAGAAGATCGCCTCCCTGGCCCAGGAAATCGCCGCCATCACCTCGAGCAAGCAAGACGCACTCAAGTTCGTCGAAGACAAGGGTGACGGTTCCGGCTACGCCATCTCGAACCTCACCTACAACGAGGAAAAGCCCAACATCAGCGTGTTGGTCCGCAAGACCGGCACGGTGGACCTCTCCGGGCGCCTCAAGGACGGTGAGTTTCCCAAGCTGCCCCGCAACTTCCCGTCCTTCATCTTCCGCAACTACGCGATCGTCAAGGACGGGTTGGTCAACGTCAAGGCGCTCCCGGTCCGCGTCACCCCGGCGACGATCAAGAAGCTCCGCGACGCTGGTATGAGCCCCACCTGCGCCCACACGCCCAAAGGCGAAACGCTCGACCAGAGCTGGTACACCGACCCCAGCAAGCCCGTCGACCTCGTGTTCGACTTGACCGAGATGCCGATCATCAACCGGAACATGGTCAAGGCTTGCTCCGCCAAGGCGCTCTTCGAGAAGGAATACGCCTTGACGAAGGCCCGCGCGGCCCAGAAGGTCCTCAACGCCGTCAAGAAGGAGCGGTTCCCCCGCACCTCCGAAGGCTACGAGGTCCTCTATGGCGTCGACGCCGCCGCATGGCTCAAGGAGCAGGGCTTCACGGACTACAGCGGCTTCTCCCCCAAGCAGGTCCAAGCCGAGGCGACCGACGTGTACATGGCGAAGGAGCTGAAGCTCGCGATCAAGGGCCTCTCCGCAATCCCAAGCATGAACGAATTCAAGAAGCAGGCAGCCAAGGGCAAGCTCAACGCGGGCGCCGCCCTCATGAAGCCGATCATCGAGAAGGTCGAAGGCTTCCTTGCCTCGGACGTCTACGTCAATGCCGCGAACCAGGACAAGCTCTTCGAAGCCTGGATCGACGGTGAGGTCAAGGCCGCGACCACCGAGGTACGCAAGCTCATCTCGGAGATGGCCAAGATCAAGTTCGCCATCATCGTCGGTCAGATTTGGTTCACCGAATTCGCGACGCTTGACGAGAACACCTTGGACATCACGGCCGACGGTCAGAAGCTCACCTGCACCGCTACCCTCCGTGAGGTCGAGGTCAAGATCTGACCCCCTGACCTTCCTCCCTTCAATCTTCCCTTCCCTCAACAATTCACTTCATCGTCCAGTGTAGTAAGAGACGATGCCGCGCAACACAGCTCTCATCGGGTTGCTCTGCTTCGCGCTGCCTGCGTGTCGCTTGTTCGAGCCCCTCGACGGCTACACAGGGGGAGCCCCCGCAGACCTAACGGACGCCGCCTTGGATGCGAAGGAGGTGGACGCTTCGGCGCCCGACGTACCTGACGTTGTGACGGACACCACGCTCCCGGACGCAAACCCCCCTGACGTGACCCCTGACACCTATGAGGCCGACGCGCTCACCGACGCTGATGCCGCCATTGAAGCCGAGGCTGACGTTGACGCGGACACACCTGACGCGGCCGATGTCGATGCTGACGCAGCCGTCGTCACCCCCGTAGGGATCACCCTGTCAGTAGGGTTCTACCACAATTGCGCCATCAAAGGTAAGGCCCTCTCCTGCTGGGGCTACAACGTCTACGGAATGCTCGGGATAGGGTCGACGGAGACGAAGTACGCCCCCGTGAAGGTCGACGATTCGGAATGGCTCACCGTATCAGCGGGCTACCATACCTGCGGAATCAAAACGAATGGGAAGCTCTTCTGTTGGGGTTACAACGTCAACGGAGAGCTTGGGGACGGGACGACGAACACAGCGATGACCCCTGTGCAGATAGGCTCGGACACCTGGCTGAGTGTAAGTGCAGGATGGCGCCACACCTGCGCCATCCGGGCCGACAAGAAGCTCTTCTGCTGGGGAGCTAATAGCTTCGGCCAAGTCGGAGACGGCACCCAATGCTCCGCTTCACCCTATACCTGCGAGGGCGTGACGAGCGTGCCCCGCTTGGTAGGATCTGATTGGGCCTCAGTGTCTGTTGGTAAGGACTTCACTTGTGGCCTCAAGCTCGATGGCTCCCTGTACTGCTGGGGCGATAACACCTACGGCGAGCTGGGTGTTGGTCTTGCTGACGCCGCGCCCAAGCTAGTGCCCACCAAGGTTGGGACAAGCACGTGGCAGAAGGTTTCGGCGTACTGGATCCACGCGTGTGCTCGGAGGAGTGATAGTCACCTCTTCTGCTGGGGCGATAACCGCGCCGGGCAGATTGGTAATGGGACCCTCGACATACAGACAGCCCCCGTTCAGGTCGGCGACGTTTGGTTGGGCATAAGCGCGGGAAAGGTCTTCACCTGCGGTCTGAAGGCAGACTACACAGCCTATTGCTGGGGCCACAACCAATGGGGGCAGCTTGGGGACGGCTCATCTTGCCCTGACCCGCCCCCATATACCTGCGCCAACAAATCGACCCCTACGGCCGTCGCTGGGGGCTATCTCTGGGATAGTGTCTTCGCCGGAGGTGGGCACTCTTGTGGGATACGGGATGAGACCTTGTACTGCTGGGGCTTGAACGACAAGGGGCAGCTCGGGGATACTACAAGCGTGGACAAAGTCACACCTCAACCTGTCAGCCTTCCTTGAGATGGTGTAGCTACCGACATGCCTCTCCTTTCCCGCCTCTGGAATCGCCTTCGACTCCTATTCAACCGCCCCTGCGTCAAAAATGACGAGCCCGAAGCTGGTCGTGATGAGCTTCGCGACCTCTTCGGAGCAAGCTGGAGGGATCTGTGAACAAGCCTATCGTTCCCCCAAGCAATCCACCGTGTAGTGATCCTCCCTGCCCGAAATGCGCTGCTCCCGGCCCCATCCAGGCAGAACCCGCAACACCGCCCTACAAGCAGCTCAAATGCAACAAGTGTGGGCACATCTGGTATTGCGTGCCGCCAAGCCCAGCCGCCCTTCGCGCCCAACCTTGGTAGTTGATCCCAGCAAGCCTCCGGCATACATAGGACATGAAGTGTCAATGCTGCGGCCTTTGCTGCTGCACCATGCCGGTCGTCATCAACGTCAACGGCAGAGCCCTCCTCAAGGGTGAAGGTCTCTGCCCCCACCTCAAGTTCGAAGGCTCCGTTGCGTCATGCGCTGTCCATGACGAGCCGTGGTTCAAGAAGTCCCCTTGCTACGCCTACGGCAACGCCGACATAGACTATGACTTCCTGGCCAAGAAGGGCCTCCCCTGCGCCGTTGGTGTGCTGATACAAGCCAAGGGTGGGCTCAAGGTCATGCGCCCCGACATGCGGCAGCTAACCGCCGAGGAATTGGAGGACGCAGGACCGTGGCCGACCTAGAAGAGGTCCTCTTCTTCCATCAGGCGCTGCCAGACGTTCTTGACGGGCGCCGGGGAGTGGTGGCAGTCCTCTCGAGGCACTACCACCAACAAGCCCACAAGGTCCCAGACCTCTTCGTTCCAGCATTGAACCGTGACGGTCTTCTCAGCAACCTCGAGGACCTTGTAGATGAAGCCCTCACCGTGTGTGTAGGTGACCCACTCACCTACCTCGAACTTCGGAGGCTCACGGTCGATCAAGTTGAAACGCCTCGCCTGGATCGCCGTGAGGGGGATCGACGGGTTGGAGGCTATTTCGAACAAGGGCATGGTGACGCGTTCGGCCCGGATTGGGGGCGGGATTGGCGGCGACACTCGGGCGTTGGGATCCGCTGGGTTCACAACCCAACTCGGCGTAGGCCCATCGATGTTGCTCAGGAGCTGGTTGACGCGGGCGTCCTCGATATCCCGGACCATCTGCTGCACCCTGGCACCAATGCCGAAGTCCGGACGGTCGAATCCGTTTTGAGCTACGGCATCAAGGCGCCGGAAGATCTCCGCGTCCTCGGCCGCCATGATTTGTTGCTGTATCTGTACGGCAACGGGGTCCCGCAATGCCAACGGCTGCCGGGTGAACGACGTGATCGGGAGGAGGTCCCCGTTGGCGTTGGCCCCCTCGGGAGGCTCCCCGGGGCGGTTGGGCGGAGGCTCGTTGACACCAAGCCCCTCACGAATGACCTCCCCGAAATGCGCTGCATCATCGATCGTGCTGACGATCTGCGTCATACCTCGAAGGATACCGGGCTCACCCGCACCAAGGAGGCGCTCCAAGGCTTGCACGTCAACCCGCGTCCCTTGAACCTGAAGGGTCCCCGTGGCCCTCCCCGGGATGTGCTCGATCGGAAGCTCGCTCCCGATCGAAAAGATCCGCTCTGGGAGAGTCCTTGTCTCGGTGTACTCCACGGGGGCTTCCACAACGACGGGACCCCCAGGAGGGTCCTCCACGTGGTAGTCCGTGACGATAGCTGTGGACGGATCACCCCCAAGCTCGGAGATAGCCTCGGCGATGGCGTCAGCAATGGCATCAGCAGGATCTGGCATACGATCCCACTACTACACCATCCCATTCGGTGTAGCTACACGGCATGAGCATACTCGAGGCTGTTTGGTACAAGGTCCAATTTTGGCACCTGATGTGGCGGCTCAGACGCTACGCACGGTGGCGGGTCAAGGAGACACTCCGAACGCAGGGGTTTCTGGTCTATTGCACGTGCCGCCACGATAGTGTCAACCCTTACGGCTTGCCTGACATCCCTCTCAACATACGCCCCTCCACGGATAGTCCGGAAGAGGGCATCTACACCTGGGTCTGCCCGTGTTGCGGCAAGGCGACCTCTTTCGACGTCACACCCCCTGTCCCCATTAAGGTAGGTGCCTCATGAGCGATCTCGTAATGACTCTGCGGTACGACATGAAGGACGGGTCATTCACTTGGGACGAGGCGCGTACCAACGTGAAGCCCGAGGTTCGGGGCGAGCTTATCACGGACTTCCTTCACTCCCAGATCGGCTCGGGCAAGGACCCGAACCCCGCCGTAGAGCGTGAGGTCTACGAGATACGCATCTCCGTTGACCTCTCCTGTGACAGATTCTCCGTCCAACACGATTGTGGCAACATGGGGCTCTGCGACGGGATTCTCATGGATGTCCTTCGTCGCCTAGATTAGCCCGTCAAGCGCCTCCAGCACGTCCTTGCGCGTAATCCTCCAAGAATTCTCAGGCAGCCCATGCACGACCAAACGAAAGATGCCGTGCAGCTCGCTTACCTTTCCCGGACCCAACACCCTTTGGAGGATGACGGTCGTGAGGTAGGTTGCGCCCATGCTGGGCTTGCCCCAGTCAAAGCCGAATTCAGGCGGTGGAATCTCGGTCTTGATACCATCCTGGATAGAGAAGACATGCCCTTCACCGTATGGGCCACGCTCGCCTACAAAGTCAGGGTAGGAGCTTTCACGCAGTGCTTCCCAATCATCATCGAAGTCCATGATCGTCCTATGCCTTATCCTCCAGAAGATCAACCCCATCTCGCAGCCGATCGTAAACATCTGTCTTAGGCTCGAGGATCTTCTGGCCGTCCCACAGGTCAATAGGATCCGTGAGGCTTATCTGGACCAGCTCTTGCTGGTCTCGTGTGATCACGATGCGCGGCGAACGTAGTGGATGGTGGATGTCGATCTGGATCACGTCCTCGAACAGCTCATTTGAGCTGTACCCTCGAGGGAAGAGTCTCGTGAAGAGCCAACGGTCGATTCGCCCTGCCTCGTCAAGGATCTCTGGGCGGGCGGTGACCTGGTACGCCTCCGTATTCCAAATCTTCTTGACCTCCATCACCCCGAGCTTCGCGACGAAGTCCTCCGGGGCCTCGCGCCGTGTGTACCGGACGATGACCGCACGAAGATCCTCATTGAGATGGATGCTTGGGATTTCGTTATTGAGATCGATTATCATGCCACGAACTTCTACACCGTATGGAGGCGCGTATGCCGCAGCCCAATGAAGGACGCATCGTCATTATCGATGGCGACCTATCGCGATCCCACACGACCCTATCGCTTTATCTCACCATTGACATGATCGCGTCGAAGATGACGTGGGCGTCCGCTATGGCCCTTGCGGGCGTGCAGATCCTCACAGCCATCGGGTTCTCTATGGCGGGACGGTCCTCACAGGACACTGTCGTGGCCATTCTCGCCGTGAGCGTTGGTGGTGTAGTCCTACGCGGAGTACAAGCATGGCTCACAGCACACCGATGGCGCAAAGTGATGGACGAGTAGCCCCTTGCCCTCTCTGCAAGCGCCCCAACCTACACCCCACGGATCACCACCTCATCCCCAAGTGTCGCGGAGGCAAGGATACCCTGACCCTCTGCCGTGATTGTCACCGCGCCGTCCATGAGGTCTTCCCCAACAAGGACCTCGAGCGCGCCTACAACACCGTGGATGCCCTTATGGCGGACGATCGTCTGAAGCGCATGATCCTCTTCATCGCGAAGCAGGATCCTGGCGGCCGGGTTAAGTTCCGCAAGGACAAGCGCCACTTTGGGAGAAACGGATGACGAGAGTCGTTGCCAAGTTCCACAAGCTCATTGACGGGGGACGCGGAATGCCACCGGCATTCCCCTATTCTTGCACCACTCTGATCGACCAGGTTGCCCGAAGCATCCGGATCCATCACGACGGGGCTGTGGAGCAAGGCATTCCGTTCGAGGCGGAGTTTGAATTCATCTGCGACAAGAATCTGCACGTTTCTCCCAAGCAAGAGCTTCGTTTCTACGAGGGCTACCGTGAGGTTGGTGTAGCTACGGTCCATGACGACCACCTTCAAGATCCAAACGCTCTCCCCCGGCCGAGCACCTCTGACGAACCCTGACGTTCGGTCCAACATCCAAACGATCACCAAATTCTTGCCCGAAGCGGCGGGCTGCAACATCGACAAGCCCAACATCATCGTGCCAGGTGAGTATGGCAACGCCATGAACGGCTTCCTTCAAGCCTGCTACACGGCCTTTGCGAACCACCAACACCTCATCCTCTCGCCCGACGACGTGTGGATCGCCATTGCCCAAGGCTTCTCCTGCCACGTCAACGTCAACGCCGAGGCGCTCCGACGCAAGTTCGTCCAGCACGACGGCAAGAAGTACATCGAGATTCAGCGCAACGAATTCGTTAAGGGCTCCGCCGACAATGACTGGATGGGGGGCTTCGCGGAATTCTCTGATCGGATCGCGGAGTACATCGGGGATACCCGGGGCCTCATCGTCTCTGACTTCTCCACCACCGGCCCCATCGAGAAGGCCGCCTCCGAAGTCGTCCTCATGGACACGGTCAAAGCCTACTTCGATTACGGTTGCCGGACCCGGTGTGGCATCCCGGACATCACGCTCCTTGGAGAGCCCGCTGACTGGGCCAACCTTGTCCACCGAGCGATGCGCCTCACGGAATTCGATGAAGCCCTGGCCCCTTGGGTTCGGAGCCTGACGATCGTCCTCGGGGAATTCGTCAAGGCTTCCAAGGGGCACCCTGACCTCGCCTTCTGGAAGAGCTTCTTCAAGGAGGGCGGCGGATCAGGCGGCCCCTACATCAATGGGGCTGTCTGCGCCTTCTTTCCCTACGTCAAGAACTACGGCCGTGATGGGGGCGAATTCTGCCTCAACAAATACGCTGTGGAATGGCAGAACGATCGGGGCTGCTTCCACGGTATGACGACCGAAGCGGTCCCCTCGGGGCTGTGTAGCGTACCCTTCCGCTGGATCTACTACACGCAGGTCTTTCCGATGAGCTTCTTCGGGGGATTCGTTGGCGCCCATCATGACGCCGAGGCGAACACGGTCCGTCCCGCGATCGGATGGGCTGTGACGGACCGCAAAGAGCACGCCTCTGTCGACGACCTCGACATTAACCAACGCGGTTAGATCGGGGCGCGCACATTCGTCAGGTCCATTCGGACGAACTGCCGAATGGCCGGTGCCCATCCATACTTGATGTCCCCTACAATCGTAAGATAGCCCAGATTCCTGTACGTGACTCCGGGTGTCACCTCGTCATCAGGATGGACCGCTGATGCCCTCAAGAATGGCCCGTACCCCTCTAGCATGGTGCTGAGTGTGATTTCATCCAAAGGTGCGTCATCGTAGGTGCGAGACACATTGCGAATAACACCCCGCAGGGCATCCGCGCCAATCGGGGACGGGACGTCTACAAGGAGCTTGAGCACGTCGAGAATGACGTGCTGGACAATCATGGCGTAGGGCGTGCTCATAATCCACCTGCGGTATCAAAAGAGGTTGATCCCATTGGACCCTCCGGCATACAAGGAACATCATGAAACCCTACGGTGTAAAACGAAAAGATCGCGGTTGCTGCCCTGGACATGACAAATTCCCTCCCGATACCTACAACAGCCGTCGAAGCAAGAAAGCTCGTGCTCGAGGCAAACAGATCTCCCACGGGATCGCTCGAGCCCGCGCCCGTAACGCCGACGACGGCGGTGTAGAGTGACCTACCGGAAACCCCTCCCCGAAGAGCGATGCCGCTACACGGAGGTCGTAGAGCGGTATCGCGGGGGGTGTCACAACAAGGCCGTCGCAAACGGCCTTTGCCGTATTCACGGAGGTAAGAGGCCCACAATGACCCCAGCACAACTCAAGACCGCCGCCGCTCTCCTTGAGATCGCATCCAGATCGTTTTCCAACCACGGGTGTAACGACTTCCGCCTCCGCACCGAGGCTAAGCTCACGGACGAGGAAGCGCGCGAGATCATCGCCGGGCTGAACAGCCTCCCGGATTTCAAGGACGACCCCATCCCCCTGGACACCAAGTACACTTACGATTGGCTTCTCATGAGCTATCTTGCTAAGGTGCTGCGTGAGCACCTTCCTAGCCCTCCTGAGTGTCCTAAGCCTGCTGGGGATCTGCCTCCTGCTTCACCTGTGGCTGGACAGCTAGCCCCCGGATCCTACCAGCATTTCAAGGGCGGCTTCTACACGGTCCTCGGAGAGGCTTCGGATAGTGAAACCCAGGCGCTTGTCGTCATCTATATGGGGGAGGATGGGCGTATCTGGTCGCGCCCCAAGGCGATGTTCATTGAGCCCGTCATGTGGCCGGACGGCGTGATGCGCCCACGATTCTCCCGGCCTCGCTTTGCCCGTTAGCTTCTATGCCACGCGACAGATATGCTCCTCACCGCGCGCATGGCAGGGCGCCTCTACCTCTTCACCCACAAGCCGATTGAATCCGACCCTGACGTTTGGGACGTCAACGTCAAGTTCCTTGACGGGAGCGCCCTCGCGACAACGCGCACGGACGATGAGGCAGCTTACCGCACGTGGCGCAAAGGGATCGGGCGGGATATGGCAAGCGGAGCCGCTGGACCTGGGTCGAACTACATCTACCGCATCCGAAAGGTCCCCCGAATCTTCGAGATGACCGTCAAGGACATCGAATTCTGTATCCAGAAGGGCATCCTGGACGCCACGGCCCTTTCGGAGCAATACGCGGGGAAGTCTCACGAAGAGATCATCAAGGCGCTTTTGGCGGACTACAAACGCCCCAAAGCGGCTCTTCTTGCCGCGTGTCACATGAAGCCCTTCATGGACTACTACGATGGCTGGGAGGCCGACCCAAAGTCCCGTTGGGGTGGCCGGTTCGGCGTCTGGAAGAGCGTGGCTGAGGATTGTGACCTCATCGACGGCAATGCCCCACGGTTCGTGACGGAGGCCCCCACAGACGTTGAGCTTCCCGACTTCGTCCTGACCGAGCTGGACAACTACACGTCACACGAGGGCCAAGGGATCTCGACGGCAGCCAGATCCTGGCTTAAGGAGAACATCCCTCTCCCGTATAGCAGCCTCACAGCGTACCGTGGCATTGGGATCCTTATGAACGACGAGCACGACCTCCGAGCCGCCGTCAAGAAGTACTTGGATCTTGACCTTGAAAGCCTCCGACGGGGCGCCCGCGTAACCCTACAACGCGGGCAAGAGTCCTCCTGGTCCAAGACACCGCAGATTGCTCAAGAGTTCGCCAAGGCCGCCCACGTGGGCGTTCTCGTGGGGACCAAGCTCTCCGCCGATGACATCCTGGTAGATCTCACCCTTCTCCCCCTTCGACTAAGGCGCCGATTCTTCCACTACAACCAGAACGAAGTCATCGCCGTGCCAAAGGCCCTCCCCGCCAAGGTCCTCACCGTTTCGATGGAGAGCTATACGTTCAAGAACCAGCCATTCGAGACGGTTGCATTCATCCCGGGGAAGGGCTTCTACCCCACGAAGACCGCTGCCCAACGCGTTGCGCTCCGCTTCCTTCTCTAGTGCTCCCGGAAGACCTCCGGGACGCTTTGCATCAAACGCTCAACCCACTCAAGGTCATCACCCTCCAACGGCTTCGTGAAGTTCCGAGAGAGGTAGTCGCGAACCGTGTTGAAGTTACTGGCGTCCCGGACGGCCTTATGGACGACGTTGTCACCCTCGTCCTCCATGGTGGCGCCAAGGTGCATGGCGAAGTCCTCTTCCACGCACTTCTGCGCCCACCTGGCCCATTCGTTTCGGACGTGCCTGAATTCCAAGAGGCCCGGCTTGTACCAGACCGGAAAGCCAATCAGCTCCCCTGGGGCCATCCAAGCTCGCATCGCCTCTTTGGGATCGTCTATGGCCGTCCCTGGAGCGACGCAATGCCACACCGTGTAGCCCTGACGCTCCATCGGGCTGTCAGCGATTCGCTCGATGACAACGCGGCCTCCGAAGCGTGCCACAATGAAGCTCTTGAGCATGGTCTCGACCTCATGGGCCTTGAGGAGGAGGCGCAGCCGGTTGTATCGAACGAAGCTGTGATTCGCCATAGCCCCCTCTACACCACGGATTCACCTATGCTGAATGTGTAGTCAAGGTGACGCCATGCCGACCAAGACCAAGCGCGATGAAGAGAAGTGGGAAAAGGCCAAGGAACTCGCTAAGGAGCAGGGCCACACAGAGGACTATGCCTACATCATGGGCATCTACAAGAAGATGAAGCCCGATTACGAATTCAAGAACAAGGACGCGGGCCTCATTGCTCGGCGGGTTGTGGCCCGGTATATGGCGGCACGACGTCCTTCAGGCGCTCCCGCTCGCTCTGAATGAACGCACGGTCTGCGTCACTACTACTCTTGAAGGCCGTGAGCGTCGTCCTTCGAACTCTTGACACACCTTCGTCCACCTTGTACCACACGAACCCCAAGAGTCTCGCCATGGGGTTGTCCGCAATGTAGTAGGTCGGGTCCGCCTTCATGGCGGCGATCAGCTCTTCAGCCGTGACAACGGCGTGGTCATGGTAGAGGGGCTTTCCAAAGAGGTTGTACTGGAAGACCTGCGTCTCCTCGACGATGTCTTGCGCCATCGCCTCTTCGGTCCGCATTGCCTCCTCTGTCACGGGGATCCCCGTGTGTCGTGAAACGTAACGGAACACGACGAATCCTCGAAGGGCACGCTCAGGGTCATCGGCCGGGAGGCTCGTCCACCCTTGTGCGACAAGCTCCGCGACGCGTGTATCGACTTCAGCCTTTGAATTGGAGGTGTGTATGGTGGGCTCTTGCTTCATATCATCCTCATTTGATGACATGCCGTTTCACAAGAGGATTAGAACGGGACCTCGTCCTCTTCTTGGGGAGCCGGACCGTAACAAAGCTCCCACATCTTCTCAGGGCTGCCGCAAAGACCGCTGCCTCTCCGGTGGGGGTAGTGATAGGCCCCGCAAGTGCATTTCTGCTGATTGGCCTTCTTCTGCCTCATCCACCGGCATAACGGACGCCCCGGTCGGCATCCCTTGACGTGCTGGTCTTTTCCCGGTCCCCAGCACTGCTTACGCCGGGCCACGGCGCTACATCCTACAAGTCTCGCAGCATTTACAGGCGCCGGTCCCCTCCGGGCATTTGCGTCCAGGAGGCTTGCGTGGGCCGCGCTTCAGCTCCCATGGATACCTCTTGACCATCTCGGCGGCGGTCGGCACGTATTTGCCGCTCGAGATGAGATTGGCCGAGCCCTCTTCGTCCATGAGGCCGAGCTTGGCGTAAACGGATTCTGCCCATTGCCGCTGCCGTGACGATAACGTCTTCACCTGTTTCGCGTTGTCGATTTGTGACAGCATGCTTCGAAAGGCGGATTCCTCCTCTTCGGATAGCTTGCCGCAAGTCAAAAGAGCCGTGAGCATCGCTTTGTCTGTCATGGGTCTCCTCTACACCTCCTGGTGTAGGACCACCAAGGTAAATCAAGGAGCCCTTATGACCCTCGGCGAGCAGATTCACAACACCCCGCAAGTCGTGCAGCTCTTTCTCCTCTTCGTCGGGATGCTCTGCGGGGGGTCCCTCATCGGCTGCATCCTCTGGGGCAAGTACATCATCGTCGATACCAAACGCCGGATCGCCGAAGCTAGCCTCGAGATCCATAAGAAGCACCACGAGAAGATCAAGGAGTCATACGTCGACGAGGTCAACTTCTACAAGAAGCTCGCCGCGTATGAGTACACGCGCGGGAAGCTCATTGAGGCGGAGTACGACCAGCGCAATCGCGAGATCCACCAGATGCTCTCAAAGGCGCTCCGGGACAAGAGCAACTAGCGGTGTAGATCGGGGCATGAACCCATTTGGCACCTTTGACCAACTCCTGTGTCACCTGGTCGGTGACTACTGCCTTCAATCCGATTGGATGGCCGCCAACAAGTACAACCGCAAGAGCGTGGCGCTCATCCACGCCTTCTTCTACACGCTCCCCTTCTTTGCGCTCACACGGAGCCCAGCCGCTCTGGCCTTCATCTTCGTGACGCATTTCGTGATTGATCACTACAAGCTCGCGACGTACGTTTCCTGGGTCAATAACTTCTTGGCGCCCAAGTGGATCCAGCCGGAAGGGCAACCCGCACGGCGGAACTATGCCTGGGCGGATTGTAAGGCTACCGGGTACAGCCCGGAACGCCCGGTCTGGCTCACCGTATGGCTCATGATCATCGTGGACAACACGATGCACCTGATCTGCAACGCTGCCGCCTTGAGGTGGCTCTGATGGCTGACCAGACCTATTCGGACGGGACCTACTCCTGGGACGTCGCCGACCTTTGGCGGATGGCCGCCCTCCTCAAGCCCGTGGAGGTAGCCCTTTGCCTCATCACGGACGTCGATAAGCTCTTGGACAGCCATTGCTGGTCAGCCGGGCCTATGACCATCAACGAGATCATGGAGCACGCCGATCGCGTTGAGCGCGCAGACCTGAGCTACCCCATCATTCTCACCCCCGACGGGTGTATCGCCGATGGGGTCCACCGGGTGGTCAAATGTCTTCGAACAGGACAGACCCGTATCCTTGCGGTATATCTGCCAGTGATGCCCCCTCCAAAGGACAATCCGCTGGTGTAGAGGTCAACATGGGCGACGAGAAGAAATGCGACTGCGGGAATGAGATCGTGATCGGTCCGGAGGTCGGGGAGGGCCAACGCCTCGCCGTCCGTCACACAGAGGATCACCAGATCGAGGCTGGTATCATTCGAAAGGTGGCGGATGGGGAATCCCTTCCCGAGGACTCCTTCTTGGTTGAGCAGATCGAAGGCAATCGCTACCGCTACACGAAGGTCGAGCACCAAGGCCCCGTGCGCGTAGCAACCCCCGCCTATCGTGACGGCTGGGACCGAATCTTCGGAAACAAGCAAGTCGTCGGACAAGCCTGATGCCGCTCTTCTGGGTCTTCGTCTACGACAACGTGGATTCCCGCATAGCCGTGCGGGAGCTTATAGCCCAGCTCCGCGCCCGCCCAGGTATCGCCAGCGTCACGCTTAGCCCCGTGGGCTTGAACCTCCGCGTTGAGGTTCAACGTCAAATCGGCTACAACACCGAGCCCCTCGACACGCTTCTTGGAAGCGACGTGATCAACGCCATCGAGCGCCTACAATACCGTGAGCCCGCGCCGCCACGGCCTCTCCCTGACCCAGGGACCACCATCCGTAGCGTCATGGAGGCCATCCTACAGCTAGGCTCCGTCCAAATCCAACGGAGCCTCGCCAGCAGTATGATCCAACCGCTTCGGCGAAACATCGACTACAGTGGGGTTGGACGCCACACGTTTCTCGTTGACACCTTGCCCAACGGCGCGGAGAACATGTTTGGACCCCCGATTCCAAACATGCAGCTACCCTCCTGGGTTCAAGGGGGCGCTCACGTCCGTCAAATCAACGGTGGCTTGACCGGCGTCATCGAAGGCATACTACATAGCCCTACGAATCCCCTCATCACGGTCACCTACGATGACCCTCTTGCAGCCGATTCCAGCGCGATCCAGCTCAACCATGAGCGGTTCTTCGCGGAATGGGTCCTCTTTGAAGTGACGCCGGAACCCCTCACGGATTATTTCGATCGCCTCTTGGACGAGGACCTCTTCTAAACCAAGACGTCCTCGGTAGATCCGCAAGAGCACCGAAACGTGACGTAGACCCCTCGGTTGAGGTAGTTCTCAACCCTCGCAATCCGCGTCTCGTGTCCCTTGTGGGCTTCAAGCCACCGTTTGGCAGCGGGGCGGGATGGTGCGAGCGCCATTGCCGCGTCTCGCTCTTCGGTTGACATCGGAACGTACCCCTCGATCGTCATGCTCTACGTATGCAAAAGGAAGAACCTCATCAACGAATTCCGGTGTAGAATGCCAAGCATGCATCAATCAGCCATCATCCTTCGCCCCCAACCCGGCTGGGAGAGCGTTATCAAGGAAGTCCGCCCAGGGGCGCACGTCGCCCTTCTTGGAACACTCTACGATTCCATGATGGCCCGCCGACAGGGCCTCGTCATGCGTGATGGCCTCACGGTCATGACGCCGGATTCAACCCTCACGCTCTTCCTCTTCCGCGCCCCCTTCGACGGTGATACCGTTGCCTCCAACGTCCTCAAGCACGGCGTCGGGGGGATCCACCTCGCAGCTTGCCACGTCGGTGACGATATCCGCATCAACCAGCCCTGTGGGTCTCCTGAGAACGCCTACAGCGGAGGGTGGGATAGCGACCCACAACCAACGTTGGCGATCGGGCGTTGGCCCACGAACCTCATGCTCATCCACCGTCCCGAGTGTCTCCTTGAGGGCAAGGTGAAGCTCAAGGTGAGCGCTCCCCCCAAGGCCGGGGTGGACATTAAGGACAAGTACAAGCAAACCTATGAACTAGGTTGGTCGGTGCGGTCAACGGTCCACCACGGACAAGACGGCTGGGAGGAGATGGATAGCTGGGTCTGCATGGACGGATGCCCCGCGATCGAGGTCGACAAGCAAGCCAAGCTGCAAGCAGCCAGGTTCTACCCCCAATTCAAAGGCATGGACGACCTGTTGGAATGGCTCAAGGCGCTTCTTGGCGACCCCTACGTGGTGCAATAATGCTGGCAGGCGCTATCTTACACGCAAGCGCAGTGCTCCCGGAGCCGGTTCTCCCTGGGGCGCATGTCATCGTCCTCGTTCAAGACGCTCGGGCTTTCTCAAGCTACCGCTATCTTCAAGGGTGGATCCTTCGAGATTCCCTCATGATCATTGAGCCCGGGAGATGCCGCTGCGCGCATCTCCTACGGGCGCCCTTGGACGCCCCGACGTTGGCCGCCAACGCGCTCCAACACGGAGTTGGCGGCCTCCATATAGACGCCTGCCGGGTCCGCTGGCAAAGCGAAGCTGACCGCGAGGCAGGCAAGCCCGGGAGCATGCCGGGGGAACAAGACAAGATCTTCCACACGGTTGACCGCTCCCACCTCAACCCCGAGGAGAAGCAAAACACGATCGGACGTTGGCCTGCCAACCTTGCCTTCATCCACAGCCCTAGCTGCCGGATTATCGGCGCGACGTCGGCCCCTGCGCCCCAGATCAACCGCTATGACGGCCTACGCTTCTGCGTTGAGGGGAGCGGGGCCTACACGTCAACGGGTGGCGGGACGGAAGAGGTCCCTGTGTGGGAGTGTGCTCCTGATTGCCCCCTACACGCCCTTGATGACCAAAGCGGCATCACCCGGAGCCCTACAGCCCCCACGGTTCGCGACAAACCCTCAACCTTCAGCGCTGCCGCCACAGTATCCGTCAGTCAGCCGTATGGTGACGTCGGCGGTGCTAGTCGGTACTACCCTCAATTCGCGAACGAGAAGGCGCTCATCGCCTGGTTTACAAACCTCCTTACACCCCCGGACGGTGGTACCGTCTTCTGCGCCCTATGAAATACAGCTCAGCTATAACTTGCGTTGAACGGCTCGGAGAGGCTGTTCAGAACCTTGTGCCCGGGGCGCACCTTGTGGTCTTCGCGTCAAGCACGTGGGCGGCCCTTGAGGCGAGGAAGTTCGGCCTCACCCTTCGGGACACCATGCTGGTCTACACGGCGGACCAGGTGCAAATGGCCTTCCTCTTGCGCAACACACTTGATGCCCCGACCGTTGCGGAGAACACCCTCAAGTTCGCAGCGGGTGGGATCAACATTGAGGCTTGCCGGGTCTCTTGGGGAGACGAGAAGCCCACCCAAGAGGAGTGGAACCGCCTCGGCGCCGGAGGCACGGGTGAGAGCACGACCGCCTTCCTACAACACACCGCCATCCGAAAGTACTACGCCGAGGGGCTCATCCCCGTCCCCACAGGCCGCTGGCCCACGAACCTCGTGGTAGTGCATGGTGAGGGATGCCGGATTGTTGGCGTGAAACAAGTGTCCAGCAGGACTTGTGAGTACCCCGATATTGATGAGGGTCGGGCCGATACTAGCACCTGGCGTTTTCGACCAACGGAAGCCACAGCTAGGGGCTACGGCACCGATGGTGTGGAGGACGTTCCTCTTTGGTCTTGCTGTGACTCCTGCCCGATACCTGCTATGGATGGGGATGATAGCCGAGCACGCTTCTTTCCCCAATTCTCCAACCGTGATGAGCTACTCGTGTGGATCAAGAGGCTCATCACCCCGGCGACCGAGCCTTGTTGGTGCAGCCTGAACCCTGGAGGCTAGTTATGACCTACGAAGATCTTCGAGAAGGCTTGCTCGAGGGCAACGTGTACTTCGGCAAGAGCGGGTCGGATCAGCCTGTGATCGTTGGCCCGTTCTTCTTGAACGACGGCGTCATTGGCTACCGTGTGACTTGCGACCGAGCCTCTGTGACCGAAGGGCTCGCAAGTGACGCCGCCAGGTTCTTTCTTGGTTTGGTTCACGGGGAGCCGAAGCTGATCGGCACCGTTCGGGCCGTCTAGAAGAGGTCGTCGTCCTCAAGGTGCCTCCAAACGTCACGGTACTGCGGATCGGATGGCACAGGCGCCTTGGGCTTAACTTGTGTCGGGATGACCATCGGATGCCGAATGTTCCGGAATCGGCTTGATGGGTCCGTGAGGATCGTCGCGATCGGCCCCCGGACGTGTATGGCTGCCACATTCTCGAAAACCGAAACGACACCAAGGTAAGCAGGGTCCGGGAGGTAGAGGACCGCCCCCGCTGGTGCGTCGTCATGGACGTAGCAGGGGATGTCGTCATCAAGGCCGTCTACGAATCGGAGGTAGCTTGGATGTAGGAGGATCGCGTGGAATGGGACGTTCTCAGACTCCAGCACCCTCCTCGCCTCGTACAAGACCTCAAGGGGGCTCTCCCCGGCATAGATAGGCGGACGTGTTGTGTTGGCCGACTCCTGCGCCGCCGCCGTGATGACGCTGACCGCTATGTTGTTGAGGTCGGAGGGCCTTTGAAAGGAGAAGACCGGGACTCTTAGCCTTGATCGCTCCACGGTTCGCACGTTCGCACCGACGTTCTGTGTGTAGATCGTTGCCGACGCCGTGTCCACCGCATAGACCATCTCCGTTGGAGGACGGTGTGCGAGGTTTTCGTAATAGAGCAAGTTCACAGGATCTGAACGAAAAGCCATGGATGCACCTACACCGATGGTGTAGCATCGGGCATGCCCTCGCAAGTCACCTGGCGCATGTATTATCCGTTTGAGGCGCGAGAAGCTTTTCAGCTACACGCCAGAGGGCTCAGCCGGGACCCCTTCGTCGTGAGCGTCAACGTAACCGAAGACGCGGATTCCCCAGGATGGTCGGTGGAGGTGACCTTGGTATCGGACAAGACCCAGCCACGTAACCGGGCGCTCCACCACCTCCCAAGCCGTTACCCTCCTATGGACGGTGAGTCAAACGTGATCGTGGTGGAGACCCCAAACGCCACGGTTCAGAATACGTACCAGGAGCCCCCGCCACAGGAAGTCACCCTTTTTGACCACCTCCTGCTAGAGCTGCCCCCTATCAGACCCTTCAAGCCTAAGAAGCAGTCAAAAACCGTCTTTGACCACCTTATTGAGGATTCCGACGACGACCCGGTGTAGGTACGTTCTGACGGGTGAACGTCCGCCCTCCCGTCCTTGATGAACGTGTGGACCTACGGTGAAGTTATGGAACGTACTCAATTTGGATCAGAGTCTGTCGTCATTCGTCTTCTTGTGGCCGCGTTGGTCACAAACCACCACCTGGGGATGCAGTCCGTAGCGGATCAATGGCATCACCTCTTGGCAGATACATGCCAGCGCATGAACTACGCGCCGAAGGTCTATCAGCGCGTTCGTTCGCAATACCGTAAGGCGCAGAGCATGTTCCGCGAGATCGTGGTCAACAGCGGGAAGACGGCCCCCATGTTCAAGGAGCTAGCGGTACCGGCCCTTGAACAAGCTCATGCCGCCTTGGCGACCCTTGAGGCGCCGGTGCCCGCCATTGAGCCCGAGCCCGAAGACGCCCCCGTGACGGTCGAGACGCTTGATCCAGACATCAGCGACCTCTTGCGAGACCTCGCGCAAGAGGGTGAAGCCATCTACGAGGCAAAAGGAGAGCCTTCACACCTTCAACAGCTCTGCAAGTTCGCTCGCGAAGAGGTCCTTCCCCGTGTTATGGAGCAAGGGAAAGGCCGTGCGGCCGTCGCCCCCTATACCATCGACGACCAGCGGTACCTCGTCATCGTGACGGAGTCTGGCCGCAAGGTTCAGGATCCGAAGACGTCCTTCACCATCAACGCTACGGTGGAGCCCTACCGTGCCTCGCAGAAGGCCCCGGCTGACGTCTTCGTCCACACGTCCTACGGCAAGACCGCCTACGTTCGGATGTCCGTGGAAAACGATCCTGAACACAAGTACTGGGCGCAATTCATCATTCACAAGCCCGGACGCAAGATCCGCGTCTTTGGGTCCGAGCGTCGTGACGGTGAGCAGGATTGGCGCGAGATCATCAGCGCTACCCGCCGCATCATCATGACCGATGAACGCCCCTGGTACAAGGACGTCACCCTTGACGAGTGGTCGAAGCTCCCCCTCGTTGACAAAGACTCCTGACACTCGACACTGCCAACGCTCCCCTCCGACACCCCGCAGCTCTTAAAACCAAATATTCTTTGAGCCTCCCACCACTTGCGGTGTAGGGGCTCACCATGATACCCTTGACTCATGATGAGTACCTGGCCCTCGCGGAGGCGTCCTCTGGGTGGACGGCCGTCAATGAGGAAGCCCGAACCCTTCAACAACGCCTGATTACAGCGCGTCTGCAACTGGCGAGGGTTGTCCGAGAGGCTATGGTGAAGGGCCTCTCGGTTCCCAAACTTGCGGTGCTCCTGAGCATTCCGGAACAAGATCTGGGAGAGATTCTCGACTCGAGTGTCCCACAGAGCGCAGTCACTACGCATTCGGATGCAAGTCAAAAGTCTTCCCGATCGGCTCGTCGCATTTGGGACATCCCGCGCGTCACGGCCTACTTGACATCGCTGCTTCAAGACAAGGCGCTCACTACGCCAGAGATACACAGGGTCCTGGTGGATCTAGGCGCCTGGCAGGCAAACGGTGAGGACAACAAGGCGTATGACGCGCTTCACAACTACCTGACACACTACCGGGGCGTTTACTACATCCAAGAGGGCGACCGGGTGCGGGCGGCTAAGCCTCATGAGGTCGTGTCACCCCTCCAAGTCATTCAGAAGGTTGCCACGAAGACCGGCTTGGTCAATGCCTTCAAGTTCGCTGAGGAGTTCACGATCGGCCCTTACGGCGGCAAGCTCTTCTACAACTACGTCCTCACCACGCTCAACTGCCTTGCCCGCGTCGGCTTGATTGAACACGCCGAAAGCCAGGGCCAGCAAATGTGCTTCAACGTCCGCCCGGCCAAGCTCGAGTCGCTGCTTGCTACGGTGGACACCTACATACGGGTAGACGCCTCGGAGGAGGATCGTGAGGAGGCTGCCCGTGTCTTACGAGGGATCATCCGCCCGGATTGGTACTTCGAGATCTGTGAGTCAACTCAACGGGCGGGTCGCGGCCTGCCCCCTAATCGAACCGCCCGTAGACAAGGAGGAGCACGGTGAAAGCATCAAAGCCTCCGAAAGACCTTGACATTATCCGCCTTTTTCAAGTGGTTCCGGAAAAGACATCGCTTGAGGATGTATCGGCTCAGATTTTCAAGGAGCGTAAAACTCTGCCGGACCTCATCGATCGTGCTCGTAAGCATAAGGAACCAATGAGTGCCTATCAGCGGGACAGCATCCGCAAGTACATCTCCCTCAGACAGCAAGAGCTGACTTCGTTGAGTGGTAATGACGCTCCGAAAGCGCCCACCGTAACCATTCTTGAAAACGGTCAGCATCCCATGTTCAATGGTGGTAGGCGTGCCCCCTTAACCGATGCTGTTCGGGCGAAGGTTCAAGACTTGCTCAAAACACAGTCACCCTCTGAGGTCGCACAAGAGATGTGCCTACCTTACCACACGGTCCACTACATCAAACGGAAGATGGGATTGGTGCCACCGCGCAACGATAAAGTCATGGAGCTTGCCTCGCGCTTGGATGAGTACGTCTACGGCACCACGCTTGTTGCAACCGATCCAGAGATTGCAGCCATTTACAAGGACTCTAAGGAGGGGTTGGAAGCCCTCTATACCGTTGCCCAAGCCTTGAGAAAGGCGGCTGACACACTTGGAAAGAACGTCCGCAACCTATTGGAGAGTCATCATGGCAGATCGAAAGAAAAGGACAGTCACAGCCGAAGAGTTCGCAGCCTTTCTCCGGAGCGTCACGCCCCCGAAGACCAAGATGCTGCGCCCGTGCGACCTGATTTGCGATCCAAAGTACCAGCGCGATCTGAAAGTGCGGCATGTAGCTCTCATGACGGAGAGCTTCAACCCGGCCATTGCGGGAGCACTCATTGTCTCCTACCGTGACAATGCGTACTTTGCCATTGACGGACAGCAGCGTGCCACTGCTGCTGTCCGAAGTGGTTATGGGGATACACCGCTCCCCTGTCTTGTGTATGAGGGACTCACGTCTGCGCAAGAGTCTATGCTCTACGACTTCTACAACGGAAATGGACAGGGGCGCCGTATAGCTTGCACCCCTGTAGAGCACTTCAAGGCGCAAGCGCACTACCAAGATGCGACCGTGACGGAGATCTCAAGCATTCTCAAAGTGCATGGTGTTGGAATGCACAATGTTCGTCGAAGTCACAACATCAATGCGGTCAATGCCGTCCGGTGGGTGCATGTTGTCAACAAGAATCTCGACCAGACGATTCGCGTGCTGCTTGCATGGTGCCCGGATGGGAACCCCGATGTGTTCCACCAGACCTTGATTCGAGGTATGTCTTGCTTCTTGGCGCAATTCCCTGCCCTGGATCAAGCACATCTCATCGACCGTCTCCAGAGGGTCACGCCCGTCATGGCACACGCTCGAATCAAAACCGCCGTGCGTATGACTATGGGTCCAGGATCCAAGGACATGATGAGGGAATGTGTCAAGTACTTCGTGGATACGTACAACCTGAGTCTTCGCCGTCGCACCGAGAAGTTGCGGATGCCCCCACTCAGGCAGGAATCCACCGACCCTCACGGATGAACCCGTGATGCCCACATAGGCGGCAGACCAGTGAGGGGCTCAACGTCAAGGGATCCATCGACACGACCGTCCACCCCAAAGGGCTCTCCGATATGATAGGGATCCAGCCCCAACAGGGCTTTCCCCCTATCCCGGGATGCTCATACCGGAAGCCGTAGAGGTGCCCCTCATAGATGGCCTCCTCGATTGAAACCCCATGACCGATGTCCCTCACGGTTGCACCAACTCGAAGTGCATACCGTCCGGGCGGTCCGGATGTTTCGCATTAGGGTTTCTTTTTCCAGAACGCACGGCGCTACCGTGAGCGTGTTTTAGTCGGGTGTGTGCTTCGGGGGGCAGTTTGGCATACCATCGATTGATGCAAGACCGAACGGCCCCTTTCGTAACGTGCAGCTTGTCAGCGATCTGCTGTGCCGTCAAACACTCCTCGAAGTACATTCTCCTAACCTCCGTCTGCATCGTGGTAGACATACCTCGTGCCTTATTGCTACGTGCAGCCACTAAAGAACGAAGCATTCTTCTTGATTCGACGGAGTGCTTAGCCTTTGACTTCCTTTTCTTGACACGACGCGGCTTCGGTTCAAGCGACTTAGCGTGTCGTCGTGCCTGAAAGTCCAAGGCCAGACGCTTGGCACAGCTCCGAACGGCCTTGAGCGAGACACCAAGATGGGCCGCCATGGCCCATGCCGTCAGCCCTCTTTGGAACAAGTCTCGAACAACATCATACTGCTTGGGGGCGATGGTGTACTGCGCCTCAATTTGCTCTTGCGTCATGGTTCTACCACCCGTCCCACCTGGTGCAGTGTTGTAACAAGACCCCCTAGAAGCATTGCAAATCAGACGGATCTCCTCTTTGCTCGCCTCCTCATCTGAACAATGCACGGACAGAACCTCAGCCACAAACACGGTTGCCCCGTGCTTACGTATGGCTTGATGGAAGTAATGCCGGGATCCGCGACGTGCATCCCGAACATGATCGTGCCACCGTTGCGCTGTATCTACGGTTTTACCGTAGTAGACTTTTCCGTTGACAGTGTTTGTGACCCTGTACACGTATGTAGGCATGCTGTAGTCTGACACAAGGCTACGGGATGGCCACCTCAAAATGCATTCCATCGGGGCGACCCCCCAGTGCCCCTTGGTAATGTCCTCCCCAGAACCACCCCTGCCCCATGGCGATCTCCGCAAGCTCCCTGACCGACCCCTTCTCGCCAACAAGGGCGGGCCTGACGCCCATGTAGTTCCACTTGGCATTGAGATCGAAGGCGGTCCCCCACGCATGGTTGGAAAGCGTCGTTCGGCTTCCGCGCACGAACCTGGGCGCCCAGCCACCGTCCCACGTGAGGATCCGGTCAAGCAACCCCGCTGCCTCCCAAGCAGCAAAGAGCGCCTTGAGCTTGTCCGCCGCGCTCTTGTGGAAGGATACGGTACCCCCGGCGACGAAGGGCGCAAGCTGCGGCACCGTGACGCGAACGATGTTGTCCTTGACCCACGAGCCGTGGATTTGGATAGCCTCCGGGTTGCCCGGAACAGGCGCCGAGGCGAAGGTGAAGTCCCCGAAGGCAGCCTTACGCTCTGCCAGCGTGAGTACCCGCAACGTGCCCTTGGGAGGCCAATTGGGACCGCTCTTGTCAGGATCGTCGTCAGTGACGATCCCAAACCCCAGCTTGAGCGCCTTGGAGTACGTGAATTGCCCAACGACACCGTCGTCATCAAGACCGTGCGCCCGCTGGAATTCGATGGTGGCGTTTTGCGTAGTGGTGTCGAAGATCCCCGAAACTACGCAAGCATAGTAGCCCTGCCCCCGGAGGAACTGCTGCCATTGCGTCACGATCGGACCTTGGCTATTGAGACGTAGGACTTGTAGCATCTGAACCTCGAACGTTTCTTTCAATAGGGAGATCTGGGTATGGCCACAGACATCACGCTCTATAACAAGGTCGTTGGCTCCGTTGAGGCTTCCACACGCGGAGACGCCCTGAAACGCGACGAGAATAACCTCCGCGCCCTTCACCTGGCCGTCGAGCTATTCGTCACCATTCCCACCCCCGGAACGGCAAACGATCACCTCAAGGCTGTGGTTGACGCCATCACAACAGCCATCGGCAATACCGAGGACGCTGCCCGCATCGTCGCTCGAGCCCGGACAACCTTTGGCGTTGTGCTACGCGCTAAGGACGTGAAGGCCGACGACGTGTACGATACTGAAACCGAGGCCAAATACGGGGACATCCCGCACCTCCTAGCCGTTGGGCACATTCGGTTTGGTCAAGTTCCGAAGACACACGAATTCTTCCGATTCGTTGTTGAAGAGGCCGCCGTGCCGACGATCAGGATGCCAGACGTCAGCGTAGACGAACCGAAGGATCACTGCCTGTCTTTCTGGAAGCCCTCCCCCTCGGTGTAGTCCCTGGGGCGATGCCCAAATTCATCAACAACGCCCCTCCCATCACAGATCCACGTTGGAAAGACTGGGCCGCCCCCGTTAAGGAGTACCTCTCCGAACCCCGGACGTGGGCGCAATTGCTCAAATGGGCGCGTGAAACCCACCTCAACGGCAGCCTCTTACGGAATTGCTTAGCTTGGCTTGAGCACAACAGGATGGCGGCATCCACGAACAAGCGCCCCGTTGTGTGGTACACGGGGTCGTGCCCGGCTATTCGTTCGACGGACTTGGAAAGCGATGTTGAGAAGGTGGCTTAGCCTGCGTTTTGCCCAAGCCACCGGGCGGCTACCCTGGCGGCCAACTTGGCGTCACTTTTGAAGTAGAACGGGATCGCGATGACTATCCGCGAATCCCGATGATCCCCACCCCATACGGTCAGCTCGAAAGCCGTCCATTCGATCGGATCGAAGTCGATCACGGGGTAAGGCGCGTCGGCATAGGCCAACGTCGTGTGCGGCCTATACTCCGGCCACTTCTTGCTGTACTCGACGCCCGCAGCGTCAAGCCCTGCGGTGATCCCTGCATGGAGGACATGTAGGTCTGGGGAATCAATCGGGCAGATGATTGGATGCTTTCCCTCATCCGATGGAGGGAAGCAGAACGTGTGACGCGTGCTGCACTTGATCGGACGCATTCGTTGCGCCACGTCATAGCAGACCTCCACGGCCTTCAAGACAGCCGGGAGAGGGACGTCATCACCAAGGTAGACGACCGTCACGTGGGCGTGGCCGAAATCAACCGCCTCCCCTTCGACGGAAATCTCTGAAAGCAGCCTACCTGTCTCGGCAGGCATACGCAGGCCGATCATAGCCATGGTTGTTACTCCATCGTGTGATGTGTGGGGCACCACCCCTTATCGATTGTTCTGAATTGGTAGCGAAGGCAGATGCCAGGCTGCGCCGCCGTGACAATGCGAGGTTCGGTGGCAACCCATAAGGAGCATCCGTTACACTGGTGCCATTCGCGGCTCGGCCCTTCTTGATAGCGGGCCATGCTGCGACGAATGTCCTCTCCGAGCATCTTCGCCAGCTTGGTTTGGTGCCGCTCAACGACCTTCTCAACCATGTTCCCCGTGAGAAGGAAGGTTCGCGTCTCACCCTTTTTGCGCCAACGCCCTCCGGCCAGGTTGTAGATCCTCACGCACCATCCGTTGGCACGTGGTGAGGGAAACTCCTTGAACCCCGCGCCATCCCTTGGGGCGTGATACGTGGTGTCCTTGCCTTTGAGTTCCTTGATCCTGCCTTGAGCCAAGTCGTTGACCCTCTCCCATAGGCCAACGTTGGTCGGCTCCCACAGGTCTTGAGGGTTTGGCTTGGTCACGATGCCAGAGGTCGTCATCACCAATGACATCGTTATCGAAAGGCTAGCTGGACCCCAAGGAGCCATCGGTGTAGTTGGGGTCCATGGGATACTCACCTGGCTCCCCCGTTGACGATAAGGTCATCCTTCGCCGTCTCAGGATCATACTGTGCGCGCTCTGCTCAGGCGTCGTCCTACTGACGGCCTACGGCGTCACGGCACACTTTGTAGGCTTCAGCGTCAAGTTCTGGCACCTCGTGTGGGTTTTTGGAGGGGTTGTCGTAGCTACCGACCTGCTGGCACGTGTGGTTAACCGCCACCAAACCCGCGCGGATGACGCTGAATGGAAACGTGAGACAGCAATTCGGCTAGCGCGCCTTGAGGACCAGGTAAAAGCTATCAAAAACGGAGTCCCCTTAGAAGTGCTTAATGCTCGTATGCTTGGTCGGATCGATCGTCTTGCCCGCCAAGTCAACATGCTCACGAACGCGGTCCATGGTCACGATATGGATGAGATCCTCATCCAACCCCAACCGCATGTCGATCCAAACCCCACCATAGTGCAACCTCCGTCCCAGGATTCAGATTCGACCTGGTACGATCGCATAGCTGATGAGGAACAAGAATGACCTTTCGGCATAAAACAGCCCTGGTCGCGATCTCGGTGCTTGCCCTCGGGACCGGCTTCTACGCGGCGACCCCTATGGCCATCCGATGGCACGTCGAGAAGAACTACCCTGGCGTCACCGTTGGTGACGTGAGCCCACGCTTGGGGTACTCTCGTCTGAGCCTCCACGTCAACCGCCCCAACCTCACGGCGTCGTTGCCAAACGTGCGCGTAAGCTGGGGAGGCCGGGTGGAAATCCAAGGAGGCTGGGCAGCCGTCACCTTGGGCGATAGCAAGCCCACAAACCCCTCCGAGCGTAAGGTCACAGCCTCGGGGCTCACGGTCACGGTCTTCAAGGGAAGCCTCAAGGCCGTGCTGCACAACGCTGCCCTTGATGACCAGGGGACCATCACCGCCGAAACCGGCGAGGCCACCAGCCCAGACTTCGAGGCGACCTTCAAGGGCGTCCGAAAGGCCAAGGACGACATCACCCTCACTGAGGCTTCTGGGAAGTACCTCCAGCCGATTCACACATACCTCACAACGTCCTGGTCCCTACAAGGCGCCGCCCTGAACCTCAAGGACGACCTTGGCACCGTCGCCAAGGTCACCATCAAGCCCGAAGGAGGTCCTGAGATCGCTGTTGAGAAGGCGATGATTTCCAAGGACGGGAGGAAGGCGATGGCTCAAAGCGTCATCGCCATGGGGCAACGCCTCGAGAAGGTCGTCGTGCGTTACGGCGAGCCCATTGAGGTCCAAATCGGAGGCGCCGTGCTCCAGCACGAGTGGCTGAACGCTGTTCCCGTGGTCTTCGACAAGATGGTGGTACTGACGATCACCAACCGCAAAGTCATCACGGCCAACCTTGAGGGCTTCGCAGACGCCTCATGGATTCCTGACGCCAAGACGATCGATGGCAAGGGCGCATGCTCGGCTTGGGTCGCCAGCCTCCCCGTGGGGCTTCGTGAGCCTCTTGAAGGCATCACGTTCACCGGAGACGTGGACTTCCGCGTTGGTTATGGGGACAAACCTTCCCTACATGTCAACACATCCTGTCGCGCGAAGTGTGACGCGGCCAAGCTCAAGGCGCTTGCCAAGCCGTTCACCTACAAGGTCTACTCCTCCAAGAACGACCTCGTAGACCGCACGTCCGGCCCAGGCTCCGCCGATTGGGTCCCCCTTGAGGCGATTCCCGAGGGGCTCATCAACGCGGCCATCACCATGGAGGACCCCGGCTACGTCGCACACAGAGGCGTTGACATCGGCGCTTACCGTAACTCCCTCCTGGACAACCTCAAGCTCGGGCGCTTCCACCGAGGCGGCTCAACGATCACCATGCAGCTCGCGAAGAACCTCTGGCTTCGTCGCGATAAGACCTTGGGGCGTAAGGCGCAGGAGTTCTTCTTGGCCCAGGCGATCGAGTCTTGCTACCTCAAGGACAAGATCATCGAGCTATACCTCAACGTCGTCGAATACGGCCCGGACCTCTACGGGATCGGCCCGGCTTCCAAGCACTACTTCAAGGTCACACCGGGGCAGCTCAAGCCGGTTGAAGCCTTCTGGCTTATGAGCATCCTCCCCCGGCCCCGCAAGGCAGGCATCCCGGATGAGGCTACCCTTGACCGGACCCGCAAGCTCATGGGAAAGCTCGTAGAGAATGGGAGGATCCCCGAGGGCTACCTCGAGGATCCTGGTCAACCGGATGATTCCGAATGGGGACACCAGCTATGATGGATCGCGCCTTTTTCATCAAGAACCTTTGGCGTTGGGCGGCCGGGCTCCCGGAGCTTACCGAGAATAGCGTCGCTTACTCGGAGGACCTGTGGAAAACCGAATGGAGCCCACGCTTCGAGAAGCTCATGCGGAACCGTCTCGTTATGGGGGCGCTCCGTTACGGCAGGCTCAACTCCCCCGGGAAGCCTAAGTACGACCTCCTCAAGGCCATCAAGGCCCGCGTTGACCGCTATGCTGAGACGGGGAACGTGGAGTTTTTGGTTGACGTCGCCAACCTAGCCCTCTTGGAATTCGAAGAGGGCAACCATCCAAACAAGCACTTCGCGGCCATTGATGACCGCGAAGACCGCGTTGAAGTCAAGAAGCCGTAGGCTCCACGAGGCTTTGGAGATACCGTGAAAAGTTCTCCAAAGCCTGGATCCGGCTCCGTGTCTCGCCGATCTTCATCAGAATGACCTCTTGCGGCGGAACGCTCACGACCTCGTGCTCGACCCCACGGTATTGCTCAGACCACTCATACTCCTGCCGAATCTCCGTGAGGGTGTCCTTGAGGATGTCCTTGCTCGGAACGGTGTCGTCGAAGGAGAGGATCTTCCACGACCACTCCCCGCCTGAACCGCTGGAAAACTTGTGTCGGTATTTGAGCCACATGCCTTGGGACTACACCGTATCGGGCTCGTCCTCACGGCATTCTTGGAGGTAGTCATCCACACTGGCTTGGATGGACCGTGCGACGAGGTTCATGAGCTGCTCGCCTTGGGCGTCCGTCAAGACGGGGAGGGCGTCATAGTCCACGGGGACCTTCTCGGCGATCACGTAGCTCCCCACGATCGTTGCCGTGTACTGCCCCTCATCCGCCGTGTAGTAGCCCGCCTGCTTCAGGGCATGGGCGTACCCCCGGATGTCCTTACGCTTGGCGGCTTCAAGCGCATAGGGGAAGCGCCGGGCGAGAAGCGCTACGTGGTCAAGGGCGCCCTCCTCCGCTGTGTGAAAGGCTCGGAACCGGCTCACCCAATGCGGCGGGTCAACCCAGACCGATGCCCGGTCTTTTCCGTTCACCTGGTAGATTCGCTTGATCTTGACGAGGCTCGGGTCTTTGGCCTTCCAAGCATTGGCGGTCGCGAGGGAGACCTCTTCACCGCATCCGAAGAATTGGTAGTCAAAGCCGTCCCCGTCCTTCGACTTGACGTTGCCGAAGTTGTAGTTATGACAGTATTTGAGACCCGTTTCCAAAATGACCTGTGCCGCGATGATCCAAAGGCTTTCTCTGGTAGGCGGTGTTCCGAAATAAGCCAGGTAACCCCGCCAGAGGGCCTCAATAAGGTCCTCCTTAGTCATAGGCGTCAACATGTCTGGGAGTTCATTGCTCATGCCAAACACAGTACACAAGAAGTTCTGCGTGTATCGTATTCGACACATCCCCACGGACGCAACCATTTACATTGGAAAGACCGCGCGCCCCCGAAAGCGCTGGGCCAACCACTGTAATGCCAAACGCTGCAACCATCTACGGCAGTATATGCAACTGAACGGGGGCGTACAGGCGTATGAGCTACAGCCTATACGTTGGTGGGATAGTGAAGAGGACGCCTACACGGATGAGCGGCTGTTGGTAGCTGAGGCTTTGAAGACGTGCCCCCTTATCCAAAACCGTCAAACGGGAGGTTTTGGGGGTTCCCCAAATCGGATGTCCGCCATACACAAGGCTCGTCTCCAAAAGATGTCTCTGGCTGAACGTAAAGCCATAACAGCAAAGGCCAACGCATCTGTACGCGGCGTTGCACGCAGCCCTGCAACAAGGCAGGCCATCGCCGAGGCACTCAAGGCTTGGCATTCCGAACATCCTGAACGAGCAGAGTATGTGGGACAGATGCGTCTTGGGACCGTACACACTGGAGATGCACGTAAGCGGATGGGTCAAGCTAAACGAGCACTCAGTGTTGAACAAGTGCTGGAATGCCGCCGATTACGTTCTGAAGGGTGGAGTTTGAAGCGCATCGCTGAAGCTCTAGGGTTCAGTGTGAAACCAGTTTTCAATGCGCTGCATAATGTGGGGGTCTACGGGGAACCATCGAAGGACTAGGCTCGGCGTCCGCCACGCTTGCCCTTGGCGGCGGTTTCTTCTGCTGCGGGGGCTTCGGCTTTGGGCTCCTCGTTGACGGGCTCCTCGGCCTTGGCGGGCTCAGCGACGGGCTCTTCGACCACCGGCTCGGCCACGGGCTCCTCGGCCTTGGGTTCTTCGACCACCGGGGCAGGTTCAGGTGGTACTTCGACCTTGGGCTCGGGTACTGGCTCAGGCTTCGGGGCTGGCTTGACCTCGGGCGCCACGATGGGCTTTGCCGGGGGCGCAATCTTTCCGGCACGGATGGCTAGTGCCGTGTCAATGAGCGCTACAAGGGCCATCCTGGGGTCAGCAGGCAGCGCGGGATTACCCGCTTCGACCTTGAGGTTGGCAATGTGGCTCTCAACATGCGCGATGGTGTAGTCACGATGGATCGCGGTCAAGCACCGCGCCTTCAGATCCTGTAGCTCGTCGTTGGTCATCTTCATGGGGTAGCACCTCTCCAAGGGTTCGGGATAAGTGTCTCCGCAACAGCCCGGCGAAGGTCCTCGGGGAGAACCAAGACCATAGGGGCCGTAGGCGCCGGTGCTGGAGCAGGCGGTGTTGCCATTGCTGTCAGGATGTCCGCGTCAGTAAATGACGGTCGGTGGTTGTTGTACCACGCGATTGCTACATCCATGCGTCGGCGGCTCTCCGTTGAGCCCTTCTCACAAGACCCGCTGGCGTACGCACGCAGCCATTCTCGAACCGGCAGCCCACCGCAACGCGTCCCGTGAATCCCGTGCAGCCCGGCTCGGATGCAATTCTTCCGGTCCTGGACGAGCATCTGCCCTGTGTAGCTTGGGAGAATCTCGTCGACGGGGTCCCCGTCCTTGGCAAAGCGGTACTTGGTTTTGTTCCACGAGATCGTTCGACCGGATCCGATGTTCATCTGCATGAGACACCAAGAACGACCTCCGTCGCCCCTGGCGAGCTTTCCGATCCCGGTGTCGACGTCCTTGCGGAATGCCGACTCATGAAGCATCACGCTAAGAATAAGGGCCGCTGTTCGTGCGCGTCCGTTTGGGCCTTGGAAGAGGGGCTTTTCCTCGGTGTCCCAGATGACTTGTGCGACGTCTTGCGCGATCGACTCATAGCGAGCCATTGCGTCGTCTTTGGTTTCGTTGGCTTCTGGGATGTAAGTGTTCCGGCCCGGGGGCGCTACGGCCACCATGAAAGAGAGAATCCATGCGAATAGCTGTTCCATTACAATCTCCTTGAGGGTTGGGCGTCGTTGCTCGACGTTGCCGATCCCTTCGCCACTTGCCATCGCCATCCTTTCTGGGCTTTGGGATCCTGGAAGGGGATCATATACATGAGGGTTGCCGTCGAAGCAACAAACGTCTAGCCTCACCACCTACACCAGCGGTGTAGAGGAACGCACGATGGACCTTGCGCAATTCCACGAAGAGATGATGGGCTTCGCCCCGACTGACGAACAACTTGCCCTTTACAACGAGCCGCTGATGCGAGGGTTCCGGGAGAGCACATTCAATCGGAAGCGCTTCCTCTCCGTGATTATCCTTGCGATCTGGCTTGCACGGCCGACAGATGGGACGTACCGGAAGGTTCACCTAATCTTACCTCCGACGCATGTTGCCTGGGGCGTCGAAACGCTCCGCGTTGCGGCCAAGCACATTTTGACGCAGCTCAACACGCGACCGGGGCTCTACGACTTCGTGGTCAAGGCAATCTCGCACATCCAGATGGGCTCAAGGATCATCGGGATTGATGAGCCACCCCTTTGGGTTTCCTATGGGTTCAGCCCGGATGCGCTAGTGCCGGATTGGTTCCCTCCGAAGGTCCTTGAGGTGTCCGATGAACATGGATGACGACTTCGATTCATTCTGGAACGAGCTACAAGGGTCGTCAGGTAAACCCCTCATTGTCTTTGAGGGGAAGCCCCGAGACTACACCTACGGACTTGAAGACGCCGCTGCCAAGGCCACGTTTGACATGCGCACCTACATGGCGTCACTTGGCCCCCACCCCGTAGTAACAAGTGAGATGCTCACGCAGCTCGTCACGCGTGGGATCCACGGCTACATGCGTCACTGGTACGATGCTTATCGTAACCAGGATGTCGCGGGGCTCGTCGAATTCATCATTGACGGCCTCAACCTACCGGCCGCAGACCTCAAGGGAATGATGCGGGCATTCCCTATGTCCCTGATCGATCGCGTCGTGCGTGGCGTGACGTTGGCGGGAACGGGCATCCACGCCCTCTTCGCCCTTGAGTGGCACTACCGATCCGGCAACCTCCCATCCGACTACGAGATCTACCGTGAGGCCGATGACAAGACCCGCGTGAAGATCATGCGCAACGGTGAAGCTGTCATCATTACCCTGGACGATGTTTTCCGAATCCCGGAGGAACACGGTGTAGAGCCAGGGGATGCTCGCCGAAAACCCCTTTGACGACGATGACCTGGGCCTCGAGTTACTTTGGCCCAAGGAACGCACAGACCTCAAATGCCCCGAGCCTGGCTGCGATGGTATGCTGCGCCTCAAGACGTCACGCTACGGGCAATTCTACGGGTGCTCGAACTACCCTCGATGCCGAGGCTCACATGGAGCCCACCCGGATGGGGAGCCCTTTGGCGTCCCCGCTGACAAACTTACCCGTGTCGCAAGGCAACGCGCGCACCACTACCTCGACCGGCTTTGGCGGCCGGACAGCCCCCACAAGGTCTTCAGGAATCGTGATGACGCCTACTTCTGGATGGCCATCAACATGGCCATCCACCCAGACGACGCGCACATCGCCAAGTTCAACACGGAGCAATGCCTCAAGCTCATTGGCCTTCTCAAAGAGACGTTCCCCGGGATGTCCGACGCTTTCGACCTGCTCGAAGAATCGGATGGCATGTTCGATGAAAAAGCCTAAGCCCAAGACGGAAAAGCCCAAGACGGAAAAGCAGCTCAAGATGATTGCATTCTGGAAGGAGGTATCTCCTGCCAAAAGGGATGCCATCCACCGTCTGCAAATAGCCAAGGAGCACATCGCCCCGGACCGCGCTGTGAAGGACCTTCCTTGCCCGGATTGCGGGCGCCACATGACCCTCCGGGATGGGACCTTCGGCCGGTTCTATCTGTGTCGAAAGTGTGGGCGAACCGTCTCCGCCAAGCTGGACGGAACGCCGCCCAAGAAGTACTACGACCCCCTTCGGGTCAAGATGAACGCAATGGATGACGCACTAGGAGACCCCCATGGGAGTTGACGCCTTCGTCGTGAACCTTGAGACGCGTGAGCTGTTCACCGTCCGAAACTTTCGCTATGAGGAGGCATTCCTCGCCTCCGTCACGCAGGACCGCGACGCCATGCGGGCTGTCATCAAGCAGTACCAAAGCCGCTCCGATGACACCTACGTCGATTGGCTCACGGATCGCTTGTGGGCTTTCACCCGTGGGGGCACGATCTTCATCGCCCATGACAATGGGGACAACTACCCTTACGACGCCCCCTTCAGCTTCTTCAACGTCCATGAGGCGGGCTTCCGGGACGCAGGGACCATGTGGGATGCTGAAGGGATCTGGTGGGAAGTCCATGGGCCAGGGCAGCAAAGCGATGGGGGTGTCCGGTATATGCAGCGCGATATGGCTCAAGAAGTCGTCGCCAAGTCGCCTGGAACCTGGCTTGTGCTCGCCACCCGAAGAGGATCCGACATCACCCGCACAAGAGAAGGCGTGCCAACCTAGTCTTTCAATGCTATGCCCCGGGGCATGATAATGGACATCCGCTTCCTCTGGTTCTTCATGACCGCGCCGGTTGCGCCGGTCAAGGAGATACCATGCACCACAAACGAAAGCGCCCCAAGAATCGCCGATCCGGATGCATCATGTGCAAATACTGGAAAGTGTGTGGGGCTAGGGCTAAACACCAGCTCCGTCCGTCAGAGCGTCGCAAGATCCAGCGCGAGCTGCTTGAAGATATAACATAGCACGCAGTAAAACCTCCGGGCTGTCCTTGAGATATCCAATGGCTCGATTGCAGGTGTTACACAAGAGTCCGCGAACAACGCCGGTTTGGTGATCATGGTCAACACAAAGACCGCGACTACTCTGACTGTTGCGCTGTTTGCCTGGGCGATTCGCCTGGGCGTCGGGAATCCGGCAAATGGCACAACATCCGCCCTGTGCTTCGAACATCCGCTCGTACTGCTCCCGAGTAATCCCGTATTTCCAGCCGAGGAAGTACCACCGGGAATGCTCTGACGTCCCCTCTGGATCGGCTTTTCGCCGGGCTTTATTGTACTTCACGGTACAGTCTTTGCACCACGCCCCACGACCATCCCCACGTGACCGGCACCTGAAGAAATCACTCTCAAGGTCTTTGGGCAGCTTACACTTAAAGCAAATCTTCTGTGGCATGCCTCATCAGAATCACAAGTAGATTAATCAAGGCATCTGAATGGAGCCCGCCCCGCCTGGAAGCTCAAGGCATCCGAACGCCGCCGCCTGCAAGATTCTGTTGATCTGAACGATTCATCGGTGTACTCACCTGCATGAACGTAACAGACTACGAATCCTATAGACAAGCCAGAAGGCTCTTCACTCCCCTCCGAGTCGCCCCTCTCACCGCGAACGAATTCATCGTGACTTGTCAGGAGGCTGTCCGTGTATGGACCTTGGCCTACCTTGAGAACCCCGAGGACTTGGACGACGTCGTTCAGCATCTCTTCCTCCGCCTCTTGGAGTCAGAGGTCTGGTTGAGCCGCCCAAAGCGGGCGTTCCGTGATACTTTGTGGACGGCCCTTCACAATGAGTTCTACAACTACTGTAGGGGCACAGCCCGCCGTAGTCAGCGTAGCCATCCGGGCTACGTACTGGAAGACCCTGAGTATGCTATCGAGCAGCTCTTGGATGCCAAGAACGTCCTGCAAGAGGTTCCACCTCGAGAGCTTCAGCGGGTCCTCCACCTCCTTGACGAATGCCCTCGAAGCCTGGACCTTCAAAAGGACCTCGCAAGATTCTGTTGATCGCCAAGGACCCTCGGCATACTAGGGACATGAGCGTCACCTTCTACGGCACCAACCACAACGTCACCCGCACCGTGAACTTCTCCTCCGGGGAAACCCACACAATCCCCACGACCGTACACATGGGCGAGGGCGATGAGGACATCCTCGACCTCAACCTCTCAAATATGAATGCATCAGCGCTCCTGAAGCTGCTGGGCTTCGAGCCCATGGGTCCCGACGGTATGGTCGGGGAGGTCACTGTCCCCGAGATGCGGCGCGCCATCATGCGCGCTGTCAACACCTTCGACTCCAAGGCGGGCGCCTGCACCCGCGCTACGGAGATCGAATACGGCAAACCCCGTGACAACGGCGACGGGACAATTGAGCTTCGCCCCGTCCGTGTCTACAGCCAAGGCATCGACGAGGAGTACCTCTCCCGCCGCCTAGCCCAGCTCGCGGAGAACGTTGAAGTTCTCGTCAAGAGGGGTGCCACACACATCACCTGGGCTTAGCCCTCCTCTTCCTCCCTAACCGCCGCAAGGTGGATCCGCTGACTCATCTTCTCGAGCCGCCCAATCACGTCCTCCATGACAGTATCCACCGGCCCCGCCGCTGACTCCGCAAGGATGACCCCACCGGCCAAGACCTGACACACTACCCAATCCTCTCGGTCGGGGATACCCTTGAAGCGAACCTCGGCGAGCGGTGTTACCGCTTGGGAGGCTCGGATTAGGCGATGCACGCTGCTCATACCTGATCAGCTAACCATGGAGATTAACGAACCAAATCGAGCTGGACCGAGATGCCTCCTACGGCAGGTTCACTATGGGCGGGCTCCGTGGCAAGAAAGCCGACGTGCCAACCCGCATGGACCTCACGGTGACACCTACAGCAAAGGAGCACGCATTTGGAAAGCTCCGGAAGGATTCGCGCCCACGAGGTCATCTTGTTCGAGATCGTGAAGTCCTTGCCCATCGGGTCGACATGGTGAAAGTCAAACCCTTCGGAGCATTTGTCGTAGCCGCAAATCAGGCACTTCCCGCCTAGATGTGCAACGGCCCGGTCTCGGAGCCCCTTGCGCCGCAAGGCGGTCTCGAATTTTCTCGACATGGATGTCGCTACACCGTTGATCCCCTGCCTGCCCCGGCATACATAGGGCATGAGCCGCCACCACTACCGCCCCAGCTACGAAATCACCAGCGCCGTTACCGACATGAAGTACCGCCTCAACAAGGCATTCGCGGCAATGCGCGCCATGGGCCTGATCGCCAGGCAGAACTACGAATGCTGCTCCTCTTGCGCAGGCTACGCGATCACTGAAGACGCCGTCATTCGCGTCAACAAGGGCAAGAAGGTCAACGGTTCGGTGTTCTACCACCACCAAGACACCGAGAGCTTCTTGGATGGAGAGACCCTTCACATCCGGTTCGGCCAGCTTGACAGCCAGCAGCTCGGCCCGATCGGGCTTGACACCACCAAGGTCGGCGCCCTGGTCTTGGCAGCCCTCGAGGCAGCCGGGCTGGAGCCTTACTGGAACGGCAGCCCTGATAGCACCATCACCCTCAGCCCCGAAGAGCACGCCGTCAAGATGTCCTACGAGCGCGACCAGAAGCGCGCGGTGTAGTACCAGCAGGAGCCCACATGTTACCCACCCTTCTCAGAACCTACCTACGCGGGCTACAGCCGATCATTTACGTACGCTCGGAGGATCCCCAAGAGTTACACAATGACCTCTGTGGGGCGTTTCACCACGGATCGGCCTACGGAGCTAAGGTGCAGCAATGCGCCATAGCACAAGTCTCGGAAATCCTTGAGGCGCGTCGTAAAACGCTCATGTTGCGTCAACACGTCTTACTCACCACAGGCACGCTCTCGGATGAAATCGTACAGTGTGTGGCCCGATGTAGGGAGGACATTCACTTTGCCGATGTCCTTATCCTGACGGGCAAGGACCCTGCCCTTGAGGCTGTTCCGGTAGGGCTGCGACACGCCGTAACCCCCGTGGACACCGAGGTGCCCCCACACGCCGTCGACGTTCCTCGTGTTGACGTCCCGGAGGACCTTCCGGCATCCCTGGCCTTCATGCAGCTAGACCGGGCGTGTTTCAAAGATCCCCCGGAAGTACTCCTCCCCGCCCTCCAAGGTTTGAGTCGGTTTGAGCTGCTTGGGGCCATTGGGCACATAATGGCTCGGGGCATCATGCAGCATAACGATCGTGTGCATTACCACCTGGAATATGCGCAGGAATACCGTGCGCGTTGGGAGCGTGTTTGATGGGAATCCCCCGAAAAGCAAGTCGCGGCATTGAGATCAACGGCAGGACCTACCGCTGGATGGCTCGGCTTGATAAGCTCGACCCCAGCAAGTCTATCCTCACGGTCCAAGAAGACGTGGACCGGCCCGGCAAACCTAAGCAATTCACGGTCTACGGCACGGTGACCCCCAGCGACGTCACCAGGATCGTCCAAGGCGCAATCAAAAGCGGTTGGGACCCGACAAGTCGTTGATCTTGTGCGGCCTCCGGCATAACTACGACGCCCCGCCAAAAGCGGATGAAGGAGGCTCTATGGAGACCGCCGACGTATGTCCATCTTGTCAAGCCAGCTACACCTACGTGAAGGACGCTAAGGTAGTCTGCGCCTTCTGCTCAACGTACATCCGTCCCTACAACAAGGCGCTTGACAGTCAGCTCCCCGAGAAGAAAGCCCGCCCCAAGCAAACCCCCAAGCCGTGGATCTACGGGCTTCACAGGGTACGAAACCATCTGGCCATCTTCGTGGCCAAGAAGAGCCGAGAGGCCAGCATCCGTGAGCACTACAACGTCATCGCCTTGTACGAAGTGATGGCGCGGAACGTTGACGAATGCTGGGGCATCGCAAAGAAGGCCCTCGCCAATCGCGTTGAGGCTCCCCCAGCACCGCCCGATAGATTCGCCCCAGGCACCGTGTTGCGGCACTACGATGGCTGTTCCGAGCATTGGGCGATCCTGCTTGAAGTCGAGGGGGTCCAAGCCCACGTCCTTTTCCTCACATCCAACCCCTTTTGGAGTGAGCGGTCTCGTGTGGCCCTTCCGGAAGAGGTGGCCCTTACCGGGTTCATCTCGAAGAGGACCACCTACTTCGCATTGGCTACCCGCCCGTTGGCGGACTTCGCCTCCTTGCGTTTGACCTACCCCCAACACAGGCTCGAGGATCTCCGGGAGGAGTTCCTCGAGTCAACGAAAAGTGTTGATCGCGTCGTCGTCGCGGCATAACAGGGGCATGATGAACGCCCCCACCGCCGCCGCCGTAAACGCCACCGCAGCTCGCTGGACCAAGGTCGCCCCCGAATTGGCCGACCGCCTCGAGCGCGCGAAGGCCCTGGTGGCGAATGTTGAGGCAACTCAAGACAAGGACATCTTTGTGGTCGAGGGTAGCGAGGGTCACCGCTACCTCGTCAAGCTAGTCAAGAAGTCACACCGCAGCGAATGCACCTGCGGCGACTTCGCCAAGCGTCAGATCCGCTGCAAGCATATCTTGGCCGCCGCCCTGGTGGTCTTCTCGAAGGAGTCATGATGGCAACCGAATGGTTCAACCGCCGCCCCGGAGACGTCGCAGCCATTGGCCGTGACGACCCCACAATGCTCCTGCTTGGGGGAGACGTCCCCGATTGGGTTAAGGTCCCGCCAGAAGCCGGGGGTGGGACCGCCAAGGTTCTCGCCTCCTTCAAGGCGCCCTGCCCGATGTGCAAGGAGGGTGGGGACGTACGCCACCTCAAGCTCGAGGGGAACCTCGGGGTCGCCGAATGTACCGAGCATGGCTTCGTGTGGTACCGATTCCCGGTGTAGATCCCCGGTATGCCTGACTTCAAAATCCACGTTGACGCATCTCTCCACCGTTACCACGTCCTCGCCAGCTCCGGTGACTTGAACCTGCTCAAGGCAGCATGTGTCACTGAACGGGAGCTTCCCATCACCATCGAGCACCTCGATAACGGGCTCTGGGGTGCCGTCATACCCTGGAATTCTTGGGAGCTTGCCTCCACAGACACACAGGTTCGGATCCTCCAGACCTCCAAGGACATCCAGCAACGAATGACGCGGCTCACGTCCTTCTGGAAGATCATCGCGTTCCTCTTCCTCTGGGTCCCCGGCGTGTCCCTCCTTGAGGCATACACCCTCAAGGTTGTTTGGGCTTGGCACATCGTCCCCTTGACGGGCTGGCAGCAGATCTCCCTCAAGGCGGCCTTCGTCATCACGTTCCTCCTCAGCTCAGCCGTTGTGCGCCCCACACGCATTCGCATCTCCGATATGGGCGACAAGCTGGCCCCTGCTGGCTATGCCATCCCGATCGTCTCCTGCCTCCTGGTACTTCTCGTCGCCTGGCTCTGCAAATAACGTTGATCCCCAACCTTGACCGGCATACAGAGGGCATGTTCGCTAAATACATCGAAACCCGCAAAGGCCCCCAGCTACAAGTCAACGGAAAGACGGTCGCCAAGGGCCGCGAAGCCTGTGACACCTACGCCAAGGCCAACGGGCTGGTGGTGCTCTACAAAGCCTACGCCAAGGACGGCTCGGAACGCTGGGTTTCGATCCCCGGGAGAGACTAATGCGCCTCACTTGGAAAAAGCAAGCGAACGAAACGGGCCTCGCCCGCGTAAGCCAAGGGCCACGAGGCTACGACCTTCGCTACAAGGGCGTAGCGGTCGGGCACGTCCACTACGGCCGATGCCCCAATGGCTGGTACTGGTGGGCAGCTTGTGACACCTACGGCATCGCCCTCTTCAATTCCGCCGCCAAGGGCATCCCTCCTTACACGGACATTGAGGACGCCAAGGCCGCCTGCAAGAAATACGTGACAGAAGCGCTCCAGAGGGTCCAATGAACTTCGATGAGATCAAGCCCTACACCCGCGACGCAAGCTACTACGTCGACGTCCCCCTTGACGGGCTGGAAGCGAGCCTTCAGCGGTACGTTGAGAAGTACGGCTGCAACCTGGACCCTGACTTCCAACGGCCCCATGTATGGGTCGACGAGCAGCAGATCCGCTACGTCGAGCACATCCTCCGAGGGGGTCGCACCGGCCGGGACATCCTTTTCAACTGCATTGGATGGACCCAAGGAGACATCAAGGACTTCGTGCTTGTAGACGGCAAGCAACGGCTCCACGCCCTCCTCCGCTTCCTCCATGACGAGATCCCCGTGTTCGGGCACAAGCGCTCGGAGTTTACGGGGTTCATGCGCAGCCACCACGGCGTCAAGTTCCACGTGAACGACTTGGATACCCGAGCCGATGTCCTCCGATGGTACCTCGATTTCAACACGGGTGGGACCGTGCATACCCCCGAAGAGATCGCCCGCGTTCGGGCTCTACTTGAGGCAGAAACCAAATGAGCGAAGACTCCATCCGTATGGCCGACGTTCTCGACCGGCGTCTTGTTGACGAGACCTCAAGCATCAAGCTCGTCTTCCACAAGGATACCCTCGCAGCTATCCAGCCGGAATGGGGCACGCGCTTTACGCCCCCGAGCTATGAGCACCGGGACTACCGGGGCAACCTAAGCGCCCACGGACGCGTCTACGAGGTTTGGACGGCCCCTGGGCAAGAGCCCGGCCGCGTCGCCTTCCGTCGAAAGATGTCGGATTCGACCCTTTTCTAGTTGATCCTCAGCACCTTGGGGCATAGGAGCAGCATGAGTTACAACATCGATTCAATCCAGATCGTCGAATCCAAGGACTTCTACATTTCTCTGGAGGACTACAAGGCCCTCGAGGAGAAGTACGCGGAGGACGAGTACCTCCCAGAGGTCAACATCTTCGATCCCGGCTGGGTCAAAGGCCAGACCGTCAAGAACGGCAGGATCTACCCCAAGCACATCTGGTGGAGCGGTAACAGCGGCTCCGAAGATCTGCTCAAGAAGATCCTCCCCGCCTTCAACGGGTCGGCGGACCTGGTCTTGACTTGGGAGGGCGGTGACTCCTTCTCAGGGCTTCGCCTCAAGAAGGGCAAGGTAACCAAGCACAACGTGAAGCACGTGCTCGTATGAGGACGCCATGACCATCGAAGACGACTGGGATGAGCTTTGCGCTCCCCCTGTAGCACCAAAGCCCAACGCTACCATGGACGTCGCCGACGATTGGTGCGCCCTCCGCTCCCTCCCAAAGACCCTCTACTTCGTTGACAAGGGGCTCAGCCTCCAATCCATGGCGATCCACATGCTTACGTGCGTAGGCGAACGCGATCGGCCCGTCCGGATGGGCGGCCCTGCCTTCCTCGGCATCAAGCTCGATCTGATTTGGTCCGGCGCGAGATACAAGACGCGCTCCGAGGAGGTGGGTAAGGTGTACGCCTACCCCAAGTCGAAGTGCGATCTAACACTGGAAGCCGCCGCGCTACGGTTCAACCAGTATCGTGAAGCATACCAGAAGTCCCTCCGAGACAATATCACCGTAGCAGAGGCAGCCTTCGCCAAGCAATTGAAGGAGCTTCGAAGGCTGCGGGCGGAAGCCAAGGAGCTGGAGGCGTTCAGCATAACCAAGGAGCTGGAGGAGCTTGACGACCTCAAGAAGATAAACCGCACCCTAGAGGTTGATCCGGTGTAGCTTTGAGGCATGGTTCAACACACGACTTCCAGTGTCATTGGTAAAACGCTCAACAACCTCCCCGGTGCTGCCATGCACCACCTCACGGTCCTCTGGTCCGCCAAGGCCATCCTGGCTGACGTCGCAACATGCCCTGGACACTATTGTGACGACGGTCGCATGGGGGCTGACTCCGCCGCCCACGTCGTGCTTGGTCAGCTTGTTGTTGATCCCCTCGAACTCTGCAAGGTGACTTACCCCGGTGGGCGTCTGATGGATGGCGTCAAGCTCAAGAAGGCCCTCTTCGTTCCGGTCCGTGGCGTGCGGCTCAACTCCTGGCAGATGCAGGTCTACAAAGCTGCGCTACATACCGCTGAAATCCAGCTTCGAGGGTTGTGCGACACGGCTAATCTGGTGTAGATGGCATCATGCTCAAGACAGGCATCCCCACCATCGATACTGCAAGGGCCACCCCGATTGTCGGAAGCGACGAGGCTGGCTACGGGGCCTGGGCTGGCCCCCTCCTCACCTGCGCGGTCGCCGTCTCTTGTGATTGGGAACCCACCGATCCTGAATTCCGAAACCGTGGCCCAGGCAACCCTTGGCGTGACTCCAAGATGCTCACCGAGACCGAACGGGAGCGTATCTTTGACCGCTATTGGCTCAAGCCAAACGATAGCATCGTCATCAGCCCCTACGTCATGCCCCCCGAGGAGATTGACCGCCTCGGGGCTTCAGCGGCCCTACGCTTGGCTCATCGCCTTGCGATCCAGGGGACGTTCCACCGCCTCCCGGTGAACCCCATCGTGATCGTGGATGGGAGCATCAACCCCAACCTGGATCCGGAGCACAACCCCCAAGTCTTCTGCCTCCCCAAAGGTGACCAGATCGTCCCTGCCATCACCTTGGCAAGCGTCATCGCCAAGGTCTACCGTGATCGGGAGATGACCCGCTTTGCTCAAGACTACCCCGGCTACGGATTCGAGAAGCACAAGGGATACGGCACCAAAGTCCACGAGGAGGCGCTGCGCAAGCTCGGCCCCTGCCCGATCCACCGCCGTAGCTACGCCCCCATCAAGGCTTTTGAACAGCAACCCGCACGTCCAGCCTGGGACATAGACCCCAATGACGTGGTTTGAGAAAGTCTCGACCTACATCATCCGTGACTGGCGGGTCGCCGCCATGCTTCTCTCGCTTGCGCTCATTTTGATTTGGCGGGCCTGGCGTTACTACATGACATGGATGATCCGGCACGAGACTTCCAACCTGTCCGAAGACGTCCTGGATATGGTACGCACCCGTCTTCGTGCGCAAGCTGAAGCCATTGAGGATCTTCAAGGCAGAGTCAGGCGTCTAGCTGAGCACCAGCAACGCCCGCAAACGCCAGCACCCCCGACCGTGGCAACACCAGAGCCCCAAGCCCCAGCGGCGCCCGCACGTCGGGGACGTAAGCGCAAGGAATCTACACCTGCACCAGAGGGTCAATCATGGTTGGACCGACTTCGAGAGGACGACGACGAGAGCTAAGGGCTGAGATTCAGGCGGTCTTGACCCTTCTGAAGCACCCCGCTGGATTTGACATCAACCTCTATGGGGACCTGTTGACCGTCCGATCGACGGATCAAGGCACCTACGAGGTAGAATGGGACCCTGACTACATTCCCCTCGGGGCGAATGCCAATTCCTTTGGCTACAGGAGCTTCAAGTGCCCGCTTCGCGCCGCCGCTACCTTCGTCTACTACCGACACGCCTGGAAGCTCGGCGAGGACTACGTGGCCGAAGCCTGCCGCGAGGCTTGTGATGGACGATCGAATTCCAATTGAGCAGATCATCCTCAATGAGGGCGACCCCGATCGCTGGGTCGACGCCTACCGACGCTACGCCCTCAAAGCCGGAGACACCTTCCAGATCAAGCTTGCCCGCCACAAGGCGCGGTTCGGTCGTCAGACCAAGACGGTCCTGGGGTCCGAATACCGTCTGTGGATTTGGGAGCGCCCACACTACACGATCACGCTAAGCAAGAGGGGCACCGAGATCTCCATAGCCCCTTGGCGAGGTCTTTCCGAGGCTTGGGATGCTTGGCGGGAGTACCTGCGCGACTACGGGCTGCTGTAGCCCAGCCATTGGGGCGTCCGCTCGTTATCAATGGCACAACACATCCCTGCGGGACACCCCGTCCCCTCGAGCCCTCCACACACCATAGCATTCCAGCAGCATGTGAGCGGCGCCCGGCTACAAGGGTGCGCACGTGTCCCACACGGGTACTCTGCGGAGACCGGGTTGGTTGCGCGCATATCGTGGCAGCCTACGGTGAGAACGAGAAGGACGAGGAGGTACTTCATGTGGGGCTCCCTTGCAGGATAGCTTGCGTAGCCCGAATGAGGTCGTAGCGACGAACGCGGCCCAGAATCTCGTTCATAGCGGAGATGTTAGGGAGGACCGCTGCGGCTTCTGGGACCTCTTGGACAAGGTCACGGATGGCATCGGCATGTGTCACAGCCCGTTCTTGCATCCGGCGTCGTAGCTCGACCTCTTCAGCTTGACGAATCTGGTAGGATTCGATGTCGCTCAAGACACGCTGGAGGCTCCGGGCGGAGGCGTTATCCTGCTGCGCCCTCGCGGTATCCGCTTGAACGAAGTGTAGGAGCAAGTAGAGCCGCCCTTGCTGAACGAGAGGCTCCGTCATGAGCCGGTTGAGGTAACGCAGCGATCCCCCAGTGGCCTCCCGTCGCGCCCGCGCAAGATCCAAGAAGACGTCGTGTAGCCGGACAAGGTCTCGGATCAGGAAGAACTCCTGGCTAGTTTCTTGAGCCATGAGAGCGTCGTAGACGAGCCCGCTGACCTCAGCGTGCCGGTGATACTTGAACCGGCCGTCCTCAACGGTCCGCGTGTAAGCCTTCCCCAGGTCGTGGAAGAGCGCCGTGGCGTTGAGGAGCTGCCTGTCTGGGTAGCCCAACCCAACCGTGATGCGCTCGAGATCCTCGAGAACCATCTGGATGTGCTCAAGGATCGTTTCGCCCTGGTGGAATTGATCTTGATTGTGGCGGTACTCACGAAGGCGTGGGACCAGCTCGGAAAGCCGAAGCCCCGTCCGCGCCTCTACGCGAGGAAGGTCCAGGTCGTCAAGGATACGGTGAAGCGTCTCCTCAACGTTGCTTGGTGCTAAGTGTAGTTCTGCAATCTGCATGATGCCCATACTACACCCCTGGAGGGTGTCGATCAATGTATGAGCGGCGCTTTAGACACTAATGTCGAACCCATCCTGGTTCATACGTGGGTAGGACCACAGGTCAAAGAGGTCACGCATAGCCGTGTGAATAGCGGATTCTCCCAGGACGATATTCCTCGCCCCGGGGATCTCCTTGAAGCGCAACCGACCTTCAATGGTCGTCCCGCTCCCGGTCCGCGCCTCGAGGTAGGATTGCTGCATGTCAAGAGTGTAGCCAATGGTCTTCGCGATCAGATTGACCCGGGCCAGGATCTTTTGGACCCCAGTGTACTCCGCATCATGACACTTCTTGACAAGCGCCGCGTAGGTATCGACGACGGCAAACTTGGCCGCCGCCCGTCGATCCGCTAGGTAGCGCTGTACCACGCGCTGCTCCAAGGATGCTGATTTGACGAAATTGCCGTCCACCTTACCGTCCGCCATGAAGTCCTCCTCAAGCCCTGGGACCCGATCTAACAACAGTGTGTCTTAGCCTTTTCAAAACAACTTCTGCAAGTCTTGCTTTGTCTGTGCATGTGAAGCCCACATATAGGGCATGTCTTGTGGGAGGCTCTCTCTCCCAATTGCTTCCCCGTCCGTTCTCGTTCTTTAGCACAAACCGCCTTACGCGCCGCTGACATCCTGGCGCGGGTTTCAGGGCTCCGCTTCAGACCCTTGTTGGCCTGGCTGATCTTGGCGCGAGTTGCTGCATCAGGGCTAAACGTTCCCCCAGCCGCGCGTTTGTTCGACATAGCCGCTTGTATTGCTCGCGCACGTTTAGCTAACACATCAGGGGTGGGGATCCACCCCGCCTTCCCTTTTCTGGCAGCAGATATCTTCGCTCGTGCTTCGGCGGTATGTTTGAACCCACACCTCTTTTCAACACCCAACGCAATGGACTCGGGACGCATTTTCTTGCCGCGATTACCCGCAGCCACCTTCGCCTTGTGCTCAGGGCTCAAGGGTTTCCCCAGTCGAGCCTCACGCATCTTCTGACGAGCCTCCAGGGATACCTTGTGACCTGGGCATCCCTCCCCACCATCTGTGGCGTTTGTGAGGTCGCAGCCTAGTGTACGATGCCACGCAATCCATTGAGTTTCGGCAGCACCCCACCCTTCCCCAGAGCCCGATTCAAGTACACGCAAGATAGGCTCAACGCCATCTGCTTGAAGCTTCCTGATCCAGTTGAACAGGTGGGAACGGGCACCTCGACGGGCTTTGGACAAGTGCCCTCGAAGTCTCTTTTGGGGTTCTTGGTGTGTGATGCCTACGTATCGTACACCACCACCGCGCGGATCTTCAAGGGAATAGATCACCCATTTCTTGAGCATGCCCCAAGATAGCGTTGAATGACGCGTATTGCAAGACTGGAAGCGTCTTTTTTGAAGGACGGCATTACGGTACCCTTGTTAACGTACTCGTCCTCGAGCCCCGGAACCAAATACTGCGACCGTAGGGTCGCAGGCTCATGCCCGACAGCCTCAGCCGTTGCCTCAAGCGCTTTGAGGAATTCCGCCTTGAGCTGCTTCTCCCGGGCCTTCTTGTCTTCGGATAGCGCCTTGCCCTTGGAGCGAATCTCCTTGAGGCGCTCTTGCATTTCTCGATTGGCGTGGAAGCCTCGGAGGTCCTTGGCTGTCACGTCAAATTGCTTGAGGTAGGCGTTGACCTTGCGGGCATCAACCTTCCCCAAGTCATGCGTGAAGATGCTCTCGTCCTCGTCCTCCCGGGCCTCGTAGACATCCTTGAGGGCCTTGAGAATGCTGGCGTCGGAGATCTTCTTGGTGTGCTTCACGCCGGACTTGCCAACGTACTTCACCGTCGCGTTCCCACGACCGAAGCTAATGTGCTTGCGGGTCCACCCGGTGACCCCGAAGTGCCCATCATCAGCAGACTCCTCGTTCCCTACACGTTCATACGTGTGGTCGATGAGGGCTACCGCCAGGGCGGATAGCATGGTGTCAGGGTCACTGCTCTTGAGGTCCTGCTGGACGCGTTTGCGGAGGTTGCCGATGTTCTTCTTGAGCTTCTCGAGGCGTTCCGCCTTCTTACGGTTCCGGTTGGCGATCTGGCGCTCCGAATACTCGTAGACCACCATCTCGTCCCCGTCTTTCGTTTTGACGCGGTGTTTTGACTGGTAGCGGGCCACAACCCGTTCAGCTAGACGCAGCATGCTCAAGGTGTCCATAACGAGAGATTATCTCCCGCGCCCACTTTAGCTTATCCGCCACACGTTGTCCGGAGGGCTGGTACCTTGACCACAACTCCAAGTTTTCGGCTCTGTTATCTTGACGGTCACCATTACGGTGGTGGACGCTCTCATCGGATGTCAAAGGTCGTCCTAGAATCCCCTCCATAAGCCAGCGGTGCTCCGCCACATTACCCCGCCCTGCCACATACACATAGATGTAGCCATCCGAGCTTCCGGGAGTGGTGTTGCGGATCAGGAGATTCTCCAAACGGTTATCTAGGGGATCTCCGTTCCTGTGCAGCACCTGCTCATTTGCACCAAGGCTTCTATGTAGGAGAGCGGGGCGCCCCCGGGGTCCTTACATGGGCCGTAGTCTTCGATCTTCTTGGCCGTGAAGATCCCCTGGAGGTAGGTGTCAAGCGCCGCGACCCTTTCGGGCGGGAGGTCCTCTGTGGGATAAACGCGGATGTCCATCCCAGGGTAGGATGTGACCAGGACGAGGATCGCAGGCTTACCCCCTTGGATTTGCCGAAGGAGGTCCTGACATTCATAGCGGGCAGCAACACGGGCGATGAGGTCGCGCATAACATCATCGCCCGGTCACAGGAGGATTATGCGAAGGAGCGTTCGAAGCGTGACATCCTTGCGCATCGTGGGCAGCAGGGTCCCTGGATGCCATTCGAATCCGAACACATGGTCATCCGTGAGCTTGGTGCGCCGCACTCCGCGCAGCAGCTCCCCGTGCTCGTTGACGCCGCTGTGCTGGCGGCAATGTAGCCGTAGACGTGCAGGACCCCATTGACGTCGAAGGGCTTGGACACGCGATCCACTTGAACCGTCTTCGACGTACCATCCGATTTGCGAACACTGACGGACCCGGGGGCCACCTCGTCAGCCGTTCCAAAAACTTTCCACTCGCCTGTTCGGTTATCTTTCCTGAAGGTTGCCATGTCCCTCTTATGCCTAACCCTACGAGAGATCAACCTCTTTGGTGTAGAAAACCACCCATGAAGCATCTTCCCCTGATTCTAGCCCTACTGCTCACAGCCACGACGGCTAAGGCCGAGATTAAGGCCACCGATCGCGTTTGGCTCATCGGTGACAGTAACGGCTACCTCATTTACCCACACCTGGCCGCCAAGGCAAAGGCTGAAGGCGTCCCCTTTGGCGGCGATCCCAAGGCGGGGAGCACCGTCATCCAATGGGCGACCAGCCTCCACCGGGAGCATTGGCGTGCCCGCGCCTTCAAGCCGACGATCATCCTCGTAGCCCTTGGCGCCAACGACGCCTGTATGGGGACGCGCATCATCACCAATGAGCCCCCGTACCTCACAACGCTTTTGAACCGCCTCAACCGTACCGGAGCAACCCGCATCGTCTGGCTTGGTCCGCCCAAGATCGGCTCAACCGACCCCACCGTGTGTCACGCCATGAAAGACTGCCTCGCCCGCGCTGTGCCCGGCCTGGACGCCTTCAAAGCCATGATCAATGACTCCAAGACCCCCTACCTCGACGGACGTGAATCCAATGCCGAGATGGGCTCTGACCTCCTCCACCCCACCGCCAAAGGCCGAACTACTTGGGTCGATTGGATTTGGACACAGCTTTCTCGTTGATCCGTTACCTACAACGGCATACTAAGGACACCATGAGAGTTTCAAACTTCTGCCGATACGCTACCCTCATCGCTTTCGTTGGAATGGCAATCACGACGGTCTTGTGCTTTGCCTTGCTGAACACGAAGGTGGGCTCACTGGCTTTGCTCGCCATGCTTCCCTTCACGGCATTTGTGGCGGAGGACGTATCGTTCCTGCGGGAGACTAAGCGTCAACGAGGGCCTGGAGCCAAGCCAAAGCATCAGCGTAGGATCTGAATTGCGGGTGGTAGCGGGTGTTGCCTTCACCCTCGTCGACGGTCATAGCGGGGCAGCCCGCCTCGCAAACCCATTGAACGAGGGTTTCCATTCCTTCTTCATCCCCGTAGCATTTGGACATCCATGCCGAGGGGAGCTTACGATCGGTCCCGATGTTGTAGAGACCGCTCACGCGCTCTCCAAGGACCTCCGGCGTCTTGCCGCTATGAACCCGTCGCGTCCCTTCAACACGGCACCCCCCTTGGTGGACGAGGAGGACGTTGGAAGGGAACCTGCCCGTCTGGATGCTTGCCTGCCAAGCCGAGGCATCCGCCGTGCAGCGGCAAACCGGGATGTTCAAAACCCCCACGTCATGCTTGATGAGGTTGCTCACCAACGTGCCCTCCAGGGGTTTGCGTAGGAGGTAGGCATAGCGGACTTGGTCAGCCGTCACGAGGAGGCAGGTGTCCCGTAGGACAAGCCCCCTGCGACGTCCTTGAATGCCCCCGTCAAGCCCGCCGAGGAAGACGAGGTGCGACCCCGGCACGAGCTGCCCATGAAGGGCGTCAAGCTCGGCCAGGGTTGTGGCGATATAGCCTCTTGGCATATCACCCCTCAAACGCGTTGACGCGTTCCATCACAATGGACCAGGGGTCCTGCTTGGGGTTGGGCACGTTGAAGCCTGCCGCCTTGGTGTGGCCCCCACCGCCCTGGGCCTTGCAGAAAGACCCGCAGTCAAAGGTCGTCCGGCTACGCGTCGAGAAGACCGCCTTGGGGATCCCCTTGTCGACGTAGTAGTCGAACCCGACGATGAGGTCGATGTCCGAGGCTACCTCGGCAGCGTCACTCGTCATCTTGACTCCCTCGAATACCGCAACCCGGGTCCCCTTGGCCGACGTGAAGCGGTAGGCGTCACGGACAGCCCGTTCAACCCGGCGCAAGCCCTTCTCATACTGAACCTTTCCAGCCCACATGAGGTTGGACCAGAAGGGAGGGCTAAGCGTCGCGGATACCGACCCGATGAAGGCTTCCTGCGGGAGGAACATGAGCCCGTAGGATTGATGGCAGGCTTCGATCCATTGAGGATCTGTCTTCTGCCAAGTGTCACGGATGCCCGCAAGCGTCGCGATCCGTTCGACCATCGTCTTGGAGGCGTGGTGCTCCGAGAGCTTCGCCTCGACGGCCGGAAGCCATACCTCACGGTAGGCCAAGGTCGCCCCGCTCACCCCAGGCTCGGCGGAGTAGACACCATTGTCCCCGAAGAGCTTGACGACATGCTCTGCCGTCCGGTGGTGGTCAAGGAGGATCGCCCCGGCGTCCGCGAAGGCTTGTGCCATGTCCTCGTTGGGATGCACGTCGCAGAAGATCATCCCAGGCTCCGGCTGGAGCGCAGCCATCGCCTCCGTCCCGTATTGGATGAACTTGACCGTGAGCCCGTTCTCAGCCAGAGCGTCTTGGAGGATCAGGGCCGAGGCGGTGCCATCAGGGCACACATCATGCGTGATGATGGTCTTGATGCTTCGTAGCTTTTCAATGGAGAGAGTCATCCTTCAGCCTTTCGCAGGAGATTTTCAAGCAAGGGGAGAGGAATCCGGATTGGGTTATCCGGGTCGATCCCGGTCCGCACGACAAGGTCATCCGCCTCGACGGCGACAAGGGTCTTGAAATCAAACCCAGGGCCTTGTAGCAAGGTCTCATTGGCTTGACAATACCACCAGTGGTCTCGATCAGGGTGTGGCATGCCCCGGTTCTACACCGAGGAGGCGGAAAGCGCGTCCCTCTTCTGTCGAATCGAGTCGAAGAGAGCGTTGCGTAGCGATTGACTTACAACCCGGTCAATACGGGAGCGGTTGGCAGCGTACCACGTGTTGAGGGTGTCGGTGCTCTTGATCTCGCCAAGCTCGGTGAGGAGGGCACGTTGTTCGGATAGCTCCGTGAATTGACGTGGAGGGTTCTTGAATTCTTCGGCGGCCTTGCTGGTAGCGGCCTCCGGGACGTCTGTGAGCTTACCTGTGATCTCGGTCGCCTTGTGTGCGGCCTCATAGGCTGACTCAAGAGCCTTCTTACCCTTGGCCTCGTCAGCGTCGTTGCCCGTGAAGATGGCGTTCATGGTGGCCCGCAGGGCGTCAAAGGCTGCCATGAAGACGTTGAATTGCGCTTGTGACTTGATCCCCGGGACTTGCTGTTGAATGGCCGCCAGGATGGGATTGTCCGCAGGCATTTCAGCCCGCTGCTTCTCTACGGCGTCGAAATCAACGACGCCCTTGAAAGCCTCTCGGGCGAAGGCAGCGGTCTCCCCTCCTTGCGCCAAGAATTGCCCCGCGATGTCCGTAGCGGCCGATTTGTAGGCGTCGTCGCCGTACTTTTCACGGATCCCGTTAAGGTGTTGCATCAAGGCTTCGAACTTGTTGTCACTCACGACGGCTTACCTTTCCTGGTCTTATCAAGGAGGAATGCTTGTAGGCGTTCCCCTGCTTTGACGGCATTTGGATGTCCGAGGTTGGTCAACGCGGTCTGGTAGAGCCCCCGAAGAAGCGCCGCCCCGCGTTCACGATCCATCACTACGCGCCAGCACGGCTCGCAGTAGTAGAAGCTCTCCGGGAGGTCATGCCCCGTGAGCTTGCGCATTGATTCAAGCTGCTCCTGGGTCAGCGTGACCTTGTGAGGGCAAGGCTTCTCTTTTCGGCATACCGAGCAAATCATCACATCCTCCCCAAGTGTTCAACGAACACCGCCGCGCGGGCCTGGCTCAGGTTGAACTCCCCAGAGCAGATGCGATGCGCTACAAGGACCGCCGTAGGGATCGGCATGGTATGCCAGTCACCCTTGAATTGCTTGAGGATAGCCTGCTCCTCTTGGTGAAACCGCGTCATGACGGAAACCCGTGGGACCAGGCTTTGCGCTTGGATTAACCGATGGACGTTACAATCCAAGGGGTCCCCCTTAGAGATTGCGCTGCGACACGCCGTTGGCCTTGCCGCATAGATCGAGCAGCGCCCCTTCTCGAGGAAGACGCACGGTGTCTCGGAATGCAGCCACACAGGATAGCTGAGCCCCGTTACCGCCGTCGCCGCTTGGTCAAGTCGAGCCGCCAATGACGTCGTCCAACGGTGTTGCGCCTTGAGGTGCAGGTAGATCTCCGCCCCTTCAAGGACCGATATCGCTACCGGCCAATAGCAGCAATGGTGACACCCCTCACTACAGGTGGTGCCCATCACGTTCTTCCGGGTGAACTCCTCGAGGATGCTGGAACGGGCAACCCGCATTGCACCCACGGCGCGATCGACTTCAAGGGGTATCTTCATCGTCATCTCCCTCTAGGAGATGGTCAAAAGCAGTCTTTGGCTCCTTGGGTTTGGCCGCAGCTCTTTCGATCCGCTGTGGAACCGACGCAAAGGACCTCTGTATGGTCACACGGACGATCTTTCCCGATCGGAGCGTGACGTTGACGGTATCCCCAAGGCGTAGCCCCAAGGCAGGGTTCAGGAAGATACTGCCGCCTGCCCGGGTGGGCTCACTTGGCGCCCAATCCTCAAGAGGTGTAAGCTCCCGCTGCCGGGACGGGATCTGAACGGACGCTACCGCCCCGTGTTTGGGATGCTCCTTCGACGTGATGAAGGGCCACGTGGAGGGCGGTTGCGCCACGACCTTGTGCGGAATGTCGTCTGGGACCTCACGCCCAACTCCAGTGACGTCGTAAACCATGAAGGTCCTAACGTCACGTCGAAATTGACCGACTTGGTAGCGTTTGCCATCCAGATCTATGAGGTCCCCGGTCTTCATCAAGCGTCCCCTACACCGTCAAGCATCTCCATCGGGTCAAAGGTGGCCAGGAAGTTACCGATGACCCGCTTGATCCAGGCTTCATCGCAGTGGTCCTTGTAAGGGAAGCCCGCCTCAATGGTTGCTTGGGAGATAGCCTCAACGATGAGCGCAAGCCGGACATGCATGTGCATCGGGACGCTCTTGAGATGGGCATTCCAATCCTTAAGGGCCTCGTCGTAGAAGCCGTCTGCAAGCATCAGCATAGGTTCCCAGATATGGTCCGTCCCTCCCAGCTCCTTGAGTTTCTCACGGCAAATCGCCTGCTGCATGCGGATCTTGATCAGCCTGCGGGCGGCGTCGATCGTTACATTACGGTCTGACATACAAATCCTCGTCAGTGTCTCACGTACACCCTACAGCTACACCAGAAAGCACAAGGGGGACGGCCGTAAAGCTCGTCCCCCTTGTGGAAGGGCTTGAAGTGTAGGATCAGCCGCCGAAGGGGTTGGCGGCGTCGGGCGCGGTAACGCCCAGGTCGGCGAGGATCTTGTCGTCAGCAGCCTTGTCCTTCTTGGCCTTGGGCGCCTCCGCCTTGGGGGCCTCGACCTTGGCTTCAGCCTTTGCCTCGGCCTTGGGCGCCTCTGCCTTGACTTCAGCCTTTGCCTCGGCCTTGGGAGCGGCAGCCTTCACCTTGACATCGGCGACGCGGTAGAATCCCCGACCCTTGTCAGGCACGCGTTCGAAGACATCCTTGTTCGAGGAGAGCAGGTAGCTCGTGTAGGTCTTCTTGTCTTGGGCACCGGGTGCCCACCCCTTCTCTGTGAGCGCAGCGAGAACCGCCTCGGCGTTCATCACCTTGTTGCCCATGACGATCTTGATCGCTTCAACCAGCGTCGGGCGATCACCCGTCTTCGCAGGCTTCTCCGCCTTGGCCGCTTTGACTTCCTTCGCGGGCTTGGCAGCCTTCGCAGGCTTCTCAGCCTTGACGTTCTTCTTGGCCACGCTCAGCTTGGTGTTGTCGGCGATGAGGGTGTCGACCTCCTTGAGGTGCGACTTGGCACTCTTGAGGGTGCCTTCGAGTTTCTTGATCTGCGCTTCGATCGCGTTGACAAGGCCCAGGGTCCGCTTGCGGGTGTTCTTCAGCTCACGTGCGTTCATGTTGATCTCCTTGAATCCGATGTGGTTCTGTCCTGATGTCTACACCACCAGGTCTAATGATCGCCACCATCTTTTGATGTGATGCCCACGATGTCAAGAGAACTTTGCATCGTGGTTTCGATTTTAGGCGGGTCAGGTTGGGTTGGGGAATTCGCGATCGACGTCGGCCTCACAAATGATCCCGAGCTGTCGAAGGGTTCTCTCGGCTTTTCCGTTGGTTAGCGATGCACGCAGCCCCTCAAGACGGCGATCCTTGATCTTTTCCGCCCGAGCAATGGCAAGCTGCGCCAGCTTGACCCACCCGTAGAGGTCACGCGGGGTCTTTGCCGTCTGCTGGTCCTTGTGCCGGATCGTCATGCTTGGTCTCCTTGTCGTACTTGGCCTCGAAGTAGGCGATGTCCGTATCCGTTCCGCCGATCGCGAGTATCTCGGTGACGGCATACCGAAATCTATTGAAGCGATGGTCGAGGTCCCCAAGGTCCTGGATGGCCATCGCCAGGACCTTTTGGATTTCGGAGAGGTCCTCGCCAACGCTCTTGACGGCCGCCACAAGCTCCGGGACGCCTTGAAGCCGTTCGAGGGCTTGCATGGCTGACCCGAGGGCCTTGACGGGGTCCTGCTTTTGCCTTCGAGCAATCTTTCTCATCTGTCCGCCCATGGCAACCTCACTGGGCGAAGGGGGGCCGCCCCGCAAAGGCCGTGTAGAAGGGCATCGTGTTGGCGTTGGCCTTCTCCTGGATCGTGTCCGCCTCTTCCTTGGTCGCGAGGCGCGGTACCGTAAGCGCCATCTCCTGAAGCTCAGGATCGCTCGTCACACGAGCAAGGTCGCGCCGGGCGATCTCGTCCCGCTCAAGGATGTAGACGACCTGCTCGCGGTGCATGTTGTCTAAGAGGCACACACCGCCCTCGCCGGTCGCGGGATCACCGCCCTCGATCCAGACGTTGTTCTTGCGATCTCGATCGCAGTATGTCGTCCGGGGCGTCTCGCACGTCACCGGGGTCTGGTCACAACCGTCGTCGCACTTGCTCATGTGAGTCTCCATTTCGGATCGGTCAAACGGAAGACAGCCTTTTGGGCGTCACCGCATACAGGGCAGCTTAGCTCGAAAATGGCGTAGTGGTAGGGGCGACGTCGACGAAGGCTATTGTGCCTCCGCTCGTGAAGCCTATCGCACCGACACTTGAGGTCGAATAGGCGATTCCCAAGCTCAGCGTCCGTCGCGTCTACCGCCGCCGCAACCTCTTCGTCGGTCAAGTCAGGTGAGTCCTCAAGATTTGGCATGGGGGATCTCTTCCATGTTGTGTAGTGCTAACAAGATGCTCACAATCTCTCGCTCGCGGTCGTCGCATAACGTGACCGCGCGATGCACAAGGTCGTACCTGGGCATGTTGAAGAACAGATGTGTTAAGGTGCGGGTGTAACTCGAACCGTCCGCATACGTGGTCACCACCTGAAGGCGTGTGTCCATTCCAGGTTTGAAGCGCTCCAGCAAAACCATGATCTGATCCTCAACCACCTCCGTAAGAGGGCGGGGGTCGTGGTAGTCGTAGAGCGTCACGTCAAAATTCAGGAAGTGCGAGACCTTGGCAGGCTCCGGGGGGATGTGTATGCCCTGGAGCGCAAGCCAATCCTCCGCAAACGGATGCGTGTGAATCAAGGCAGCACCCTGAGCGTCGTGTTGCGCTTCTTCGCCGAGAGGCTCTTATCCGCCGCGTAGCAGTACTTGCACCCCAAGGCGCACGTCTCGTTGATCGTGAAGGGGTCAACGGCAAGGCAGCATCCGCAATCCATGGTGGGAGGCGCCCCGAACCGCCGCCCGTCCTCACAAACGCCTACATCGAGGTTGTACTCGTACTGGTCGATCGGCTTGGAGAGGGTTGTCTGGTCATCCTTGCAATGAAGCACCAGGATGTGTAGGTACTCCACCGATCGCGCCATGGCTTGGATCGTGAGGTGGCGCCGGTGGACCGTCCGGGTCTCAGGCATCCGGTCATTCGGCTGCAAGAAGACCGTGTAGACCTCACGAACGCCCACCTTGGCGACCTCTTCAGCGATCTCAGTGAACCGATCGAGGATCTCAAGGGTCGGGAGCTGCGGGATAGGCGTGAACCGCCACACGACTTGATGCACCCCAAAGGTCCGGACCGTGTCCTTGAGCAACCGGATGCCTTCGTGAATGTCGGGGGCGTTTTTCTCAACCTCGCCCCATCCCGTCAAGGTCACATGCACGACCAGGGGGTAGCCCTTGAGGAGCGCGGCGTCCTTCAAGAGGTTGGTGGGGTTCTTCGTCCAAAGAATCAGCCCCTGGGTGTCCTCTTGCCGGAGGCTCCATTCCCCCGGGATGGCCGTTCGTGGGTCGAACGCCGTCATGCGCCCTTGCGCCAATTGAGCCTTGAACCAGTCCCACTTGGACGCCGGAACGTCGGTCCAACGTGAGAGCGAGTAGGGTAGCCCCTCTGTTTTGCCGCTTAGCATGCTGGTAGCTACACCGATGTCAGCGAGGGATCAACGTCTTCGTGTCACCATCACAGGGGTCGTAGCTGCGCGTTTCATGGCCTCATCGTGGATGGCCGTATCGATGATGACGAGAGAGTTGGCATAGGCGTGCTTCACGAACGCCTCGGGATGCTTGACCAGCTCGCGATTGAACTCCTCAAGGATCGCCAGGCGATTCTCATCGTCGGTCTTGACCGCGATCGTCTTGAGCCAGAGCTTATTCAAGCCCGGGATCTTCTGGATGGTCTTGGACGCCTCCTTGCGGGCGGTGCGCCCTATCCTATGAAGCTCCTGACGCAACGCGGTTAGCTCTGCAACGGATAGATGATCGAGGGGAGGTAGCGGAAGAGGGCAAGAAAGATGCTCAAACGTTGCTGCCATGCTCACTACTACACCATATCTGTAGTCCCAAGATAACGGGCCATGATCTTCCGCGCGAGATCGGCCTTCTTTTCGATGAACCCGTAGCGGGGAACCCACTCGTAGTTCTGGAGAGCAGGGTCCGAATACTGCGTGGGTGTCTCCAGATGCTTCAGGAGGTACTCCGAAACCCCTATGGAGATGATCTTCGCCGGGATCTTTCCCGGCGCGGCAATGACCTCGTTCTGGCTGAAGTGCCTGAACTTGGTACGGATGCCCATAGGGAGCAAGGTGAGGTCAACGATGATCTGCTTGGGCTTCAGCTCAGCTTGCAAGAGGAGGTGCATGGCTCCCAAATTGGCGAACTCTCGGGATATCTGGGGCGTCTGTGACCAAGACGACGCTCGCCCCGGCTAAGCGTCGCCACGGCGCCCTTATGGACGTCCGTGAGCTTGGAGAGCCCCAAGTAAGTCTGAGCATCTTCGGTGAGCCCTTTGACATCGTAGCTGTCGAGCTTCACGCCCCGGTAGACCTTGATGGACCCGTAAGGCGGCTTGATGTTCTCTTGGAGCCACTTCTTGGCACGCGTCCCAATACGGCCGCCCGCCTTAGCCGTGTAGTCAACCAGCTCCTCTACGATGTCCGAAGGGATATCTGGGACCGTCCCCGGCGCCTCCTTGACGAACCGCTTGACGTTACCGTCGATCAGGTCCGCGCCGGTCTGGATGATCGAAAGCCAGATCCCCACGTTGCCCCAATACTTCATGTCAGCCGTCTTGTGGACCTGAACGCCGTCATAGTACTTCATGAAGGGGGCCTTCTTGAAGTACTGGAGGTAGTAGACGCCCTCACCAAGGACCTCTTTGAGGACCTCTTCAATGGCCGCCTCTTGCGTCAGCTTGGGGTGCTGCTTCGCAATGAGGTCGAGGTCGACCATACCTCGCTTGATCGCGTAGAGAAAGTCTTCGCGCTTCTTCTCGAAGATCCGTAGGGGTCGCTCGATCTTGTAGATGTAGTTGTAGTCAGGGTTGAGGGCGTAAACGATACCCCGGCCGATGCCCTTCTTGTAGTCCGTGTACATTTCCACGTTTTGGACAAGAGAAGAGCCCTTCACCTCACCATCCGCGAACTCGTAGTTCGCGTTGTAGATTTCATTCAAGCCGCCCTCATCGAGGGCGTGTGCGCTCCGAAGGTAGACCGAACCCTGAAAGCTGGACGTGACGAGCATACCTTAGTGGGAGGAAAAGAACAATCCTCAGCCCTTGGCGAGCCGGATCTGAGGCTCTTCTGCGGAGGCCACCGGGGCCTCGCCGCGCATGATGACTGCGTCCCCGCCGTTGACGGCCATCTCCGTTATGTGGATGGCGCGCACGTCAGGCTCACTGGGGACCGTGTAGGCGTAGGCCCGGAGGATCTCTTCCATGATACTACGCAGCGCCCTCGCGCCCGTGGTGCGCTCATTGGCCTTGCGCCCGATCGACCGAAGCGCCGCCTCGTCGAACGATAGCTCGACGTTGTCCATAGCGAAGAGGGCCTGGTATTGCTTGACCAGGGAATTCTTGGGCTCGGTCAGGACGCGCACCATATCGTCCTCGGACAAAGGCAGCGTGGTCGTGTGGATGGGGATACGACCGATCAGCTCCGGGATGATTCCGAAGTCAAGGATATCGTCCTCCGTGATGGCCGTATAGACCTCGTCCGGAGCGATCTTCTTCTTGGCGGTCCCGAAGCCCACCCGGGCGTCCTTGTTGAGGCGCTGCCCGACCGCCTCCTCGATCCCCGCAAAGGAGCCCGCGCAGATGAAGAGGACGTTGCGCGTGTCAATCATATCGACGGCCTGCCCGCTGGCGCTCACGACGCGGGCGTTCATGCCCCGAGGGACCTGCACCTTGCCGCCCTCAAGCATCTTGAGAAGCGCCTGCTGCACGCCCTCACCGGAAACGTCACGGTAGCCCGAAGCCCCGCGCCCGCTCTTCCTGGCGAGCTTGTCAAATTCGTCGATGAAGATGATGCCCCATTCCGCCCGTTCAACATCCCCGTCCGCGTCGGCCAGGAGCCCCTGGAGGAGGCTTTCAACATCGTCCCCAACGTAGCCCGCCTGCGTGAGCCTGGTCGCATCCGCGACGTAGAAGGGGACCTTGAGGAGACGCGCGATCGTTCGGGCGATCTCCGTCTTTCCCGTCCCCGAGGGTCCCATGAGGAGGATGTTGGACTTCTGGATCTCCACCCCGGTCGTGTTGGGGATGCCCTTTTGACAGGTGACGCGCCGCTTGAAGTGATTGTAGATGGCGACAGAAACGTCGACCTTGGCCTTTTCCTGCCCGATGATGTGTTCGTCAAGGTAGGCCCGGATCTCTTTGGGCTTGCGGAGAGGCTCTTCCTTGGTGGCTTCGGGGGTCGCCCCCTTGGCGGCGGATTCGACGGCCTTAGCCGCCGCCGCGATGCATTTGTTGCAGATGAAGGCGCCGTCAGGGCCTGCAATGAGCTGCTTGACCTCGTTGCGAGGGCGCTTGCAGAAGGAGCAACGTTCGATGGTGGGCGTTGTAGTAGTCATGCCCGGATCTACACCGGGCACGTGCTTACTTCAGGTGGACGGTGATGTAGACCCAGCTTTTCTCGCCGAAGCTGATCTCGGTGTTCTTGATGACGTCCTTGTAGGGGGCGAGCTTCGCATCTACCGCCTTCTGACACTTGGCGCGCTCCGCCATCACCAATTGCTCGTACTCATACTCGCCTAGCTCGTATGCGCCCTCCTTGGGCAAGGATCCGGCACGGTAGGATCCCTCAACCGTGAGGTAGTCATCGGAAACCGTGGGAGGATCTGTCATCCAACCGAGCGAGTTGGTGATGCTCTTGATTGCGCCTTCAATCCCAACGCACCGCATCTTCCGGAGGGTCTTCTCTTCAGCCCCGCCCTTGATGCCATCCCACCCACGCAGCTTCGCGAAGAATGCCTCAGCGGCTTTGTCCGCCGTGATATTTCGGGTAATGTTATACCCATCGTACAACGATGGTCCATCCGTTGACGAGATGTTTTCTTCGATGCGTACCTCTACGCGCCCGTTATGGAACGACTTATCCTGGATCCGGAAGAAGATCAAGTAGGGTGCGGTGTGGGTCTGTGTATCTTGCCAAGGGAGGACCTCGAGCACCGATGGGTTCACCAGCTTGGCCTTGATGATCTTTTCGATCTTGGCCCCAAGATCCTTGAGGGCCTTGGGCATCGCCTTGGCGGAAAGGGTCCGGACGATCTTCCTGGTCTTCTCGATGTGCTTCTCGAAGCGGTCAACCATACGTTCGGCCTCGACCTTGGCCTTAGCCGCGCCCTTGTCCTCGGGGAACGTTGCGACGAGCTTGTTGAGCCCGTCAAGCACCATCTTGGCCGTCTTCAACCCTTCGATGGCCTTGACGAGCGAATCCATGTGCCCCTTGACCTCGGGGGTTGCCGCCGCAAAGTGCATGTCGAAGGTCGTCTCGAGCTTCGTGAGATTCTCGTCAAGCTGATCGAGCTGATCGAGCGCCTTGAGCATCTCCGGTAGGATCCGTCCGTTGGCGTAACGACGGGCAACGTTTCTCGCGATATGTTTCGTCACAGGTCTCCTGCTACAATGCAGTTGGCGCCCCAAAGAAGGCCGTCGCAATTTACCGTGCCGTCCGGGCGAATGATGCAAATTCCACCAAGACCGAAGTCGTTATTATCTTCGATCCCGTAACGATTGGCCACGACCAGCGTTGTGGCATTGTCCGAGGCGAACTCCATCCAGTGTACCGCTGGGAAGCCCCCTTTGCCCCAATTGGCGGAGAAGGCAACGATGTCGGCGTCACCCTTCTCATAGAATGAGTCGAGCTTGTCGCTCTTGTCCCGCACGTCGCGGCAAACAAGGAGCCCGATCTTTCCATGAGGCGTCGGGACCACCGGAGGGTTAGCGCGCCCCGGCTTGGCCCAGAGGAAGTCATTACCCCAGAGGTTGACCTTGCGGTAGCTTTCCCAGGAGCCATCCGGCGCCATGAGGACCTGAGCGTTGTACAGGTGCCCCGTTCCAGGGTCCGCCTCTACGAGCCCCCAAGCTACGTAGGTGTCGAACGATGCCGCTACCCGGTGCATGACGTACATGCTCGGGCAAGAGCACGCCCCGCTGTCAGGGATTCGCTTGCTGGGGTCGAAGTCACTCAAGGTCTCGGCATAGTGTCGAGCTGATTCGGCACTCATGAAGGAGTAGCCCGTCGTGCATAGCTCGGGGAGAACGATGAGCTTGGCGCCGTCTTTGGCGGCCTTGGAGGCCAGCAGCATGGCCTTTCGGATGTTTCCTGGATGGTCTTTGAAGACCGGCTGCATTTGGATAGCTGCTACCCGCATAACCAGGGCGCCGCCATAAAAGGGATCACGATTCGAATTGGCGTTCGGCGTAGGGCTGGCCAGGACCCCTGTACTTGACAGCTTGATCCATCCTCGGGGTCACAAGCATACGCTCGAGAGGCAGCGTCCCCTTGCGCCCATTCGTGAGGGCTACTTGGAACGTCGTCCCCTGAAGCTGAATGAGCCCACGATCCTTGACCTTATCGAGGGCCTCTTTGATGCTGTACACATCCGCCCGGAATCGGACGAACTTGGCGCCCGCAATCTCAAGGTCTCCCATCACCTCAAGCTCCTTGAACTTGAGCCCCGCCGCGATGGCGGCATTGATGACAACTCCTGCTACTACGTGAGGTGTTTCCCCACGCTTCACCTCAACGGCGAAGTAAGATGTACTCTCCATGTCTACCTTCTCATGTACTGCTTGTGGGTGAGCCGTAGATCGGCGCTATTCACGTAGCCGCCTACGCCTATGAAGCGCTCCTCAAGGAGATTAATGGGGAAGCGAGTGACATCCTGCTCGTCGGTCGTGATTTCCACGGCCGGGACGATCGTCACGTCCACCATTTCGATGTCCGCGCAAGCCTGCTCAAGGAAGAGGCGGTAGATCTCCGCCCCACCACAAATCCAGACCCCGTTGGAGGGGCCGTGCTGGTCACTACCTGCCGCAAGGATAGCTGCATCGATCCCAGCATAGACCTCTGCCCCTACCGCCGTGTAGTTAGGGGCTCGGGTCAAGACGATCGAACGGCGCCCCGGAAGAGGCCCGGGGAGGCTCTCCCAGGTCTTGCGACCCATGATTAGCGTCCCCCCCATGGTCATCTCCTTGAATCGCTTGAAGTCAGCCTTGTAGTGCCAGGGCATACCTCCGTTAACCCCGATGATCCCAGTGGGATCCATCGCGACGATCATCTTCATGTCAGCACCATTCCTTTTCCAATACGGCTAGGGACCTGGCAAGCGTGATGATCGCCCGTTTGGCTTCATCCGGGAGGTCCGTTGGGGGCTCGTCTGGAATCCCCGCGTCAACCTCGACGGCACGACGCCACGCCTCTCGGAAGTCAATCTGGTTGATCTCGGCGTACGCCGTCTGCCTCCCGTCGTACTTCTGAGCCCTCGCCATCTCGACCTTGCGACGGTGGACGCGTCGCAAGGACTCCCCCAAGGGCTTCACCTCTTGCTTGGCAACCTCAAGGGCTTGCTGTAGAGCCTTGCTCTTCATCCGAGGTCTCCTTGGCGATTGCATCGGACATGATTTGAGCAACGGACGTGATGGCGATAGCCGGGGGCTCAGCCTTCTCCTCGTCCTCTGTCTTGGCGACGTCAAACTCCTTGGTCACCACGTGGACGTAGGGGATCTGCCCCTTGAACTTCTCAAAGCGTGCCGGAGGGAGCGGGATAACGTCCCCGTCTGTCCACCCGTAGTGCCTTGCTCCTGCCACAGCGTGGGTCGGCGATTCGAAGATCAGGACTTGCCCCAAGTCGTTCATCAGGGCCTCTTCGCCTCGGGCCACGAAGTACACCAGGTCTCCTCGGTTGGATCCACAGCACTTCTTGAACTTGATAGGCTTACCGTCGTCATTCTCGGCCCCGCATGGGCAGGGGTCGTTGGGCTTGGGCATCGGAGGCTGCTTGACGGGCGCAGGGCCACGCGGGCGCATACGCTTCGCCATAGCCTTGACCAGAGCCTTCCGATCCGGCTTAGGCATGGTTCGGATCTTCTCCTTGAGAAATTCCTTCTTCTCTTCGTAGGAGAGGTCCGCATACCCCGGCTCCGCCGCGAACTTAGCCTCCATCTCGGCCAGAGGGTCCCTGGGGCCACGCACAGGGTTCGCCATGGACGCAGCAAGCGCCTCACGCTCTTCGGGGGAGAGGTTAGCTAGAACGTCCTTGACGGCGGCATCAGCTTCTTCGGCGATCTTCTGATCACGGGTCTCATCTGAATTCATGGGGTCTCCTTGCGTCCTGCTACACCAACGGATCCACGTAGACGTCGGCTTGTAGTCCGTATCCGCGTCGAATATCCCAAACGACGCGCGTCACCTTGAGAGGCTTGTCAAAGTCCTCATGGCTGACATGGTCCCCTCGTCGAGGCAGCGGCCCCCCGCAGACACTGGCGATGGTCGTCTCCTCTTCATTGTCCAGGTGAAGCTCCCAAGAGAACGTGCCGGTCGTCAAGTAGTGAATCTGGATCGGTTCAGCCATCTTTACCCCTCCGGGCTTGTCTCTTCTTGCTTCGAACAATCGCCTGTAGCCCCGCGATGACCTCGGGCAGGTAGCTATGATCAAGGGCGAAGACGTGCTCGCTCTCAGGGTCCTTCGGATCCCCCAGAGTACACGTCACCAGCTCCCCCTCGATGCTGTACGTGAAGGCGCCCCGCGTTACTTGTACTGGATCTGCCATGTTAACCTCAACCTTTACCCCCAAGACGCTTACGCTCATCATTGAGGGCGCCGCTCATGTTGGAAATGGCGTCCTTGGCATCCCTTGGGATCAGCTTCCAAAGGTCATCCATGTCGTCACGGATCGCATCGGCTTGAGCCTCGTCGCCCATACCGAGATCGATCTCTTCGTGAAGTTTAAGGGTGAGGAGCATAAGCTCCCGAACAGGTCGGTTGGTTTTCGGCATGCCCCAGACTACACCGCTAGGGTGCGCTGCTTGAAGCCGCCGCAAATGAAACGCAGGTGCAGCTTTGGGTCGTGACCGGGATGAAGGTCTTGCCAATGAGCATGATTGTCGTGACCGGCACACACCGGACCTGATTGCAGTGAGGTGTAGGCTGTGAGTCACAATTGACGACGCCCAAGTAGACGATCGCGATTGCAGCCACTACAAGGCACGTCGGTAGGTTGCGCTTGAGCCAGCCCATCACACGGCCACCTTGAAGGAAAGGGCCGGGTCAGGATCGTAGCCCTCGAGGACGAACTTGCTCATGATCTCCGCCGTGCTGTACTTGGGATCCAAGAGGCGCTCAACGTCCTCGAGGCTCCGGATGTCGTCGGCAATGCGGAGCTTGGGGAGCGCCTTCGGCTTACGATCAAGTTGCTCCAAGAGCACCGGGATGTGGTCATACTCGGCTTGAGTACCGTCCGGCTTGGACGTGTAGATGTGCGCGTCGATGAGCGTGTGCCCGAAGATCCCAGGTGGCATCCCAGCGAACCGGGCGAAGAGGCTCAAGAGAAGAGCGTAGGAGGCGATGTTGTACGGGACCCCGAGGGCTACATCGCACGACCTCTGGGTCATGTGTAGGCAAAGGCGCTGCCTCATGGCATCCGGCGTCATGGGCTCTCCCAGCCACCCGTGAGGCGACCCCTTGGGGTTCCACCGCTTGCCCTTGGCGACGGCGAGTTCGAAGTTGTACTGGGCGTCCACGTCCACCACCATGTCAAGCGCATTGGGGTAGTCTGCTCGGGCCTTATTCGTAGCCTCTTGCTCGGACATCGCCCTGATGGTCCCCAAATGCGTGACCACGCCGTCCTGTAGCGCATGAACGTGGTACCGCCGCTCAAAGACCTCTTCGTTCTGCACGTTGAGAATCCACATGCAGTGACAAGGCGCGAGGTACGCCTTGGGGTTCGGGGGGTTCTGGGCGATATGGGGCTGCCAGGCGGAGACCACAAGGTCTCGGCTCATCGGCCGCTCCTTGAGCTTGCGGAGTACCCAGGCGACTTGGTCATTGTAGCCCGTGCAAGGGCCGTCGTCGGTCAAGCCCGTCTCGCTCTCATGGTAGCTGGGGTACTCAAAGCGCCGCCATGCCGGGCCATAGGCGGCGTTGACAGTCACATCCGTACTGCCCGAGAAGAGGTCCGCTTGAGTCGGCTGGTTGTACCACGGCTTCCAAAACCCACACCCGTGACGATCGAGGAAGCCGCTCCGGTTGGACCCTGAAAGGAACCAAAGCAGCTCGATCACGATGTTCTTCCACGCGATCTTCTTCGTCGTGAGGATCGGGAAGCCCTCCTCAAGGTCAAGCTCGTAGTAGTACCCAAAGGTCGAAATCGTGTCGACCCCGGTACGGTTTTCCTTCCGGACACCATTCGTGAGAATGTGCCGGACTAGCTCTTGATATTGATGCATCGTTCCTCACTTTGCCGGGGTGACGCAAAGGCACCCGCTGTAGCGAATCATCCGAGGCTCCATGTCCTTCGGGCAGGACATTTTGGAGCACTCCATGACTTCGAGGTTTTGGGCGTGTATGAGCACCGCGCAGATAGCCACGATGACCGCGAGAATGGTCAAGATTGTGATCACAGGGTGGTCTACAACGGCGTCGAGGGCCGTATTACCAAGACCCGCCCAGATGGATTTCTTGTAGGGCATGAGACTCCTATGTGCGGGTGAAGCCTACAGCAGTGTTCCCGCCTGGGAGCGGAAGCTCCTCACGGGTCCATTTGGTGGGAGGTGCCACGGGGTCCGGCGTGACGCCGCTGTAGGCAAGCTCAAGATCCTTCCTGAATAGGAGGCCGGTCGCCGCAGGATCTTCGAACAAGCGAACGTGGTAGTACGTCTTGATGGCGCCCAAGGACACCGTGATGGTCTCGTTCGTCGTCGTATCAGTGAACCCGATGCGCATCCCCTCGGAATAGGCGACGAGCTTATCTCGGTGGGCGTGCCGATCGACGACGGCTTGGAAATACTCGGTGAGGGTTTGGCAGCGTGTCATCCGTTCCCCAAGTATTTCAATGGGTTGTAGCCTGTCGGCACGACATTGCAGGCGATGGCCTTGTCGATGAAATCCTGGTCGTCCGTCAAGGCGACGATCTCGTCGGCATCAATGTCGCCGCAGATCTCGGAATGCTTACCAAGGATCTCTCCGAAGTAGACGTGCTTACCGATGGCGGCCTTGACCTCATCCTCTTCGGCGACGAAGAGCCCCTCGATGTTGCCCATACGCCCACAATCGCTGAAGTATCGGTAGAGCTTGCGCATATCACGGCTCCCATCCGACCGGGTCTGGAACGGTTGGACGTCCGGCCCCAGCCAGCCCTAGAATGGTCCCTACGGTGTGACGCCACGCCTCACGGATAGCCCCAGGCAGCTCATCCCACTTGGGCATAGGATCGCCCCGGAAGTTCTTACCGCCCGTGCTGGCGCCATACGCCTTGTAGGCGCGTTTGGCTTCGTCCTCGATCGTTGACCCCTGGACGACGTACCCAAGGATCTTGAGCCGTGTCTGCAAGAGGGGAAGGGCAGCTTCGACCGTCTTACAGAACCGCTCGCGACGCTCTTCCGTCAGGCAGGAGTCATCGTAGATGATCCCTTCGGGGTCGTTTTGATTGTCCCAGATCCTGATCCCCGCGCTTTCGGATTTGGCCGCAAGCGCCTCCTCCTCCGGCGTCTCCGGCCACTCCACCGCGAGGGCGAGCCCCAGGGGGTGCATGAGGGTCCGGTTGATCTCTTGAAGCAACCCGCTCTCAACGAGGTGCCGGGCCGGATCCTTGAGGTACTTGATCGTCGTCACGGGGGTGATTGCGGCCGGGGGCTCGTGCGCTACGACTTTGCTGCTGTTCATCTGTATTCTCCGGTTGATTTCCGCGAGTTCCCTCTCGCGTACTGCCAAGGTTTGTGCCGCGATGGTGCCGGTGTACTTGCGAAGCGATTGAATAGTGGCTTCCAAGTCGGCCTTACGGTCTTCAAGTGTCGCTTCCTGCCACGGTGAAATCATCTCAGATCCTTGATAGGGTTAGGACGTCGTCCCAATTCTTCGCCCGCCAGATGTGTGGGTTGTAGGGGATCGACGCGTTGTACGGCATGTGGATCAAGATGGCTGTGCCGTTGGGGAAGGCGTCCTTCCAAGCCTCCAACGTGGAGTACTTGTCGTCGATAAGCACGTCTCCTTTAACGAGGTGCTTGGCGGAGACGTGAAGGACGTCATGGGGGTCGAAGCCCAGCTTGTCCTTGAGGGCCAGCGTTCGCTCATACGTCCACGTGCGTGACGACCAAGGGGACGTGACGCAATAGACCCTCCCCATCTCCCGGAGCGCTGCCAATGCCTCCTCCGCCCCCGGAAGGACCGGCAGGTCGTAACACCACCCCTCCGAGCCCATGATCCCGAGAATCTCCTCCCGGTGGGCTTCGGGGAAGTGTGGGAGGATGTCCCACGTAGTGATGTCCTCCCGGGTGATCTGGGTCCCGGCGATCCGGTTACCCAGGGCGAGGAAGGGTGTGATGAAGTCGAATAGGACGCCATCCGCGTCGATGAGAATCGTCTTGGTCATCGATAGTCCTTGAGGTTGACTTGGGAGCGGGCAAGGGCCTCCCGCAAGGCTGGGGGATCCTCGGGCTCTTCCGCACGCTCGAATAGGTCTTCAACCAGAAGGCGCGTGGCCGTGTCTGGGGGTTTATCCCCAAGGACGTCCCAGATGGCCGTCTTGACTTGCGCAAGCGCCTCATCGGTCTTGCAAGACCGAACCATCGCTACAAGACGCGCGACCTCTTCGGGCTTGAAACCCTTGGACTTCGCGTGTAGCTGGATGATGCTGACGTAGCGCTGTTTTTCTGCCCGGATTCCCACGGGCAGGTACTACACCAGGAAGTAACCACCCTGGATATCGTACTGGCGTTTTTCGGCGGGCGTTGCGCGGCGGAGGACCTTGTCGTCAACAAGCTCCTCGAGGACCTCTTCGGCTACGGAGAGTCGAAGGTGGAATTCTACGGAGATGGGTCCAACCATGATCGGCCCCACCCGGCGCATCCTGGATTCAAGAAGGGAGGTCTTGACTTGCTGCTTGAAGTTGGACGGGTTCATGTAGGGCCTCATGTGTGTCAAGACAATGCATGCAGCGCACGGTCGCCCCTTGCGCTTCAAGCCAATCAATGAGTCGATCAAGGTTGGGGGTGACAACCGTGAACACGTTGTCACCAGGACCCAAGACCACGTCCGCCTCCTTGACGTACACTTCACGACTTGCGTGACACGCAATAGACCAGTATCCCATCACTCTTCCCTCGTCGCGCTACCTAGCACGCGCTGTATGTACCGTTGAGTCAGTACACCAGAAGGGCGGATGGCACTTGCCAAAACCGAAAGAACCAGAGGGTGGTCGTCTGTTTGCTCCCAAGAGGTCAAGTAAGGTTCGGAGCCGCCTTGGATGGTTCCGATTGGGGTCTTCCAGCCTGCCTTGATAGGTAGAACGACTGTTGCCATACTACATCTCCACTTCTTCGCCGGTGGACCCGGGCTTAGCCGTAACCGTTGTGTCCGTAGCGTAGACCGTGATGGCCGCTACCGCGCCTTGCGTGACAGCGAAGCTCTCCGATCGCGACCCGGCGCTACCGTCCGCAAGCTGAACCGCGAAGTATGCCTCGGTCGTGATGGTCGCATTGGTGGGGATGTTGGCCGTGATGACGGTATCGCTCCACGTCAACGGCAGGATAGGCACTACCGCCTTAAGCGCCCCCGGATAGAAGAGCAGCATGGAGGAGCCCCGCGAGGCTCCAAATCCCGTCCCCGTGATCGTGGCTAGCGCCCCTTGTAGACCTGTTGTGGTTACGTCAGAGATGCTCATACCTGTTGCCAGGCATAAACGCATTCTCAGCGCAGAACTTCAGCGCGTCCTTCGGCGGGCGGCTGCGCAACGTGGCGAGCCGTGAAGTGATTGGGGTGTTCCCACCATAGCTTGAGCGATGTGGTGACGACGATCGCCCAGCGGTCATTGTACTCGATGCTCTTGATGTCCATGGATTCGATCTGCGGTATGGCCGTAACGGACCGCGCCATGACATCCACCAAGGGACCCCAAAGAGGCGTGGCAATGACGCGCCGGGGACGAACCATGGCTTGAAACCGAACCGCGACATCTTGAGGGGCAATCCAGCAAAGGCACGGAAGCGCCGCCAGCTCTTCCAACGTCGTCTCCTCGGGATCAGGCATCCCCTCAAAGACTCGATCGGATTGCGCGCGCTCTACGTAGAGCACCCCAAGAAATCTCGCCCAATCCCCAAGAACCGCCGAGACGATCCTTTCGTGAGCGCTGTAGTGGAGATTGGTCGTTTGCAAGTCTTGGATGGGTACAACCACCCTGGATTCCACGAGGTGGGTGGTTCCAGGCTCTTTGGGTTCTGTCTTGACCACGCGGGCCAACATCTCGAATGCGGAGAGGTTCTCGTCGCGCATAGCCGCCCTGGCGGTCTTGTTGAACAGGCGGTCCTGGATCATGCCCGGTATCTCGGCGAGGAGGCGCTCACGGCCGCCCTTGGTGAGCACCTGAAGCCTTCGGTCACCCTCTGCCTGCTGAAGCGCTGTAGAGGGCGTCTTAGCCAGGACGGCCGCAATTGTCTGCTCCTCACGGGCGGCGTTGTGCGTGTTGACAACAAGGGCAGCCTCAATCTCCGGGCGGAGGCGTGGTAGCGGCTGCGCCAAGCCCCCGGACTCCCGGGGGACCGGAGCCGGAGTGTAGACGTCCTCCGGGCTGTAGGTGCCAACGACAGCCCCCGTGGAGGTGTTGACGATGGAGATCCCACGGTCGGGGTGGGCGAAGAATTCCGCCGTGAGGCTCGACGCGACCGCCATAGCCGCGTCGAAGTCATGCCCGCCCCATCGAGCCGAGAGGCGGATGCCCAGGTTGTCTGCCAACCATTCGGCATCCTTGCTCTCGCGTAGGGCCGTCTGAAATAGCTCCTGAAGCTCGGGGTCATTGTTGATGAGAACCCGAGCGTTAAGCAGAAGCTCCTGGGAGGGTCCCTTTTGAAGGTCACTCATGACCCGTTGACCACCCGGAAAGAGGCGCTGCGTGACCCGGAGGCGAGACGGGCGCGGATACCCTCCTGGGCGTCGGGATCGTATCCCACCCATTCGGTGATCGCCTTCATCTCGTCCGCCATGGTCCGGAGAATCCGAGGCTTGTGGGCGAACACGTCGATGAGGATGCCCTCGTCAAGGCTCGGCTTCTTGGCGTTGAAGCTCTTGATCATGGCCGCCTGGATGGCTTGCTCGATCTCACGGCCGACCATGTTGTTGGACTTCTCGGCCAAGGTCGCAAGGTCGTAGTTGTCCGGACTCTGCCCCGCCTTCCGGAGGTGAATCTTGAGGATCGCCATGCGTTCCTCTTCGCTCGGGATGTCGAAGAAGAAGCGCTCGTCCATGCGGTTGACGAATTCGACCGGCATCGTAGTGAGGCTGTTGGCCGTCATCGCCATGCAGATCGGCGCCGTGGTCTCTTGCAGCCAAGTCGACAAGATGCCGATCGTGCGTGACGTCGTACCCGCGTCGCTCTGCCCCGAGGATGCGTTACCCGCCAAGCTCTTCTCAGCTTCGTCAACCCATACGATGCAAGGCGCGATGGCTTCAATGAGCCGCGTTGCCCGGTAGACGTTGGCTTCGGATTCGCCGACGCCGCTCGAGCGTAGCTTCCCCATTTCAAGCTGGACCACCGGGAGGTTCCAAGCCGACCCCATAGCCTTGACCGAGAGGGACTTACCGCAGCCCCATACGCCGACCGCTAGTACGCCCTTCGGGGGCTTCAAGCCGTAGGCGCGACCTTGCTCGGTCCAGGCAGCCTTGGTCTCCAAGGCCCATTCCTTGAAGCGATCGTTGCCGCCAACGTCATCGAAGGTCGTTGTCGTGTCGACGAATTGGAGCAGGTCCGTCTTCTTGATCTGGTTGCGCTTGAATTGCGCGATGTATGCCGGATCGACCTTGCGGGTCGTCTTGCGCGTCTTGATGTAGCTCTGCGCAATGGCCGAGATGCATTCATAGTGCGTGAGCCCTTGGAAGATCCGAGGCGCGTCCTCGGGAACGTCGATCTTGAGGCGCGTACACGTCTCGGTCGCAAGCTCGGTGATCTCCTCCGGCGTAAGCCCGCGCTCATTCACGACCTCGATGTACCGCGAGAGCTTCTCGGGGATGTATTTGCGGGGGCCGACGAAGATCATCAGCTTGACGACCTTGATGTTGTTGTGAAGCTGATGCGCGACGTTCAAGATCCGGCGCTGCACGTGTTCGTCACGAAGCCACCGCTCGGGGTCCGTGATGATATAGAAATGCTGCCCGTCTTGCGGGTCATTCTTGTAGATCTGGATGAGCGCCTCATGGATGCTCATCGTCGCCGGGATCTCTTGGTGCGCGCGGTTCTGCCAATCCTTGGTGAGCTGCCCGATGGGAACAAGGCCGAGCGCCGCATTGTAAACCCAGGTCTGCTTCTCAAACTTCGAGAGTTTCTTCTGGAAGGTTCGAATGAATTGATCTTCCTCGTCCGTCACGACGTAGATCATACGGGTCAAGGATCGTAGTAGGAATTCGAGGTCGGGGCTCATTGCTGTTTTCTCCTAGCAACTGCTACACCAGATAGACCGAAGCCCGCGATCTTTTGCGCGGGCTTCGTTACGACACCGTCGATGATGGGATCAGGCCGTCATGCAGACCAGCTCGATGTCCCCCTCACGATTGACGGTCCGGGATTCGATCGTGATGCCCTGTCGCAAGCATTCCTGGCGGTACTTCGCCTCACCATAGAATTGCCGGATCGCCCCAAGGCTCTCCTGGCTATGGCGGTAGTCCGTGTCGCCGCTAACCTCACCCGTGGTGAGGTTGATGCGTGCGTTCGCGAGGGCACCCGAGGTGATGTAAAGCGCGTCGCCTTCATCCCGGTAGTGCATGTTGGCGAGCTTGAGCGCCTGTTCGGCCAGCGCCTTGTCCTTGATCTCGGTCTTGGTGGTAACTCTTCGTGACATGATCCACTCTCCTGTGACTGACGTTGTGGGGGGTCGAGGCGCGTTCTCAGCTCCCTCCGTTGATCTCCTCAACACGGTCCCCTTCTGGGCCAGTGTGTTCGTCCGATAGCTGCTTGCCGATCGCGTTGGTGACCTTGTAGACCTCGGTGCAGAGGTGCTCACCGCGCTCCAGTACCTCGGTCACAACCTTGCCGTCTTTCCTAATGACTGCCTTGAATCGCATACCCATGGTGATGGTCTCCTATGCCTTACTTCCGTCGCTGCCCTCTCCTACACCGCCACCACCAAGTTTGATGCGGGTCCCAGGTCGAATAACAGCTTCCTTCGGGGTCCAACCGGCCGGGGCCGTGCCTAAGACACGCCCCGATTGATTGGGCGCCCTCGTGTATTGCCCCACAGAAACCGGCGCGGGCGGAGGCGATTCTACTTGAGATGGTTCAGGCATTGGCGGCGGAGGGGCATCCCATCCATGCGCTTGCACGGTCTTGTCCGTCTCCTGAAACATCTTGGCAGCAATCCCAGGGAAGCGAGGATCGGTTTCGGGCAGCTTCGGGACCTTGGTGAAGAGCCGCTCTTGCCACGTCTTGGTACGCACGTCAAAGCGGCTCGTCCCTTGGCTGCTCCGAACACAATCCTCACGGCGACATCGTGAACACCACGCCCCAACGAAGTCCTGTTCAGGGACCTTGTACTCGTTGCATTCCGTGATGAAGTCACTCATTGCCACCTCAAGTTAGCTCTTCCCGAGGATTCTGCCAACTCCAAGGTTGTACTTTCGCATCTCCCGGAGGAAATGGTCAGGGTCTACGCGGATTTGGAGGCGCGGGTCCACCAGCAGATTGCCATGGATGTCCACCAGGCGCAGAACCTTGCCCGCGTCGACATCCCGAGCCTCCATACAAACAACGCTCACGATCCTGGCCGTGTTGCGCGTCAGGGTCTCGATGCAAAACTCCGCAAGCCCCCCATCCTGTGTTGCTACGGGCGCGGGCGGAGGCGGCACAGCCGGGGGCGGGGCCGACGTAGGTTTGACCTCTGCGGGTTTGACCGGGACGGACGCTACCGCATTGGCGATGGCCTCTACAACCGCAGGGCTCGGGGCTTCGGGCAGCTCATCGGTGCCAGGCTTCACAAGATGACCTCCCTTGAAAGCAAGAATGTCAGTGAGCCATGGTGGAACACACTGGTAGATCCGATCCTCAACCGCGTACTCCTTCTCTTTCGGCTGCTCATTGGGCTTCGCCTTGCGCCCATGCCGCATCTTGCCCCAGTCATACTTGCCGTCCCAGGCAAGCCCGAGAAGCGGCTCTACAACCAGCGGGACCTTCCAAGCAGGCCGCGCCATGAAGGTCGGTGACTCCATGATCTCAACAATGACCGGGATGACGATCGGCACAAGGTCATGCCGAATCTCGAAGACCACCTCGTCGTGAACCGTCAAAAGCATCCGAACCGAATCGTCCCCGCCTACCTTGAGCCAACCACGCTTCGTGAATTCCTTGTGCATCTTCACGAGCGAGATCTTCATGATGTCGGAGCCTGAGCCCTGGATCGGGTAGTTCGTCGAGTATCGTTCGCAAGCGGCCTGGATTTGGTGGTCGGGGCTGTTGGCGTCAGGGATAGCGAGCCACCGTCCGAAGGCCGTGCAAACCCCCAGCTCCTTCTTGACGCTCTTGTGCTGGTTCTCAACCCACTTGGCGAAGGTCGGAACGGCCTTATCGAAGGCTTGCTTGCGGCGCTTGCCTTCGATCTTGTTGCAGCCGGTGGCGCGCATGATGGCTGCCGGGCCGCCTCCGTAGACCAGGGCGAAGTTGGCGCGCTTACCGGCGCCACGCTCCTCGCTTGTGACATCCTCCTTGCCGAAGAAGGCTCGAGCCGTGATGCTGTGGAGGTCACCGTCACCCTCGATGAACTCCTTCATCCAAACGGGCTCACCAGAGAGGTTCGTAACGACGCGTAGCTCTTGACCGGCGTAGTCACACTTGGCCAGCGTGTAGCCCGCCCGAGCGACGAACGTTCGCCGGAGACTGTTGGCGCACTTGGGCCTCTTGGGGTCCGATCGGCTTGGGATGCCCTGGGGTGGTACGCCGCCGTAGCCGTGGGCCGGGTCGCCCGCAGGGGCTGAGAATCGCCCCGTAGCAGCCCCGGTCTGGTTGAATTGGAACCGGAGCTGGTCAAGCTCGTCCGTGTTGTTGACCATGTTGGTCAAATACGTCCCGAGGATCTTGTCGATCTGCCGGTGCTTGACGATCCACACGAGGACGTTGTCCTTGGCCTCATCCTCCGGGAGGTCTTCGATGAGCCCCTCAAGCGTCTTGGCGTCCGTCTTGTAGTTGCCGCTCTTCTCATTCTTCTCGGGCTTGGGGGTGAGGTTGAGCCCGTCTTCACCGAAGAGGAAATCGGAGAGCTGCTTGGTCGAGCCTGGGTTGAAGTTGTGGAACCCCTTACTCTCAGCCAAGGCTTGGATCTTCCGCTCATACTCGTCGCGTTCGGCCTGGGCCTCCAGCATAACCCGCTGGACCTCGGCCTTGTCTATCTTGACGCGGTTGCGCTCCATAACGCGGATGACCTGGGAGACCTGCTTCTCGAGCCGATAGATCCCGGTGAACTTCTTGTCCGCGACGCGGGTGGGGATGTCGCTCTCGAAGCATAGCTTGTAGGTGCAGATGCCGTCAGAACAAGCGTACTTGACCACACCCTCCTCACGGGGGTCAAGCTCTGCGAATTCGATGTCACGCCCCCGGATGAATAGCTCTTGGAGCTTGATCATCTCGTAAGGGTTACCGTCAGGATCCCGGAGCTTTTCCGCCGCCTTTTCTTTGAGGCCGAGGACGTCATTCGTGTAGAGGACGAATGACGCAAGGTAGCCGTCGTGGAAGGAGTCGGGGTGATAGAAGTCGATCCCTGTCACGGGGTAGAGGAACTCCTGGTCGAACTTGGCGTGCCAGAACCCGATGATGACCTTGGGGGGCTCGAGCCATGTCTTACCTCCAAGGGGGTCAGGATCACTTGGGTCCATGACCGGCTGCGCGGCGATGCAAAGGCGGCGGATCGCAGCGTTAACCTCGTCGCGAGGGAGGTTGGGGTTATCCTCGCCCTCGATGACACGGTGCCCCACGGGGACGTAGTAACCCGTGTGCCCGTCATAGGACAAGCAATAGCCTACGATCTGATGGACTGTCTGAGGGGCGCCATTCGCGTCGTAGTTGATGCGGTTGTCCAACCCCTCGGTTTCAAGGTCGAGGGCGCACTTGCCAGCCGCGATGGCGCTATCCACGATCTGGTTGATCTGATCAACCGAGGTGACCAGGACGAACTTGTGATGCTTCATCCAAGGCTTCTCGGGATTGGGGACCTCCCTCTCCGTTTGCATTATGGAGAGGAAGTATGCTGCGTCGTCATCGGAATCCGATGATGTAGCGGGGGCCATCTGACGGCTGACCATAGGGGGTGGATCAGCCGCAGGGGGTGGGGGATTTGACGCCACGGGGACGCTGTCATCCAGCAAGGCTTCGACGTCGAAGCTACCTTCCCAATCTAGTACATCAGGCATTCTGATCCTCCTCAAGGGTTATGACGATGTAGGTCTTCTCTCGCCATAACTGAATCACCTCGGCTGCCTTCAAGGGCAAGGCGTCCGGTTGAAAACACCAGGGCATGGCTTTCGCCACGGGGTGACACTCCTCGGGCCGCCACAGGCGACAGGAGCGCCTTTCACGGCACTCCTTGGCGTCCTTGGGCAGCTTGCGTAACGCCCCGTCAGGAGGCAAACCCAGCCCACGGTATAGCGGGCGAGTGTATCCCTTGAGGGCGTGCTCTATATCTTGTCGGGTAACGACCGGAAGCAGCCCCGCTATGGGTGTCTCGCGCAGAGCCTCCCACTCCGGCTCCCAACAGCCCCCCTCCATCCGAACAAGGAGCAATTCGATCTGCCCCATCTCCCGGATGTTCACTAAGACGCGGCGCGGCATCGCTCTCCGATCTTATCGAGAATCTTCCGGATGGTGGCGCGGGTAACCTCGGCGGTGATGGTCCCCTTCTCGATCCGGGTATGGAGCTTGTCCAAGACGGATCCGATGGTGAGGTAGGCTTTCATGTCGAAGTCGTCACGGGCGCCCATGAGCCGTCGTTCAGCCACATCCAAGAGGCTTTGAAGCTCCTCGAACTCTTGCTCGCGGATTGATGCACGAATGTCGCCGAGGTTCGGCATTTCGGGCGCGTGGATCCCGTAAGTCCGCTCGATCTCGGCAAGAGACCGGGTGAAGGGGGCCGTAGGGTCGTTGAACTTGCGCCAGAGGGCTATGGCGTCCCAGCGCTCTTGGCAAACGAAGCACCAAGCGTGAGACGGCCCCGTAGGCCCAGCGGGGTATAGCCGGGCCGAGGGCTTTGAGTCTTTACCGTGAAAGGGGCAGGAGAACTGCTCAATGCGGGTCTCCCCCGCATGTTGGAGCTTCACTCCGAACCTGCGGAGAACATCGTAGGCGCTCACCGTCGCCCGAATCGCAGCGACACGTTCCTGAATCCAGGCTTGTTGAAGCTTCCGCTGACTGCTTTCCTGTTCGGCTTCTCGCCGAAAGTCCCGGGGCATGGTCAGCTTCTACACCGACCGGAAGCCCATGGAAGCGTGCCGCCATAGCTGCCAGGGTCCGCTTCCCCTCCTCCGTCGCGATAACGCGACACTTCGAACACTGATCCTCGGTTGCGTTGTAGTACTGCCAATCGTGCTGGCAATCATAAGCCATCCGCAATCGTACCGTCTGATTCACTAAGCTACCAATGAACATGATTACACCGTCATCATAACGTCCATGATTTGTCGGTTGTCGTCAACCGAGATTCCGCGCCCGTCAGCTCCCGCATAGGGGTCCGCGTTGAAGATGCGGCGGGTTGTGAAGTCCACGGCAGCTTCGAAGGGGTCGAAGAGGGGATTGTCACGGTTCTTGAGGCAGCAGAACTTGGTGACGTTGTGCTCCCTGTAGTCCGCATTGAGGTAGGTCGTCGTGATGACGTCGGCCGAACGCTCCGCCTCGTTGGCGTAACTTAGCGCCCGCATCTTGTACTCCCCGTTGTTCTTGTCCGCGTAGTCCTTTCCGTCACGGTTGATCTGGAAGAGGAGAAGGACCGGGATGCCTTCACCGTGATTGAATTGTAGCGCGAACTTCTTAGCGTCACGGATGACGCTGTTCAGCTCGACGCCGTAGTCCTTGTTGCGCTTGGCCTTCCGGGCTTCCGCCAAGCCGCCGTGGTCAATGACCACCATGCCGATCTCCTTGCGTTGGTGAAGGATCTCGGCCTCGATCTTCATATCATCAACCGTGATGTCGCGATCGGGCGCCCAGGTTTCGAAGTCACAATACTCGGGGTTCTCGACGAAGTCTTTGATGACAAGCTGGTAGTAGACCTCCTCCTCGGGGGTTAGCTCACCGTCGCGGACCTTTCGGTAATCAAGCGGGGCGTAGCCCATGGCCCGGAATCGCGCGTTGGCCGAGTGTATGACGTAGATCAAGCGCCGGATGTGCTCGTACTTCATCTCCAGGGAGCCGTAGAAGAGATTGGAACGGTAGCGTGTGATGAGGTTGTAGCACCAATTGGTCGCGAAGGTCGTCTTCAGCTCCCCGGCAAAGGCCGCGTGAATCCAAAGCTCACCCTTCTTAATACCCCGGCAGATCGTGTCGATGTTGTTGAGCCCCGTGAAGCGCCCCCACGCCTTGGATTGGTCACCTTTGGCGCGTTGGTACTCGTCCCACACGGCTTGACCGTCCTCACGGATGTTGCCGCGAACCTTAGCATTTGCTTCTGGAATGATGAGCTGGTTGGCCTTCTCCGTGAAGTACAAGAGGGCATCGCGGACGCCTTGCTTACGGACGCCCCCTACGGTGACGCCCTTGACGATCATCTCGTGGGCTTCCTTGAGGTGCGCGATAGCCTTGATCTGGTTTTGCGCCTCAAGCTGCTCCTTCAAGAGGTGTGAGAAGTTGCTCCGGGTGTACGACGGAGCCGCCGCGATGTCCTTGAGGCGCTCGGTGACCTCAAGGTCGCCCATCTTCTCGAAGTAATCCGTGACCGTCTGGACGTGAGGCATCTCAAGGCGCTGCTGAAAGTATGACTTGAGAAATTGGAAGATGCGATCCTCGTCCGGGCGGGTCCATTCGATGTTGGAGCTAACGACACGCTGGTAGTTCGACGCCAAGGCATCCTGCGGAATAGAGCCATTGTAGTCGATCAGAGACCTTAAAATACGCTTCATCAGATCGGTCCTCCACCACTTGGGCGCTTCTTAGGCTTCCACCCACCTTTGGAACGCTTGGGACTTCCTCCCGCAACAATATCCCAGTCAAGGTCCTTGAATGCGGACTCTGTTGCCGCTACAGGGGCCTCTTCGGGAGGATCATCCAACGAGACGTCCTCAATGGGTTCCGCTTTTCTTGGGGCCGTCACCGCTTTCAGCGGCGGGACGTGTCGCGCCTCTCCCTCTAATGCTACAACCGTAAAATTCTCTTGGATGTAGGTGTGCAGATCCGGGCTGTACGAGAAGTTGCCCGGACCGAAGACCTTATCGGATTCCTCGATCAACCAGGTAGTCTTTCCAAGGGCCTCTCGAAGTAGAAGCGCCTCCTTAAGGATCCCTGGCATGGCCTTGTTGGGGTAGCCAAGGTTCCCTAGCTTGATGATCACAAGGTCATACTGCGAGCCAATGAGGTCGGCTAGGCAGTTGTACGTGGACACGTCGTCACGCAGCCCTTTGGCGCGGGCCGCATAGGATTCCGCTCCAAGGTAGACGGTCTTAATCTTCTCGTCCGTGACGATCACGAACTTGAAGGCCAGCGTCTTGAAGGTCAGCGTCCACTTGAGATGGGGTAATAGCTTGGGCCAGTCACACTTGATGAAGAGGTCGTCCTCCGTGAGGTCATCCTTACCAGGCACGAAGAGCGGTGACTGCTCCAGGGTTCTTGCATAAGCGATCTCCTTTCCCAGGTGCTCTTTTAGCTCCTTGGCGTAGGCGCAGATGCACTTGCGTCGGGTGGTGTCATCAACAGCGACCCACCCAGTATCTTTGCAATGCGGGCAAACAGCCATGCTCATGCCTACACCGCGCCTTTGACCCGCCGCAGCAAGTCCTTGACGGTTGAGCCCTCCGCCTCGAATTCAAGCGCCCCCACGGCAGCTTCACCAATGACCCGATCGATCAGGTTCTTCTTCGTCCGCAGGGTTCGCAAGATGTGAAGGTCGATCGTATGCCGGTCGTCCGCCGTGTCAGCTACACGTTCTGCTACAAGGTGGTACACGAGGACACCCGTGTGGGGTGATCCGATGCGAATCATACGCCCAATGATCTGGACGTACTCGCCCCAGGACCAAGGGGAGTCGAAGAACACGAGGGCAGAGGCCGCCTGGAGGTTGATGGCCTCGGATCCAGCCGCCGTGATGAAGACGACGCGGGTGTCACTCTTGAGGTCCTGGAAGGCATCCTGCGATGCCTTCCGCTCCTTGTCCTTCTCAGCCCCCGTGATGCGTACGCTCTTGATCCCGGCGTTGGCGAGGAGCTTGACGAGCCGCCCAACATGCGACTCGAATCGTGTGTAGACGATGACCTTTTCACCATCAAGGTCTTCGCTGATGAGGTCGATCAGCTCCTGTTCCTTGCTGCTCACGTCGCCGATCGTATGGACGCGGTCGTCAAACATGCCGGAGGTGAACCCGGCGTCCTTCTGGAACCGTAGCATGTAGAGGGAGTTGACGATCTGCTGGCAATAGATGAGGCTGACGAATGCCTTGTGCTCCTCGTAGTCCTTGACCTCTCCGTCGCCCAACTCGAAGATCCCCGTAAGGGCCTCGTTGTACTTGGCGCATTCGGCATCGGTGAGGTCGAAGACGATCTCCCGGGTCGTCAAGGTCGGTAGCTCATTGGAGACCGCGTGCTTGGGGCGCCCGAGGAAGAAGGGGTCGATCCTGGAACGGAAGAGGTCCAGGTTCTTGTAGCCCAGGATGATCGGGACCTTGGCCGTCCCCACGCTTTGCAGCTTCACCGTGCAGTAGGTGTCGAGGAAGGCCGACTTGGTCGTGAACACTGGGGGGTGGATGCACTTGAAGATCGAGAATCCCTCCTCCAGCTTGTTCTTGAGCAGCGTTGCCGTGAGCCCGTAGACCCTACCCGCGCGGTCACTTAGCTCCCGGCAGACTTCCCAGGTCTTCGTCCGCATGTTCTTGAAGGCGGTCGCCTCGTCGAAGATGACCACCAGATCCTTGCCTACGGGCGCGGTGCGCCGGTCAAGGTAGCCCGGAGTCACAGGGGCCTTGGGGTTGATCCTCCCATTGGGGAGAAGCGGCTGAACGCGCCCCTGGCGCCAATCCCTCGTGAAGACGTGGTAGTTCAAGAGCAAGACAGCCCGGGGCTTACCCTCTTCGGCCGGGGAATTGAAAAAGGCGTCGTAAGCTCGTTCACGTTCCGCGAACGAGCCCGAAGCGATGAACGTCCTCACGCCCTTCGTGAAGCGCTGAATCTCCGCCGCCCATTGACGCAAGGCGCTCTTTGGGGCGATGACGATGACCCTGTTGGCGGGCTCCTTGGGCCAAAGGTAGCAGACGGATCCGATGGCCTGAAGGGTTTTCCCCAAGCCGGTACCATCCCCAAGGACCATCCTCCGCATGAGCAGCAGGTGATAGATCCCCTGGCACTGGTAGTACCTGAGCTTGAGGGGCACCTTTTCCCCATCCAACCCCGTGATTTCCTCCCGGAGATAAGGGCTGGGCTTGAGACTTATCGTCTTGGATTCACGGATTTCACGCAACTTCTCGTAGACGGGACGCACCGCTTCTATGGGGTCCGGAATCGTAATCTTTGCCATTATTTCTCCCGATCGGTTGATCCTCCACGGCCAGCGGCATAAACGGCCTGGACAGGTCTATCTACACCGAGGTCCCGGTGTAGACCGTGGCATGAGGAAGTTCATTGCTCAGGACCTCGCGACGCTCAATACGCTTCGCGACCACGTACACGCCGTCGCCACCGAGAAGGGTTTCCACGACCCTGACCTCGAGGCCAAGGGAATGTCCCGGTACATCGCAAATCTCCACGGGGAGGTTACCGAACTCTGGGACGCATATCGGGAGGACAAGCTCAATGCGCCTTGTGACAAGGCCGAGAAGATGCTCGCGGTAGGGCTACCGGCCCTTACCTGCGCCGAAGAGGAGATTGCGGATATCATCATTCGTGCCCTGGATACCGCCCGAGCGCACAACGTCGACGTAGCCTATGCCGTCGCCACAAAGGATGCCTTCAACCAGACCCGTGAGAATCGGCACGGTGGAAAGATCGCTTGACGAAGGCTCTACACCGTTGTAGGCTTGACGTGCCGATGGGGGATGACCATCCGGCTGAACCCTAGCAGGAGAGTACCCCCATGCAGAATCTCTACATCGGCCGTTTTGCGGATGACCCTCAAGCTCAAGGCGTCGTCAAGCCCGATGACGGGCGTTGGCAGCTCGTCATTGACCGCGAGGGCTACCCACACCTCTACGTCCAAGTCAACACCACGGATGACGACGGCAAGCCCACCAAGGGATTGCTGGCCCTCGAGGACATGCTCCCGGACAAGCTCACCGTGAGGGACCTCATGGATGGAGGTGAATTCGGAGGGCGCTTGCCCCCTGAAGAAGAGGCTGAAGCCTACGCGGCGTTCCAAGCCGAGGAGCGCCGCATCCCCTGCCCTAAGCTGCCGTAGGCATCAACCGGCGTGCCCGGCGTCGGTAGTTCGAGACCTGGCGCTTGAGCCATATCTCAAAGGCTACCGGGTGCGCCGGGCCGCTGATCGACCATTCCCCATGCTTCTCTGCTGATCCCTTGTAGCTGTAAAGGGAAACCAGCGTCTTGCTCTGGTTATCGATGAACACGTACTCGATGCTCACCTTGGAATCAAACTGCGGCATGTGGCTCCGCCCGAGGGCGCGGGCAACGTCTTCGACGCTTGCCTTGAATGTCCCTCTACGGCCGTAGCCTCCCAGGAGGCAATTGATGGTGCCTGGGGTGTACTTCGTGGTGGCGGGGGTGTAGAGCGCGTTTCTCATGCCCCTAGTATGCCGGGGACGGGGCGGGATCAATCAGACACCGACCAGAAAGTCAGAAATGACCTTGATGAAATGGGACGGGTCCTCATCCATCTTCAGCATGTAGAGATGTGAATCCCGCTTGAGGCCGCCGACCTCGTCGTAGGTACAACGCGCCGTGACCATACCCTTCTCGAATTCAAGCATAGCGAACCCCGACGCGGGCAGATCCGAAAGGCTCTCCCCGTCGAAGTCGATGTTGATGCGGTACCACCGCTTATCCTCAATGGATCCGGTCATGTGACGGTTGCTCTGCATACCTTCACGAATGATCGCTTGAGCAAGGTCTTTGAGCCCTTGATTGATGAACTCCCCCATCGGCTTGACGCCGGTTTGTGCAGTCTTTCGACGATCGTAGGACATGGCTACCTCTTCACGTACTTGGCGGTTTCTGTCTGAAGCATCTTCATGAGATCTTTGACGATGGCGCCCGCCTTGGTGGTAGAGTCCCACTCAATACCGGAGGCCAAGGGGAAAGAAGTCGACCCCGGAGGCGCTGAGGTTACGCCGGATCGGATGATACCGTTATCCAAAAGGTCCAAGCTGACGCGGATACGGTGCGTGGAGGCAATCCCGATGATGCTCCACCCGTACTTGCCTTGGAGGTTGACCTTGTAGCGCCGGTCCGTGAGCGCCTTCATGACGTCCTTCGTGAGGTCGTCCATGTATGCGTGCTGTGCGTCCGCCATGGAGACGTCCGCGTATGCTGTCCTGTCGTAGCTGTAGCGCATGTCCCACCTATGCCTGAACGGTCCGGTGATCAACGGGTTTCGTTCGATTGATGTTGTGAACGTTGACGTTCTCAAGCGAGAGGGCCTCGTGGATCACCCGCATAGCTCGAGCCGTGTCGAAGTCCTTACACGAGAACACATCCAAAGAAAAGAAACGTCGAAGAGGCCAGCAGTGGATGGCAATGTGGCTCGTCGAGATGATGCAGGACCCGGTGATGCCACCCTCGTCCTGAAAGACGCTCGATTGGAGCTTGCTTTCGTCCAAGGGAACCTCCACGAACGTGGGGCCGTGGAGGATTTGCATTTCCAGGGCGTCAACCAAGGTTCGAAAGAGCGCTTCGAGACGGGCAGCGTCGAACACGCTGGCGTCCCGCACGTAACCATCGATGATCAAGTGCGTTCCCGCAGAAACCATGACAAGCCTCCTAGAAGGCGAACCAGAGGCCGCCGTTGGGGTTGTGGCGCCAAGATCCCCAGGTGATACCGTACCCGAGGTAGGCGCCGAAGTTCGAGGTGATGTCAACGCCTACGCCAAGGCCCCCGGACCGGACGCCTACAGCCGCATTCACGTTGGCCCACCGCCAATGGAAGAAATCAAGAAGCACGCCCGCGTCGATCCCTGTCCCCGCCTTCTCGTCCTTGATAGCCTCAAGGGGGAGGTAGCTGACGTAGGCTTTGGGGCGGAAACGGAAGCCGTAGGTCGGCGGGACCATACGGGCAGCCGTCGCCGTCACCTTACCCTCAGCGTCCGCCGTGTAGTCACACCACGTCATGTGTAGGCGGTAGGGGTAGGGCTTGTCCCCTGAAACGAAGGTGCGCCCGTCCTTGTCCGTTACGACGGTGATGGGGTCAAGCTGGAAGACCGGCTTGCTCGATTGGAGGCACTTCTTCTCCTGGAGGAGCTTGACGAAGACCTTCATGTCCTCGGGGGGCACACAAGTCGACCCAGGAGCACACTCCGCCCCCAAGGCAAAGCGAGCCAAGAAGAGGCACAAGGCCACGACCATGAGGATGACGCCGTTTCGCATCTTACCCGCCATATTTCTTGAGAAGGTCGTCCACTTGCGTGGGGGTTACACCAGAGTTGTCCTTGACCGTGACCACGACGACGTCGGGTTTGACGATGACAACCTGGTCAACGTCCTTGGCCTTCACACCGTCAGGGAGAACCACCGTTGTGGGAGTCGTTTCCCCTGGGGACGTGAACGTCACATGGTCGGGGTTGGAAAAGAGCCCTGGCTGATCAATGGGGACCACTTGGATTTGCGTATCCCCCACGGAGTCGGGCTTGCCAATGGGGATGAGATTCCCATTAGGGTCAACACGATCCTTGGGGATCGTGTTGGCGACGTCGATGACCTTCTTACCCTCGGGAGGGGCCTTACCCAGGATCTTGCCGAGAAGCCCACCGATCTGGAGATCCTTGAAGCCAATCGCCACGAGGATAATGGCTCCGACGACAATGAGAAGAGCCACACCAGGGGCGGCGACCTTCATGGCAAGCCACTTAGCCGCCGCCTTGATGTGCTCCCACACCGCGCGCCAGAAGTCTTTCACGGCTTGTTTTCCGGAGCCTTTGCAGCAGCGCCTTCGTCCGAGGTGGGCATGTCCGGAACGACATCCTTGGCTTCAGGTAGCTTGACTCCAAGGTTGACCATTCCGATCAAGGCCCGAACGCGTCCGTAGAAGATCCCGCAAGCCATTCCGATGAACATGGAATAGAAGATGCGCGCCGAGGCGGAGGTCGTAAGCGCAGCGTCTGGCCAGGGATACTTCTTGGCGAAGATGGCAATGATCAAGGCAATCACGATCGGAAGAGCGTGCAGCACGAGTTCATTGTAGACGCGGTTCTCCTTCCAGGTCCTCCAGAAGGTCTGAATGCTCAAGCGGATGATGTATGTGATGACGAAGATGCCGAGGGCCAGCACCAACGTCTGCCAATTGGCGAAGATTTCGATCCCGATGTTTTGAGGCATAGCCGGTCTCCTTCGTAGGAGACCGGCCTATAGAAGGATCAGACCTTCTCGCCGACCGAAACACCCTCGGCCACGGAGACGGTCTGGTTTTGGGAGGCACGTAGGGTCGCGGACGAGGGGAGGGATCCCGCCGCCCATTGGTTGAGCCGAGTCAAACGCTCCTGAAGAACGGCCCGTTGCTCCTCCGTAAGCGCCGGGTTGGAAAGCGCCGCCTTGATTTGCGTCCTGGCTTTGGCTGCCACTTCATCCCGCTTTTCAGCGGTCAATCCGATGTAGTTCAGATGTCCTAGCATGGCTTCTCCGTTACAGCGTCACGCTGAAGTGCTTCGAAAGGCTGATCGCCGTGGGATCCACGTCGTGTCCAACGTTGTCCCGTACCAGGGGCCGCCCGTCAATGCGGTAGAGGTCTGCGGCGGAGACGCCTTCGCCCGTCCCATTCGTTCCAATGATGACCCTCGCATCTTGGTCGGAACCGCCTACGCAGCGGGTCGCCGTCGTGACGATCAAGAGCATCAGTTCATCCCCAGCCGAAACCTCATTGAGCCCGATGTAGGTCGAGGAGTTACGAACCAGCATAGCTCGGCCTGAGATGAAGTTGGTGGAGTTGTAGATCGGCGAAATGTGCCCGTTTGTGCAAGCAACCTCGCCGCCAGGGTGCCCACCAGAAGCGTTGAACACGCTCCCGCCCCGGAAGGTCCGGAAGGCTACGTACTGGTTGATGTTCGGGCTACCGTCGACCGCCACAAGGACCTCACCTGGCTGCCCAGATGCTGGGGTTGAGCAATCCAAGGGGGCCTCATTGGCCTCAAGCTCCTTGTTGGCTTGAAGGCTGATCCCGAGGATACCGGGGGCCGTTCGCGTGTAGACGATGGGGACGTTGAAGAGGTCACCATAGCCGCTGAGCTTACCGCCCCGGAAGTCCTTGTCCCGGAAGAGGGACCCCAAGGGGAGCCTCTCCGTGCAGCCAAGGTACTCCGTCGCAACCGCTTCTTGGTAGTCACCCGATCCGATCGCTTGGGCAAGGACCCGAGGCCGTGCCGAAGAAATGGTCGCCGGGGGGTAACTTGAGAGGTTCTCGTAGCCGGGGCAATAAGCTGACGTGACGTCTGAGTCGATCGTCCCGCTCATGCGACCCGTTCCAAGGGTCGTGACGAACCCAACGGAAGCAAGGACCTCAAGGGGCTTCTGATTGGCCCGTGTGAGGCTTGATTCGTCAAGCTCGGTCGTGCTCATGTTGTAGGCGTTGATCGTCGTCAAGGGTCCGGCATAGTACCCCTGGTCCACAAAGAGGGTCTGTGAACCGAATGGGTCCCCTTGGTAGGGTGACCGGCAGTAGTTGACGAGAATCGTATCCGTCGCCGCAGGCGGAGCTGGAATGACGCATTCGGGGCCGTCGAAGGTGATAACGTTCTCACCAATGTTCGAAGCTCTGGTTCCGCTATTCGCCTGGAGCCGTTCACGGGTCAGGACGATGCGGCATTCTTGATCGAGGTCGAAGGCGTCACGGTCAAAGCCAAAGACGCTCGCTTCGATGACGTACTCGCCGCTGGCGAAATCCGCGATCGTAGTGGGCGATTTGGTGATATCGATCGCCTCGGCGTTGAGGATGAACGTGGAGTCACCGTCGTCGTCCTTCTCAATCCAGAAGACCGGCGTGTTGGGGTCCATATTCTGGCGAAGGAGGTTCGTCGCATGGCCCGTAGAGGTGAGCAGCTCCCTCGTGTTGTAGTCGTACGCCGACCTGTTCGTCTTGTAGTCCTGGGCCTCATAGACCGCAAAGAGGCGGGCAATCCCATAGAAGGGCGGCAGCTCGAGCCCTTGCCGACCAAGGCCGCGCGCCGTGGGGCGTGATGGCGACGGAACGTCATTGAACTTGCGCATACCCGCCAAGGTCGTGCCGCTGACCGTGATCTTGGTGTTGTACTCCGCCGCTGCCTCTGGGAGATTCCAATTCCAAGTCGAGAAGATCGCGTAGTGTGGCGACCCACCCGGGGTGTAGGCGACGTAGTTCTTCTCTGAATTCGGTGGGGATGCGCCCTTCTTCGAAATGATGAGGAAGTTCACGCCCTCGTTGAAGGTCCCCGTGTCAGGATTGCGGTGCTGAATCGGGGTTCGAACCTCACCCCATCCAGGGACGAGGTTGCGAGGCATACGAACGTAGATGTTCTTGCGCGCCGCTACGGGGTCCGTGCAGCCCGAGAAGATCTCCAAGGGGTCCGTCGTGGTCCACTTGGCTGTCACCCCGTCACGCTTCAGGAGAGGCATGAGGCCAACGCCCCGGTAGATCTCGTAGCTTACCGCCCCGACTGTAGGGGCGATGCGGCTGGAAAGCGTGAGCTGCGTTGCCGTGACCGCCGTGATGGCGTAGGAGCCCGCGCAGGTCCCGGAGGTGATGACCAGACGGTCGCCCGGCTGCACAACCACCCCTGTGGTGAAGTTGACCGTCGTGTCCGTGAAGGTGTAGTCCCAGGTGGTCCCCGTGGTCCCTACGGTGCCGGTGCGAATGGCCGCCCCGGACCAGAGCCCATTTCCGTCAAGCGGCTGGAGCAGGGTAGGCATCACGATGCGCCGGAAGGGCGTGAGGATGACCGACTTGGACCCGAGGTCCGCGTAGGATTCGGCCGTGACGGGCACCAGGCCCCTGTAGACCGTGTTGCGGTACTTCGACCAAAGGGGCGCCCATGCCGTCCGAAGGGGCACGTTGTTCGTTGGTGCCTGCTCCTGCTGGGTCATGACCTCCGTGGAGGGGTTGTAGTACGACACGTTCTGAAGGGAAAGTGGCCGGTGGGAGAGCCCGCGCCCCGCGCCATATAGCACGTGGAGCGTGATGTACATGTTGCTCCCATTGCTTCCAACCCCCGTGGGGAAGTCCGCACCAAGCGTGATCGTGAGGTCGTCCGTCGTTTCAGGGTTGGCGGGGGTCACCGTGTAGCAAGAGGGTGGGATAGGCCCATCGATGCCATCCACATGGATCTCGATCGCACTTGAGTACCCTGGGTCGAGGAACCGTACTTGATCCTGATCCGCCGCAGGCAAGGTGAGCTTGAACGACGAGATCGGAATCACCAGGACGTCATTGGGGTTGAACTGATTGACGACCGCGCGTGTTGTCTGGTTCACCGTGAACCCCAACGTCCAAGGCACGTTGACCGCCGCAGGGACCGCCAAGGCATTGGCCTTGACGACCGCCGTGCAGCGTTGAACGCAGGCGGCATCCGAGAAGATCTCACGGATGTTGTCGGGTGAATCGAGCTTATCGGCGCCTGCAACCGGGGGCGCGCTGGACGCGATGTAGTCCTGGTAGGGTACGAAGGTCCCCTGTACACCCGCTGTGGTGTACTTCCAAGAGGTCCGGAGCTTGCCTCGTAGGAGCTTATCCAAGCTCGCCTTGAGGTGCGCCTCATAGTCGAACCCGTTGGGATTGACAGTGTGCCGGAGGTCAAGAATGTCCGTCAAGGCAATCTGATCGGAGAAAAGACCATCAGGGCGCTCTGCGACGATCTCCACCGGGGTTCCGGCCTTATGAACCTCCGCCTTGGTTCCACGTGCCCTGCGTGTCGAGAAGGTAATCGTCGTTCCTGAAATGGCCGTCGAGTACTCCAAGAGTTCGTCGCCAATCCGGATGAGGATCGCCGTTGTCGGGGATAGCGGGAGGGCGATGTTCGAGACGCTCGAAAGGGTCGCTGTTGTAGCGGTGGCCGAGATGTCCGAGGTGAGGGTCGGAATCGTTGAAAAGGTCGCGGCTCCAGCCCGGCTTGTTGCCGTGGGATTACGGTTGAAGCTCCCGTTGAAGTTGGGGGAGGGCTCACCGTTCCAAGGCTGACTGTTGCGCCGGAACACGACGCACATGGGGATGGCGTAGACGTAGCCGTCAACGGTTCCAAGCGTGTTGGTGCTGCCGTCTCCGGCCCGCCAAAGCCCAGGATCGCCCAGCTCCTTGCGCATGTTCGAGAAGGTCCAGGAGGTCGCCGACGTTGCCGCCCCTTGGGCTTTCACAACGGTCGGGTCGAAGCCGTCCGGATAGGACGAGAGACCTACGAGCCCCGTGACAACCCTGATCCGGTATTGGAGCTGAACGCGCTGAGTCGTCTCGATTCCAAGGGCGGGGTCCTGAAGGTCGTCCGTGATGGCGTCGTGGCCGCTCTCAACGTTGCCTTGGAAGTAGAGCCCGCTGTTGGAGGGCTTGTTGGCCGAGGAGGGGTCCGGTGCTACGCGAGCCTTCCAGACCTCGAGGAAGACGAAGTCAACGCGATAGTCCCCTGCGCTTGTGGGCGGGGGGTCCAGCGTGATCTTGTTCCAGGTCGAGGTGTTATCCGCCGCGCCGGGAGGCAGCCCCGTGAGGGTCGTCGTGACGGGGATGAGCCATCCATTAACAACCGCCCACATAGCGGGTTGGGTTTCACCGCTTACCTGCCGCCCGAACTTGAACCAATTGGAGCGGGAGGGGTCCGTGTCGTAGCAATCCCCGGGGTTGGTATCGTTGGAGATCCATCCGGAGGGGGTGCCTCGAAGGGTCAGCACCCGGTTCCACTCGTCACCGACTTGCTGAAGCAGGTTCAGCTCGGCGTCGGTTGGGGGCTTACCTTGCTGCCAGATGACGGTCAATAGGGCGCGCTGCGCCGGGCTGAGGTTTCGGGATACGCCAGATCCGAGGTTGTCCATATCTACATCTGCTCCTCTAGAGGATCCTCAATACACAACCGCCCAAGAGCCGAGATGAATTGGTGCTGCCGTGGTGTTCGTGATGCGGATGATGAAGTCCGTTCCTTGGCTCACGAGAGGGATGTTGACCACTCCACCATCCGTCACCGCGAAAAAGGAAACGCCATTGTCGAAGCTGACCTCGCAAGTGCTCACAAGGTCAGCCCAGGTTCCCCCGTAAGACCGTACGATTCGATCGGATCGAGGGTCAACGTCGACATACTCGAAGGTTTCCCAAGTGACGACGGCTTGTGAGGGGGCGAAGCCTGGGATCGGGCTGATGACCGTGGATTGGAAGACCTTGCCGGGATTGATAACGATCGTGCCGCGATCCCCAAACCGCCCCTCTACGTTGGGGGCGGCCGTGTCCGTGTGCGAAGCATCGAGGAGGTCATCCCAGATGACCTCCGTGAAGCCAGCATTCGCCGCCAAGAGCCCCGCGTACTTCTGCGTGAGAAGTTCCGCAAGGTTCGTGGGGTTTTGCACCGAGACGTCCCCGGGAACCCTGACGACGAAGTTCCCATTGATCTCGCTCACGCCTGTCGTCGCCGCAATGACGTCGTTGATCTTGGCCGACGCGACCGGCGCATCGAAGAGGTCGACCAGGTAGTGTACAGTGGGAACGTAGGCCATCAGGATCTCCTATTACGGAAAGCCCCTCGTTGCGTGCCCTTCAGGGGATCGGCGGGGTCCGATCCTTGGCCGTACTTGCAGGGCGTTTGGGATCGGACGTTCGAGAGGCGAACAGTCTCTACCTTACCCGCAGGTGACAAGAAGGATCGCGTGTAGTGCCTCGCCAAAGAGGAGCCATACACGTTCGCGATGTCGTACGGGGCACCAACCATCGCACCTGCGGATCGCCAAGTTGGGCGGGCCATGAAGTTGAAGACCTCCGAAACGTCAACCTGACCGCCTCGAATATCCATGTCCTCAAGGCTGCAAGAGTCACCATCGATGATTTCGACGGCAGCATTACCAACCCCAAGCGTCGTGACGTAAACGTCCTCTCTCGTCATGATGTAGGTCGTGTAGGGCTCGCCCAAGCTATGCCCGTGGGTGACGATCGCAATGTCACTGGCTGTGAGCTGCGAGGAATCAACGTCAACGTAGAGGGTCGTGTAGTATGCCGCGATGCCGAAGGGATCTGCTGTTACGGACCCACCCGTTCCCGTGATGGTCATAACAACCGCGAACTTCTCGTTGGCGGTATCCCAGAAGGCCAGGCGCATACCAGGCTGGATCATAGGAACGTAGAACTTGCCCGTAAGCGTTCGCCCGCTGTAGCCCGTGACGGGGTTGTTGAAGGTGCCCCCGTTGAAATAGAGCAGCGTACGAAGGCCGTACTCCTGCTGGATGTCATCTCGCCCCAAGGCTGAGGCGGCATTGTTCAAGCCCCAAAGGTGCCCGGTGGAAAGGATCCAGCGCCCAAGGCGATCGTTCCACTTAAGGTCAAGGCTCCACGGCCGTGGCTGGTAACACCCGTTGGCCGGAGCCGGGTCGTACCAGGTTTGAGAACCCGACGCGACGTAGTTGTAGCTGAGAGGCCCGGGGAGCTGACCGTAGTTGAGGCCACACATGTGCCTCTCGGTGGATCCGTTGTGGTAGAGAAGAACGTTGCTCTCCTCTACCGCGAAGTCCCTTGAAAGCAGGGCGTAGTAAATGTTGGTCCCCTGGATGTACACCACAAGGTAGTGATGCCCGTTCCAGGAGATCTTTCCCTCACGGACGCTGCTTGTCGTGATGAGCGCCCTATTGAAAGCCCTGAAGTCCGAACGTGTGACCGTTTGGATTCCGACGAAGCGATTGTCATCGAGATACAGGATGGCAAAGGTTCCGTCTTGCTCATTGTAAATCACGTCCAGGAGGCGTGCCGGGTCGGATGCCGTGGTGGAGTACTCATTCTGAGAGGCGCTCGGAAGCAGTTGCCCCGCCCGGGAGATCCCCGTCAGGGGAATGGGGAGCGATAAATCTGACTTGTAGATCGAGGTGTTGGCATTTGTTCCAACACCAACACCCGAGAAGATCGCTCCGATGACTTCCTGGCCGTCCCAAGGACAATCAATGCCGAGAGCGAGGTGAATGGTCTGCTGGACCGGGTTGTAATCCCGGATGGTGTACCACCCAGCGTTCTTGGTTTGGTACACGTAGTGCTCGACTGTGTAGGCAATGCTGGCAAGCGTTCCGATCGAGTATTCAACCGTGAGCTGCGTCGCCGCAACGTTGGTGATCGTGTAACGACTCGCCCCACCAATCACCACCATATCACCGGCCACAATGCCTGCTGCGACAAAGTTAGCAGTACCGTCGGTCAATACAGATCCTGACGTGCTGCCCGTCCCCGAAGTCGTGGTGACGGTTCGCGTGGATTGAATGTGAAGGAGGTCGCCGGGGCCACAAGAGATGTCCGAGGCGTCTCCAAGTTGAATCATCCCCATGGAGTGGAATCGCCCAATGCTGTGCTTCCGGTTGAACTTCTGCGTGGTAGGCGCAGAAAGGTCGCGCAATTGGATTGATTGCCCCAAGCCCTCTTCAGGAACCACCTGGTATCGGATGGCTCCGCCTGAGTCACCACCCACACGCCAGAACACCACGAAGGCTTGGCCATCCCAGACAACCTTGGGAGAGCTGAAGTATAGCCCATTGGTGGAGGTGTTAAGGACGTAACTCTGAGCACCACCAGATCCCGTAACGCCGTGGAAGATGGTGACTCCAATAGTGGATCCCGCTTGGAAGCTCCCTGTGTCCGTATCCGGGTGAAGCCCGACCGCCCAAGCCACGCAGTAATTCTTGCCGGAGAATGCCGCCCCAAGTGTCGCGATCTGACCTCGGTTAGGATCCGTGGTGTCTCCAATCTCGTTCAAGTCCAACCCTTGCCCGCAAGAAACACGGACGACTTGGTTGACCGTGGGTCGGTTCATATCGTTGAGCGTTCCGATGGAGTCATCGATACGGTGGGTTTCCTCACCCCCAGGATAAGTCCCCATGCAGATCAGATTGCCTTGTTGATCCGTGGCACAATTAGCCATCTGCTCGGTCCAGAAGGCCACGAAGTTGGACCCGTTCCAAATGACGATCGGGGCTCCGCTGTTGTACTCCCTACGTGCTGCTGGGTAGGGGTCTGATCCAGTATCCGGCGCAACGGACGTTCCTGGCGGGAACGCCATCACGTTGGAGCTGTTCCAGGTGCTATCTGGCCCCATGTATTCAATAGGACCTTCGCCTGTGGCATTCGTGTAGGTGGCATTCCAGGAGATCGCGTGACGCCCTGTGTACCCTACGTAGATGTTACCGTAGTAGACGGTTAGGAGCGGGTTGGTTTCAGGCATCATCTTCTGGGAGGGGTACACGAAGCAGTTACGGTACCCATCCGTATCGAACCCTGCCGTCCCGATCGCAGGAAGCCCCCAACGTGTGAGGATCCGCGTGTGCGACAGCATCCTCATGTAGGTCGGAGTGATCGACAGCTCGTTTCGCCGCTTCGAGATGTTTTCCAAACGAAGGCTCTTGGCCGCCGAATTGTAAGGACCCGCGCTCTGCCGGTAGAGCGCAATCTGGCTAGGTGAATACTGCCGACCCATCGAAGCGAAGAAGCTCTCACCCCAAGCAAGCGCCGCCAAGGGTGCCTCGGTGGGCGTGTGGTAGCTGTAGCTTCGTGGCGCCCCTACAAAGGCCCCGACAAAGCCAATGTCGCCCGAGATGCGCGTCGAGGGGTAGTTGGTGTACCAGCCACCATTGATCAGCCCTGTCTGCGCCAGGTCGCCCCAAGTCATCGGGTCGTTACCGCCCCCGGAGGATACGTTAGGGCTGTACTGCGTGTAGACCTTCCTCCGGCTGACGGTTTCGATCCGTGTGTCAGGGATGTAGGGCTTGGTGAGGAAGACCTCTTCGCCCAAGTGACTCATTGCGGGGGTCAAGTGTGAGCAGCCTTGAATCAAGGACCCATCCGACGCAACGCGGAAGAGCATGCTCTTCAAGCCGGTGTTTAGCCGTGCTTCGTCGTAGTAGGTCTCATGGTCGTAGACCGCGTAGTAGGAGATCTTCCCTGCGGGCATCGCAGTGTCCAAGAGGACGCAATGCTCGCTGATGACCGTGTAGGTCGCCGTGATCCCAGACGCTGGGAAGTACACGGTCCCGGAGGCAGTCTGAGGGAGGTAGTTACCATCCGTGTACGTCTTGGTCCCAGATCCGAAGAAGTAGGTCTCATCAACCAGGTAGGAGTCACCTCCGTCGAGAATGATGTACCCCGTATCCGAGAAGATCTGGTTCTGCGTGGGGCTGATGACCGTCCAATCCTCGCCCGTCCAAGTGACGTCCGGGATGAGGGACATGGGCCGCGTGGCGGTCCACTTGTGGACGATATTGCGAGCTGAAACGTCAAGGTGATAACCACGGCGAGGTCCCCAAGGCTCGTTCACAGTGGCAATTTGGAAGTTGAGCCATGCCGAATTCGGACGGGGCATCAGGGGATCCGGCGCCCCCAAGGACTTTGCTGCGACGCCCGTGTTGCCGCAAAGCAGCAAATTGCTCAATGAAGACCCATCAGGCTCCATGCGAGTAGCGGTGACACTGCCAGATGGCTCCAAGGCACCACCCGTTGCTCCCATTAGAACCGAGCAGGTCCCGATGTGTTCACGGTAGAGGTAAGGGGATTGTACCGGGATGGCCCCCGAATCGATGAAGTCAAAGCTGATGCCGTCGTCGAAGTTTCGGAGCGTCGTCTTCGAGAGGTAAGCGGTCGTGTTGAACGCCTGGAAGACAACCAGGTAACGGCCGTCCGAGCCCGCCGAAATTCTCACGAAATCAGGCTCTCGCATTTCCGCCTTGAAGTAGCCTGCGGCTAGCGTCCCGCTGTCTATGACCAGACCTGGCGTGAGCCCGCTGCCCCCCAAGTAGGCCGACATGATGTAACCCTTGGGGCTGATGGCCCACCGGATATTCGTCGCGGCATGCGCGGTCCATGACTTGTCGGGTGAATCCTCACGCTTGATCGAGACCGTGCTGGCGGACGGGGCATCGCAAACGTACCCGTCCATACCGCCTTCGACGTCAGAGCCTACCGTGAGATTGAGGTGGTGGAACTTATCACCCGCCACGACACCGAGCGTCGTGAAGTCGATGGTGTCATTGTGATGGAACGTGGAGGGCGTGCCCGCCGTGATAGACCCCGAGGTGCCCTCAATAAGAAGGTGGTTGAGGCAAGACCACACCACCATCGCCAACCCCTCCGTATTGATCGCAACGTCCGTGGAGGTGATAACGTAGTAGGCCGGGAGGGCGTAGTCGTAGGTTGTGACGCCGCTCTCTGAGACTTGATGCAGCTCAATTGAGGCAGGATTTCCAGTCTCCTTCACTGCTGTTGAGACGTAGGCGGTGTAGCCATCGTCGAAGTCATTGAAGGCAATGGAGGGGAGGTCATAAGACTTGGTGAAACTTCCAAGCGTGGTCGTGTAGAGGGTGGACACAGTATCCGTGTCCGTTACCTTGAAGAGCGTGATGCCCACATAAGGGGCATTGAAGAGCCCCGTCTCCACCCAAACGACACCGTAACGGTTCCGGAAAGTGTCGTAGGCAATGCGGGGTGCGTGGCCCGCCGTGTGCCTTGCAACCGGTGCTGACGCGCCTGTCTCGCTTGTGAACAGAGGCGTCGCGGTGTTCTTCAGCGGAATACCCTGGCCCGCGTGAAGCGGGGTTCCCGCAAGCGTCATCTCCTGGAACCAGACCTCTTGTGTCGTCGTGTCACCCCATACGAAGCCCCAGCAGCGCTTGTTGGGGTTCCAGCAGATGTCAAATCCCTCGACCTTCGTCATGATGGTTGAGGGGAGAATGCTGGTGGGCGTGTGGTAAGTGTTGTCCCAGTCAAAGTCGTAGACACCCCAAGGCGTATTTGCTCCGAACCGAAGAATCGGGGAGTTGGACGTCATGTTTCGAAGGACCGTAGCCGAGCCCTCGCCTTCGATCACGACACCTGGAGGGACGTGGATCGTACGGGTGATCTGGTAGTTACCACGCCGCAGGTGGACCTTGTTGTAGGCCCCGTAGCTCGCCGTTTTGACGAGGCTCTTCAAGGGGTAGGTCACATCTCGGTAGCCACCCGTGACGGAAGTCGCGCTCGGTTGAATGTCTCCGCCTGGGATTATGGCGGGGTTGGCGCCGTCGCCCATGGTGAGCATGATCTTGTCAGCAACACCTAGCTCCACCGAGGTCGCCGGGTCTGCATCGATCGCGCTGTGCCTGGTGAAGACCCAGGTCTCGCTCATGCTACGGTACTTGAAGCTTCGAGGCCCCGTAACGTCGTAGGCTCCGAATTCGGTGACCTGTGTCTCCCCCGTCTCCGCCGCGTCAAGCGCCCGAACGAAGAAGTACTTGCCGCTGATACCGGAGTGAATCTTCCACCAGTTGTTCGAGGCGTCGAATTCGATCCTACCTGCGGCCTTTGCCCCATAGTAGGTGCTTCGTGAGGCCCAAAGCCCCCGAGCGTTCCCCTTGGTGAGCGATGTGTCAATGACCCAGAACACGGCATAGAGGTTGAGCCGCCCCGTTGTGGTATTGACGCAACCCGCCGATGGCTTGATGTCATCCCCTGTTCGCGGCGCGCATGAGAACCGGATGATGCCCGCCTGGTAGTCTATCGTCATCCGCTGATCGTCTGCGGAGATCGTGCTGTTGATGAGGGGGTTGAGCGTTGCGATCGGTCGCGTCAGATCCGGGCCTGTGCCCGACCCGTTGTCAGGGTAGAGCACAACACGGTAGCCGAGCTTGTCTAGCGACGTGCGGGGCGCGGGGGCGCCATAAACACCGTCCGCTCGGTCAATCGTCGTGGTTCCGCTGGCATTAGCAGGGACTACGTTCAGGAGACGAACCGCATTGACCTGGTCCACCGTGGGGCTGAGGAGGCTGTGAACGCTCGCCCCAGGCTGCACCATCATGAAGGTTTGCTCGCGCCCCGTTGGTCCTGACCCTGGGACCGCGAATAGCTGCGCCGCCGAGGGGCGTACGATGACGTAGTTGTAGAGGTCCGCCTCTGCGTGAAGGTTCGATGGAGTCGACCAAGAGGGGTTGTAGATGTTCGTGAGGGTGAGCGTGTTCGCGGTCACCGTCAGAACCGTCCCAACCGCCCAGGTGTTTCTTGACATGACGCCGGAGGGCTTGGACTTGATGAGCAGAAGGTCACCCGCTTGAACGAAGAGGGTGAAGTTCAAACCGGCTGTATCGTCACGCCACCGGGTCGTGGTCTCCGCCCAGCCAACATCGGAGTCATAGATCAGCTCAGGGCCTACCCAGCTAACGGAATCCGTAGGGGTGCCCTCTACCGCTGTCTGCGTCGAAAGCCCTATACCAGGGGCTGTGGGCGGCGTGTTCGTGTAGACGCTATCAAGGGGGATCTCAGGGCTGGTGTAGTACGGCTCCGCATTGAGGTCGCCCTTACCGACGACGTTCTCGGCGCCATAGGCCGAATCGCCTACGGTGAGCGCCTTGCCTGCTGTGAAAGAGTCGGCTCGGCGTAGCTGTTCCAGCTCAAGACGAGTGAGGTTCGTGATGGTGCCTGTGCTCGTGAATACGTTTGCCATGCTGGTCCTCTCGGCGCGACCGCTGCCGTTGCTCTCTAGCTGGGATTACAAGCAGACTAGCTAGGGGGCTTCCCAAGTAATGTCGTCGATCGACAGGAGTTCCCCAGCGCCGTTCTTGAAGAGAATCACACGGATGAAGATGGGGAATTCCCCAGCGCCATTGTCTGCCGTGAAGAGGCTGGTGTTGTAGGTCACCGTGAAGTCGGTCGCCGTGGTGCTTGGGGAAACCCCTGTCGCGCAGCCACGGTAATTCATCGCCACGTTGAGGTCTGGGACACCGTAGGCCCGGCCAAGGTCCAACCACCCTGTCTGGCCAGGAACCTTGATGAGCACAATCGCTCCCCCCGTATGCCCATCACGTATATCCGAAGGGCTCGCCGTTGAGCTGGAGATGTCCGAGTAACGAATGCCCCTGATCCGGAGCTTACCCGTGTTGCGGGGCACACCCGTGTCAAAAGCTCGGATGTAGCTACGCATCTCACTTGCGGCGTCACCTGCAAGGACCGCCGCATAGTCAGGCCCCGCAGGCAGGTAACCCGACGAGAAGTTGGCGTGGGGATACACGAGCTGGTGCCCTACGACCTGGAGGTTGTTGTCCCCAATCGTGAGCGTTGTCGTGGAGTTGTAGTGGTTCAAAATGCTCGGTTCAACCCTAAGCGAGGCCAAGATAAGCGCGGACGCATCAAATCGGAAGCGCTCATCTGTGAATGGCTCGAAGGTCGAAGTCGACGCCGTGGACGAACCCGTCTGCGGGTACGAGTTGAAAAGGTACCTCGGGGTGTCCGCCCAAGTGAGGCTGCTCACGAATGGCTTTCGACAAACCCCTCGGATCAAACCATAGCCGCCAACGGGGCTTGCATGAACCGGCGTCCCATGAATCGGAACGCTGGTCTCTTGGAAGACATTCGTAGCCCCAAGGGTAGGAGCATGTGTGATGCTGTAGTATGTGAGCGTACCTGTGTCCCGAAGGTGGTGGTATGGGACCCCAAGGACGGCGCCTCCGAAGTCGGAGAAGTCGATCGTCATGGGGTCGTAGGGTGACTCGAAGCCTGCGGGGATGTTGCCCACGGAGGCAACCGTCCCTGTGTAGTAGCTGTAGGTGAGGAGGTCATCGATCCGGAGGTCCATGTTCCACAGCAAGGGCGTTGAGCGATTGCTGTAGAACGTAACCCCAGAGAGTTGCTCCGTCCCGGGAGATCCGACAACCGAAACCGTGTAGGTGTTGGGGATCGGTGTGGCCAGCATGGTGTCACGGTAGACGTTGTGCCTGTTGACTTCGCGGATCTCGCCCGTGTCGAAGTCAACGCCCGAAGGCATCGCCGAATAGCAATAGGCGCTTGAGAGGTGCGTCACCATGGCGGCGGGTTGAATCGCCGTGAGGGAGGTGGCGTAAGTCTCGCGCCAATGAACCATCAGCCAGCTTCCAGCGTCTTGCGCCGCGATCGTGATGGGGTAGCTGTAATGCCCAAGCTGATAGCGGTAGAAGTTGGACGTGTAGTCCGTGTAGTAGCCCGCGTAGCCGGAGTAGTCCTCGAGGTAAGGGAGCCGGTGCGTGAGGGTGATGTTATCCAGCCCGACACCCGTCGCCGTATGGTCAAGTTGGTTGACAGCCCTATTCGCCTCATTGAACGCCGCGTTTGGAATCCCGGCTGGGGCAGCCGTGCTCCCAAGCCACAGGGCCGCAACAAGCGTCAGCGAGGGTGCCGCGAGGTACAGCCCATTCGTGCTGTAGTAAATCGCCAAAACGCCGCGATCGGCGGGGTAGAGCGTGCCTTGGACCGTGGCGCTCACGATGGAGGTGCCGTCGATCATCTCATGCGTGGGGATGACCACCGATCCTCGTGTGAAGCCCCCCGTGTAGGCCGGTCCAGCGGGGCGCTCTCCAAGGTTGCCCCAATCCGGGACCCCTGTGTTAGGGATTCCGGTGGTGGCGTAACCGAGGACGTTGGGTCGAACGGGGAAGAGGTCCTTCGCTGCGACGATGAAATCGAAGACGCTCTCACCGTCGACCGGGCCGCCTGCGCTTGCAAGGATTGGGAGGCCCGTAACAGGGTCAGTTGCTGGGATACCAATCGCGCCTGACATGTGCGCGTCCATAGGATCCACAATGTGCGCATGTAGCGCTGATGAGCTACCGCCTCCGCCACTCCCGGGGAAGATGAAGGCCGACGCTGTTGCCACACCCGAGGAGAGCTTACCTGGCCCAGGGTTTACGATTGTGGCGGGGTTCTTATCAGATGGCATCAGAACCTCCCGTTAAGCAGGTTGCCCCGCAGACGGTAGACGCTTGCTGTCGTCGTGTTTGAAGCCGCCGTGGTGTCAAAGAAGACACCGTTGACGGCATCGAAGGCGGCCCATCTTGTGAGCAACACAAGGACGAGCTGATTTCGCTTACCCACACCGCTATCACTCGCCAGCTCACACAGGATGGGCAGGAAAACCTTGTGCTTCTTCGGATCCGATAGGTTTTGCGCGAATGCGTTGGGCTGGTAACCCGCTGCAACCGTCGAGTAGTACGTGCGGGATTCAGCGTCGACCTCACCGGATCCTCCCGGGCGCGTGAGCACAAGGCCGTCTGCGGGAGCTACCATGGGGATGTAGCTAGGCAGGCGCATCCATCCGGTATCTGCATCGAAGTTGGCCACGGTCGTGTGCGCCGTGGCGTCAAGCTCATGGTCCCCCGTGAAGAGGTCGCCAGCGGCTACCTTGACCCCGCCCGCTTGGACATAGCCCATGGGGAAGGGGTAGGCTTCATCTGGAGATCCTGAGCCCACCGTGAGGGTGTGTAGGTGCGGGGATACGCAGCGTGGTGTGATCGCGAGCGGGGATGGTAAGTTGAGATCGCGGACCGTCTGAGGCGCTCGAGCGTTGTACCAAATTGTGACCTGTTCACCATTCTGCGGGAATGGGCGGATCGCCTGGAAGGTGACGTAGACCACGTCGCCTGAGACCGCCATAGGGTTGATCGTCAAGGTGCGCCCATCGGCGGACAGGGTCCATGCTGCCGTGGCCCATCCGTTGATCGTAACGCTGATGATGTTGATGGCCCTTTCAGGAAGGACCACCGTTGGGCTGGGGTTCGTTGTTTGGTCGGCGGAAAGGACCACCGTGTAGATCCCTGTGCGGTAGCGCAAGGAAGCCTCTCGGTGAGGGTGGTCAAGGCCGAAGACCATCGAGTCGTACCTGATCGGGGAGGTAGCAGGGAGCTGCGCGGGGTTGTTGACGGAGATGCTATTGGTCCCGAAGTCCTCAACCGGGGTCTTGCTCAAGCCACGCCCAGGGGGGTAGGCAATCATGATGTCAAGCATCAAGTCTTCGTTCGTGATCATCGGGTCAACGGTCCCTATGGTCACTTGAAGCGCCGCCTGGGGCCGTGTTCCGAGGTTCGTGATGCTCGCGATCGTTGCCGGGAGGCAATGGTGCGAGGCGTCGTGGCCCTCATAACGAGCCCGAGGAACGTCAACCCAGGTGCATTCGGAGGGAGCAAAGGCGGCCCAATTGAAAGGCGCGTAGGGGTAGACCTCCAAGGCCGAGGGGCTGATCGTCACCACCGTCCCCGCCGTCCATGAAGCTCCTGGGCAAGGCACGCGGATCGTCGCGACTTCGAAAACCGCCCGATCGGAGAATTCACGCCGGATTGCGTCGAACTCTCCGATGAACTCCGCTCCAGGGGTGTCCCCTGTGACGATGCCGTCGCCGCCGTTGGCCGTTGAAAGGCCGATCTCATTGGCGTAGAGAACCGTGTGGCCCCAAACGCCTCCGCCACGTGCCGTCGTCATCCATTCCGAACAGAGGTTGTTGTCGAGAAGAAGGTTGACGGTCTTCTCGAGAACTTCTGTGTGGTCCCATCCTTGGGGAGCAACGATGTAACGTAGGTCGGCGATGTCGTCTTCTACGACCAGGTCGGTGTAGAGCCCGTCAGGGCGGGTCGACGGGCCGGGAAGGGCCGCGCCTCCGTTGTGGTTGGTGTTCTTGTCGAAGGCTGTCGTATTGCGTCGGAAGATCGCACAAAGCGGGGTAGCGTAGATGTATCCGTCCACGGTCCCCAATGCGTTCGTAGGATCGCCGTTACCAGCTCTCCAGAGGCCCGGGTCGCCCTCACTTGAGCAATTCGTGTAGGTGAAGATCGGAACGACAACTCCGTCTGGGGTTGTTGGGGAGAGGGGCACGCCATGGACCTCGATGGTAGGATCATCTAGCCCGGTGGGGTACGACATAAGGTCCACCCCGGGAATGACGCGAAGGCGGTACTGAATCTGGACGCGCTTCGTCGTCTCGGTTCCCACGGCTGCGTCGATAAGGTCATCGGCGTAGTTGTTGCTCGAATCCACCGTTGGGTCTGAGAGGCTGAAGAGCTTCACGTTGCCGTTCTTGAAGATTCGGCCGAGGGGGCTCTTACCGTCTGTCGAGGGCGCTGGGGAAATGAGCCGTCGCCACACCTCAAGGACTACGAGATCCGTTCGATGGGTTGCGGTCCCAATAGGCCCCGCTGTGAGGGCGATTGTGTTGTACGCGCTCCCGCTTGTTTGATCGATGATCAGGTTCCAGCCATTGACGACCGCTGTGAATGGGTACACACGGATCTGATTGGAGGTACCATCAATGTAGAAATCTGCATTGTTCGTGCGCCGAAGGTTCTCTGGTACAAGCCATCCGGTGTAACGGAGACGCCACAAGTCCTGCTCGAGGGCATCGGGCGTGAGATTCAGCTCGGAGTCGACGACTGGTTTGCCTGCTTGGAAGACAACGGTCTCGAAATTCCTTCCAGAAGGATCGAGGTAACCGCTGACGCCCGCGCCGAAGTTCTTGTTGCCCATTCTAGCCTCAAGTCGTGAGCCGCCAGGTAATGGCGAGCGTGCTGGTGGCTGGCTTGTTTACGACGGGGAAGGTGAGGTAGTTCAGCTCGGTTTCCCACATCGTGAGGTTGTGGAGCGCGTCGTAGGCCAAGGAGCTGTTCGGCCCATACGGCGTCGGGACGGGGTTGCGTACCGACATGTTGGTGGAGATGTTGCCACCGAGAAGAGCCATCTCCACCAGGGGGCCTACGGCCTCACTCTCCGAGAAGACCGTCGTGTAGTCCACAATGTTGGTCGGATACCCTACCGGGAGCCCACCGGACGTGACGAAGGTCGTTGTTTGGAAACGCTTGCGGGTCAGCTCGCTATAGAGCGCTCTCTGCGTCTCCGTTGGCGCCGGGGGTGCCATTGGATCCCACCCCGTATCGCCGGTCCCTACCGCAAGAACAAAGGCCCCGTGAAGCCCTGTCTCGGCATTGTCCTTGAGAAGCCGTGCGATGAGGATGCTGGCGTCCCGAACGACGAGGTTCTTGATGTGACGTTCCTCCTGGATCTCTCCAGAGGCCCCGTCGCGCATCACCATGAAAACCTCGCCTTTCAGCGTCATCTGCATATCCTCACGGAGGATATTGTGCATCTGGGCGCGGAACGCCGAGGTGGCCTTGCGAAAAACGTCTGTCAGTCTCATCCGATCTCCTCTAACCTGCCAAAGGGGTGGGGATAAACAGAAGCTCTACGGCTCAAGGGTGCGCACCGTCGTCGTTCCAGGAGGAATCGGCGTCAGATTCGATGCGGTAGCAAATGGCGTTGACGAAACACCATCGAAGAGGGGCCATACCGGGCGAAGATGCGGGGCGGTCGTGTTGTACGCCATGGCATTGAGCCTGGGCGCCCGCGCGGGCTCAAGCGTCTCGGTGAGCGTCGCAATGCACCTCGAGTCGGTCGGAGCCGCTAATGTGTCTTGATGGGTGCTGTGTAGGTCTACACGCGCACCTCCAAGACGATCGAACGTTGCGAACGTTACGTGACCGGCCGTCGCAAGCGTCCCGGTTGAAACCCCTCGTTTGAAGGTGAAGAGCACATTCGGATCTGGGGGGTTTGGGATTGTGTAGACGTCCTCCGCCCGCGTGCATACCTTGACCTCATCGACCTGGATGGCGGAATTGGGCGCCGGGGTCGTCAAGGCGGGGGAGAAGAATGCAAGGCCGTTGTGCCTACCAAGGAGCCCCTGACGTGTCTCGCCCGTGAACTTGCGGACGGGGATAGTGAGCCTGGGCGTTGGTGCCACCCAACGAAGATCCAAGCTGCTTGGGGATATGACGTGTCCGAGGATATCTTGAACCTCAAGGGAGGTTACGGACGCCGTATGGACGCCGCGATCGATTAGATCCGCGCCAAGCACCAAGGAGACAGCCACCGGCAAGTTGCTAGGCCCCTCTGGTATGACCGACGTGATCGGAAGATCAACACCCGTGTGCGTCCGAACGCGATAGCTCGCGGGATTCGTAAGCGCGGAGTTGACCAGCATTGGCCCTGAAAAGACGAGACGCACCTTGCGCCAAGAGACAGGAACCGGGCGGAATGTCGCGCCGCCAGCAAAGCCGACGAAATCAAGCCAGCTCGTCGGAAAGATTCCGCCGAAATACGATGGGATGTTCTGCGGAACCGTCGAGTAGCGGGCCTTGCTGAGAAATGACGTGTGGAGGATGACGGACCTGTGCGTCTCGACCTCAACCCACGTGGGGTAGAACACGTTTGCCCACACGTGGAAATCCGAGATCGGATAGTTGGCCACGTTGGTGGTAGCAGGGCTTGAGAGATCGAGAAGGTCATTGAAGACAATCCGGATCCTGGTGGGCGTGAGTGTCTCGGCTGACTCCGCTAGGAGGTACCTTGGGGGGCCGCCGTAACCGAGGCCGGACAACCAACCAGCTCTAATCCCTCCGAAAGGGCCAAGTCCGAAAATCGCTCCCAGGACCGTCATAGCTGCTCCTCTAATCTATGTAGATCTGCAACGCATCATTCTGCACATCCTTGACCATGCGGTAGGTGTGGTAGGCGCCGTCAAGGTAGTCAAAGGGGATGCCGCCAACAACCTCGCCTGAATTGAGGTCTATGACAAGGACATAGCGCTCACCCGTAGGGACCGTTGCGAAGGCCAGCCCCGCTGTGACCTCTGGGAACGAGATGCCTACGCGAATCTGCGTGTCGCCAAGCCCCAGGGTCGTGTCATTCAAGACCCTGATCTTGAAGCTCGCCGTGGTTTCAAGCCCGATGGCATCCGGAAGCGGCGTAGCATTGCGGTAGATCGAGCACGTGCCGATCGCTCCGATCGCATAGGTCAGGATGCCACCGCTTACCGATCGCAAGACTTGCGTGGGGTCGTCGCTCACCAGCTCCCAAGGGGTGGGGCTCTCAGTATCTTCGGGCAAGGCATCCGCCAAGTACTCCAGGCAGTGAGTCCCTGTGTAGCTGAAGGTGCCCCAGCCCAAACCGCCGTCGTCATCAAGAGAGGTGACCAGATGGGGGTCTCCGGTATCCTGCTCGATGATCTCTAGGCAATTGTAGAGGACGTCCTCCGGCATAATAAGCTCAACCCTCCGCCGCGTGTCATTCAGGACGAAGTCAGGATCTGTGTTGAGGACGTCCTCTGGGCGATTGAGGGCCGATACCGGAACCGCTACGGGCGTGGGTCTCCGAACCTCAAGGCTCTGCGTTTGTGGGACCAGCGGGGTATCGTCGCCAAGGATCGTGAAGGCTACAAGCCCTGAATCCTTGAGGAAGTCAGGCGTCCCCGATGGAGGGATCCCCGTCGAGCAGGACATGTAGCCCGTATGATCGTGCGGCGTGTCCGTGAAAAGGTGCTCGGGTGACGCGATGACGTTCCACTGGTTGATTAGCTCATGATGCGGAACGATTCGCATCTCTGTGGGAGACCGTGTGATCCCGTAACGAACGTAGTCCCAAGAGGTCTGTGAGAGGTTCGTGGGATCGAAAGCCCCGAAGGCAATGGCCGGGATGCCCGCGCCGAGCTTTCGAACGATACCTACAGAGCTTGAAGGCAAGTCGAGGTCGTTGTAGCCTACCTCGATCATCGGAAGCGTCGCGGAATCCAGGAAGACGCTCACAGCTCCGTTAGGCGTTCTCGAGATCCGATAACGGTGGTAGGTGCTCCAGTCGGTTTCCTTGACGATCCGGAAGTCCTCAAGGGCGGGGAGCTGCGGAGGGCTGTTTGTGAGCGTCAAGGTGGTTTGACTCGTGACGGCCGCAACCTCGTAGACCCCCTTGTTGGCACCGCTGTCGATGATGAGCTTATCACCTGTCACGACGCCGTTCGAGATGAATTGGGCGCCCAGGCATCCAACCGCATTGCCTACGATGTTAGCATTGCGCCCAGTGACCTTGAGCGGGAGGTGGTAACCCGTAAGGCTGTCAGGGTCATAGCCTTTCCAAATGCCCGCGTAGCGCCGCACAGAGGCGAGGACACGCCAGACGTTGGCGTAGCTCCAATCGACGACCGATACAGCCCCGGTGCTTGAAGGAGTCGCGCTACCGAAGGAGAAGACACCGACCGGGTCGGCTATCGCCGGAGCATCAAAGCTCGAATAGGCCAAGGACCCGATGAAGACAGAGTCAACGAAGACGCTCACCAGGTTGCCCGAGGTGCTCTTCGAAACCCTGTACGTGTGCTCCTGATTGTCCCACACGTAGCTCAAGACCGCCTTGACAACCCCATCGGAATGAAGCGCGAGCTGCCGAACCCCGGCGACCTCTACGAACATGAGGCCAACAAGACGGGAGCCGTCGTAAGCCTGGGCAAGGACGCCCGCGAACTTGGGATCTGGCCCTGTTTCGGCCGTATGCGAGATGACCTTGCATCGGAATTCGAAGATGTAATCGGTAGTGCCCCCGATAACACGGTCGGACGCCCCGGGGGCAGCGGTATCGTCGATGAAGTACACGCGCCCGCCCGTCGTGGTCGTATCCGTGATGCGTAGCTTCGGCCCAACCATAGCCGCCGTAGCTGTCCCCAAGGTCTGCCAGGCATAAGGGGTGAAGTCCGGGGGAAGAACCCTGCCGCCGTAGCTGAACTTGGGAGAGGCTGTATCCGCGAAGAGGCTGAGCTGAATGAGGCGTGTGCCGTCGTCCATAGCAGCCATGACCGCATTCGGATCGATTCCAGAGGTGATCGTTCGAACCTGAAGGTTCACATCCAGAACGTCATCGGATGCTGCTGAAAGAAGCGGCTCGAGCCGGATGAAGCCTCGGAAGTCACCATTGACCAAACCAGCGTCGGCGTCAGTTGCGCTTGTGGAATCCAAGAGGAGGAAATCTGCCCCCGTGATGGTTTCCGATCCATGCGCCCCAATGGGGGTCCAAGGATCGGTGCTGCGCTCTGGAACTTGCGTGGCCTCGTAGCTTACGAAGATCGACGGCGCCGATTGCTGGGGGTTGGTTGGAAGAACCAGGTAGCGAACGAAGTCCCACGTGGAGGTACTCTTAGCCGGGCGGGAAAGAGCCCCAAAGAAGACCCCTTGGATGGCATCGAAGGGCTCCTCGAGCGATTCCAAGGGGGGCAGGGCATCACGCGACAACCGGAGGCTTTCAACGATACTCCCATCAAGATAAACACGAACGGTCCCGTCACGATCGCGAAGGATGCGGTAGCTGTGGATCACAGACCAATCGATCTCAATCGGAGCCCCCGAGGTCGTTGTGCTACCCGACCACGAGGCGATGTCCGAAGGGTTGGCGGGGTCAATCAAGATCCCGAGCTTTCTCGTGGTCCCGTCAAGGATGTAGCCGATAATGCAAGCCTTCTCGTCATCCGAGAACCCCGCTGCTACCCCCGTGAATACACCATCGGGAGCCGATGGCGCCGTGAGCGTCATTCGCCAGGAGGTCGCGAAGACCGCAGGGAACGTCAGGTCCAAATCACGTCGCCAGAAGATCGGCTTCCCCGTGGGAAAGATCCCCGAGGAGTCATCAACGATCGTCAAGACACCTGCGGAAACCGTTGCTGTCCCCGTCCCAACCCGCTCCCATGGATAGGTCGCGTCGGCTTCAGGTAGCGTGAGCGCCTCATAGGGGACGAAGAGGTTGGTTAGCGCCCGCTGCATCGGAGGGTATGCGATGTGGTGGGACGGTGTATTCAAAAGGAGCAGGTTGGGGTCATTCAAGGCCGCCGTGTATCCCCGCTCAAGCCCTCGGTAGTGCATCTCTCGCGCGAGGGGTTGGGCAAGTAAAGCGCGCAGATCGAGCGGGTTAAACTCCCCCGGCTGAATGAGCGTGCTGTTGAAGCGGTAACGATGCGCGGATTCAACCCCCTGGTCACGGTTCCAACAATTGAGGCGGAATTCCTTAGAGTTGAGGCGCCGGAACTCCAAGGTTGGATTGGGAACCCAAGCATAGCCCACTTGCACATCGTCCCCATGGACGGGTGCCGAGGGAAGTACTACCTGCCCAAGCAAGCCGATGACTGATTCAGGAACCACCGGGGTACCGTTCACGGTCACAGTCACATCGGAGGGATCGTCTGCCACCTGCCCGTTGCGTTCATCAACGACTGCCCAAGCAAGCGTCCCCGTCTCCGTCAGGTTCAAGGAGGCAACCAGGCGGACCCGTGTTGCCGAAAGCCGGGCGGCGATGCGGTAGGACCCATCGTTGGTCACGGAGGACCCTGAAAGCGTCACGTAGAGCCCAACGTGCGCCGGAAGGATAGCCGCCCCTGTGAGTACGACCGTGTTCGGGCTCTCAATGGTAACGCCCGTCCCCGAGAGCATCGTCAAGGCAGGCTTCGCGATCGGCCCCTTGTCAGTGAAGACTGATCGCGCCGTGATCGGTAGGCTGCCCGTGAAAATGGCAGCATTGAAAACCGGGTCGATGGGGTTGCCCGCCTCGTCGTGAGGCGTCCCAGAAGCGTTAACCTCGATTGTGTACGCTCCCCCCGTCATCCCCTTCGTCTTGAGAAGCACCTGCGTCGCCGAAATCGGCAAGACATCCTGAACCGTGACTTCGGGGGTGCCGACAACACGGTACTCTGACGTTGAGGTCAAGATGTTGTCCGCCCGCATTGCCTCGCTGAAGGTCAAGAGGAGCTGACCATCCGTGAGGACGTCTACGGCCGTGAGGCGTGGCTTGGAGGCTACCGCGATGTAGTCTTGCGTGAAGGTCACGGCTGCTCCGGAGATGTCCTTGAGATTCCGGACGCTTAGCTGATAGAGGCGGTCGTCGGTAGCCTTGGTCGTGGTGAGAGTGACTCCCGTGTAGACGACTTCTGCCCAAGCGGTAGCACGGACCGTTGGGGGAAGGTAACGGTCGATGGTGACGGTTGGTCCTGCTGCCGTGAGGATCTTGGCCGGGGATCCGTCACCGAGGTCAATGTAGTGGCCTACCGTGAAAGCGATGGAGGCGTCCGTAAAGGTCAAGGCCCCGGTGGATAGAACCCTACAAGACGCTCCGGCCTGCACCTCTTGATGAATCGGGGTGATGGCTGTGATCTGGACGGGGTACCCTGTGACGGCCCGAATAGCGTAGTTGTCGGGATTGGTGAGGCCATCCTTGTCCATATCTGCGGAGAACCTGACGCGAAGGGATCGATCGGTGGGGCTGATTCCCTCGGTGCCGATCGTGCAGGATTCATCAAGGGAGATGACCTCATGGACGAACGCCATGGCGCTCGGGCTATCTGTGAGGTTTTCAGCCAAGAAGACTGATTCGACCAGGCTTCTGGTAGCGCCTGTTGACGAAACGTTGCCCTCTGTGAAGGGAACGGTGACGGCAAACCCGAGAGTCCGAGCCAAGCCCACCGAGAGGGAGGCATAGACGGTAATGGTCTCTCGGATCGAAACACGATCTTGGACGAGGAGATCTTCGGTCAGCCCCGTGGTCTCATCCACGCCAAGGGCGTAGGCTTGCGGGGTACTTACCGATTCAGCTATAGCCACCGTCTCGAGGGCATCGGGGTGGTAACCTGCGCTCCCGTGGGCAGTGTCAGAAACCGTCGTGGTTTCGGAAACCCCCGTGCTTGTGCTGCGTGCCCCCGTAGCCGAATCCGAGACCGTCGTGATCTCACTCACACCTGCAAGGCCGTATTGGCGGGTCGCAACAACACCCGTTCCGGCCCCAAGGGTGCTGTAGAGCGTCGTCGTGGCGTATTGCTGCCCCGCTACAAGCGGGAGGTAGGACTTCTTGGGACGGGGCGTGTCGTCCTTGATCTTGTTGACAGCCGCAGCGGTCAAGATGCACGTCACCGGCATGCCCGAGCCATGACTCGTCGCCGTCGTACCCTCTTGACCGCGTGCTACCGTGAAGGTCGTCCCAGCCACTGCCGAGACGAGGAGGATCTCGTTCTCGATGATGATGCGGAATTGCCCGGAGGTCGGGAAGAGCGCCGCCGAGGCAACCGTGAGCGAGAGGTCCCCTGACCCTATCCCTGCGGCAAGCGTGGTGCTTGCCTTGTTAGCAAAACGTTCGATCGCCATAAGCACCTCTCGCGCCGCTTAGGCGCGGCTGGACTTGGCGCCCAAGTTGATTCAAACGGCGGTGAATGAATGTAGGTGAGACCCCAAGCGCCACCGCGATTTCGACTTTACTCTGACCGTTGGAGAGTCGCTGGAGGATGTCGTCAGTCGAGATGTCGTGCCGATATTGAGGGTGGGTCGATCCCTTTAGTTTACCCTTGCGAGCTGCCGATACCTTGGCCTTGACCGATTCGGACATAGGGACGCCCTTGTTATGGGAAGGGCATCCCCTCTTAGCTTTGGAGATCTTGTCTCGTACCTCTTGAGACCTCTGAACACCACGCTTGGACTCCGCTAGCTTCGCCATGTGCTCGGGCGTGTTGGTACACCGCCCCGCCATGAGCTGGGCCATGTGTTCGCGCCACTCGGGCGTATGCTTTGGATGAGGCTTGCCCAGATTACCCTTACGAATCTTCTCTCGCTCCTCTGCGGACGGAACATACCCGAAACGCCCACCACCGCCTGCGGAAAGATTCACAAGCCGAACACCAACAGCACGAGCCTCGGCAATGAACTCAATCTCCAGGCGATCAAGTTCAGATTGACTTTGAGCTATAGCAATCTGCGACCATGTGGGGGACAGACCCCGTTTCACAAGGCCCAAGAGCCACCGAGCAAGATAGGTATGCTTTTTGAGTTGAGATGGTGTGATGTGGGTGCGTAGGCGTTGGACAACCGTGGTGACTGTTTGCCCGATATACCGTAGTTCCCCAGTCTCAGGGTCGTGCAATCCATAGATGACGCCGTGAATCTTCATACGGAACACCTTAGCACACCTAACACCCACATGACAACATTTACCCTTAACACACGCAACCCCTTGAAAACATGAGGATTTCTATCCCAGGGTGAGCGTGAATGTCACGGTCAGGGTGTCGTTGGTGAACAGGGTCCTCTGCGTGAAGAGGATCTCGTGCGCCATGACGCCCCCGCTGGCCTGGTCAAAGAGGGCTGTCTTTTGGACCGCCTGCGACCCGCCGCCCGTGTAGGTGAAGACGTGCTGGATCGTCGTTTGGTTTCCGGAGCCCGTTGGAGGCGTCACCGTACCCTGCGCGCGGGTGAGGCCGTTGCCCGAAAGCTCGCTCGTGAGCGCCGTATCGGCTGGGGCTGTTGCCGTCATTCGAAAGGCCGATGTAGTTGAGGCCGTTCGTGCGGGAAGCCGTCCCGTAGCAGAAAGTATGGAGCTGAATACGGCCCGCGTTGGTGATCTCGTTGAGAGACTCGACGGGATCCTCGTCACGGTAGAGGAAGAGGCCACGCTTCTCATCGAAGTCATAGGCCCGGCGAACTTGGACGCGGCAGTGAGCGCGTTGAAGAATGACGTTCTGCGGAATGTGCATGAGACGAACCTCCAGCTTGATGCAGCTATAAAAGGACTCAGAAGTCATCGCTGTGGTCCTCATTGACCACGGTGCGGTTGACCTTGCGCCCAAGCCTGTCACGATCCTTGATTCCAGCCCAATACGCCCGCATGTCCTCGTAGTAGTACGTGCTGAGGCGCCACCGCATGGAGTCGATGATCCGCCCCAGGGGGTCATTCGGGCTGTACTTGTCCTCGAAGATGTAGCGAATCCGGTAGAGCGTGTGCGCCGGGCGAATGATATCGAGGATCTGCCGGAGCGCCGCATCGATGACGAAGAGATCATCGGGGAAGCTCCCGGAGCAGGCTACATCGATCTGGAAACCAAATTGGTCTGAAATGTCTAGGCCCGACGCGCCCTTACGCACCAAGAGGTAGTTCTCCTTAACCTCTACGGAGCCTGTGATGAAGAGCGCCACGGCGTCTTGGATGGCAGCCGGGACGGCCCCTTGGAAGTAGATCTGGATGAGGTTGAGGAAGAATTGCCTGAATTGCTCGTCGCTATACTCCAACCCTGGTAGCTGCCCGTTGAGAATCACGAGGTAGCCCACGATGGAATAGAGGAAGTCCGATCGCGTCTGCGAAAACCCGTGGTCGCGATCGATGTCCTCCAAGGCAAGCTCAAGCCGGGCAAGCTCAACCGCTACCGCCTTCAGCTCATTCGTGTAGTTCGGTCCTTGAACGGTCGAGATCCAGTTGGAGGGAAGGAGGCCCATGAGCGTCGCAAAGATCGCCTTCGCCCGCTGTTGAAGGCGGAGGTTGTACTCCTTGCCTGCACGCTTCGTATTGTAATTCAACCGGTTGGGATCATCAGAGAACCTGGCCATCAGTACCTCCCCAACGAGATCGGTGCCAAGCAGCAAGATGCTCCGAAGAATGCACCTTGCCCTTATTCCACGCCTTGTAGTTCTTAGGAACCTGGATGCCTTGCTTACGTGCCTGCCGTAAGCGATTGGCCACCGTATTGTAAGAGACACCAAGGGTTTTCGCGACGTCCTCTTGCGAGCAACCTTTGGACAACTCCCGAAGGATGCTGTCCAAAGTAATGTCCTTGCGGAAACGTGGGCTAGACTCTCCGATATCACGCCCCTTCAAGGTGTGCTGTATTTTGAGCTTTGTCTCTTCGGAACGCGGTTGTTGCATGTGGGGAGCAGGGCGCCCCTTGTTCGCCACGGAGAGCTTGTGACGGGTCTCTTCTGAAACAACTCGCCCGGTTTGTCCTCCGCCACCATCTGTGTGGTTGGTAAGTCGAACGCCCATACTACGAAGCGACGCAATGGTTGAAATCTCCAAAGCGTCGAGTGATTCTCGGGAGTCTGCTGTTGCAAGCTCTTTGATGTGCGGTCGAAGCCCCAAGCTCCATAGCAACGAAACCCAATGCGCCAAATGTGTTGATCTGGCGCGACTAAGAGCGTGCGTGTGCTCTTGGAGCCGCTTTTTCAGAGATCTCGTAGTTTGACCCACGTATCTAAGCTCGTTATCCCGAGGGTCATAGAGGCCGTAGACAATCCCAAACCGCGCCATCAGCCGTTCCTGTAGGTGACCGTGAGAGAACCAAGGTCAAGGAATTCAACCGCCGAGGCATAGAAGTCGTGGGCGCCCGAATCCCCGCGAATGACGTAGCTCACGGTGTACGCGTGGTCCGTGGGAACGTCGGCCGGTGAAGACGCCGCCGAGAGGGCGACGATGACGTGGTTAGCGGTCCTCCGCAGCCTTTCGGCAAGGATCGCCGCCGCCGTGGTGAAGCCTGCCGCTATGAGCGTGGCATCATCCGAGTAGCCCGTGATGATCACCCCGTCCGCCCCAATGATGTAGGCTTGCCCCGCCGCCGTAGCGACATTCGCAAGAGTGTCCACCAGGGTCATAGCTACGTCGTCTTGGAAGACTCCCCGGTGCTCAGTCACGTAGCCTCCCCCATTCGTCGTGGGGTTCTGCATGGCATTCGTGAGGATGTAAGCCCGGACGCCCCCTGCATACAGTGAGGGTAGGGACGTGTAGGTAGATAGGATCTCTTCCCGGAGCTTGCGGGAGCCGTCCGCATACGCCATGAGGGCGAGTGGCACGATCTGGTAGTCAACGCCCTCGGTTGAATCGACGGAGTTGATGACGTCGGATTGCGCGGCGCCTTGCCCGATTTGGCGCTTGTTCAGCTCAAGGGAGACGTTGCTGCGGATCGCAGGGTCCACCTTGTCTTTCTTCGCGCCGGTAGTCATCTGGACCGACGTTTCAAGGACGATGGAATTCTGGACCGATTGCTTGACGAGGACGTCACCTGTGATGTGCTTCGGACCGGAGTTGACCTTACGTTGCAGCTCCTGAATGAGGTCGTTGACGACATAGGTCACTGTGAAGTTCTCGTCGTGGGTGTAGTCAACAGAGACCGCTTGCCCATTGAGGATGGCTGAAGCGCTTGTTCGGACGATCTTGGCCGGGGTCGTAGCGGTCCCCGAAATGATATCGAAGTCTGGGATAGCCGCCTCCGGGCCGTCAAACTCTACGGTGCGTTCGGCGTTGAAGATCCGGATCGTACTCGTGTTGATGCCGATCGATCCGAGAGGCTCCTGGACATAGCCGATGAGCGTATGCACCTCATCGTTGATCGTGATGGTGTCACCTGACGGGATGCCGCCTACCTGCGTGATGACCATGTGGTCGGTGGCCAGGGCTGACTCCCCCTCGAGGAGCGGATCATCGGTCTTGTAGAGCTTGTAGTGCGTGTCCGGTGTGAGGGTCCCGGAGACCTCCCCGACGACCGACACGATCCGTCGCACCGGCTGAAGCGTGAAGGTGAAGGTATTCACGCTTTGGAAGCGGTAGTCCGCCGTGATGATATCGTCAATGTGCGTCGTGGGCTGCGCTATTACCGTGTTGAGCTTGAAGGTGCGGTAGTCGAGGATGGTGACGCCCGTGAGGTCGTAATCCGCTCCCGCCGTCACGTTGCGAACCCCAAGCCCCATGGACGGGTTGTTGAGGATCTCCACGATCGGGGTGTCTACCGTAACCCGTGAATCGAGCGCCCTGAAGGTGAGCGTGGAAAGGTCAACGATCTGACATCGGATGTCCCGGGCGATCTCGAATGTGAAGGCGAAGGTGTCCGTTACCTGCTGCTCACGGAGGCCCTGGATCCAGATGTCAACCTTGCCCCCGATATGCTTCTTCCGGACGTCGTCCCAATCCCTCATCATGAGGTCATCGCCTGACTTGACGATCTTGGACTTGACGATTCCGACCTGCCCTACGGCAGTCGCCTGATACCCGCCCTCGGTCCCGGAATCGACCGAAACGTACCCGAGGATGCTGCGCGCCGCAAGGTCACCGTTGCTCTCCTGGTCCGTGCCGTACTGCGTCGCCTCCGTGTTCGTGACTTGGACGCCCGAAACCCCCGAGATGGTCTTGATCGAATTCGCCGGGCGGTTGCCGTTGCTCCCCGTGGATTCCGCCGTGATGTCAACCGTGATCTCCCAGCGCTTCTTGTCGAAATTGTAGTAGGAGTCGACGTTGGCGTAGCGAAGCGTGTAGGTCCCACCCACACGATAACGGATGGCTGGGATGTTGTTGGTCGTATCTGCGTCGGAGGTGACGATCGTCCCTGCCGGAATGGGGATGTCCTTGGTGGGCTTCGTGGTGGTGTAGACCACCGCTTGCCCCGAGGCAGGGCGCCCAGGGAGACGGGTCTTGTCACAATTCGCGGCGAGCTTCTCGAATTGGGTGTCAATGAGGCTCTGGACGGCGGTGTCCGTCGTAAGCCCCAAGGCCGCCTTGATGGCCTGCTTGTAGGCGCTCGAGGCTACGGGATCCGAGATACCGTCCCCATTAGCGTCGTCGATCTGAAGCAACGTCAAGAAGGAGGCGCACCGATGAACGAAGTCGACGATGAACCAAAGCCTCTCGGCTTCGGACGCAAAGGGGTCGATGGAAACGTCACGGCTGGTTGAGCCGGGAATGAGGCTGATCTCCGTGTTGACCCTCTGAATCGCCGCGATGTAGTCCGTGACGATTTGGAGCTGTGTTCGCGATGGAAGGTCCTTGATGGCGGTATCGATGACGAGGGGTGCCCCCAAGACCTCCTGGCTGTAGGGTGTCTCGAATTCCGTTTGGGTTGCGGGGTCCCAGTAAACCCCCGTGACAACGTAGTAGAGGGGCTCGGAGGAAGGGACGTCGGAGAATTGGTCCGTGTTGATGACACCGGATCCCCCCGCCCTGGGGTGGTTGAACTTGACGTAGGTGGTCTGGTTGAACCCGTCAAGGGAGCCCGAGAACTTGAGGTCTCCCATATAGGTCGTGGCGTCCATGCGCTCATCAAGGAGGGCTTGGACCTCTTGCCCGAATTCGTCCTCTTCGGAGATGCGCACCCTGACGAGGGATTGTGTCCCAGACCACCGGACGCTTGTAGAGGCTACGTTGGAGGTGTCCTCTTCAAGCGTCGTCGGCGTTGTGACCAGGTTCTCATTGACGCGGAAGTAGCCTGTGGCCCCCGCCGCAGAGGCTGACGCGTAGATGTTGAACCCCCGAAACTCTGGCTGCGGGGTGTAGAACCCCGAGGAGGCCATAGCTGCGACGATCGGCTTGGCCGTGAGGATGTCAACGGAATCTCGGCGGCGTTGAACCTTGACCCCTGTGGGGATGTAGGTGATGGAATTGGCATAGGTGCTGATCCGTGTGATCGTCGCCGTTGCCGGGGCGCTGACTCCGCCAATGATGTCCACCACGCGCACCGCGATGGTATTCTCCCCGGGCTCAAGGGATAGCCCGTCAGGGTTGGACGTAGGGTTGGGGATCACGAAGGTGAGGAGATCGATCTGGACAAGGGTCGGGTCCGAGACGAATGCTGCCCCGTTGACAGAGACCTGAACGTCGACCGCCGTCTGATCAATGACACCCTCAAGGGTCGTGTAGTCCTTGTTGGTGGTGTAGACGAGCTGCGTCGAGGTCCCGCTGCCGTCACGAAGTACGAATTTGGGCGTTACTGCCATCGTGGTTATCCCGTGAGGACGTAGTTGCTAAGAGACTGCCTCATAACACCTTGTGCAGCCGTCGAGTCCATAAGGCTGAGCGGTTGCGGGATCCGGATCCCCCGGGTCATGTCAATCGGGTTGCCCGATCGGTTTTGAACCGTGATGAAGACCCAGAAGACGGTCTGATCTTGTGAGCTTTGTTGCGCCGAGACGGAGACAAGCCTGTAGGGGTACTCCCTATCGCTTACCTCTTGCCCAACGTCCTGCTCTTGCCGACGCTTGATGCTCTGCCACCTGTTGAAGGCCGTCTGGACGTTCGTTACGATCGTGTTCTGCACGATTTCCGCCAGAATGATCTTCGAGCCGACCATATTGACCAGGTCGGTTCCATACCAGAGGTTGAAGGGGTTGCTCCCCAAAATCGTGTACATGATTTTGAGGATCTCCTGGAGCAGGAGCGCCTCGTCCCGAACCTCCACCACATCGCCCGTGATGGTGTAGCGCCAATCGTGCTCAACCCCAAGGCCCCCACAACGGCGACACTCTTCACGGACGGTCGTGTAGGTGATTTCAGCGAAGTCCGTGGTGCTCTTGAGAGGCTCGTCAAAGACGATCCACCGGGTGGGCCTATCGTTGAGCGTGTTGGGGTCGTTTATCAAGGACCAACCAGGGTTGATAGTACGCCCGCGCCAAACCCGGTTGACGCCTAGCCCGGCCGTTGCGGCGAACGTACTGCCCGTCTTGAGGACCATCGTGGCCCCAGCCCCCTCATCCACGGTTCGGACCGCCAACCGACGCCCATGACTCTCGAAGAGGACCCCCCTCGCTTGCTGATTCAAGATGTACGCAATCTGCTTGGCCGTGAGGTAGGTCCCTGCCGGAAGGGTCAGCGTCTGAACGTCAGCCACTCCCACTTGAAGGAGGAGCTTGTCATTGCTTCCAGCCGTGACCGTGAAAGTGTCATCCCGAGATCCTACAACGCGCCCAGGAGCGTAGTGCCCTTGAGAGGGAACCGTGATGGCGCCGTTGACGCGAACGATAACCGAGTCCATTGACGCGATCGGCCGGATAGGTCGGATCGTTTGCCGATCCGCGTCAACGTAGAGGGCTTCTTCAACAACCCGGTGCTGGCAGGTCTGATCAATTTGACGGTCGTAGCTCATACCTCACCGCTCCGCTTCGCTCCGTCGTCCTGACGGCGGTAGTTGGTGGAAACGTCCTCGGGGGAATCCGGCCCGGTGTCGTATGCCGAGAAGGGAGCATAGGTAAGAGCCCCACGCTCATCCGATCCGTTGTCATTGTAGATCGCCCGGTAGGTCCCATCCGAAATGAGGTCAGAGATCCCATTGGCGATATACTCGAGCGACCCCTCGGCGTCCGTGTTGCCGATGATAGCCGTGAGGAGCTTGACCTCGGAATCAAGCTGGTCGTAGTAGTCCAAAGAGCGTCGGATCTTCCGCTCAAGATGCCCCATACGAGAGTCCAGCGTGGCGACCAACCACTCCTTGGCGTCTTGCATGAGCCGGGCAGAAGCGGCGTCTGCCAGCCCTTGTTGGCCGATGACTTCCCCGTTGCTCATGAGCTGACTCATGCCCTGCTGATCGCCACGTAGCCGGAAGACGGGATCGGACCTGAGCCGGATGACTAGATCGAGGAAAGGGTTGCCCCCTTGGGCTTCATAGGCGGCCAGGAGCTTCGCCACGTAGGACGTAGGGGGGTCCGCCGTGTAGCCCACAAGGGATCCGTCTGTGCCGTACTTGAAGATTGGCGTTCCGATGCGGATCTTTTCGGCCTCGAGGTGGTCGATCCGAGCAGAGACGAGGGCCGTCTGCGACCGCGCGAACTTCATGAAGCGGTCGAATTGGCTCTTGTTGAAGGTACCTAGAAAATCCCAAGCCACCACACACCTCTACTAGAAGATCAATCCAAAAGCTTTCTGGAACGCTGAGATGTCAGGGGCGACGTAGGCTAGCGCGATCCCTGCGGAGTAACCGCCAGGATCCATAGGCGGGGCGTTGCCCGCGTTGTCAATGGCCTCGATAAGCTCGGGGATGCCATTTGTGATCGGGGAAACGTTGAGCACGTAGCAAGAAACGTCGAGGGAGAGGACGTACTCCATGAGCCGGATGAGGAATTCGATGAACCGCTCAAGGGCATTGATCTTGCGCAGAAGCAGGTCGATGAAGTCCTTGATCTCTTGAATGACGCCGTTGAAGGCATCCAAGAGGGATTGGATGGCAGCCAGGATCTGGTAAAGGATCTGCCCCGCCCAAGGGACGATGTCCCTCAAGAGGGCCAAGGATTGCCAATCCGGCTTCACGCCCCCAAGCGTGAAGTTCTTGATCTGGTTGATAGCCACCAGGACGTTCTTGCGGAACGTCTCGTCAGAGTAAACGGACCCGTAGGTGGACGCTTGGGGCAAGTCTATCGAGGACCCTCGGGAGGGGTGCTCAGGATCGTCCGGAATGATATCCGTGAGGGCGAAGACACATTGCTCCAAGGTGGTCTTTCCACTCATAACGCCAAAGACCACGGGACCCATGGGCAAAGGACCCTGCATGATTTCGCGGAAGCCCTCGATCGCGTAGCTCCCTGCTTGAAGCATGGCGGAAGCCACGAGGTTCGCCATACGGGTCGAGTTGTACCTGACGATGAACTTCTGCCAAGGCATATCAGGGTAGCGCCCGGTGACGTCGCTCGGCTTGTATTGCTCCGACATCGTCGTAGCGCTGGAGACAATGCCGACCAGAGGGAGCGCGTCAAAGGTTGCCAAGGGGCCAGCCCAGTTCTCAAGCGATCCGCGACCGATGTCTTCAGGAAGCGTGGGATACACAGGGTCGCCGTTGTCATTGAAGACTGGTCGCACCACCGTGGGATTGGTATCTGGCCCGGTCTTTTTGATGATTGGTGCCAGATGGAAATCAAGGGAAAAGGCCGTCTGAAAGAGTCGTTTGAGGTTCTCAAGGACGTCAAAGTTGGCCGGGATTTTGGGGATACGTACACTGAAGATCCCCGTAGGCTTACCCATGACGGGCGGATCCGAGCTATCATCTGCGGGCCAAGTGAAGCCGGAGGGGTTCGTTGGCGTGTAGCTCAGCGTTGCGGGGAAGAACAAGATGTGCTGGTTCTTGTCCCAGAACAAGCTCCCGCTGAAGGCACGGACCCGGTAGTAGTAGGTCTTATCCTTTTCAACCTCACTGTCAATCCAGCGGAATTTACCGAGCTGCCCCGTCCAGAAGGTCTCCGGTGTTTGCGTTGGACTCACCATGTAGTACCGCTGGAACTTCACAACAATGTCCCCATACATGTCGCGAACGCGTTCCTTGCGCTTGACCAGCTTACCTCCGGATTCGAACCCTGTCTCACGTTGATGCGTGACGATGCCTACTGAATCTGGCTCGCTCGCGGCCGTCCCGATATCGATCTCCGCCGACATAGGGTCGATCTCTGACTTCTCTACGAGGAAGCAGGGCGGGATGAACTCTGCCGCCGTGTTTGCTACGACGTCTTGGAAACCGGGATCGGGTGTCATCTGCGCGGTAGGTAGTGACCACTCAACCGCAACGGCTGTGATGTCCGTACTGAAGATCTTGGCAACGGCGAGGATGGGGTCTCCCTTGTCCCCAACGGGGAGCACACGGGCATTAGCTGGCGCGGCATACCGAGGCGCCGTGAACTCCTTGCCGAAGAACCTCAAGAGAACCATGATGAGGCGGATCATCCGCATGACGGAGGATGCGTCGACCATGAGGATGATGAACCCCGCCTGGTTGAAAAACGGCAAGGGTTGCGGCCGGTTGGGGTCCTTGTCGTCAAAGAGGCTCGCCTTGAAGCGGTTGACGAAGGCTTGTGAACCCCCGGCATTGCGATCGAAGTTGGGATCGAAGTTCGGTTCGGGGACGTCGAAGTACCCGTAGAGGCCCGTCTGTTTGAGCGCCTCAAACATCTGCTGGATGAGCTTGATGAGGGCCTCAACCAATGCCTTGATCGGGTTGCCGAAGTCAATCAAGAACGCCTTGATCGTCTCCAGGATGGCCTTGAGAACTTCAAGGTACACCAAAAGCGTCTCGAGGACGCCCCTGACCTTCTCAAGGTAGTCCTTGCCCGGGATCTGAAGGGTAAACTTCTGCCAGTCAGACATGTCAGCTCCCGTAGGTCAGGCGCTCAATCTTGCGGCGATAGGCGGCGATCTGGTTCTCACTAGCCTTCTTAGCCAGTTCAAGTACTTTGAGCATCTCCTCGTTGATCTTGAAACGCGTGCGCGTCTCCCACTCCGCCTTTACGTGATCGCCAGGAGCTTCGTCATTGCGCTCAGGCTCTCCGCTAGTAGCCGGGATCGCTCCAGGATCGCTCGAGCCCACCGCACCCTCGTTCCGTTCATCAGATTGATTCTCGAGTCGATCCATGTGTATCTCCGATCGTACAAGCGGTCCCCTGAAGAGAGGACGCTTACGATAGTAGCCATTGGCCCAGATGGATTCGTCAAAGTCGCCACACGGGCAAGCGTTGCCGTATCCCTTGCGTCAAGGTCATCCGCCAAGGTCGCCCTCGCGAAGGCCGTAGGGTCGATCAATCCGGCCGTCGTAACCACCGGGACGCTCGTTGTCAGAAGTACTCCGAAGGCTTGGGCGGTTGCCACGAAGGCGTCGTTGGCCAGCAGCACAACCATCAAAAGCTGCAAGGTTTCAATCCGGACCCCGAAGATCGACCCCACCTGATAGGCCCCGGAAGCAGCGGGGAAGGCGGTCGTAACCTCCAAGACGGTCTCGCTTGTCACCGAGGCCACCTCGTAGAATCCCGCGTTGCCCCCCATGCGGATGTAAACCACGTCCCCAGAAGAAACCCCCGAGGTCTCAAAGGTTGCCCCGGGATCCGTCAGCGTCGTCCCCGACATGCCTCCGGTCCCAGCCCCTACGTAGGTGAAGACCAGGTCGATGAAGGCTTCCAGGGCGCCGTTTTCGGAAAGCATCGGCGTCGTATTGGTCAAGATGACCCCGAGGAGCCCCGTGTTCGCCCCCACAAGGGTGTCCAAGGCCGTCCCCGAGCCTGCGTGCGATCCGAATGACGCCAGCGGGTTGATGACCCTGTAGGAGGTCACAACGCCATTGGTTGCAGCCGTCGAGAACCGCAAGACTGTCTGGCTCACAACCTGCGTGACTTGAAGCCGCCGCCCTGCCGAGGCCCCCGTCGTGATCACAAGGGTATGCCCCGGTTGAACCCCAGCCGTCTGGAAGGTCGCCGCCAAGTCCGTCAGGGTGTCCGTCAACGTGATCGTCCCCGAACCCGTCACGAGCGAGCTTGGGGCGACTACCTCTACGGTGAACCCCGTGTCGGCGTGAAGGAAGGGCAGCCCCACCGTGATGGTCGTAGGCGTCGCTGACACAACCTCGTAGAAGTCCGAGGGACCATTGAGCCCATCCAGAATGCGAACGAGGTCGTAGACCTTGGGCGTCACAGGAAGAGGCGCCGTGACCGTGATGATCGTGCGCGTCACATCCAAAGACCCCGTCCGTGTGACTTCCGATGTAGTGACATCACGCACATCTTGAACGTAGTTGGGGTCGTTGCCGAGGTAGCCCGCGCCAAGCTCACAGCCGGGAGAGGGGCTCAAGACGGGGAAGAGGATCTCACCGTCGTCATCGGTAGTGCCTCCGTAGAGGGCCGGGATCTTCTCGGGTGCGGTGAGCTGGTTGTTGAGGGTGACCTCACACGATAGCGTAGCCCCTGCGGGGAGAGGCTTGGCTTGAAGCTCTGCCGGAACGGGCGGCGTGAGGCTCCCGTCAAACGGTGGGAAGGGCTTGACGTAGAGAATCTGCCCCGTCTCACCATTGAAGGCAAAGTCGCGCCCCGCCAAGTAGGTCGCGATGGCGTCTGCTGTGCCCGCACCGAACGGGCATTGCGTAGAACGATAGACCGTCGTCCCAACGGCAGCAGCAGTCGGCAGTGTTCCGCTCAAGGTCAGAGATGTGGCTGCAACACCTACAACGGACACGTGATCGCTCTCGGCGATGAGGATGGTGCCATCACGGGCTTGAACGACGATCTCCATCCCGACCTTGAAGGGCGGCCGTACGTTATCGGCTGAGCCTTGGGCATTGTCTACTGTGAGGGAGGCCGCCCCGGCTGCTGTGGGGTAGATTGTCACAGCCCAAGCCAAGCGGGTCCGAAGGTTGTAGACCCCGGTGATACCCTTGGAGCCTGTGTCCATGACAGGGTCCCCTGTTTCCACGCCGGGGGCGACCACCCCATAACGGCGACGCCAGGTCGGATAGAAGCGGCTCCACGTAGACGCCTCGTAAGCATGGAGATACGTGCCCAGAGCCGTCATGCTGAAGTTGGGGAAGGCGAACGAGATGCTGTAAGGCGAATCCGAAACCTTGATGAGGTCGTCGATCTGGTTGGTGACCGTTGACCAATCCAAGGGGAGCGTGGGGTTGGTTGGCCGTTTGGGGTTGTCCGCGTTCCCGTCAAAACGGATGCGTCCATCTTGAGACCCCACGATACGCCCGTCCATGTTTTGCAGGACGTCCTCAAGGAGATTGACCGCGTCGTTGTACCACTTGAGAACGATCCGCCCAACGAAGTCCTGGTTGGCGTAGTCCCCCTCTGGGTAATAGACCGATGGCGACCCTTGGTCTTGAAGCTGCGTGGCGCCCACGTTGGAAAGCATAGGGCCACTGGAGGGGACGCTGTTCTTGGCTTCTTTCGTGTAGTCAGCGACAAGCTCCGCCTGGTAGTCCGTCATCTTGACGACGCGGTAGTAGAACGTGTCGGGGGAGGCGAGGCTGTAGTCCATGAGGACCCCTTGCCCGAGCAGCCCGTTGGAGTCGTCCGGCGTGATGATCGACGTGTAGGTCGCTCGAAGACGGCGGCCCTCCTCAATGGTATTGTAGCCCGTGTAGATGATGTTCCAGGACTGCTTGGGGGAGAGCGGGCTCTCAAAGGTCACTTGTCCCGTGGTATCCATGCTGTAGCGTGGCGAGGTATCCGTTGAAAGGATGATTCCGCGCTCACCCTCAACACGCGAATAGACAAGCACGCTTTGCATAGCCTGCGGCGCGATCGGTGCCACGGGGTCCATCTTCGTCTTGGCAGTTGTCGCGGTAGCTTCAAGAATGGGGCGCACGGTACGCCGAAGCGTCACGCTTGACGCCGTGCATTGTCGAAGGAGGTTCGTCCCCAAGGTCAGCTCGGTCACATCCAGGGTCTCATCGTATTTTGCCCCCTGCACGATCGCGTAGCTCACTTGACCCGTGGCGTAGTCAAACCGAATGACTACGCCCTTTTGATAGAAGTCTCGGAGGTCCCCCGTGAACTTGAGCTTGTTGACGCCTCGAGGAGAAGCCTCGAACGTGTGAATCTCCGGCACGAAGTAGGTAGAAATCGGCGTCGCCCCCGAAGGCATGAAGAGCTTCGGTGAGGTCCACTTCGCTTGGAACGTGTCGTTTGGATTGAGCGTGACCGTTGTCACCCCACCCGAATACGTGACGGATTCGATGAAATGGACCTCAGAGGTCTCGATGAGGAGAAGGTAGTCCGGCTTGAAGGTTGCGGTCCAATCCCCCGCAAGCTGGAAGGACGATGCGTCCTCATCAAAGACTACGGTGACGACCGACATCGGGGGCTGAAGCACTGTGATGGTCTTCTCACCCCCAACGGCCCCCAGGACGTAGTAGTCAATGTAGATCGATTCGTCTGGAGCTACCTTGTTGCCGTGAGGCAGAAGCCCATCGACGTGAAGATCGGGGAGGAATGTGCAGGTTGACGTGAGCAAGTCGAGGCTGTACTGCGAAGGCGTCTGGGGACGCCCACCCCGAAAAACGGCCGGGGCCGGGTCAGGGGCTATATTGCGCCCCGATGGGTTGAACAAGACGGTGTCCGTGACGACCGTCCTGGGCTGCGCCAGCTCTTTGCGGATGAGAAAAGTCATCGGTTCGACCACGGAGGTCGTTTCCCCCGTGTCGGTGTTGACGGAGACGTACTCAACGCGGCCTTCTTCATCCGACATGAAGCGGTCCGTGAATTCAAAGAACCCAAGGGGCGCCGTGAGCTTGTAGTCGACGCCGGGTGTGAGGCTCCTGGCCCAATAGACCGTCTCCCCAGTGTCCACGTCATCTTGGGCGAAGTTAAGCTCCCCAGCGGCATTGACTTCCAATGACCCTGCGGGGATGGCAGATGGCGACGAGAAGGTCGTCACCAAGACCGGCGTGGTCGAGAAAGGAGACCGCCCATAACGAATCCGAAACTTGGAGACCCATGCGGTGGGGACCGTGAGCCGTGGGCTGTTCGTGATGGTGCCCAAGGGGAGGATGCGCTCCACCTTGGTATTGGGATCCTGGAGAACAACCTCTTGGAAGTAACGGTCGGCGAGGATCTCGGTGCCACGCCGAACCTCATAGGTTAGCGGGCCGGAGTCGAACCCCTCAACGTCAAGCCGGACGCTCACCGTACTCATGATGAGCGTGATCGTGTAGACCCCCTTGACCGTCCCAGGGCTTGTTTCACTGGTGATGACAACGAGGTCCCCCGGCTGCGCAAAGGTCGTGAAGTCCTTGGTGGGGTCCGTGAAGGTCGTGCCCGTAATGGAGCCATTAGTTCCGGAAGCCCTCAAGGTCCCGGTGGTCCTTGTGAAAAAGACCACCCCGGATAGCGGCTCAATGAAGGCGTCCGACGTGAGGTCAAGCGTCGCCCAAGTCCCCGGGATGAGCGTTTCAAGCTCGAGAAGTAGCCCCGTCGTTTGGATGTACGTGTCCGGAAGCTGCGCCGAGCTACCCGGCAACGCACGATCGATGACGTACTGAAGCCGCCGTTGTGCGAACTTGAGCTGCCCCTCAGTGTAGTCCAGGATGTAACCGTAGGTGCGGGGAGCTATGATACTGTAGGTCTCAAGGTTGGGGAAGTCATCGCTTGTGTAGCTCCCGGTCCCTTGCGTGACGTAGACCTGCATGGGGTAGGTTTCGAGGGGCGTAGCTGGGAGGAACACAAAGGGAGCGCCTACGACGGATCCGGTGAGTGTTTCCTTCTCGGCGGGATAGATGAGCCGGAAGTCAGGGATGTCAGGGTTGGAGGCATCGGGGTTGACGGGGCACCGAAAGAGCCGGAGGGAAACACCGTGCTCGATGGGGAGATCGCCGACATACGCCGTGAGGGTCCATGTGCCGTAGACCGCCGCGTCTGCGACGGAGAAGGCCAAGGCGCCATCGGACCGGCGAATCTGGACGGATCCACGATCGACCGTGGTGAAGCTGTCAACGAAGATGGTCGTTCCGAATTGCTTGCGTTGCGTTCCGGATGTTGCGACGAAAACGACGTCGCCACCTTCGGATGGGAGCGGCCATAGGGCAGAGGGTGTCGCGACCGTTCCAAGGCTGCGGGTTGGGATAGCCAGCCCTGTCTGCATGAGCACGCCGTCGTAGTAGACCGCCTTCGTTGCGGCAGAGTTGAGCTTGAGGCGCCCTGTGTTGGCCGCCCATTCAACGGTCCCCGGGGCGGGGTCACTCGAGAAGGCCGTCTCATTGGCGCGCTCGATGGCGGTGAGAGGTAGGTCAAACCCCAAGCGAATCTGCGGCACCTGCCCCGATGCTGGGATAGGGGATAGCAGCAAAACGTCCGAGGGTACCCCCAAAAGGCCCGAGCTATTCGTTTGGAAGCCTTGGCGCTGACACGCGACGCTGCGCCCAGCGTAGTAGGTAAGGTCCGCTGGATGCCAGTTGATCGTCCCGGTGTCCTCGGCGATTTGAATGTAGCCTGATCCCGGGTCCGAGAAGTGCGCCTCATCGGGGACGACTGTTGGGCGTAGAGTGATGCCGCTATCTCCAGGGGCCGTGACAGACACTCGCAGGGGATAGTGGATGAGGTCGTCTGAAACAGGCGGCGTGATCTTGAGGCGGTTTGTGTTGGAATCCAACCCTACGGTTCCTACGGCGTCGGGTGCGGCCCCCTTGAGCAGATCGTAGCGCTGCGTCCTTCCCATGAAGTCAAAGCGACGAACCGTCTCGTTCTTAGTCCAACCGAACCGTGAGGTTGTGACATTTCCCTCGGTGGTCACAAGTACGAGGTAGTCGTCATTCGGATTGATCTCGGTGGCGGGGTAGGCGGCATTCCAGGCGGTCCAATCAGTGATGCGGTTATCGGGGGTCGCCGTGTACGTGTTGTTGGCGGTCCCAACACGGGGCTTCTCGAGGATGTAGCCGCTGATGCTGAATGCCATGTCAAATCACCTTCCCAAATCCCGTGCCTGCGCCAGCGGCAGGTGAAGCCGACCCGACTATCGGGATCGGTATCATTAGAGTCGCGAAAGTTTGGTTGAGCCCCATCCCGATGGCGGTAGCGATGGTTGTAACACCTTGCCCGACCATACCGACCTCTGCAAGTCCGGCGATGATCATAGGGGCGGCGGGAACGGGACTGAACCGAGCTACACCTACACCGGATCCGATACCGGGGTGCGTTGTCTTGATGATGGCCTGCAAGAAGGCCGTGGATAGCCCTGTGGCAAGGCCGAGAGCCTTGAGTGGCATCATGATTCCAACGTTCCCCGTTGCCGCGAAGGCTGCCGCAATGTTGGCCAGCAGGAGGGGCTGTGGAACAATGAGCGGGAGCTGCCCCGACCCGACCCCGAGGGATCCTGAGTCAATGGTCGTGACCGTGAGGGATAGCAGCCACTTCGAGGTCCCGATCGAAACGCCGAGGGCGAAGTTCGGCGTTCCCAGCCCCAGCATACCCGTAGCCAGAAGAGCTGGTGTCACAACCCCTGCGGCGCCAACGGGTGTGAAGGGCATTAGATGGACCTCACGAGAAGTGAGCCCATGAGCGGGCGTCCCGTGATCCAGCAAAGCGAGGGCATCGCCGGGGACATCATAGGGAGCCCCCGAGCAACACCATAGGGAGCTGCGGCCATGCCTAGCATGACTTGAGGAGCGTTGAGGGCAATCATGGTCCCGGCCGTGATGGACACAGCTAGCCCGGCGATGCTCACGGCCAAGGTAGCTGCGATGCTGACAGCCCCCGCTGCGGTCGAGATCGCGATAGCACCTGCGCCCGTCGTGATTGTGATAGCTCCGGTCCCCACTTGGAGGGTGTAGGCACCGGCTGCCACGGTGGTCGCCATAGCACCTCCGAGGACGGTCGTCGTCTTACCTCCTGCGGCAATGTTCTCAATGAGCCCACCGGCCAAGACCGTCGTGATCTTGCCGCCCGCTACGATGTTCTCGAGGACGGCAAGCGCGTAGTTGTACTGGCTCTTCCCACTGATGAGGGTATTCATCTCCCCCGCGTTGAGCGTGTACCCGCTGAAGCCCTGCATCGTTATGCGGTCGGCCTTGATTTGGTGCTGCCCGGATGTCGTGGAGGTCTTGGTGCCTTCAACCTGCTCGGTATGCGTCCCGTTGATGACGGTCTCCTTGTTGCCGTCAATCTCTTCGGAGATCGCTACGTTGTCATCGTTGGCCGACCCCCCTACGTGCTTGAACTTGATCGCCCCGGAATGGATGATCGTGAGGCTGTTGCCTTCAGAGTCCGTCCCAAGCTGCAAGACGGCTCCCCCGGAGCCTACGACGTTGAGGGAGACGTTGTTCGGAGCCGCTGCCCCAAGAATAGCCTTGATGGCACCGGCCGTCTGAATCTCGGCGGAGATATTCTTGACGCCCCCGCGCTCAACCGTTGACCCTGGAAGGTTGAGGAAGAGCTTGCCTTGCTTCGAAACCGCCATCGAATAGTAGTTCTTGTCGAAGGCGCGAGGGCTTCGAATGCGCAAGTAGTGGGCGGCTGCCGTGGTATCCACCTCGAGGTCAGCCTTGGTCGGCGAACGGTCAACCTCTTCCATTCGAAACATGCTGGGGGTGGTCTGCCAGAAGTCGTCAAAGAGGATCGGCATCAAGACGCGCCCGTACTGACGCTGTCCCATGGACGACATGGTCATGTTGCCCACGACGGTCCCCAAGACGTGCTCGATGTACGGCTCAAAGCGATCGACCGCATACCCGTCGATCTCACCCAGGACCTCTTGCGTCAAGTCGCTGGTGTGGGATAGCTCGAGACGCTGCTCCACGTAGACCCTGGACCCGGCGCCTTCTTCGCTTTCAGGAGACGTGTAGGGCATCGTCCCAGGGTAATGCACCTGCTTGCCATTGCCGTACGTGCAAGACGGATACTCCGTCTCGTTGTTGAAGACGTCCAGGACCTTTCCGGTACTATCCGCAAACCTCGAATCGGTAGGGCCAGAGGCTTGAATCTCGTCTTTCCCGTAGTAACCATCTGTAGGTGACCGGAGCACACGCGTCCCGGTTTGGAAGACGTCAGGGGGGAGCCAGTAGTCGCCGCGCCGGATTGGGCCTGTGATAGAGCGGACGCCAGAGACGCTATCGACCCGGTGGATGGATTGGGTTATGAGGGTGCGGTCGGTATCACGCAGCTCGATGGCGTCTCCAGCGCGGTTGCACATCCGGACGTCTGCTGTGAGGGCAAATTCGGCTCCTCTTGAAGACATACCCCCGGCGTCCCCGGGCCGGAGCATGAGGCGCTTCATCCGTTTGATGCTCCCCATGACCCTTTGAACCTCGGCGGCGCTGTCAGCCGTCACCTCGGCGGGGCTCGTAGGGGAGAAGGGATCGAATCGGATGCCGGAGCGTGCTCCTACGGGGAGGTAGCCAAGAATGACTGCCTCGTAGACCTTGCGGTGCTTCTTCCGGTAGCCGAGGATGACCAGGGAGTCCTTTTCGGGGATACCGCCCCAGAAGCTGCGGGGGCCTGCCATGGCTTGCGTAAGATCGATCTCGAAGCGGTCTCCGCCGCCCGTGATGACCTTGACGTCGGCCTTGAGCATGATCTCGTCCACACGGGTGATTTGCCCAACCTTGATGCCCAGGGGATCCGTGAAGTCATCGAGGGGGACGGAGCCTACGGGGTGGGCAGGGGTCTTCGGAGGCATCAAGCACCGCCTTCAGCCATCAACACGGCTAGCTCTTGTTGTTTCTGCGCCAGCTCTTGCTGCTGCTTTGCTATGGCGGCGTCTAGGTCGTCAAGCTGCTTTTGAAGGTCACCGCTACCTCCCCCGCTTTCGATCTTAGCGATAAGCTGCGCGCGGGATTGCGCCTTCAAAGAAAGCTCCTTCTGAAGGTTGGCGATCTCCTGTTGAAGCTGGGCCTTCTTAGCGCTGCTCTTGAGCTTCTCACCGAAGCTATTCCACTGGTTCTTGATATCGCTACGCGCCTGATCGAATTGAGCCATGGTAGCCTCTGGATCGCCTAGAGCGTCACGGTTAGGTGCGCTGAAGGGTGGCTCAAGGTTACCATATTCTTGGACCGGCTTCTCGAACATCCACGCCTCGGTATCCTCCACGCGTCCGGTTGGTAGGTTGTCCCCCCGGATGGCAGTCTCGTATTCCGTGTGGGTTGAGTCGAGGGCCGAGTAAAGATTGAAGAGGAACCTGTCGATCTTCGTGATCAGGGCCTCACGGTCAGCCCCCGATACCGCAGCAGAGCTGATTGGTGTGTTGGAATTCACGGCTTCGGTGGTAGCCTCGTCCGCCGCCGTGATGCTCGATGGAAGAGCTGACGTGTCCGCCGTGGCGCCGTTGAGCGTCTTGACTTGGTAGCCTACGTTCATGAAGGCCAGCTCGGCACGCCCCGTGAGGCAATTACACTTTCTGTCATCGATCCCAGGGGTCATCATGTCCCGGACCGACATCTCCGCAAGCGTGAGCGCCCGGGATAGCTGGGACGCTTCAACACTTGCCTGGACGCCCTTCTGCTCAGGGGAGCCCAATGGGGCGGTGTCCACGAAGTTGGTGCCGGTCTTGACCATCTCTGGCTGAAGCGTGTCCGGATTGATGACGGCCGCCGTGGCGAGGTCATCGGGTTGGAGCCTGGCTACAGCGTCCGCAGGGCTGGGGTAGGTCGAGAACACGCTCGTAAGCCCCTGGGATTGGGCAATGAGCGAGGATTGAAGGTCGCCTGCCAAGGCAAGCTGCACCCCAACGTCTACTCGAGCATTCACGCCGCCCGTGAGAATGAGCGACCCATCACGAAGAGACGCGCCGCGCCCGTAACGGAAGTGCCCAATCAGCTCGTAGCCACGCTCGTCAGAGACGGGCCGGATCATTCCAGTTGAACCCGTGAACCCCGTTTCTCCTGTGACCTTGACCCGGGCTTTGTCGATCAAGAGCATCTCCTTGACGACACCTACCCCATCTTTCCCTTGATCCCGGGCATAGATGTACACCCCGGCTGAATTGAGGCCGTAGGAGTAGCGATTCGTCATGTGCTCGTCTTGAATCCTGTCCGATTCGGTCGACGTGGACGCTGCCTTGTAGATGGCGTCCACGTTACCCGGACCGTCCGACGAGATCTGCTTGCGCTGCTTAGCCAACCTGCCCGTCCCGGTCTTCTTGCGCCCCTGGATCTCTGCCAGACGATCCGGTGTAGGCGAGAAGGGTCGTGTGTAGACCATGACAACGTTGGGGTAGCCCATGATGCGCCCGGTCTTTGGGTGGCGTAGGATGATGGGCTCGTAGGGTGTATTGGCACCAGCGTCCGTGGTCAAAGGCTCGGCCGGGAGTGTCACAGCATTGCTGACGTTGAGGCTGAACGTGGCGTTCTTAGCTAGCTGCTTGGAGGTGTAGCCGACGAACGTTGAGGGAGCGCTTGCATTAGGCGTAGGCTGCGCCCCTCCCGTTCCCCCGGGCTGGTTTCCCTTCCCCTTATCGGGAGCCCCTTGGGAGGCGCCCTGTTGCGCCTGTGGGCTTCCGTAGGAGGTCATCTTGAGCTGCCCTATGCCCTTGGGAGAGATGAACTTGCTCCGCTTGGCCGTGAGGGTCAGAGTCGTTTGTGCCCGCCCACCAAATTGGATGTTATGGCTGATCCCGCTGACGTACCAAATCTGGTCTTTCCCTGCGAGGTAGACCGGGAAGCCAAGCCGTAGCTCCGGGCGGAAGGGGATCGTGACGGTTCCGCGATGCCGCTTCGAATTCAGTCGGTCGATCAGGTCGAGGCCCGTGTAGTACATGAGCATCGGGTCGGCCAAGAATTCGCTGTTGTAGGGCTTGGAGCGCCAGCCATACTTGCGCAGGAGGTGGTAGTCCGTCACCGACGTGAAGGGCGTACACTCCTCGGGCATCCCATAGTCAACGTTGCCCCCGAAGTTGCCTTGAAGAACGACCTGCGTCACGACCTCGGCTTCGGAAGAGGAGAGGTCGTAGTCGATGACGTCGATATCTTGAATCCACGAGACCGGTTTGTTGGAGAGGATGTCAAGGTTGTAGAAGGGCGGCTTGAAAACGATGTCGCCCGTGACGTCCATGTAGAATTCGTAGCCGATCGCCTCTTTGGCAGCGTTGGCAAGCTCGAGCTTGGTTTGGTATTCGCTCTGCCAGAAGTTGACTTGCCCGGCTTGGGAGAACTGCGTGCGGAACGCTACGACGTTAGGGTCCGTCGGATCGAAGACCATCTGCGTCCCGGAGTTGCCCCCGTTGGCGGTACGCACGGCGCGTGATGCGAAGGGTCCCGTGTGGTTCTTGTTTGCACGGTAGGTGTCGTAGAGGCTGTCGCCACGAACGGCAACGCCCTGGGTCCCATAGAGCAGAAGGTTGGACCTGATGCGGCTGAACCTCTCGTTCCAGTACCGCATGATATCGCCCATGGCGTTCGTAAAGGTCGTCTTCTGTTTGGCGTCAACGTTGATGCTGACAAGAGACCCCGAACCAATGATGACGTCTCCGAAGCTCTGTTGGGCAAGCGACCAGATGACGTCGTAGGGATTGAGGCCGTAGAACACGTTTCCGAAGATCGAACGTCCCATCTGCCCCGCCGCGACGGTGAAGGCCGCGTTGACGTTCATCTGGCAAAGCTCCCACCACTTGAGAATGTCCGCGCATTGGATCGTGATGGTCGTCTCGCCCCCAGAATAGCTCTCATTGACCTCCGTGATGAGCCCCCAGAAGATCGGATAGTATTGCGGCAAGCCCTCCATGAGGAAGTAGCCCTTGCCGAAGATCTCGATCTCCATCATCTCGGTTATGACGGGGACGCCGTCGAAGAAGAAGTCATCGAGGGCGTAGTGTGGGATTGAAAGGTTGATGCTTGCAGATCCCGGGGCGCTTTCAACGGACAAGTCAACCGAGATGCTCGTGATGTACTTGCTCAGATTGAACTTGCGGTGGCAGCTCGGGCACCCCATGACGTCCAGCTCGCCGTTGATGTAGACGAGCGCATCTGGCGCCGTTACGACGGTGGGCCGGATGCTGGATTGATAGGTGCCCTGGAACGGTCCTCTTGCCATCACTTGCCTCGGTTAAGGAGCTGATCAGGTGACATGAACAGTGAATCCAGCTTCTGTCGTTTAGCCTCTGCCGCAGCCATTTGCTCCTTAGCTTGGGCCTTCCGAGCGTCTCCGGCAGAAGTCGCGGCTTCATAAGTCTTCTGTGTGTCAGGGGTCACCGGGATGGCCCCTTGCTTGAACAAGCCGGAGGTGCTGCCGTACTGGTACTGTGAGGGGTCCTCACGGTCAAGCTCATACCAAGCCCGCACGGTGAATTGGAAGTCGTACTCAAGCGTGAATGGGGCCGCGTCCGTCTCGTTCACGTTGAAGCTATCGAAGCTCCCAATGTAAATGATCCCGTCATAGTAGATGTAGATCGATCCCGTGACGGAGATGTTCTTGAGAGGGCTTTCTCCCGCCGTGTAGTCAGGGATCATGAGCCCGCCGTTGTTCCGGTAGAGAAGCCACAGCGAGAGGAAATTCTGGTAGGACATCGAGAAATTCCGAGTCGTTCTCGAAAGCCCTGGCCCGGTAGCATCCTGGGCATCAATCGAATAGAAGCCCGCAATCTTGCCGGATCCTGTGATCTTGTCCTGACCGTCACCCCAATGCTCAATGATAGGCCCGCACCGTGTCCAATTGCCGTCCGAGACGATCTTCTCGGCAGAGACCTTGAACGACTCCGGGTTGACCAAGAGCCTCAAGGGAGGTGTGTTGCGCATGATCTCAAGTTGCTTGAGGGTCTCCCCCACCTGAAATTGCTGCGCAAGCTGGAACGCCTTACCCAGATCCGTCCGGTTGAGATCCTGCCCGGCTGTCTTGGCCTCTTCAGCCTTGGCTGTCTGGGCGTTGGCGGCGCCCTTACCCTCCCAATCCGGCGTCACATACTCCTCGCTGTAGTTGCCCTCGTTGCCCGTGAGGGGGCATTCTGGCCCGTAAGGGGAATCCTTAAGGAACCGTGCAATAGCGGCTGAGCCCGATTTCACCCCAGCCGCCTTCGCCCGCTTTTGGTACTGATCGGAGGTCTCCTTGAAGGCACAAGTAGAAGGGACCCCCTTGGGAAGGCCGTCTGCCCTCCCCAGCCCGGCTTCAGGGACCTGCGCAGCTACCATGTTCAAAAGGTTGGGCCACCCACCACCCTTACCGTAGTTGTTGTAGTACTGGTCGATTGATTCCCCGAAGTATTGCTGCTGAGCCAGACTCGTGAGGTAGCCCAGGATGTCACCATCTCGAGCAGCAGCCATCACGTTCGGATTCCTCGCTACAACATCAAGGTAGGCTTTACATCCGGCCTCAACGGAATCGTAGCTGTTGAACCAACGAACCCGCGTCTGCCCAGGGTTCTTCGGATCGGGCTCCTGAAAGCCTACTTTGCCGCCTGTATTGGTGGGGTAGTTCCCCATATAACCCGGGTTGTTACCGGGCATGTGCCCACCCGTTTCGCGGAAGCAGTGTGCTGTGAGAAATTGAATCTCGGTCGCGGTAGGCTCCTTGCCAAACTTGTTGACGTAGGCGTTGTGAAAGGCTTGGTACATCTCACGGATGCCTACGTTGGCGACACAGTTGTATTTGTACTTTCCGTTCCCGAGGTATTCGACGGCGACCTTATCCGCACACCCTTGGACGCCGGGAGGTACACCGATGCCGATGTTGGACGGACCGGTGCCCTTGGGGATCTTGTAGCCAGGGGCTGTCACGATCCCACCATACTTCTTAACCCCTGTGCCTGCCCCGCCCCCGCTAGTCTCATTACCTCCAAGGTCCGCTGCTCCGACGCCCCCTTGGAGGTTCGCCACGGAGGCAGATCGGTCGATTGGACGCCCCGTGACGTTACAAGTTGGTGGCAGGAGCCCTACGATGAACATGCGGCCCGTAGCTCCTGCCTCACCGAACTTGTAGGCCAAGGGGGAGCAGACGGGGACGTATGATCCAGAGGCGGGGTCGTCAAGAGCTTCGAAGAGGTTCGTGAAGCTGAGCGCCGAATAGATCGATGGCTCGTAGTAATCGGCGTCCTCCTCGATCTGCTTGTAGATGCGAGGCCCCTTGATCCCAGAGTTCGCCATTTGCTACCTCTTACCCTTGGCGGATGTCGCGCTTGAAGCCGTGTGCGTTGGGGCGGTTGTGCGGTTGTTGAATTGCTCCCGGCGTTGCCGAGCCAGTGAATCCGTGAGGGCTTGGCTTTCCGCTGCTGCCGCTTGAGCTTGCTCCTCCGCCGTTCGTTGCTCAGGAGACTTGCTTATGGTTTCAAGGAATCCTCGAACAGCCTCGCTGCCCCGATTCCAAGCGCCCACGGCGGCATCTCGAAGCTCTGTGTACGCCTTCTTAGCGTCCTCCTCGGCTTGCGCCTTGGCTTTCGCCTTGGCTTTCGCTTCGGTCTCGGCTTGCGCTACGGCATTGGGGGCCTTCTCGGTGTTCTGCATCTGGAACGATGGAACACGCGCGGCGGGGCCATAGAGGGGCTTCCCGGATCCTGCCCCGGGGATGTAGTAGAGAATGTGCTCGACCTTGAAGGTCCAATTGAGCTTGAAGGTGAAGGGGCTGTCAGCGGTCTCTTCGAATTCGAACGTCCGGAATGTGCCCGCCAGGGTACCCCTATCGAACATGAGCAGAACTTGCCCTTGAAGAACGATGTTGCCGTAAGGGTCGTAGACGCTCCCGTTATGGCGAAAGAGGTCGTGGAGGTCACGGTAACGATCGTAGGCGATGGTGCGTCGGCGCAAGACGCTCGAGAGCCCCGTGTAGATGTTCATGAAGGCGCCGGTAGAGCCGTCTGCGCTTACCTCGGAGAGGTCGTCGCCCCAATGCTGTTCAACCCAGCCCCCCTTGGTTTGGATTCGCTCGATCTTCTTGTTGAAGGTCTCGTTGAAGCTCGCAGGGTTGACGTGAAGCACGAGAGCATGGGGCATGATCGCCCGGGTGAAGTCAAAAGGGCTGGTCACCTGAAAGGCCATCGGGAGGACGGTCTTCTTGACGTCGGCGCCGTGGATGTACTTGAGATCCGACGAAGGCGCGTCGATCCGCTTGAAGTCAGGGTTGGCAGAGCGGATGTGCGGCATCAGGTCACCCTCTTCCGGCGCTCATACTCGTAGATGTAGTTCGTGACGGCTGTCTTGAGCCCACGTTGGAAGTCGTTGTCGTTCACTCCGTTGACGTTGACGTCTACGGCCAGGGAGGACTTACCACCGCCTCCGGTTGGGGCAGCGGCTCCAGGACCCAGCTTATTGAGGGGAAGGATCGCCTCGTGTGGGCCTACGGATAGAAGGCCCTCCCCGGGGGCAGCCGTGAGGGGCTTCGTCATAGCTACGCCCCCGGCGATGCCCGTGACAATTCCGCCCCCGGCGTGTGCCGCCAGCCCCTTACCCTCTTCGGTCTTGCTTGCCCAATCCAAGGCGACGGTGCGCATGGAAGTCGCGCTCAAATCCGTAGCGCCTTGTTCGGCAGCATACTTGAGCCAAGATTTCACCTTAGCTTCATCGCCCGAATAGAGCCAGTACTCGAAGAGGGCCTTTGACATGGCGTCGTAGGTTGAGTCCTCGATTTGCTTGCCCAGGTTGGTCTTGAGGAAGGGCTTGTCGATCTTGATACCTTGCTGCCGAAGGGCATCAAGCATAGCCTCATTGGTCGAGAGCATATTGGCGGAGGTTGCCGCCAAGGTTGTCGTAGATTCAGCCGTCGTTTGGATAGGCTTGGCCACGTCTGCGGAGGGGCCGGTAGGCGCCGTCGTAGGGGCCGGGGCTGCCGCAGGTGCCGTGGGAGCGGGCGTCGTGACGCCAGGAACCGCGCCCGGAGCGGCTGCGGCTGGCGTGGGTTGGCCTGGGACCGGAGGCGCCCCCGGGGCACCAGGTGCTCCAGGTGCCGTAGGCTCAGCCCCAGAGGCGGTTCGGCCGTAGATGCCTGCGGCGCCTGCCACCTGCTGAGGAGCCATAGCCCACACGGCCTTGCTCATAATCTGCCCCATCTCTTCGGGCGTGAAGCCTGCGCGTTCCATGGCGTCCGACAAATTCATACCCTCCTTGAGGTATTTCTCCGTGAGCACCATGTTACCGCCTGCGCTGGGGCTTGTTTGACGCAGATTCGTCATATTGATGGCGTCCCAGAGCTTATCCATCCCCTCGTTCGGCCCCATAGCCTTCCATTGAGCGTCTACCGCTTTGAAGGCGTCGGTGGTTCGTGCCTCGGTCGTGGCAATCTCTTGCTTGAGCCGTCCGCGCTCCTCTTGCAGCGCCTTGATCTCGGCATTAGCCTCTTCATCGGTTTTACCGCTGGAGCGTAGCTTACCGTAGAGACCTGACGTGTCCGACAAGCTCTTCTCGACCTCTTCAAGGCGGGACCGCTTACCCGTCACTTCACCCGCGCCCGCAAGCCCTCCCATGAGGCGTTTGCCGATGGCGCTCTCAATGATGTTGCCCTTTGCCTTCCAAACGTCCCCGCCCGCTGCCGTAACAGCGTCGATGACGTCCTTGTTCTTGGAACGCATGGCGGCGACCTGCATCTTCTTCTCAGCGCCACCCAGCCCGGGGATATCGAGGATCGTATCCCAGATGCCGATGATGACGTTGTAGAATTGGTTCATCAGGAAGTCGATGATGACGTCCAGCTTATCCAAGAGGCTGCTCGTGAGGCTGCTCTGTTGCTTGGCATAGTCAAGCTGACTCCAAGCCGCCTGCTTAGCCTCTTCTCGTGTGATGCCCGCATACTTCAGGACCTCGTCGTCATTCTCGAGCTGCTCCTTGGTGAAGCTACCCGTCGCCCGCATCTCTTCGCGAGCCTCGTCCATAGCTTCCTCAAGCTTGATCATGTTGTTGAGCTGCTCGCGCCCAATCCCAAGATTCTCGGCCATCATCTCGGGGCCTAGCTCGCCCGCCATATCCGAAAGCTTCGCGCCCGGCTTAGCAAACCGTCCAAGGGCGGCCTTCATCATGTCAATCTGCCCGGTGACGCCGAGATTCCCCGTGGCTTGGGATAGCCCGAAGACTCCCTTCTTGGACATCTTGCGATCAATCTTCAGCTCGATCGCGGCCTCTTTGAGAGTACCTCCACCCTCAAGCCCCTTGACGAGCTTGTTGAATTCTGTCTTCTGACCTTTCCCGTAGGCATCGACGGCCTTTTGAGCGGCATCCAGAGGTATCTTGGCCTGACTTGCGAGCTTCTCCGCAAGCGCCGTCTCACGCCTCTTAGCGTCCTTCTCGAACACCTGACGTGTCTTCCCTTCGCCCGCAAGGAGGGTCATACGGAGGCGATCGAGGCGGCCCATGTTCTTGAAGCCCTGCATCAGGGTGCCCATGAACTTCTGGGCATTTTGGGGGCTCATGACCTTCCCGAGCTTGTTGAGAAGCCCTACCGCGTCCTCCATGCGCATGTTGTAGAGAGAGAGGTCCGAGCTAACCCCGCGCATGATGGCAAAGAACTTGTTCATGGCCATCCCGGAGCCACCTGCGGCGACGGCCATGTTGGAGAATTCCTTCTGCACGTCAGAGAAGGAGGAGCCAAGCTCGACCATCATGTGCGTTTGGAATGACGTGATCTCGTTGAGCGCTACGCCAAAGTTGCGGGCATAGGCTACGGCCACGGCTGTCTGTTGGCCGTAGTACTCAACAGCGTCCCCCGTGGCTTGACCGGCGCGCTTGGCCCGTTCGAATTCGTCGGCCATACGCGCGATGGAGACGCCCTCTTGTGTCAGGACGTTGCGGAAGGCTAAGTGATCCTTCGAGGTTGTGCCCCAAGAGAAATTCTGTTTCAGGTTGAACGCGCTGTCACGGAGATCCGTCACCGTCTGGGACAGATCCAGATAAGCCATGTTGGCGTTCTGAGCGTTTTTCGTCAGGAACTCGCCGGTTGAGGCCGAGGCGAGCAGCTCTTTTTGGAACTCCTTAGCCTTGGCCTCAGCATCGACTATGAGCTTGACGACCGAAACAAGTGCCCCCGCTGTCATGCTCAAAATGGGACCTAGCTGAGCCAAGGTTTGCATCATTGGACCGGCCTTGGCCATCATGCCTCCGATGCCCTTCATGGCACCGCCAAGCATCTCCAAGCCCTTGCCTTTGATACCAGGGCCTGCGGCAGCGCCCTTCGTAGCCAAGCCAGCCCCGAGCTGACTGAGCGACGACCCCTTGCTCTTCATGGCCCGGCCAAGGCTGAGAGCCGACCGTGAAACGGCGGCGGCGGCGAGCTTACCACCCTCTTCGAAGGCCCCGCTGATGTCCTTGGACATCAGCCGTGTGAGGGGTGCGGCTACCTTCGAAAGGCTCTCCTTCATAGCGTCGGCCGCAGCGGACATCTTGATGACCACGGTTTCCTTGCCGAGATCCTCAATGATGCCCTTGGCCTTCTTCGTATCCGCGACGCGTTCCTTCAGTTGCGCCAAATACTTCCTGTGCTGGTCAACCTGCTTCTGTGAGAGGGTCTTGGTGCCAGCCTCCCAAGCGGCGAGACTCCGTGTGATAGCCGCGATGCTCTTTTCTGCCAGGGCTGAATCCTTGTCACATTGAGCCATCGCGGCCGAGGTAGCCTCGACCTCTTCCTGTACCTCGCGCCAAGCAAACCGCGCCTCATTGAAGTAGCCCTTCTGAGCCTTGTCGAGGGCCTTCATGTTTCGACGCACGTCTTGAATGCTGCGCACGAACTCCCGGTCGAATTGACGGACGCTCGTTATGCCCTTCTTGGGGTCAACCTGAATATCGAACTTGAGGATATCCTCATTGATCAGCGGCACGGTTACCTCTTGAAGGGCTTCACAGACTCACGGTTCGGGGCCTCCACCACAGGGGGCGGTTGGCCTTGGCCTGCCAGACCCCATTTATTAAGGAATTCGGATGACTTGGGGTCCATCATCTCGGGCAGCACCTGACGCGCTGCTGCACGTTGCCGGGCCTCAATGCGCTTCGCAACGTCCTCGATGGAAAGGCCACCAAGCTCGGTCGCACCGATCAAACCACGTCCGCCGTAACGGGCCTCATTCTCCTCCGCAAGCGCCTGAAGCCGGGCTTGCTGCTCCAGGTATTCACGTTGCTGACGATCCTCGATGGCGGCAACCACCTCGTCATGCCAGTCCTTTTCACCCTTGAGGCTCTTGCTGAGCTGATCCGCAAGCTGATCTACCGTTTGGGCGGCTATGACAACCTGACCATCCTTGTGGAGCACATTGTCATCCATGGGGGCGCCTAGAACGACGTGCCGGAGGATCTGGTCCTTCCTCGTCCTCTTGGCGCTCAAGTCGTCACGTCGGCGACGGATGTCTTGGTTGTAGACCTTGGAGATTCCCTTACCCGCGAAGCACGCCCCGATGAACTTGGCATTCTCCCACTCACGCTCAATGCTCTCACGGGCGTCCTCATAGAGGTTCAACGCCCGCCATGTGAGCTGCGCCCAATTGAGCCCGAGGTATTCCGTTCCACGTATGCCCGTCGCCGAAGGGGACATGATGTCCATACCGCGAAGCTGCGCCCACCGGAACCGGGAGTTGGCCTCCATCGCGTAGGCTTCTGTGAGCATGACGGCTACTGTGGCTCGGCGGTTGATCTCGCTCAATTGCCAGACCATCTTCTTCCGCACGGTTGCGTTGAAGCGGTCGAACCGATCCGCTAGCTCTGGAATCCACCTGTCACGGTCGCTGAGGATGTTGTTACCATCCACCATGAGCACGCCGTAAGCCAGGAAGATGCTGTAGAAGCGTTGGTTGACGTTTGCGGGGGTGCGGTTTGGCCCCATTGACATCTGCAAGAGGTCGAACTCGTGTTGGTTCAAGCTCTTGAGGACGAGTGGGACGCCATTGATGTCCACCGAGATGTGTATGAAGCCCCGGTAAAGGAGCGACGTCACGTCACGATAGACCCTGGGGTCGACTTCCGGCTCTTTTGGTATCTCGATCTTGAGGTTGTCCTCATCGTCGGTCTCACCGCGTAGCCGGGCTTGTTCCTCTTGGTAGGCGCGTTCTGCGGCGTCCATACGGCATCACGGCCTCGGAGGTGGGCGGAATCTTGGGTTGATTCCAGCAATGGGGGGTGAGTCGATGACGACTTGTTGTGGGGTTCGATCCATGGGCCGTGATAGCTCTGGGACTTCATTTGGGCGCCCTGGAAGCACGGCGTCTACTCCACCGTTGAGGCAAGCCGCCTCCGCCTCTAGTTCAGCGTAGGCACGTGACTTGGCCGTTACCACGGGGATTGCCCCAGGGATAGGCTGTGGGGGCTGCTGTGGCGTCGGAATGGGCTGCTGTGCGGCTGCCTGGTTCAAGGGCTGTCGCCTACGCATGATCTCCCTCGGGTCTTGACGTAGGGCCTCACTCCCAGGTACGTTCGGGCTTGCTGGGCGCACCGCCTCGGCCAGGTTGTCACGCCCTTCCGGTGTTCGAAGGGCCTCACGGACGTCGGGGTCAAGCGTGGGCTCTTCGGGCTCCTTCTTGAAGCCGGAGGTTCCACCGAGGGCGTTTTGGGCCGCTTCCAATTCAGCCGGGGTGATCCCGTGACCGTAGCCATTCTCCTCGAGAATCTTGACCACGAGGTCCTCGGGGAGGTTATCCTCAAGGGCCTTAAGCTCACCCACGAGGCGTCGGAAGATGTCCTCGGGAGTCTCATCCGGAAGGACGAACTTGACGCCGTCCACCGATTGCTTCTCCGCAACGTCAATGACGTCCGAGAATTTGCGGTAGACCGTTGTCAGCGCCTCCTTGCCCCAGGAGCCGAGGACCTTGTTGCGGAGCCAGGTGTGTCGCTCGAGGTTGACGGTTTTCTTTCCCCCGGGGTTCTTGGGGTCGGGGACCGTTGATTCGATGTAGTCCACGTCACGTAGGTCGACACCGTTGATCTCTACGATCGCGCGGCAGATGTGTCCCATTTGGAAGGCGTAGGCGAAGTCCACGTCCTTCAGCTCACGGGTCTCCTCTGCCACGTCCCGGTATTCGTCAGGGGTGAGATTGCGGATAACCACATCACAGCCCATGACAGTGAACCGCTCCTCGACAAGGCCAACTTTGCAAGCCTTGTCGAGGGCGTCTTGGATACGATTTTCGCTTAGAGTTGCCATCCCGTTTGGTCCGATCTGATCTAGGGATGACGATGGGCTAGACTTCCACACAGCCTCCGCGTCCGATACACATTCCCATCGTCATCTAATCTTCATTCTCAGGTTACTTGACCCACAGGAGGCTGCGCGCCGCCTGCGAAGCGGAGCGAGAAGCCCTTGCCTGCGGAGCCATTGGCACCGATAGGCGCCAAGCCCGTGTCGATGAACTCCCCGTACTGGCTCACGCCGTCGATGACGTCGGTAACCTTGACGGAGGAGTTTTCGGCGACGATTGCCGCGTCCGAGGTGTAGGAGGCTGAGTATGATTCGAACCAGCAACCCTCGAAGAAGGTGAAGAGCGCCCGGATCGGAACGATGAAGTTGCCGCTCGGGTTCGCGTTGGAGGCGTTCTTGACGACCGCGCCGTCGAGGTCGTATTTGGAGGCGATCTCAGAGAAGACCAGCTCCTGCTTGATGTCAAACGGCCACCTGTGGTGTTTGAGGGATCGGACCAACCCCTCAACGCCGCCCTTGTAGCCCACCGTCTGGAAGAGGTTGAGGGCGTACATGAGGGTCTTGTTGAGCGTCAAGGTCATGGGCTCCGTGACGCCAGGGACCAGCTCGGCGACCTGATCACCGAAGCCAACCCCACGCACGGGCTCTACCGACCGTGACTCGTCGTGCCCGAATTCGCTGACGGCCCCAATCTGCTGGAAGCCAGGCGAAGACGAATTGACCATGTACCCGTAGATTTTGTTCTTCTGGGTCACAGCCGCACGGGTGTTCGGCGCCGTACCCATACGGTAGATGTAGTTTGTGGTGTCAGAAGGCTTGCTCATCGGCTACCCCTTACTTGGCCTCTGCGAAAAGGCCATGAATGTGATCCGTACGGTCGGCCAACGTCTTGAGGTCGGCCGTGACGTAGGGCATCGCCAGGTCTGTGTTGGTCAGAACGTTGTGAACACCTGTGGCGATGACATGGAGGTCCATGCGTGCCGCCGAGGCATTGAACCGGCGCCCCTCGGAAGCCAATCGATCCACGGTTGTCCGAGTCACGTCGAGCTTGTTGAGGATGTCCTCTGCCAAACGCGCATTGGACTCGAGCGTGTCAACCGAAGCGAACGCATGATTGGTGCTCTGGCCTGTTGGGGGCTTTCCAAGGCTCTTAACGAGCTTGTGGAGGTTCGCGATGTCATCGGACATCATCGTGTAGGACAAGGAGCCCTTCTCGGCTTCCTTCGCCTTCTGCTCGATGATCGAGATCATGTTCTCGATCTCGTCGATTTGCTGGGAGATTGCTTGATCCAGTGATCTTTCGGACGTGTCAGCCATGGTAGTGCCTCGTGGTATCGCGGGAAGTCGATTCAGACGGGGGATAAAAGGAAACGCCTCTGCGCTCCACCGTGTACGTCGGGGCATGAAGAGATCCGCTACAAGGTCAAGGTCGGCTACAAATGACGCAGACCCACCCTCCAGGAACTCGTTCAAGACGTCACGCGCCTTACGTGTGTCGCGCACCAACGTGGTGACAAGCCGAACCACGGGCATGCTTCCGAGGTTGTACCGGCTGCCATCAGGGGTAATGACGTGGTTGGTTACGCCGTCCGTCGCTACGGTGACTAGCTTGAGGGCCATCGCCTGATGACGGCATAGAAAAGAAACGTTGATCCGTGGCAGGCTTCAGCATACCAGGGACATGAGCAACGCACTATTCGAGAAGGTAAGCGTGGAAGAGCTACAACCCTGTGGATTTGAGGACTTCATGGCAGCCTTGGTCCCCCAGGTAGCCTGCAACGCCCCCGGTGGAAGCGATGCCCCTCCTCCGCTGTCCTACAGAGACACGATCCCCTGCCCCCCGCCTGACTTCGACGACATCCCCTTCTAGACCCGCGTCGCCAACATAAGCATGTGCTGGATCGTGATGAGCGTCCCCGAACAAGTGAGAGCGTCCCCCTTCAGCTCCCACTTCACATCCTCCCCCATAGCATCCTCCATGGAATTGAGCGTTTGTGCCGCGAGGTTCAAGTCAAACGCAACCACAGGGCTCTTCCGAGCCAGCATCACCGGCCGCCTATCCCCCCGGACCGGCCCGATGAGTATGCCACGAAGAAACCCTTGCCTGAATAGCTCAATCCACCCTAGCTGGAAAGCCCCGGCTGTCTCTGCCAGGACGAACCCATCGGATCCCGTGAGGTGTATTGCTGGCGGCGACGGTGAGGCTCCCATTTGTGGAAGCGTCCCTTGTCGAAGGTAGTCTCGAAACCACTCGATGGCTGACGTGATACTCTCGCCCTGAAGGTTGGGCTGGGACAAGTAGCGCTGGGTGTGGTGAATCAACCGAGCAAGGTCACGATCGATGTGCGCAGGCCCCCAAAAGGGGGCCTCTTCAACGAGACGGACGGCAGATACAACCCCAAGCGTGGCAGGATTGATAGCCAGGTCCCTGTGAAGGAATAGCGCAAGCGCCATCACCGTGGAGACGTTCGCTACAGACAGGACGCAAAGCGTGAGGGGGAGGGGGGTGCCGGAGATCAGCGAGAGGTAGAACTTGAGGAGGTCACCGTCAAAGAGCATTGACCCCTCCGGAGCAGCCGTCAAGGAGGGGTTCACCACCACGTTGAAGTGTAGCTCAGTACCTCGAATCCCAGTAGTCTCGCTTCTCGTCGTACTCAATGATGAAATCCTCGATGGTCTCCCGGAGAGTGTCCTTCCAGGAGTTGGTGCGCTTGACGATTGGCATCTTGCCCGACTTGAGGGGTCGACCATTGGCCCCGCCGAAGAGCCCGACGCGGATAGCATCTGAACCTACACCAGCGGCGCTCTCTGCCCCTTGGTGGACCGACGTGTAGACCCGGATGAACGTCTTGGGGCTCAGCTCGAGGTCATACGTCAGCTCCCCATAACGAACGGGGCCGGGCTTAGGGTCCAAGGCCCGAAAGGCTCGATTCAAGAAGAGCGTGATATCGCTCAGAGTGACCGCAACAAAGGCCATGACTACCTCGCATAGCTGGCGGGCACTTCCGCCAGGTTGCTGATGTATTCCACATCAAGCCCATGATCAACCCAAGTAGAGGCCGTCTTTGCGGCGCCCTCGGTACCCTCGGGGCTCTCGACATTCTGCCCAACCGTTAGCCCTGCTTCGATCACAAAGCGGCTCAGGCCGGTGTGTTTGCCCTGGGGCGGGCAAAGGACCGTGAGGCTCTCCGCCGCCCGTGTAAGGGCAACGTAGCCCAGATTGCGCTCCGCTTGGAGGTGCGCTTCCATCTCCTCCGGCGTAGGCGGAGCGTCATCCTTGCTAGGCTTCAGCTCGATGGGGAACTTGCCTGGCGCCATGACCACCGTAACGTCCCGCCATTCAGCACCCTTAACCGAATGGACCGTGGAAAGGATGATGCAGTCAGGTCGCTTCTGACGCTGATCAGGCGGCAAGGCGGCTTGAGCCTTCGCCCATTTGCCGAGGTCAACCCGGAGCTTGTCGGAGTTGTTTCGGATCCGGGTGAGCTTCTTGAGGAAACCCGCCGAGGTTGAGGGGTCGGTGCCCTCTTGGATGTCCGTGTTGTTCTGCTCGCTCAAGAGGTAGAGGAACTGCACGGCGCCTAGCCCCTTGGCAGGGTTGGGCGTTGAGGGCTTGACCGGAACCAAGTCGCCTTCAGGGGTCCGCTCCGGCTCGGCTACGACCTCTTCCTGCTCCTCCTCTTCATCATCCCCGAATACCGCGAGGTCCTCCGTGATCTGCTCACGGAGGGTCTTGGTCGTCGACACCTCACGGCGGAGGTCCTTGTCCCACATTGTAACCGTGGAGGAGACACCGTCGAGGATGGTGTTGATGACGTCGCTGGCGCCATTGCCCTCGTTGAGGGTCTCGCGGATCTTGACGACCTGCCCGCCCATTTCAAGGAGGGACCGGGTGAGCTGGTTGACGGTCTTATCGAAGACGAAGGCCGGGATCTTGGCGCGATAGGGTGTCTTGAGGGCAAGGGCAAGCTCTCGGGCGTAGCGCTCCTTCAAGATGAGGTCGAGCGGGTTGACGTCCTTGACGCTGCGACCCTCCATACGAGCCACGTCACCCAGGGTCTCTTCGACGATTTGGGCGACCTTGGCGGCGGAGAGGAAGAGCCCGCGATCAGGTTTCATGAGGGCATCGGAGAGGCTCTTGACAGTCTTCTCGAAGTCCACCCCGTAGGCCAAGTCGACGTAGCCCAGGACCGTCTTCGATTCAGGGGAGTCGAAGAGGCCGCGACCGCCCGTTCGGGCATAGGGCATCTCAGCGATGCAGCAAGCCGTCTCGTAGTCGTCAAGCTCTCGGTTGGTTCGGGAGAGGACCGCGTACTCGTCACGACGGCTCCCGTGTCCAATCGGGGGCTCCGTTGTGTCCTTCATGATGCGGCTGATCGTTCTAGCTGCGCCCGTGGCGTGATCCTCGGGAATGTCCACTTCAATGCTAGCCCGGCCACGCGGCTTGTCAGGGTTCGCTTGCGCCTCCATGGGGATCTGGTTGGTGTTGTTGGCCGCAAGGCGGTTGGCAGCCTCCACGATCTCGGGCGCGCAGCGATAGTTCGTCCGGATCATGCGGGTCGTCCAACCCTCCTTGTTGTGCAACCCCGAGAAGATCTCCGGGCGAGCCCCTCGGAATTGATAGATCGCCTGCTTGTCGTCACCGACGATCCAAAGGCTCTTTCCATCGGACCCATCCGTGATATGCTCCGACATGAGGTCGAATACTTCGGAGTTGAGGAGGTTGCGGTCCTGGGCTTCGTCGACCAGGATGTGGTCAAACATCCCTTGGATTCTTCGACGCGCCTCGGGGTCACGGCGAAGAATGTCGCGAAGGATCCGGATCTGGTCGTCAAGGTCCCCAAGACGCTCACCACCGGGGCGGTAGTCCTTCATCCAATTGTCGAAGGACTTGCACACGCGGCAGGGAGGGTGCCACCCAGGTAGGTCGCCCTTGAGGCCAAGGTAGAACTCGTACCAAAGGGAGGCGATCTTCTCGGACTTGGATCGTGCATTGGCGCGGGCTTGCTTGTAGTCCACGTCGTTGCCCTTCCAGACGCCGACGAAGAGGTTGCACTTCTTCGCCTTGGGGATGTCTTCAAACCAGCTCGCGGGCCACCCTGTGTAGGCGGGTAGCGCCGAGGCGCATTGCTTGAAGATCCCCTGGATCGCCTTGGTCATGTTGATGGGCTTAGGCCCTTGCTTCGTGGTCTTGGTGGGCTCAGGATCCGCAATGAGCCGTGCGTCGGTGAAAAGCTCTCGCTCTTCTGCCGTTCCGAATGCCGGGATTCCCCGTCGAACGTCGCCCCGGATGAACCGGGCGAAGAGGGCGTTCATGGTCCCAATGCTCATCTGGTCACGGGCGGTCTCTCCGACCTTGGCGGCGACCTTCGAACCTACCTCGTTGGCGGCCTTGGTGTTGAAGGAGCAAGCGAAGATCCGAGAGGGCTTGACGCCCTTCGTCTTGACCAGGTAGGCGATACGGGACACCAGCGTGGTGCTCTTGCCTGCCCCGGCGCCTGCGGCGACCAGAACACGTCCGTCCGTGAGGGCGGCTGCCATCTGCTCGGGGTCAAGAGGGTAGCCGCTGTTGATGAATTCCGGAGGGATATTGCGGATGTCCGACGTGTCAGCCTTCTGGGCTGCGGCGACCGTCGTCGCAATGGCGATGGCTTCAGAACGCGTCACGGGAGCATCAGACTCTCCCGACTTGGTGATTCCCTTGGCGGCGGCGTGTTGTGCGTCGGCCTCGATCTGGCGGAGGGTATCTGCCTGCGCCTTCGTATGCCGGGCGGATTCCTCGGAGGCCGCCGTGGATCCGTCACGGGCAAGACCTACCTCGAGAAGGGTCTGGGTGGAGTCAGTCACCACCTTGGTAGCGGCTGCCACCGGATTGATGTCCGCTATGGGCAAGGGGCGTGCTGTTTCGGAAGCGAGGTCGATCCACCTCTCAAGCCGGGTGTTTCGGATATCGATCATCGCCAGCTTAGCAAGAGCCGCGTCGGAATCTTCCAGCATGGCGGCGTCCATAGCCTCACGGATCTCCGTCCGGGCCTTGGTAGACTTGCCGAAGATGGCCTTGCTGGTAGCGGTACCGCCCCGGGAAAGGATCGTCCGGATCTTGAGCGTCCGGAGGGCCGCGCCCTTGGGGGTCGGGGGCAAGTTGATGGCGATCTCGAGCATGGAGAGGCTTGCAGGGTTCGTGACGCTTGCGGCGATCTCATTCTTGACGATGGCCAGGTGCTCACGGTCCGCAATGCGTAGAAGGGCTAGCCCTTGCTTGAGGATGGCGTCATCCGGATCGATATCAGTGTTGACCTTGAGGGATCGGATCTCCTCGAGGTAACGCATGTAGGTGTCAAGGGCAAAGAGGAAGATGAGGTACTCGGCAACCTTAAGCTCGCCGATGCGCTCGTCGTCCAATTCAGTAGCCGTGTGGGGGGTGTTTTCCATGGCGTGTGGGCTCCTACACCGAACTTGGCTGGGGATCAACCATCAGGGCGGTATGCACGGATTTTCTCACCGCACCGCTCACAAAGATTGATCCACTCCATGGCTTGCTTGCGCTCCGCCTGGCTTTCAATGGTCCCTTCCTTGAGCATCCGAAGGACCTCTTGGGGGCTCCTGCCACGGAAGGGGTTGGCGGAAAAGTTGCGGTAGGCTGGGTGCTGGGAGATATCATCCCCGGGCATTGCGGCGACCATGCCTCGTTCGAAGTCGGTGACGTCTTCGACGGGTGTCTCAACCCGGCCTTCGGCGAAGTCTCGAAACGTGGGGGCGCGGTACTGCTCAGGGATGAGATCCCGTAGAGTCTTCGGCATACCTGGGGAGATTCACAAGAGGAAGCTCATTTGATGTTGCTGGCCGCCGCGAAGCCAGAAACGAACGCCTTCATGCAATCCAGAGAGGCGAGCTTGATGCACTTGTCTGGATCGTCATAGTTCTTGAAGCGGTCCAGATTATCGTTGCGGGCTTCTATCGGAGTGATGTGCGGCGTTGCGTAGATGTAGACGAACTTAGTGTGTGGGTCCATGCGGCCCGAGAAGGCGAAGTGCGCGAATTCCGTGGTTAGCGCGAACAGGATGTTTTGAAGCGGCATCGAAAGGCGGCCCTGGGTGAGCGGCGGCACCTCCCAGATGGCTTCCTGGTACTTGGGAGCCTGCTTCTTGCAAAACGCTGCTACACGGCGGTTGCGTTCTTCGTTGATGGCCTTGATTTCGATATCGTCCATGATCTACTCCGCATCTGTGTAGCCCTGACAATACATCAGGAGCATTTCTTTGTCCTGGTATGCCGCCCAGGTCGTCTGATCAACCAAAATGAGATGGGTGTGACCACAATAGGCCATCACGTCCTCAAGGTGATCAACCCAATCGGTTACATCGTAGCCGTAAATCCGCTTCCGGACCTCCTCGGCCAAGGCGAAGGCGCGATCCCAATTGGGAGATGATGCGACGATCACGTAGGTACGGTCGTCAAGCTCACAGGTTCCAGGCATACCCCCGGACTACACCGGAGGGATCAGTTGACGATGAGATTGCGGCAGCCGGTGACGTTGCCGGATCCGTCCCGGATGAGGTCCCCGGGGGAGGCCACGTCGTTGCGCCCTGGGACGGCGGATCGGACGAGGGCGCTGACAACGAAGAGGGTGCCGTCAGCGGGATCGGGGAGCCCCGCGACTTCACCATAGACGGTGCGGACGAGGGGGACGCCTTCGACTTCGCCAGCGGGGGTCGAGGTTGTAGCGCATCGGGCCACGGTCCCGCTTGGGGGAACGCTCACGACGCCGTTGGCGGTGACGAGGTTGAGGCTATGTGGGGTGAGGTTGACAATGTTCATCTGAATCTCCTGCGTGTTAGACGCAGGGACCCAGTTCCATCTGACATGAAAAGAGACAGGGCGCCCCCGCGAGGGGGAGGAGCAGGGGCGCCCTATCCTAGCTTGTCAGCCTGGAGGCTGTACTCAAGCTCGCTTGAAAAGGAGATTACTTGTTGACATGGTGGAAGTGATCTTGATCCGCTCCAGACATTTGGGACCAGCGCATAAACCCACGATTACGACACACGTCACACTTGGCGCCATAGCAGTACGGGCATTGGACGTAGTCCGCTTTAGGGTCAACACATTTGGCGTGACGGGCCTTCTCTCCTGGTTTCCATTCCACGTAGTCATAACCGGCTTCGATGGCCCTTTTGCAAACAGGGCACACGGAGTCGAACCGAGCTAGGATGATCATGAGCGGGTCTACACCGGGAGGATGTCCAAGAGGCGCTCCCGAAGGTAGGATTCGTCCGTGTAGGGCTCATCCTCACGTAGGACCAAGAGGCGTAGGTCACCGGACTCCCGGATGAGGCGCTCCTTGATCCGATCCCGCTCAACCAAGGCATCGAAGATCGCCCGCTGCTTGATGAAGACGCTCGGGAACACCCAATGCTGGTAGCCGTGGAACTCCACCACGAGGGCGTGGCTTGAGAAGTATCCGTCGAAGCGGAAGCGGTACCCCGTAGGGGGATTGATGAAACGCATAGATTCCCACTCCATCACGTAAGGGGCATCCCCAAGGACCCTCGACACGGCCTCAAGGCAGATCGATTGTCGGATATGGTGGTGGTAGGTGGGGAGACCGTGACGATCACACTCACGTTTGATGACCTTGTAAGCGTGACCTAGCTTAACCATCGCTGTCCCAATCACCACCTTACCGTTGCCCAGCTTGAAGGCTTCCAACACATCACGTTCCAAACGGATGACACGCCTCTCAGCAGCGGCCTCCATACGCTCATCCGAAAGACGCAAGCCAAGTTCCTTCATGTACTTGGTGACCGTTGGCTCCGACAAGCCTAGCTCTTCCGCCATCGCCTTACGGTCAACCGCCCCCGTGGCATCAAGAAAGGGCGTGAAGTCAACATCCGAGAGGTCCGCTTTGAGACCGTTCGAACAAGGCTGCCCCGTCTTGAGGGCGGATAGCTTCTCCGAGGTGCTCCTCAAGCTGGGGTGGTCCTCCTTGGTCAACCCCTTACTCCAAGAAGGCTGCCCCATACGGTGATCCGAAATGGCCTTGACACGCTCGTCCATGTCCTTCGTGAGACCGGCATTCCATCGGCCTGCGTTCGCGGACATTTTGGCGCGTGTCTCCTCCGAAAGCTTCCGCCCCTTGAGAGGTGACACCCTTGGGGGCGGAGGTGGTTTGGCAGCTTGAGCTACCGCAGCGTCCCTTGCCCTACAATCCGGACAACGGAGGTCCTTGGAGGCCGAGGTCAAGCCTACCTCGTAGGCAGCCCCACAAGGACACACGACCGTCTTCTTGAGCCCGGCCCGTGGCTTGTCGACATGGCTTTGAACAAGGGCTGCCCGACGATTGGCCTCACATGCCTCCGAACGGATCCGCGCGCCGGGATGCTGCTCCCGATAGGCGTCCGCCGTGATGCCGTGGGCCGCTTTGAGGTGTCTTGCGAGGGTTTGGGCAGAATGCCCGCAAATGAGACAGGTGACGAGGTCTTCCATGCAAGGCAAGATAGCAGCGGATCACTAAGTGTCAACCACTATCTTGTCTTTTATCCCTGGACCTAGATCCTTGCCCTGATGTTGAATGTCAATACCAGGTAGAGGAGCGGGAAGACCGGCTGATAGAAGGCTTCGAACCGGAGGATCGTCGGGTCATCGGCATCAACCGCTGCGGCCACTCCCGTGAAGGCCGCGATGATTTCCGCCTGGATGAGGCTCTTGAAGAGCCCCGTCATCGTGACCTCAACCTCGTTCGTGCGCGAAGGCAAGAACTTGGTTCCGACGAAGGAGTCGAGGATCATGCGGCTTTGCTGCTGCACGTAGTCCGCGATCTGCGTCACGGTCGGGAGCCGCGTGAGGATCGACGCCATGTTGGTCGTCAAGCCTTGACGGATCCGGATGATCGGGTCGAGGTCCTCAAGGAGGGTGACGCCCGAGACCGCCGTCTGGCTGGCTTCAACCGCGTCGAGGATACGAGGGATCCGTGTGAAGCCCTGAATCCGGCGCCGCGTGTAGGGCGTCGCGACGTCAACCGCTGGGCTGACTGCTGCACCCGCGACCGCTGCCGCGAAGAAGGTGCCGTCGACCAAGGTTTCATAGCTCTCGCCCAGCTCGTTGGTCATGGTGATGACCGATGAATCCGGGTAGAGGGCGATGATGCGGTTCGAATTGAGCGACTTGGCAACCGTCTGGGCCGTGGTGGGGATCGTCCCGGAGGCGAACCCGATCATGCCCATACGCTCACTCTGGTTGCGCTCATTGCTCATGACTTCGCAATGCTGCGTCAGGTAGGCGTAGACCGCGCTGCTGGTTGCCAAAGGCACCAGAATGTCGGGCTTCACGCCACCGGGTAGCGGAATCTCAAGCTCCTTGATTGCCGAGATGAAGCTCGAGTCACTGGCTTGGTTGGTGTTGATCACCTTGAGAACCTGCTTGATCCCAACCAGGACCGCGCCGTTCAAGATCGCAAGGTAGGCCGCCAGGGTGACCCGGTTCTCCGCCGAGATGCGCCCGAAGTTGGACTCAATGGTCTTGAAGGTCCGGAAGATGCGAGTCGTGAAGTCTTGCTTCATGTAGCGGTAGCTCAGGAAGTAGAAGTCACCGACCGCAGGCTCAACGCCCGAGGGGTTGAAGGTCTGGACCGTCGCGGTGTCGTTGACGCCAACGTTGACCGTGTTGGTCACGATCGTCTCGAGCCCAGGGAGGGCGTAGGTCGGTACAGCGGGGTTCACAACGAAGGTCGGGGAGACGTCCATCGTGAAGTAAACCGTTGGGCCGGATCCGTAAGACCCCGTGGTTGCCGGGAGGATCGTGAAGCGGAGGCCGGTGCGGGCGTCCGTGTAGGTCTGCCCCGGGACGCCGGTTCCTGCGGAACCAAGCGAGTTGTTCGAGGTGACCGTGTACATGTCGTAGGTGTTCTCGCCGACGTCGCCATCCGTTCCAGGGGTGATATTGAGGCCCGTGGTCCGGTTGAAGGCGGTTCCTGCGCTTGACGCGAAGGCGATGCTGGAGGCTGTCGCGCCGACCGTGATGGATTCGATCGTGATGTAGGTCTGGCCTTCGATCGTATCCGCGTAGGCAATCGCACCCGTGAAGAATCCCGCCGTGCTGTTGAGCCGGTTGGCAATCTCATGGGCCGTGACGCGCGTCTGACCAGCATAGTCCCCTGCCGTGAAGCCGAGGATCTCGTTGGCGCTCGCGGTGAGGATGCTGATGGACGAGGTGTCCGTGTTGATCGGGCTGGTGAGGCGGATCTTGTCCAATGCCGAACCCGCGATGTTGGTCGAGGCAACACCCGTGAGGCCGGGGACCGCGTTGATCGCCGTCACAATCGCGCTTGCTGCGACCGCCGCGCCGCTTGGCAGCGTGACTTCGTAATCAACACCGTTGAGGCGGAACTTCACGGTGTCATTGAGACCCGCCGTGATGGCGAAGGGGCCTGCCAAGGTTCCGAGGTAGGTCGCGGGCTTGTTGATCGCGCCTGTGGTCCCGGAAGCCGTCTGGAAGGTCGAGAACCCGAGGGTTGCCTCGATCGTCCCTTGGCGAACAAGAACCGTAGAGGTGTGGTCAAAGCCATTGGGCAGCGCGCCGGGGGTCGAGTAGCTCTGAATGTAGAAGAGCACGTCGCCCGTCGAAGGGCCGATCTGCTTGAACCCTGCGAGGGTGTTCGGCGCCGTTCCAGAGAAGGCCGGGTCCGCGTCGATCGCGGCGTTGATGTCCGCTACGATCTGGGTCGGCGTCCTGTAACCCGCCGTGAGCGCCACCGCAAGCTCGGTCCCGTCAATCGTGAGGTTGAGGGCGTTGCTGGGCGAAGCAGGGATCTCGATGGTTCCGGCATTGATGCCGGTTTGGATCGGGGTGACATGCGCGCCGACCAGGAAGCCCTTGGCTGCAAGAGCCAGGTTGGTCACTTGGTTAGCGCCATTGACCACCGTCGTCCAGCTCGAGGAGGTCCCTGAGTAGAGCGAGTAGGGGGATGCTCCCTTGTTGGTGTAGGCCGCATTGCAAGCAGGGGCGGTTCCGAAGGTGACCGTGATCTGCTCCGATACGGGGGTACCACCGTGGTGGAAAGCGTCCGGGATCTGCTCAACACCGCGCGGCCATTGGACGGCTGCGGTGAGGCCGGACCCCTTGGTTCCGAAGCGAACCTGGTAGAGGTTCGTGGCGTAGGTCGAGCTGTAGACCTCGTACTGCCCCACACCGATCGGACCGGCGACCTTGTTCGTCAGAACGAAGGTGTCATCCGAGACGCGGTTGTACCAGAAGGTCGCGAATGCCTTGTAATCAGGCGGGACGGGGTTCTTGAGGACGATCTTGCTGGTCGAAGGATCAACCGCTGTGACCGTCACGCGCCCGCGCTGTAGTGCGTCGCGGAGGGTCCGGCCAACGTACACCTGAACCAGGTCGGGGCGCGCGGAGGCAAGCCCGTAGCGGCTGTTGGCGACGTCATTGTAGAGCGACGTGCCAAGCGGCGTGTCTCGACCGTTGCCCATGGTCGGGACTTCAGGGAGGTAGAACTCCGTTGAGGACACCGTTGCCGGAGTCATTGAGGTGTTCGTGACGCGCTCGCATTCCGCGAGGAAGAGCTTGTCGTCCACCAAGGTCGGAACGATTTGGGAGCTATCGAAGGGCTCTGCGCCAGCGGTCCGGTTCGTCGAGGTGACTGTGAAGCTCGTTCCCCAATGGATGATCGAGGTATCCGTCGAGGGGTTCGAGATGACAAAGTCCTGGCTCTCGATGTAGTCATTGCGCTGCGGGCTGATGCCGCAGCGAATAACGCCCGTGACGAGCGTGTTGGGCAGGTAGTCAAAGGTGTCTTGCCATGTATTCGCGTAGTAGCGGATCGTGACGGTGGACCCTGGGGCCGGAGGGGCCGGGAGGGTCACGATGCCGTTGCGTCCGTCGACCGCGCTTGCAACTACCTGGACACTGTTGACGAGCACAACGACCTTGGTGGGGTCTGTCGTGGTAACACCGCCACCGGTGCCGTCGACGATCGGGATGTTGTAGACGCGGAAGGCCACGTTGCGTGCTGACTTCTCACCCTGGCTGAACCCGAGGGGGCCATTGGCCGATCCCGCTCCGACCTCAAGGGATACCGAGGAATTGAGCTGGACGTGCTCCCGACCTTGCTCGTCGGTGAAGACCGAGGTGGTGAGGCCCGAAATCGAAGCCACGTCGATTTGACCCTTGATGGAGGTCGCCGTGAAGGTGCCTCCTGCAAAGGTGATCGTGTACTCCGAACCGTTGACCTTGAGGATGAACTTGTCCGTCGAGCCCGTCGTGATCTCGAAAGGCGCGAAGCCCGGCGTTGTGAGCTGAGCCGTGGTCGTTGTCACCTGGTCGCTCACGTCGTCGGTGAAGACGGTGTCACCGCGATGGAAGTAGTAGGTGATCCGGACGATGTCTGTGGGCTGAGGCGGCACCTGGAAGATGACGTAGCCCTTGGCGCCTTGTACGGCACCCACGGCGACCGGCGAACCGTTGACGGTTGCGGTCACGGAGCGAACGTCATTGGTGGTGCGCCCGAACCCCTGACCATCAACAATCGGGAAGTTGCGAACGCGGACCTTGGTGTAGGTCCCATCCGTCACTCCAAGCACCGGATTGTTGGGGTTCGTCTCGTCAACCACGAAGCTCGCCGAGACGTCTTCGTTGACGATCTGTTCGTCAAGCGTTGAGCTAGAGCCACGCACAAGCTCCAGGTCAAGCTGCTCGAGTTCTTCTTGCCCGACCCCGATGTACACCGGAATCCGAAGCCCAGCAACGAGGTTGCTGACGTTGGCTTCAGTCAGACTGCGTGTGTAAACACCTGGGAATACAAAGGTCGCGAACGGTCCAAGGCCCATCCGAATCTCCTGTGGTGGCTGCCCTGTTGAGCAGGTCCTGAAGAGGCTTCATCTATGTGCATCTGATCTGGATTTGGGCGCTGGACCCACTAACGACACGAACAAAGGAAGATTATTGCTCGGCGGCTTTGCGGGTCTCCACAATCTTCTGACGCATCTTCGTATTGGCCTGGACACCAGCGTCACTCATAGCCTCATACTCCACGAAGCCCTTACCGTTCCGTCGCATAAGAGAAGGCGTACCGCCCTGCTCCCGAACGGCCTTCTTGACCTTGTTCCTCGCGTCATACTCACCCCAGCGGGCCTCGGCGCTACGTCCCACCGCCTTATCGGCCGTAGGGTAGTCCTTATCATGGACCCCTGTGTTCGCCGTCGCCGCCCCAGGAGTCTCTTGGAACCCAAAGGCGAAGCCGTCCCACACGCGGGGAGCGTCACATTCACACTTCGGGCATTCGTGCGTGGCATGATCCCCCATCTTGAGGACCCGTTCAAACCGGAGGTTGCAGTATGCACATTCGAATTCGTATTTAGGCATCGCTCTTCATCCAATCTTCTCGAACGAGTAGTTCCGTCCGACCGCAATAGGGGCCGTTTGATAAAAGAGTCCGCTGAAGACCTCTTGAATCGTCGAGGGGCCGTAAGCTCCTGGAGGCGCTGCGGCATCCCCCGACGCTGACGTCGGCGTGACGCGGCTGAGCGTGAGCGGCATCGGGACATGTACCTCCCAATCCGCCCGGAATTGTATCGACAAGGACGCCATGTAGGTGTACTGATCAGCGGTCTCGTCGTAGATCTCCTCCGATTCCCCGCCCATTGAAACATCGAGAATCTCGATCCCCTCATTCTCGAGAATCGGCTTCTTGATGCCCCACAAGCTCATGACGGCGAAGTCGGCGATCTCCTCCATCTGAAGGGGGTCCATGGCGATGACGTCGAAGTCGAAGGAGACCTCGAACTTGCCGCCGAAGGCGTTGGCGGTGAGAACGCGGTCTGGGTACACCACGACCGCCACCTTATCCCCAGGGCGGGCGCGCTTACCAAAGGCCAAGACAACCCCAGGGAGGGTCGTGAAGTCCGCCGTATTCCAGTAGAAGTCAATGGGACCTATGGACGGGACGGCGTAGCGGTAGTCCGCAACAATCGTCCCTCCGGGGACGTGATTGGCAAGCAGGATGATTGACCCAGGGGTCTCTCCCATCATGTAGTCAACGCCCTCACGTAGCAGGTACTTGTTGTTGTCCCACAGGCGTAGCGTTCCAGGGGCGGGCTCACCTTGAAGCTGTAGCTCCCGCTCAAGCCCCGTAGCGAATTGGGCTACGGGCTCATCCGTGACGGTGATGAGAGGGTCAACAACAAGGGTCCCTGCCTCATTAGCGTTTGTAGGGGCCGTGAGGATCTCGATGTAGTAAATCCCCGGGGTGAGCGGAAAGACGCCGTTATTGGCCCTTGTCGCCGCAATGTCCTCACGAATCCACTCGAGCGGGTAACACGGAGCGCCTACGTTGGCGAGCATCACATAGCTCTCGATGGATCCGATGTAGTTATCGGCGGCGAGAGCTACCTTGTTGCCGGAGCTGCCCTTGACGACGATGCCAAATTGGGGGCGCTCCTTGAAGGAGTATTTGCTCTGGATGAAGGGAACGATCTTCTCGTAGACGGGATGCTGCGCGAAGGAATCTTGAAGCTCTAGGATGAGGCGCCGCTTGAGGGCCGATACGAGGTAGTAGTACACGCTCTAGGTGTTTGACAGGAAGACTAGTCGTCGGCGTGCTCTTCCGAGGCCAAGACCAGGAGGCCCTCCGCTACCGCTGTCAGAGGGTCGCGGGCAGCCCGTACCTCACTGACCTTGATGGGGAAGCCCCGCTTGCGAACGTCTTCAAACTCTTGCTTGAAGACGTCAAGGAAGCCCCCTGCCTTACTTGTCCCACCGCTGACCACAAAGGGGACGGCTTCGGGCAAGTCAAGGGAGGCTTGTACCTTGCGGAATTGCTGCGAGATAGCCTCGAGGCAATAGCGAATGAGCGCTCGGATGTAGAGGGCAATGGCTTCTTCTTCGCGGCAGGTGGGCTTGGCAAGGTCGATGCCCTTCTCCTTGATCGAGCACATGCGTGCCGCTGTGGAGCCCATGGCTTTGGCGGCGTGTTGGTCGATCCAATCCCCGCCCCGGGCGACCGCGAAGCTCATGCCTTGAACCGTCTGGTAGGCAAGGGCAACGTTGCACATGCCGGAACCAAAGCTCACCGAAAGCCCCGAGAAGTTCTCATTGGCGCATTGGCTGTAGACGATCGCCATGGCTTCATTCATGGGATGGGGGGTGTAACCATGCTCTGCGACGATCTTTCGGAAGATCTCCGTGTGGTAGGTGATGTCCTGATCGAGATCGTCGATCGGGGCGGCCGGAACGGAGAAGTAGCAGTGCTCCCCTGGAGTCACAGGGTCGCCCAAGACGTGGTGAACCAGCAAGCTCAACACCTGTTGGGCGTCAAGCTCACCAGCGGAGATGATCCCCCGGGAGAGGGGTCGCCGGATTTCACGCTTGAACAAGTTGGCCATGTTCAAGGCGGAGTCGCCAATGACGATGAGCTGGCCGTTCTTCTCTACGTAGTTGACCCGAGAAAGGCGCAAGGTCTTCTTGTCGGCGATGTCAAGGTCAAGGAATGCGTCCCGGATGCGTTCCAACGCAACCTTATCGCCTTGCTGCCTGGCGCTGACGATGTTCATGGTCCCGATATCGAGACCCACCCCTGGGGCTTCAGCCACATCCTTGGTCATTGTCATCTCCTTCACATCTTTTCTGGGCATTACGTCCTCAGTCTGCCCCACCGTCGGAGACAGGGCAAGTCCATTGTCCTGCCGTGCATACAGCGCCGACGCAATTCGGCATATCGTTCAGGTCGCAATCCTCGACGCAAACCCACGCCGTATCGTTGACACAGACGGGAGGGGAGGTGGGGCAGGCGGGTACGGGGGTGACTGAGGCACAGGGGCACACCCACTTACCGTCGACACACTTGGAGGAATAGCATTCCGGGGCGCTCCCTTCGCACCCGGCGTCCACCCCGGCTTCGGTTTGTGGACAGGTCCACTTACCATCGACGCATACGGGGCCAACGCAGTTGGGCTTGGAATCAGCGTCTTCATCACAAGCGAGGGCAGACGCTTCGGGAGAGCCGTCGAGGGCGCTCGCGTCGGTGCCAGGCGTGGGCGGTGTAGGCTTGGGGTCATCCGAGCTGCTGCAAGCGGTGAGAGCCAAAACCGCGATGAGGCCGAGGAGTGTTGCGATCTTCATTTCTGTAGTCCTTCTGGTGTAGTTAGGTAGCCTTCCAAGAGAGGGCCGACGCTTGACGTTGGCCTGCACGCTGTTGTAGCAGATAGATGTTCTCTTCGTGCTTGTCGGCGATGCCTTGCAAACGGTTGTCTACACCGAGACTCAAGAGACCGGACTTCTCCAGACCGGCGTAAGCGAGGTGCAAGAGCACCATGAAGCCATATTCGGCTCGCAAGCTAAGATTGACGTACTGCTGGGGGTTGGGGTCCACAGGGGCTCCCGAATAGAGCCACTTGAGCACCATGAGCTGGTGCGTCGAAACGACGATCGGCTGAACCAAGAGGTGGGGTCCAAACCCGACGGCCTTCTCGGCGATCCCGTCGACCTCACCGTCAACGTTGCCATAGATGCGCTCGAACAAGAGGTGGTCACCGTAGTAGGTCACCCCACGCGTCTGCCAATGGTGGGATTGATGAACGACCGCAAGGGCCTTGAGGGCGGATAGCAGAACGCCCAGCTCGGCGGCTGGAGCCCCCGCGTACCCATTGAGCATCGAATTGAAAAGCGCCTGCGCATCCGAAAGGGACTCTTCGGACGCCTTGCGCATCATGTTTGCCACTGCTGCATTCTTGATTCGCATAGCTAGCCTCATCGCGGGCAAGTAGGGTGGCCCGTGCTGAAGGGGATCGTAGCCGGTGGGATCATCCCAAACCGGATCAAGGGTTCCAGCGGATTTCGACATTCTTGCCAGCCTTCTGGATGAGGTGGTCTACCCAACCAAGGGCAGCGCTGTAATCGCTGAAGGTTGCGGTCTTGAAGGTTGCCTCACCGGGGAGGCGATACTCCAAGCGCGATCCCTCTTCGCCAGCCTTCTTCTTCGCCTTGGCGGCTTCTTGATCCTTCTTGACTTCCTTACCCACGTCACCGAGGGAGGACTTCTCAGGCTTGGCGGCGAAAGACTTGCCAGTGAAGGGGCTCTTGATCGAGGTTTGCTTGGACTCCGTCCAGAAGTCCTTACCCGTCTCAGGGCACGTGTACTTGTAGAGGATCGCCGCTGCCGTCCGTGGGGCTGTCGCGGTCACGATGTTCTCTGCTTGGTGGATGAGGCTAGCTTGACGAGGGTGCATGATCTCTCCTTGCTTCAGGACGAGACTCAAGAGGTTTATTTGCGGAGCGACCGGAGCTTGCTCCGATTGCTTGCGATGTTGGTTGCTGAGGACTCCTCCGTCTTGGATTCTATCCGAACCTCGGCGTCCACAGGCTTGATGCTTGACGGTATGAAGGTCGGCGTGTCGTCCGGAAGGATCGCAGCGGGAATCCCCGCCACGGCCGGTTGTGCCGAAACAACGCGAACTTGAACCCCCGTGGCTTCAACCTTGGCCATCATGACCTTAAAAGCTTCCGTTTGGAGGCGTAGCTGCTCGAGAATGGCGGCGTTCATAGCCCGCTGCTCCTCAAGGGTCTGATGGAGCTGCTTGTTCTGATCCGTCAAGGCTGCAATCACCACGTCGTGGTTTGACTGATGGGGGGCCACTTGAATTGGCGCTCCGATCGCCCCTGAATGAATCCGCATGATGGACTTCTGGGCTATGGCCTGCCAGAGGTGTTTTGACCGCAAGGCAAGCTCGGCAGGAATGGTGACGATCATGCCTTGTGGCACACTCATCTGGATATCTTCAAGGACGTGATCCCCCATGGTCACGCCCAGAACAGTCACGTCTCCGGTGCTCATCTTGATGCCTCTCTCAGTCGCTTGCGTATGTCCGCCGCGATGCGCTTCTTGACGGCCTCACGCGCCTCCTCCCGGACCTTCTCAATGATGCCCGTTGAAGGGCGGCCGGGATGCACCCACTTGCCGTTTGCCATAGACTTAGCGGTTGCGCTTCGAAAGATCAACTGCCCGTCATCCGTGACAATCGGGATGGGCGCCCGCGCCTTCGTTAGCCAGGTCATCTGTTGACTCTTCTGCCCCATGATGAGAGGCTTGAAGGCTGGGTGGTTCACCGTTACAGCCAGGCTGCTCTGCTTGATTTCGATTCGTACCGCCGACGCCAGCATACGCTTGGCACTTGGTGAATAGTCCGTGGTCTGAAGCGCGGCGCGTAGCCTTCGCATGATGCTCCGGTTGAGCATCTGCATGGCCTGTTGAATATCCGCCGTGAGGGTCGTAGGGTCGACGAGATGTACACGCTTCTCGTCGATCAGAGGCTTTCCGTAGAAAGCCATGATCTTGAATTGCAGCCCTTGCTTAGACTTGGACCCTACAAGGGGGCGCCCGCTCAGAGGTTTGACGTGTCCTGGCATCTTAGTACTCGATGTTCTCCCACGTTCCGGTTAGCCCCCGAAGCTGGCGCTCCTCGGGGATGTTTGGCTTATCCGTGGGTGCGGTACCCTCGGGGCGTTCAGGCCCGATCTTCTGGACCTGGTTGATGGCGTGTTGCGTAGGATCGATGAGGGGCACCCTGTAACGGATGTCCTTCTCATCGAAGTGTCCGATATTGAAGTGTTGCTGCAACACCATACCGCGATTGCTTGGGACACGCACGGCACCAATCGAGTAACGTTTACCATTAGCCTTCACGATGAAGTCACGATGGGATAGCAACGGGGCCGGTCCGGTCCAGACCTCATAGCTGTGCTCAACCGTCCGGCCGGTATCCTTCTGCGTGATGCGTTTCTCGGCATCATCGGGAGCCACAAGGAGGTCGTAGGGGCCTTCGTAGCCGCCCACGATGCCCGTCCCATAACACACGGTGCAGTCGCTGACTGGTTGTCGGGTGTGCTCGGTTGGCGCGACACAAGGGCACCGTGGCCCGACGTTCTTGCGAAGGAAGACCCTGACACGCTCGCCCCCTTGGTCAAGGATCCAGCGGTTGCGCCGGATAGCCTCTCGCCAGATGTAGTCAAGCTTTTCGACCGCATACGAGCTGACCACCGCAGCATTCTCAAGAGGGGTCTCCGTGAGGGGGGCGCCTTGGGCGGCGGACCCTACCGAGGTCACGCGATAGAAGACCCGTTGAACGAGGTCGGTCTTCAGAAAGCTGCGAGTGTAGCGGTAGGTGCAAGTCACGACACTCCCGGGCTTTGGTAGCACGGGGTCAATGAGCTTCTGGGTCACCACGTCGGGGTAGCTCTTCGGATCAAGCTCAACCTCTCCTGCGGTTCCGTAGATGTACTTGACCCTTGCGGGGACGCCATCCACAAAGACCTGCACATCTCGTGGGTCATTGGCCGGAATGCTCTGCGATCCCGCCTTAACAATGGGGAAGTGCTGGACCTGGAAAACATATCGGGCACGGTCTTGGCCCGTTGATGCGTCCCCACGCAGCGTGAAGGATGCGGAAACGTCCTCATCCGGAACAAGGACATTGTCCGTCTGGTCACGCCAGAAGTTTGACCCCAGCGGAATCGACGTGATCAGGTCATACGGGCCGTACTCCGAATCGAAACTTCGGTAGACGTTGACACCTACGAGGGCGAACTTGGCGTTGTGGACGAGCTGAGCGGGGTCATCCCACCAAATGTCATAGACCCCCGGGCTCCCTCCCGTCAAGATGAAGGCGTTGAGGGGCGCCGCAGGCCAATCCGCCCCGGACATCTCCAAAGGGTGTACTTCGCGATCTCGCTGTGAGGCGTAGGGCATGGGGACTCCTACAGGGTCCCCACGAAAGGAGGATTAGGTGGTGGGAGGTGGGGGCGCCTTCTTCCGGACGTCATCGATGACTCCGGTCTGAGGATCGATCTCCCAGGCGCCGGTAAGGGGCAACCCTCGCTCCATGCACACGATCTCCCAGAGGCGGCTCTTCTCATTGTCGATACGTTGGGCCGCTGCTAGAAGGCGGACCTTGCGGATCTCAAGGTCAAGAAGCTCATCACCGAGAGCCAGACGGCTATTGGTGAGAGTCTCGAACTTGGCAAGAGTCTCGGCGTCCACGGGGGCATCCGGGGACAGCCGAGGTGTCTTGGGGGCGGGGTTCTGATTCTGATCGCTCATCTTCATCTCCATCCGACGCGTGCCTTACGCGCCTGCTTCGTTCATCATCTTCTCGATCCGGTTGGTCAAACCAACGAGGCCCTTGACCCAGTCGATGAATTGGTTGAACCGATCGGCGAGGTAGTTCCACGCCTTGGTGAGGGTGTCCATGAGGCCCGCTTGCTTGTAACCAGAGAGGCCCTCGGGGTTGAAGTAACCCTCGGGAAGGGGAACGCCCTCTTCAACGCGGTTGATGGCAGCCTGGACAGCTTCCAACACCTGCTTCTTGTCGAATTCCTTGAGGGCGAGGAGGAGCATGAATTGGAACTCCTTCTCGAATTCGATCGTCGGGACCTTGCTCTCGTTGTAGCGGCGAACCTGGACATCTAGTTCACCGAGGCTCTTGCGGGCCTTCTCGAGCTGGTCAATGTGGGTATTGAAGTCGCGGCGGGCGCCTTCAAGCCACTTCTGCCGTTGAGCGACGCCCTTTTCGCTCTTGGCTTCAGCAAGTCCCTTGATGTGCTTGTCGATCAGCTCCTGGGCTTCGGCGACCTTCTTCTCGTAGTGGGCAATCCAGAGCTTCCAATCGTACGTCGATCGGCCGACCTGGTCGAGGAGCTGCTTGCTCTTGAGAGTCTCCTTGACCCAATCCTCGATCTGCTCGCCGGTCTTCGCCGCCCACTTGCCTGCGCCGCCCTCACCACCAAGAGCTTCAATGTACTTCGGAGGCAAGGTGATGTTCATCTTGGCGCACTTGTTTCGCCAATGCTGGACGGTCGCTGCCCAAGACTTACCGTTCTTGGGGTCGAATCGCTCTCCCTCGTATTCAACGACGTACTTCCAGATGTTCAGGCATTCAACAGGCAACTCGCCGGAGTCGACACCTTGAACGATCTCCTTTGGAGGGGTGTAGCGAGAGTCGGCTGCTTCGATGGGGCGATGGGCCGCCAGATAGCGACGAAGGACATTCTTGGCGATGGTATCACGCATGGGGGTAGGCTCCGAAGGTTACGTTCTCCGTGCCTACATCCGGGCTATAAAAGAAACCATCACTGCTTCTTGGCAGACCGTGTGCGTGCCATGACTCGAAGGAAGCGCATGAACTCATCATAGTCAAGACCCGCATGTTCCACCATAGCCTGTGCCTCTTGGTCATGGCTGACCTCGGCCACGCCAGGCGGGACGCTAGGCGGGACGCTAGGCGCCTCCTGCTCCGGTTTCGTCGAGGGTCGTTGAGTTCTCATCACCCTTATCTACACCGGAATCAGGGCAGTCTGGGCACGTAAGACGCCTCCCGATGCCACAACAATCACAAGGCCGGACAAGGTATTCAATGGATGAACCATCCCCAAATGTAACCAAGAGGCGTCCCCTCCGGATCGCCATCTGGGCTACATGTGTTCCCCTGGTGTCAGCGGCCTGTGTGGCTTCACGAACCGCGCGGAAGTACTCGAGAAAGGATGCGTGCCCCAAGGGACGGTCTGTCGTGAAGGGTATCACCCCTTAACCATACACCGGGACGACCAGTACACAATGGCCTCTGCGAATTCTTGGGCCGTGTAGGCGGCGGCCGTACCCCCCTTGAGGACGAGCATGTTGCGCGCCATGGTGAGCGGGTGCATCGGCTCGGGCGCCTCCGTCACGCGGGCATTGATGCTGACGATCTCGTAGTCAGCGTCGGTCGTAGCCTCATTGCCCTCCGCCAGGACGTCCTTGTGGTAGAGCACGATGTCCACGTACAAGGCCGCCTGCTTTTTGCCGTCTGCCACGACCTTGACGTAGGGGGCTTCATCGGGCCGACGTGCCACGAAGCTGGCCTCGAGGCGGGTCTCGGGGGTAACGTCAATGGTCGTTGAGAAGAAGCCGTCTGCGGGCACAGGGACCAAAAGAACGCCGGGACGGTAGCCTTGGCGGGCCTTGTCGAAGTGCTTGGTGACGAGGGCCTCAAGCTCCTCCCACGTTCCGGTGAAGTGAGCGTAGGGAGAGGTTTCGGTTTGACGGGTTACGAAATCGTTGATCTTGATCTTCATGATACCTGCCTGACGCACAAGGGTTGCGTTGTCTGACAGGGATATGCCACGAGGGCGTGAGGATCAACTATTTCGTGGGGCGGGCATACGGGCGACGACGCCAGGGACCTGCTTCAGGAGATCAAAGTCGTGTTGCGCCCTTGCCCTTGAATCAGCACTGAGGTTATCAAGTTGGATGCCCTTGAGCATATCCACCTCAACAGAAGGCAGGACCAGCCCTGATTCGACATCGACGCGGAGACGTGAAACAGAGCCGATGACCTCACCGTTGACAGCCAGGCTCGCAAGGGATGTGAGCTTACCGTCTTCGACTTCGACCTTGATGTTGATTTCCAATGTGGTTCCCATCTGTATCTCCCTGGGTTAATACCCGATGAACTTGGCGGGCGTCAAAACCCCACGGCCTGTGTAGGGGCCGAAGGCGCTCCGGATGCCCGTCCCGTAGCGCGGCTGCTGAAGGCCCTTCGTGAACTTGACCGTTTGCTTAGCCCGATCAAGCTGCTTATCGAACTGATCGATCGCCATTTGGGCGGCTGACTCGTACTTGCTAGCCTTGTCGATCGCAAGGCTTACGCCCCCGATGGAGTAGTCGAACTCGTCGGCTACCCAGTTGATGCGCAAGGCTTGAAGGGCGTGGATCATAGCCCCGGTGAGCACAAGGGTGCGCCACTCCGGCATGGTCTGAACCATGTGATCGAGGCTGTTGAAAGGTGTCCTAGGGGGCGCGGCGACAACCATATCCAAGCCGCGATCGAGGTACTCAACCAGCTCCTCATCCTCCCAGATGAAACCGAAGACCCGGTTGTACTGCCGGATCGTTTCCTCATGGGTTGGCGGCCTGAAGTGATAGTTCCGGTCGGGGGAATTTGATACGAGTAGCCCTGATCTGAACAAAACGAAGTTGTGCCAATCCGCAGCCGTGACGTCGTACATATACTGCCGTGGAGGCAAGCTGTTCAAGGATAGCACTCGCACCCCATTGGACACAGCACCCGGCTGAAGTCGCTCGGCCTCAATCTTCTCAGTTGGGGCCAAGAACACGCGGTGCCCGCCTGTCAGCACAGCGGCCCCCTGGGACGTGGTGACCTCAACGACGTTCTCTGGCCCTACTTCAGCACGGTGTACCGCTTCAACACGCTTCCAAGCCAGATCCCCCCGTGGGGACACGGACTTCACGCGCAGCCGACCGTTGTGGAACGCCCTGCGAATCTTGTCCTGTTGAGTTACGTCGAGCATCACCAAAGTCCTTCTCGGTCCAGACGATGAACACCCATCCCATGGATGCGGCAAAAGAAGAAGAAGCATGCAACCGACGCGAAACCTTGTGGCCAGGGGGCAGTCCCAGCACCCAGCTCGCCTTGACCTCTAGCAAGGTCACCGAGCCGTCACGGTGCTGCACCACGAAGTCTGGTAGAATCCAGCGCCCGTCCGGCAGCTCGACCCGGCACTCGTACTCGTAGGCTACCACGTCTGGATCCGCGTCCAACAAGCCCACCACAACCCGCTCGTAGCTGCTGCGTGTCCAGATCCTGGGCGTGACGCACTTCACCGTGTCCACGTAGGCTCCCCGCCCACGGCACCACTTTTCGGGGTGCTCCTGCATCCGTTTGGTTTGAGCCCTGGACCGTTCCCGACGGACGTCTTCTGCCTGATGGTATGCCAACAAACGGGCACGTTCGTCCGGCCGCTGCCAGCGGCGCAAGGCAGCCTCATGTCGATGCTCCTTCACATCTGGCCGCTGCGCTGCCAGCCTCAAGACTGTCCGCTCCGCCTGGGACCGGATGCGCCCCCGATGAAAGTCGAACGAGCCTGCTTCCCACGCTTGCCGCAACTGCTCGGACAGCCAGGGCTTCTTTTCTCCGCGTCGAGCTTGGGCCGTGCGCGCTGCACAAGCCCGTCGATTCTCCCTGGATGCAGTGTTGCCCACGGCCCGTGTGCCGCGTTCGATGGCCCCCAGGGACAGCCCTGTGATCTCGACCATCCTGGCCCACGGCATCCCACCCAAGTGCAGCTCCGTGATGATGTCCCGGCGCTTCTCGGCGACCCAAGCCAAATCCTTGGGCAGCCTGCCCTTGCGGGTGAACTGCTCCCAGGTCAACCCGTGGCGTTCAAGCAATGGGACTAGCTCAGAGTGTGCCGTGGATGGCTTCGTAGAGATCACGGACAGATACTACCATTCGTTCCCCGTCCACGTCAAGCTCAATCAACTCCTCCTCACCGATGCAGTTGTCCCGGAGCAGGATGCGCAGCCGCCGCGCAAGGTCCACTGTGGCGACAGAGTAGGGCTGCGGAGCCTCTACGGCTCTATCCAGGATGGCGAACTCTTGAACGGCCGTTTGAATGGGGCCGTTGACCGTCTCACGGAATGACCACCGAACGCGGTAGGTGCCAAGGTTGGCATCCAAGGGGATGACGATGTTGGCGTAGTACTCACCTACCGAGGGGTTGGCAGGCGTGCGCCTAGGAGGCCCCACAAGGGCCTCGAGCCCCGTGGTGACGTCGTAGATCGCGTAGCTGATCTCCGCCACGTTGGTAGGGTTACCAGAGGCATTATCGAGGAAGATGTTGAGATCTTCTCGACCTAGCTGCTGTCCACGATAATAGGCTACGCCACCCATTGCTTAACCCTTCGGCCACCGAACTTCAATGTCCGGGGCATCGCCTTCTTGCTGCTTCTCAACCCACTTCTTCGCGGCTTTCTCGTCCTTGAAAGACTTCGTCTTCCACCCGCCCTTACCAGGGATGCGGTAGCGGATCTCGTAGTCCCCCGAGGCATTCAGGTACCTTGCAACAATCCTTCGGGCCATCTCATCACGTGCAGACATCGTGGGCTCCTCAACGCAGCTCTCGGAGGACGTCCCCGAGAAAGTCTCGAATACGTAAGGCTTTACGCTTGCCGTCCTTGTCGGAATCAAGCGCAAGGTAGTCGATCAAGTCGGCTACCTGCTTGCTAGCTTGTTGGACATCTTTCTTCTCGACAGGCTTCTTGGCCTTGAGATTGTCCAGCACGCCAAGGAGGGTCGGTGCGGCTTCCTTCACGTCGGATCGATCGAAGTTTTTGAGGGCATACGCGGACTCCTCCGAGTAGAAATCCGTGTTCTTCAAGCCCTTATTCGTGGTCGCCGCCGAAAGGTAACGTGCTACAACGCGTTTTGCCACTGCTGATCTGTCCATTAGAACCATCCTCGTTGCCGTGTACAGGTCGGCGGGGGCGACCCGGCTGCGATTGCATCTTGTATCATGAAGCACATAGCCTCTTCAAGTACAGGACCACCATAAGTAAGCTGGTAGCGCCAAACAATCCGCCACCGGCCCGGCTGACCCCCGTCCCCAGCGATACCCGTGGCGTAGTACTCACCAATGTCGCCTTGAGCTGGGTAGCGATCAGAAGGACCGATTAGCTTCGGAACACACCCAGGGAGCCCTTGATAGAGCGTGTAGGTCACACGGTAGGGGGAGATCGCGCCTTTACCGATCTGCGTGATCCAGATCCCCAAGTCACCTCGTTGCAGCATCTGCCCAAGGCGCAAGGTTCGGATCGAAGACTTGCAGCTCAGAGGGGCCGGAACGCGAACAACCTCAAGGTAGGCAGAGAGGTTGCAGCCACAAATGATGGGCATTGGCTGCGCGTACGTTACAAGGGACGTCCCAGAAATATGCCCGTGCAGCATACGCGATCGGTGCAGAACTGCCGTAGTAGACCCTACACCGATGATGGCACCCGAGAGATTGGTCTCTCGCAAGGATAGCGTGCCCACCCCATGAATGTTCCCGGAGACGATGACGCTTCGATACGGTGCCGCCCCTTCTACGTCGGCGCTCCCCAAGATAGCTCCTTGCAAGCGATGCCCAATGTACGCGGTGCTTGGCAGGGAGGCTAGTCCGTTCGCGGATCCTACCAATCGGTGAAGGATACTCCACGAGGGCGGCGGGAGGTTGGCCTCGCCAAGGATGTCTCCTGAGAGGAGGACGTCAGCCATTAGCTCTCTGTCACCGTAAGCTGCCCTGCCGGGAAGCGTGCGTCGTCATTGACGTCGATAAGCCTGGGTGCCGCAAAGGAGGCGAAGTAGAGCATGTTGCCCCCAGAGGCTGCGTCCATGAGGGCGTAAGCCTCAACGGTTCCCCAAGGGGCTGTCGCCGTGGGGAAGACAACGTCAGCCGAATTGGCGGTCGTGCCCGCCACAGGGTCCGTGAAGGTCGCGGGCTGCCGCGCATAAGCGCCACCGGACACTTCAATCCCAGGAAGGGTCGGTGTTGGCGCGGTCGTGAAAAGAGCCACGTAGATTGTGGATGGAGATGAATAGGCAACGCCCCGAAGGACGTGGTTGAGAAGAACGGTGTCGAGATAGACGGTCTTGGGCATCGGGGTCTCCTATCAGGTGGGCCGTGTAAATGAACTTTTGACGCCCGAGGCAGCGTCGGTCTGGGTTTGAGCGGAAACGTCGTAGTCTTGAGCCGATGTCTGTGTCCCTACAGGGTATGACACAAGCACACGCCAGAACCCCACAGCATTGGGCCGGAAGCGGAGGCTGTAGAATCCGGGGGACCCGGGGATCTCATGGAAGTAGATCCGGCCGCTCGCAACCTGATTGTCAAGGACGCTGCTACCGGAGGTGAGGGGCCAAGGCTGCGCGCTATTGTTGAAGAACACCAGGCATGTGAGATCGGCAATGGTCAATCCCGTGATGCGCGTGAAGCCGTCCACAGCGAGGAAGTCAACCTGATCAAGGACGACTTGATTGGCTTGGATGAGACGGGTGTTGGGCATGAGCGATCTCCTCAATTCGAAGACCGCATAGGGAGAAATTCAGGTCTGACGGCGAGGGGAAATGCTCGGGTGCGTCAACACGGGCGAGGGTGGTGTGATCCGCATACCAACCCCAAGCACGGATGTGACCTCTGGGGCGGGGGCTACGACAGGGTGTGAAACGTACGGAACACCCATCTGTAGGTTTGAATTGCCGCTGAAAGTCACCCTGAAGGCGCTAGCCACATTCAAGGATGCCTGGACGTCACTTTGGCCGCTCACACTAGCAGAGATTGGCACGTTGGCGTGGAGGTCATCATAGATTGCGCTGTCTCCAGCAAGGGCCGCAGCCAAGGAACGTTGGGCGCTGGCCGTGGCAGCCAGGCTGCTCTCACCGGCCAGGGCCGCGTCCAGGGGCTTCTGGGTGCTTTCCGTAGCCGACAGATCTGACTCACCCGAGAAATCGGTGGCAAGCGCCCAGAGGACGTTGGACGTCGCGGAAACGTCGCCTTCCCCTGCTAGTGCTGCTTCGAGTGCGATGTCAGCCATGGATCCCCCTTATCAGGTCTCGTTGACCGTCAGGGTGCCCGTCCCGAAGGAAGCCGTGTCCCCATTGTCCACCGTCTTGGTCGACGCGAGGTCACCGAAGTAGAGCATGTTGCCCGCCGTGGGATCATCGAAGATCGCCACACCCGTAACGACGCCCCATGAGGCCGTCGCCGTGGGGAACGTGCAAGGCGCACTATTCGAGGCGGCGCCGTTGGTCGGAGCACCAATGGTGACGGCCGTCCGGGCGTAAGCACCACCCGTGACTTCCGTCCCCGCCGTGCCCTTGGTAGGCGTCACGGTGAAAAGGGCTGCGTAGACCGTCGTGGGAGAGGTCACGCTGCTATTCCGCAGGAAGTGGTTGATGACGCTGTTCTCGAGGTAGTGCGACTTGTTGTTCACGATGAACCTCCACCTATGTCATGTGGCAAACAGACTTCAGGCTCTTGATGGCATTCGAGAAAGGAAGTGCTGGGACCTTACCCGTGTGGTTGAACCACGCGGTTTTCAGCTCTTCGATGTTCGCGACCGACCCATCGAAGATGAAGAAGACCTTCCCCCCTTGCTCACGCTCATGGCGCACAAGGGGGGCTCCGGCTACTTGAAGGTACGCCGCGAAGTAAAGGTCACAGGTTCGAACTTCTTTTCCGTGATCGGGTTTGGCCGACATCTTTCATCCAATCTCGGCGCAGAGCGCCGTAACGCATCGAATTCTGAATCTAGATATACATCTGCCTGCTAACAATCAGGCGACCACTCGCACGTTCGAGAGCAAGGTGTCCATCTTGACTTGCACCCAGCAGGTCGCCGCAGCGAGGCCCGGGAGCGCGGTGAGGGGGACAACGATGCTCGTTGCGGAGATCGTTCCGCCTGCATGCTTGATGGCACGCTGGTCAAGGGTCTTGGCGCAAGCGCCGGTGGTCTTGATCGAGGACATGAAGGTCTCGTTGGAACCGAGTCCCGTCCCTGTGATGGTCAAGTTACCGCCGCCGATAACGGCCGACGTGATGTTCGGAACCGGTGCGGTGTAGAGCGACACCCCGTCGTCTTGGACGACCGTGATAGCTGCTCCATCAGGGAGGCGGTTGGCATCGGGGGTGTAGTTGGCCGAACGGTAGCCAGCGAGGTTGCCTACCTGGAAGCTTCGAACAACCACCTGGGTCTCGACGAGCTTGAGGGAGACAGCGTCCGCTACCGCAAGAGCCTGGGCGTCAGTCAAGCCGCCACCAAGGGTTGCCAAGAGGGTCGCGTTCGACACATCCAAGGGGCCGCCTACGGGGTTGAGGGCCGTGATGACCGCTGCCGCCGTGGGCATGGTGAATGCCCCGCCTGCAATCGCGATCCCAGGGACCGAATTGAAGGTCGAGCCACCCGCCACCGAGTCAACCTCGATGTAGGCACCAGGGCCGGTCGCCGTTGACTTGAGAACCATGAAGGTCCCCGTGCGGTCAAGGCTGACGCTGGCTGCCACACCGCCCGCAACAAGGGCTGCATTGACCGCAACCATGAGGGCCGCGACCGTAGCGTAGGCTGCCATGGCGATATTGCAGGTCGTGAACGCTGTGGGTGCCACAGAGGTTCTCACCTTGAGGGCTCGGTTGCCAGCACCAATGGTGATCGGCAAGCCGATGGACGTCATGTTGACCGTGCCGAGCAATCCTGCCTGGGCACCCGCCATAGCCGTCGCCATCTCGCTGAGAATGGGTCGGCTGATGTAGAACGTCTGCCCGACCGGTTCGATTGCCGGATCGTATTGAGAAATGACTTCAAGGTCCGCGAGGAACAGCGGGCCAGGGAGGTCTCCGCGAGTGACTGCTACGCGCATAGTATCAACCATCCTTTACTTGTGGGTCCAGCCGCCCCCTGGCCTTGTCTGTGGCGAGGAGCCGCATGATTGTCCCGTAGTCCGAAAGAAAACCCGTGACGGCCTGCAAGAAAGCCAGGTCGTCGTAACGCCAAGCCCGTTTTGCCTGCTGCTCGTAGAGACGCATACGGTGAATCAGCTTCACGTACACGTCCCCACGATCCATCGATGCGAACTCGTCCAGGGCTGCCGCGAGATAGGAGTACTTCTCCTGGATATCCTTGAGCAAGGATCGACGGTAGGGCTCTTGTAAAAGCCCTGTTGGCCGCCAACGGCGATCGAGCCGTTGGAAGGCACCCGCTTCTTGCTCCAGAATCCATGGTAGAAGCCTCGTAGTCATTCATCACACAACGCTGAAAGAGTTGGACCGCTTCTCGTCCGAAACAACAAGCGCGGCCGTTCCCGGTGCAGCGATTCCAGGGACCAGAGCAGCGGGGATGAAGATGCTGGTATCGGAGATCGTTCCGGTACCTGCCAAGATCTCCGCCTGGGTCAAGGTCACCGCGCCGGTCCCCGTGAGTTCCACCTTCGTGGTAACGGGAGCAAGCGACAGCAGCCCGGTGCCGGTGATGGTCAAGTCACCTGCGCCTGGAACGCCAAGCTGTGCATTGGTGATGACTGGGGTCGCAACGTCCGCCTCGGCAAAGACCGTGACGTCGATGAGGCCCGCCCGACGCAACCCGTAGATCTTCCCCTTGCCTGCCGAATGCGTCACACGATCTGTCTCGTAGACGTCGATGAAGCCCGCGATGGTCGTATCCGCAGGATGGGCATAGGGGATGTAGCAGGATTGCTTGGGCTTGTTTGCGTAACCATCCCGAGGGTACGCCTTCGGATCGGCTGTCGTGCCCATCCTGTGTACCGTCTTGTTCGGGAGCCCGTCGTCAATGTCATCGACGAGAAGAGGACCGAGGGTTGTTTGCTTGTGGATGAGTCGCAGCATGAGCGCTCCTAATGAGTTGCAGGGAAATCCCTTCGACCAGTGCCCGCTATAAAAGGAAAGCGGGGCGTCCAGAGGCGGTTGCCCGCCCCGTTCTTGAAAAATAACCGTGAGCCCAGGGATGCACGTTGGGGCTACCTGGCGTAGGCTAGGGTGAAGGTTGCTTGGAAGGCTACGATCGCGCCCGAGCCACGTACCCGAATCCCAGATGTTGCTCCGCGCAGGTTGGCAAGGATTTGTTGGGTCGCTCCACCCTTGACCGTGTACTCCGCATCCGAATCCAAGGCAGCAACCATGAGCGCGTTGGTGTCCGAGTTGTTAACGATGCGCAAGTCTTCGACAAGGCGCGGGAAATGTATGATCGTCGAATTGGCAACGGCCGCCACATTGGGGGCGTTGCCTGCGATGATCACGGTTCCAAAGCCCCCCTGGTCGGGTAGAATCAGAACGCCTGGTGTTGCCGTTCCGGGGGCACCCCCAGTGACGGGGACAAATCGAAGCCAGAAAGCCTTGGCGTCTACCATGGCATAATTGGCTGGGTCGAAGATCATTCGAACGTTGTCCCCAGCCATCATGGTGTGCCCAGCATCCCGAAGGCTGTCATCGACATGACCACTCAAGGAGGCTGTGAAGAGCGTGGTGTAAGTCGCGTCGAAATTGGTAGCCCATTCAAGGCGATAACCATCAACCCCAGGGCGACGTGGTGTGACCACGTCGACAAGGTTCGGGCGGCGCCGGACGACAGAAAACTCCCGGATCATGTGGCTTGCTCCTTGGCAACAAGAGGTGCGTACGTAGCAGCAGCGGAGTCACCACCCTCTTTCCGCGCGGCCTCTTGAGCCTCACGCCACGTTCCCGTCTCCTCGCCACCGTAGTTGGGCTGCAAGGAGGACTTGAAGACATGGTCCTTCTCTCGGCGGGCCATCTCCTCACGACGCTTCATCCTGTACTTGTTCTCCTTGCCAGCCTTGGACACCCACCCGCCCGTGGCGCTGTCCTTGAGAACGAACATGACCTTTCCGGGCTGGAAGTTGATGGACATGGCCTCTGTGCAAGACGGACAAGCAATGTGCAACGTCCCCTCTTTGAGGGCATCATAGTCGGTGAAGGACATTCGGCGATCTTCAATCCTGCCGCACTCGAGACACGCTAGGGAATAGGTTGGCATTCGATCCTCATCTTACGAGCTTGATTGATCAGGGGGCTCCGGCTCGCTCGAGACCTCCCAACATGCACCTGGAACGAAAGGATAAGCGCCCGCCTTCTTCGAAGACAAGCTCCACCCTCGTACCAAACTCACTACGGCGGCTACGTGCTTGCAGACCTTGTGGGTCCGGTGTGGGTCACGAACGTTGGGCGGTGAAGCCGTTCCTGCGGGCTTACCGTCCAAGTAACCGCCTGATTGCGCATTGTGCTCCGGCCCACGCCATTGCCAAGCTGGGCAGGAACACGAGAAGGCAACGTCCATCTTCGTTAGGGCTACCACATTGCCCTTCTTCGTCGCCTTCATTCGGACCACCTTGGGGCCATTACCAGCGTCCACCGAAAAGATCCAGCGGAGGTTCTTGATGTCTGCCCTCTTGAGCAAGACCTTGCAGGTCGAAGCACGATCCGCGATCGTCTTGGACAAGCCAGAAACGATCTGGTCAAGGGTCGCAGCTACCCTTGCGTCCAGGCTGATAACAACCGACGGCTCGTGTTGCGTGACCCAGAGCCCCAAAACGATACGTGGGTCTGCCATCAGAGAGCCCTTTCAAGGGTCACAACCGCTTGCTTGATGTGCCCCCCGGGAGTGTAGCCCACACTCATGGCCTTCGCGAGAGCCTTTAGCCCACGAACAAACTTACCTCCCCCAAGGTTTTCTGTGCGTGCCAGGCTCTCAACCTCACGGTAAATGTCTGCGATGACATCAGCACGCTTCACGAATCTGGACAAGGCGTCCTTCGTAACACCGATCCGCTTCAGCTCATCCTTGGCGACGTCATCGAATCGCAGGGCCGCCGTCTTGAATTCCATTACCCCCATATTCTGCACGCCCTTGAGCTTACCTACAAAGGGGTAGGCCATCTCCAAGGTCTCTTGGATGGCATTCCGTAGGGGCGTTAGCGATGACCGTACTGCAAAGGATGAGGTCTCCTTGGTCCACCTTTCAATCTGACGGAGGTCTTCATTCAGCCCATCACAAGCCTTGTCCAGCTTACCTTGAAGACTCTTCAAGGCTTCAAGGATCTCCCTGACCTTACCCGCGATAGAGGGGTCCTTAACCGCTTGGAACCGAAGAGCCACGCGTGTACTGATCATGAGAGACCCTAACTTGGACACAGCATTATGTGTATTGGGGATGCCGTCACGGTAGGGGTACTTGGTTTTGGAGGTATCTTGTGGACCAGGGGCTCCAAAACCGATCCCATCGTGATGGTCGGCATTATCTTCTCTGGTGTCCACACGGTCACGATCCTTGGTGAGATCGTCAGGACCGTCAACCCGCTTGATGGGCTCGTCGTCCTTTCGGTCCTCCCGTTTGTCGTCAACAGGTTTGGCAAACGTCGCGCCCCCGGGGATCCCTGGGTCTACGGGCAAACCCTTGTCGGTAGGCCCACCCTGGGGGAGCTTGGACTCCCCCACAGGCGTTGCTGGGCGGCCGGTGCCGTAAGGCGGGCGGGATACTAGCGGGCTGGTCATTACACCCTCACGTAGCCTTGAATGGCTGGGTCAAGGGTAATGAGCCTCTCGTGACGCATTCGACGTAGCACGTCTCCATAGGTGTCCTGGCCGAAAAGGAGGTCTCGGAACGCATCCTTACCAGCTACACCGTGGGTGTCGATGTACATGAGAATGTCATCACGATGTTTCGCGTAATCCTTGTCGAGCTTCTCGATAAGGCTCTTGAGAAGCGTCTCGATTCGGATCGTTTGCGCGACGTATTCAGCGGCCGGGGCACCTTGCTCACGCATGTCGTGCAGCCAGTCGACGAAGATGTTGACGTCCATCTGGGGGACGCCGCGTCGGTCGGGGTTTTCCGTTCCCGCATTCCAAGCGGGTTTCAGAAAGTCTGTCACCTCGACGTAGACACGTAGGGCATTGGCCCACTCCTCGGGAGAGACGCCAGTAGGCGTGGGCCAATCAGGAAAATTTGAGGAGGCATCCTTGAAGTCCGAAGCGGACTTCTTCTTGGGGCGGACATCCACATGGGACACATCCTCGTTGGGGTGTCCTCCCGGATTCGTGCGGGTTTTCTCAACGTCCACCGTCACTAAGCCATCTGCCTTCACGCGCACGACTTTACCAGTGACCTTTTCCTTCTTGGCGTCATTGGGCCAGGGGACACCAATCTCGACCTCCACCATGTCACCCTTCTTGGCGTCTTCAAGGGGCACAGTACGGGTAGCGGACTTGAACTGGTCCTTATGCTCCTTGTTCTGGCGCTCCCATTCGGCCTTCTGTTCTGGTGTCATGTTTTCGGTGGGATCGGCAGGCTTACCCTTCTCGAACTTGCTCTCGTGATCGCTCTCAGCCGCCGTAACGTGCCGCCAGGCCATGGTGTGTAGGCCGCTGATGACCTTCACCTGCTTGCGGAGCGAGGATACAATGTCAAGTACCTCGGGGGCCAAGCGCTTCATCTCTTGCTTGACGCCGCCGCCTTGGGGGCCTTCAACCTGGCGCCAGATCTTCCACACATGAGCCGCCTTGGTCTCGATATCCTCGGAGGCCGCCTTCATGGAGGTTGAGAGATCAATGAGGGCCGTGCTGAAGTCACTCAGAATATCGCCAGCATGCTTGTTCTTGACGACGTCCTTGTGCTTCTCATGCATGTCGTTGATGATGGCGACTTGCTCATCCGTGATCGCCGGGTTGACCTTCTGGAATTCCTCCCCGGCGCCCGCAAGCACCTCTTCATTGGCGAACTTGGCGGGGGACCCGTCCATTTCCTTGGCGGCCTGAATGAAGGCGTCATTAGCCTGGTTCAACAGCTTGAAGGCTTGCTGAAGCAGCTTGAGCACACGCGGGGGCCAGTTGCTCTTGTCGATCTTCTCGAACTTGTAGGCATCGTCAAGGGCGATCTGTACGCCGCCCCGGACGTCCCAAATGGGATCCCCGTCTCCCTTGCGAGCCGTCTTGTTCTTGACCACGTCCTTGTTCGCCTCCCATTGGTCGGCGATCTCCTTGAGCTGCGCATCCGTGAGGGCGGGGTTCTCCTTCTTGAACCCATCCATGACCTCTTCACGGCTTCCGGCGCTTTGCAGAAGCGCTTGCATCTGCTGACCCCCAAGGGCCTGCTGAAGAGCCGTTTCGAGGACCACGGCAAGGCGCTCACGATTCCGGAGGGTTCCGTCCGTGATGGCGTCTGCTACGGCAAGGATCATGTTGGGATCAAGGCGCGTTGGGATGCTTGCAAGCCGGAGGTTTGGGACCTCCTGCTCACGCAGCATTGCCACGATGGAAGCGACGTCCTTAACCGGAAACCGGCCTGACTCCGCTAGCCCTGCGGCAACATCCCGAAGAGCCTTTGCGGTCTCATTGGGTTGCATAGGGGTATCTCCTGAACGGCGGGTTACGTAGCGAATTCTCGAATCCTCAAGGGCGCGCTCAAGCTCCTCCACCTTTTCGGGCTTGAGCGTTTGCTTGATTTCATCGTAGTCCAGCTTGGTGGCAGCAAGGGCGGTAGCCCCCAACGCCTTGTCCAGCTTGAATAGAGCCTCGGGGATGCCGTGCAGAAGATGCCCAGCTACCTCGAAGATGTGGTCTCGTTGCGGGGATTTCTCAACGAGCTGCACGGCGTCTTGGATGTACCTCTTGAGCTGTTCGCAACGCAAGCGCGCGTCGGTTAGCTCCTCCATCAAGTAGATGGTGACGCCTTGTGCGGCTGTTTTGGAAGCGGAGTCGGTCACGGTATTTGTTCTCCCGTCAAGACCGGGGCGAACAAAGGAAACACCGTCAGCCCGCCTGGAAGACAGCAGGGAACTCTGCGACGAGGGCTTGCTTCCCATCGTCCGTCTCGGCTGCAAAGGCGGCCTGAATGACGTCAGGCCGATCTTCGAAGTCAAGCGAAAGCCGGGCAAGCCTCTTCTTGAGGGGCGCCTCGAAGTCATAAGACTCCGGGAAGTCTGCGCACAGGGACTTGGCGATGATCTTACGTGTTGCCACAGGGAGCGCCGGAAGCGGTGCCGCCTTGGGCTGTGGGGCTGCCGCTTGGACAGGGCGTGCGGGCTGGACCTCGGGGCGCTTGGGGCCGTTGGTGTTGGTGAACTTGATACCCTCACGCTCAGTCACCGTGGTCTCGGTCTGCATGGCGCCCGTGGTAGGATCCGCGATCTCTGTACCACCACCTGTGGTCGTCGTGATCGTCATGCCCTCACGAGTCACAGGAGCCTGCTTCTTGACGGCTGCAACAACAGGGCGACCCGACTTGGCTGCGGCTGCGGCAATCTCAGCATCGTACACCGCGCGCCGTGACTCCTTCTCGGCCAGGTACACGGTACGCTCTTCCTCGGTCATCAAGGCCAAAGCCTCGTCCTCAGTACGCCCCTTGACGGGCTGAATGGTGGGGGGCTTGGCCGCGCTGATCAGGGCACCAGCGTTGTCACCATCCAACACAGGGCGGGACTTGGCAGGGGTCTGGAGGTCACGGAAGTGTGTCCCATCCTGGGCCTCGACCTCCATGACGCGACCGTGCTGGTCTTTGACCTTGCCGCCCGATCGATGGTAGTTCCGATTGCGGTTGGCAGTGGCTTCAGCGGCGGTGCGGGTGTTGCCGACCTGACGCTCATCGTTCTCGACCGTGACAATTGCCTTCTTCTCGGGGGGAGCGAAGGGGTTGCCTCCCTTGGTGGGGTGTCGTACTTGAATGTTCGCAGAAATGGCTTCGACAGGGTTATCCTGCTCAAAGCCCTCTTCAGGAACAAGCCAGCCCTGCTTGATTGGCCCACGAAGACGCGGCATGGTGAAGCTTTCCCCATCCGTGGTCACCGTGACCCCATCAAATTCAACCTCTTGTCCGTGACGGAATTGGATGTTGCTGTCACCCATCGTGAAGGTGCGGGTAACGATGAGTCTGACGGGCTCGCCTGGCTTGAATCTGATATCCATCTGATGTCCTCCGTATAGGCGAGGAACTTGGTTCCTCGTACCATAGGGGATCTGACAAATGGATTATGACCAGATTCTCAACGTGCCGGGGTAAGGTCAGCGGCCATTTCGACAACCTTGCCCTTTTCAGGCGCAACCCCCTGCGGGAGGGTCGGGAAGAGAATCCCACAGGCTTCCCCGATGGCTGTCATTTGCTTGCTCACGCTGTCAGCCAAGCCCTCGAAGTCACGCATCACAACGTCGCACAACGATTGAAGGGCTATGTTGGCATCCTCTTGATCCTCAACGGACCACTCGCGGGAGTATGCGGGGCTGGACGCCTCGTCGGTGGTCTTGACACGATCCGTGAGGGTCATCCTGGCGCTCCATCGGGTCCCGACGCCTTGAAGATCGGTGCCTGTGGTGCTCACATTGACATCAACGTGAGGAACAGCGCAGTATGCAGCCCCAAAAGCCACGGCGGCAGAGGTCAAAGTACTGATCAGATCTTGGTTGAGCATGCTACACTCTACACCGGAACGGTGTAGCAATCGGCATGGACCCTAGTTGGAAGACCCTTCTCAAACCTCAATTTGAGCAAGACTACTTCACGAAGTTGGCCGAAGCCATCAAGGCAGACGCGGCATCCCACGTGATCCTTCCGCCAAGTGCGCGTGTTTTCGAGGCATTCAACACGCCTTACGCCGCGATCAAGGTCGTCATCCTTGGCCAGGACCCTTACCATGGGCGTGGACAAGCCCACGGGCTAGCCTTCTCGGTGCTCCCCGGGGTGCCCATCCCCCCGTCCTTGGCAAACATCTACAAGGAGGCTGAGGCAGATGTGGGCGCCAAGCCTGTCAAGCACGGCTACCTTGGGCATTGGGCGGAACAGGGCGTGATGCTTCTCAATACGAGCCTCACGGTTCGCGAGGGTGTTCCCGCCAGCCATAGCAACCTGGGATGGGGGGTATTTACCACCGCTGTGATCCGCATGTTGGCGGCTCGGGAGAAACCCATGGTCTTCATCCTATGGGGCCGCCATGCTCAATCGAAGCGGGCCTTGATTGACGATGAGAAGCACTACGTCATCACGGCACCTCACCCGTCACCACTATCGGCACACGCTGGCTTCTTCGGAAGCAAGCCATTCTCAAAGACCAACGAGGCCCTCAAGCGTTGGGGGCTTGCCCCTATCGATTGGCAGCTACCTGCCACCATTGATGTGAAGCTCACGTCGGGCTTCCAAGGAGAACCGGAGAGAGAATGAGCCCTGAAGACACCGTCATCGAGGCCCTCAAATGGGCACGCAGCATGGACGTCCGTATCCTACGCGGACCCGTCTTCGACTTCTGTGACTACACGAATTACCCGAGGGTCGTTCGTACCGAAGGGCTCCCGGCGTGCAATGCGATTGGGGCGGTCCTGCTGCGGCATGAGCTTCAAGGGCTATGCTACCCGGATTTCGCCCCCCATTGGGAGAGGAAGCTCCTCGAGATCCTTAGCACGGATCGCACCTGGCTTTGGCGGTTTGACCATGGCTGGAACCGTGGGAATTGCCTGGTCTTCGAGGTCACGAAGAAGGGGGAGACCAAGTCGACCACCGTCTATGACGAGGTGAGCCGGTGGGGAAACAGGATGGCAAACGAGTGGGTCAGCCCCCAGCTATTACTCGGAGGCCGAGCCGCTCCATCCGTACCCTTCGAATCAATGCCGGAATGTAACGCAGCGCAATAGCCTCCCTCAAGTTACGATGCCTGTGAAGGATGGCCCTCCGAAGCGTCTGCTTCCCCTGGGGCGTCATCAGTGCCTTCGCCACAAGCGCGTCACGTTCTTCTGGTGTCATGAAGAGCCACTACACCATTGATCCCTGACCCTCCTTGGCATACCAGGAGCATGAAGATCGGACGCAAGGCTCAAGGTCAAGAGGCAGGCAAGGAGTGGGTTCAACGCCACGGTCATAAGCGTGGCGTTTCGCGACGGTCCTATGCCGCCGCAGAGAAGGCCCTTGAGACGAAGGTTCGCCAGGAAGGGAAGAAGGCTTGTCGTGAAAGGGAGGGTTGAGGGGGCGCGGTGGCCCCCTCTAGGGCAGGACCGCTTAGAAGCGGTTGACGACGATGCGGGTGAGGCCGCGAGGGTTGAAGGCGCCGATGCCGATGTTCTGGAAGCAGGAGAACCCAATCGTGCGCGCCTTGGGGTCGTCTGCCGAAAGGACGGTCAGCTCGGTACGGACCGGGAAGCGTCCGAAGTTCTCGGGCTCTGCGCAGAGGTACACGAAGCCGACCGGAACCAGACGGCTGGTGATGATCTGTGCGCCCCAGAGGGTCGCCTGAAGACCTGTCTTGAGCAGCGTGGCCTGGCTCTCGATGTCCAGGATGTCGCGACCGAACTTACGAATGTCGGCGTAATCGACGGCATTCATATAGATGCGGGCAACGCGCAGGTCGTGACGCTCGATCTCGGCGAACGCGTCGGCGAGGATCGAGGGGCTGATCGGGGCAACAACCGCGAGGTCAGGGTTCGTTCCGCCCGGAAGCGTATCGAAGCCGCTGACGGCGATCGAGTCGAGAACCGCAAAGACGCGCTCGTCTTCGGCGGCCTGGATCTGGGCCTTCGCCAGGTCCTGAGCACGTTCGATCAGGTCGAAACGACGCTCCTTGATCTGGGTGAGGGGGATCTCGGGGTTCGAGGCGATCTCGAACAGCGGGAAGATGACGCGGCGTGGCTTCTGGATCGCGAGGATGTTCTCGCCTTCCTCACCAACCACGAATGCGGTGACGTCCGGATCCTTGTCGTAGATCGGGAGCGCTCCATCGGGAAGCTGCTCGACCAAGAAGGTCTTGCGGCCCACGGCGGTGTAGTCACGACGCAGCCGGAGAGGCTGGATCATGGAGGCGGCGAGCTTGGCGCGACCCGCAGCGGTCTTGATGTACTCGCTGATGATCTGCTGCTTGATCTCGTTGGAAACTTGAGTCGTCATGATATCCTCCAAAAAGTCCTGTTTCGAGCCTCAGACCCGGAGGTCGATGACGAGGATGTTGTTGGTTCCGGCATCGGGTGCGGCCTTGACGATGCCCATGAGGGTCGGGGTAGGTGCGCCCGCGACGTTGTTCTCGTATGCGTCTTCGAGAACGTTGGTGAGGTAGCCGTTCATCGACGCGTACACAGGGTCGCCCGCCGTGTAGGTGATGTTGGCCGAACCGGTCTTCTGGTGCTTGGTCTCGTAGATCGAGAGGCCGAGGCAGCTTCCGCTACCGCACACATAGGGACCCTTGCCGGAGGCTGCGCCTGGGGTGTTCTCGAACGGGTTGCCGATGGCGTCGTTCAAGAAGATGCCGAGGGGCTTCAAGCCTGCGAGGTAGGTGGGGCCTGCCGTGACGACTGGTCCACCATGATAGCCGTTCCCGACGTCGGGACGGGTGAAGGCGACCGACCCACCGAGGACGCCGACCTTGGCGACGCTGGAGAGTGTGGCGCTCTTGTTGGCCGTTGCGGTGACTACAGGGGGATTTGCCTGCGTGAAAGCGTCTGTCGTCAGAGCACCCAGCGAATTGCGGGTCACGACGTGGAGAAGCTGTACACGACCGGAAGTCTCCTTGAAATCACCCGAGCTGATTCCACCGATAGGCATTGGCATAACTCTTACTCCTGAAACACGGTTTTTGCCGGGGTGAACTCCACATCTACATCTTCATCTGGGTACTGCATGAGGGGTTGGCTTACCGCTTGGTAAGACCGAACGCCTCGCTCACGTCTGGTGCGCTGGCCCACAAGGAGGACATACGATCGACGTCTGATCCCGCCTTGGGTGCTCCGACTCCACCACCACCGATGCGGCTAACGCCACCCGAGGGGCGCGTTCCGACCGTGCGGGTCGAGGCGGTGCGAACACTTGCCTGCTTCTGCTGGCCTTGGTCACCCTGCCCCTGGATCTGCTCCTGGGCTTGGGTTTCTTCGTTGGCGAAGAGGCTCATCAGGACGTCGTCTTCGGGGCCAAGGGCCACGTCGCCGGTATCCATGATGGGGGTCTCAAGCTCAATGCCGAGGTCGTCGGCAACGGGCTCGGGATTGATCTCGATGTCACCGAGCTGGCTGACCTGCTGTTGGGTCTGGACCTGTTGCTGGGCCGGGGGCACCTGCTGTTGGGTCTGGACCTGTTGCTGGGCCTGCATAGCCTGCTGGACGGCTTGCTGAACCATCTGGGCGATCTGGTCTTGGCTGACTTGAACCTGCTGGGTCTGAACCTGCTGCTCAGCCTGCTTCTGGCCTTCGCCTTGATCGTCCTTCTTCTCTTCGTCTTGGGCCATCTTGCCACAAGCCTGGGGACATTGCTGCGCCTGGGCTTGCTGCTGAGCCATCTGCTGCATCGCCTGGGCGACCGCTTGCTGGATCTGGGCCTGAATGTCTTGCTGCGAGACCTGCTGCTGTTGCGCTTGCTGACCTTGCAGGCTGACTTGCTGTTGAACGTCGGCTTCCTTCTTCTCGCCTTCGTCCTTCTTCTCGTCGTCCTTCTTGGCCTCGGCCTCTTCCTTCTTCTTCTCGGCGTTCTCCCGGAATTGAGGGGGCATCTGACCGGCTTCCTTGTCCTGCCCATCATCCTGCTGAGCCTGACCCTGCTGCTCGTCGGCGAGGCGGGTATAGGTCTCGATGAGGTCGTAGTCAGGGAGGTTCATCAGCGCGGCGGCCTGGTCCTCAATAGCGGCCTCGGTCGCGGTCTTGCGGAGCATGAGAGAGGCGACGCGAACGCAGAGGTTTGCCTTCTTGATGAGGGTCTCCTCGTCAAGGGCGGCAGTCTTTTCGGGATGGTTGAAGGTCTCGGCGCGGAATTCGGGCATACCGATTTCGTTGCGCGCAACCTGGCCGCCCTTGTACTCGTCTTCCCACCGATTGGTCTTGTCGACGTCTTCAGCGAAGGACGATGGGGTGCCCGTGGTGTAGTCGGTAGCGCCGGGTTGCTGTTGTACGTGGTTCTGGTTCATCAGGGTCGGATCCGCCTTACGCTGCATTGCAGCCTGCCGGATCTGGTCTCGATTCCAAGTTGTGCGCTCGCGCATGATGTCACGTCACCTTTCTGCTCTCAGATGGATTATAGAAGGATTCTCACGAACCCGCGTCATACAGGCGACCCTTCTGGAGTAGGGTCTTCGACTCAATGTCCGTGAGGTCTCGCCCAATGTGTTGCTTGCAAGCAGCCAAAAAACGCTGATCATTCCCAAATCTTGCGGGGCCACCAACCGCAAGAATGGTCCGGTAGAGCCTAGCCTCACCGGCTACAAACCCTCGACGGGCAAATGAATCAACGAACCGAGAGATCGCCAGAAGCTCCCTCCCAGTGAATTGCTGCGCCGCCGTTACGGTCCGCCAGCCGCCATGCTTGTAGAGCATGAGGCCCTCAAGCATTCGCTTGGATAGGACACGGTTGCGCGTTCCGGCATAGACCACCTTAGCGATCTCGTGCCAGACGTAGTTACCGGCTGACTTGATCAGCCCGTCATTGGTGCTCTCATCCATGTTGTGGATGCGATTGGCGTCGTCCTTGCCCATCTCACCACGAACACGCTCGATGACCTTCTCATGCACCGTGTTGACTAGATCATCGACCACCCTCTTGAGGGGGTCTGCAGGAGCCTTGGGAGCCTCTGCTGGGGCGCCTCCTTGGTCAAACCCATCATCGAAGGCGAGATTGGTTCGAGGGGCACGCGGGGGTGTCAGAAAGAGAGATGCCTCATGGGCAAGCTGCCGGTCCCTCTCAAGGTATGCGGACGTCGCGCTTGCCGCACGTTGCAGCATTGTAGGGTCTGCTGTGCGGGCCGGTGTAGAGAAGGCTACCTGCACACGCTGTCCGATCCCTGCAATCTCATCGGGGGTGAGGATGCTGCGAAGCACCGCCCCGGTAAACGCAGGGTTCGCAACCCAGGAGGCTTCGATGAACTTGACGCTCCCAGGCTCCGCCTCACGGTGACCACAAAGCTCCGCAATACGACGGCGGTTACCAAGCTCGTCAATCCATTCGTTGCCCTTGAGGTAACGAACGTGGGGGCATAGCTGGGGCTCGTCCGCCGCAACGTTGCCGCACTTGGTGCAGATGGTGAACTCTACCGAGCACCCCATCGACAGGGTCTGCAAGCGGCCGGTGGTGATGGCGCTGATGAGGTCCCGATGCTTACGGTTCGTCGCGACGAGGATATCGATGTAGATCGAGTCACCAATGTCACGGCTTGCCGCATCGATGATCTTGCCCTTCGAAAGCTCCGGGATCTGGATGTGTTCGACGTAGTTTTCGCCCCCAACGAATGTCTTGAAGCTCGACAGCAAGAGCCGCCGTTCCCAGCAATCGTTGTTGTTGTTGATGTACTTCGTCGTGTCCGGGGATACGAGCCAATCGGCGTACTTGCGGGTGATCTGGAACCCATCGACCATCTGCCCGCCAAGGGGTGCCTTCGACTCCTCCGTATCCACCGACGCAATGATCGTGCAATGTGTCAGGAGGAATTGCTTAGGGTCGTACTCCTCCAGGATGACCTTGTTGGCCGTCTTGGAAAAGACAGGCTGCCCCGCGCCGCGAAGGCTTGTCCAAGCGTCCGTAGACACCAGGGGCTTGACGACAGCGGCATTGGCGTAGCGTAGGAAGGCCATTAGACGCCTCCACCTGCAAGGCGCTGCTCAAGAGCGTCCAAGAGGCGTAGACCTGCCTCCGGATTCTTGTGTAGCATCGCCGTGATCTTGCGCACCGTGGCGGCAAGAATGATGGGCTCATCGGTTTCATACGCCTCGCCCCCCGGAGGTACCGCCCCAATGGCGCTCTCCGCGATGACCCGGAAGAACCGTAGCGACTCGTTCCGAGCCTTCACGATCCCCTTGATGTCAACCCGGAGCTGCTTGAAGACCATGACGAGGGCGCTTAGGACGATGCTCATGTCCGATCCGAACACGATCTGGTCCATGGGGGCCTCGGCAGAATCCTCAAGGTCCCGTGCTCCCTCTAGCATGTCACGCGTCCCGATCAGGACATCCCGCATGGCGAAGGTGACCTTACCGAGAACGGAGGGGGAGAAGTCCTTGAAGTTGTAGTACCTCTTCGTGGCTCGATTGACGATCTCACCGGCATCTGCCAGGGCCGCCTTGAACCCGATGAGGTCCATCCCGAACGCCTTTGCGATGAAGAACATCTGCTGGAGCGTGTCTTGGAGGGCCAAGGCGAAGATCATGAATTGATCAGTGGTCTTCTTTCCCCGATACTCCGCCCAAGCCGTCGCAGCTCCCTTACCGGAAACCAGAAGGGCTCGGGAGGCACGCTGAACGATGGCTAGCTTGCCCGTGCTATCGAGAGGAATCTCATCTGCGGCTGTTCGCGCGTATGTGTACATCACCACTCCACAGGAGCGCCGTCCGGCCCTAGCAAGTTGTCACGCTTGAGCAGGAATAGGCACTTGGGGCAAGCGAAGAGCCGGGCACGAGAGCCCTTCTCCATCTTGTAGGTTGTCTTGCGCATAGCCTTGCCGCACTTCGGACAAGCGGGGCGCTTGGCAAGCAGCTCCTCTTGTGTCACCCGGAATTGACGATTCTGGGCAACCCAATAGGCTGCCGAACGGTGCGCAAAGGCTTGGATCCGCATCTCGGTAGCGTTCCGGGCAAGCCGGTAGAACTTCGCCACCTCATTGCGGAGGATTTCGTCGTCGACGGTGTTACCATAGCGGTGCCACAATTCATCGTAAGCCGCGACCTCATCGGCCGTCTTCGCCCAAAGGCTCGACAGGGCTACGTAAAAGGGGGCTGGAAGGACATCCGTTCGCCATAGGCGCCCAAGGTTGGCCGCCTGCCTCGCCATCGCGACGTCGTATCCTGCGTAGTAGGAGAAGTCGAGGGATGGGGGGAGGTACTTGGCGAATTGGGGGTTGACCCTGACGATCTCTTCCGCCGACATACGCTCATTGCCGTAGGGCCATTGTACGTCGACGTAGCCGATGCCCTTATGTACCGCTGTGACCCGACCGACGAAGGGGGAGAGGTCTCCATGCACGGGGGCAAACCGTTGAACGGTGTCCCCGGGCTTGAAGTCCTTGACCAGCTTCCAAAAGTCGATCATAGGTCGTCACGCACCTGTTCAGGGCGCCAGGGGGCGGCCGGTGGTGGATTGTCCGTGGTTGACGGCGGAGGTCTGGTCATCCTTGTAGGCGCTCATGTAGGGCTCATCAGCGTCGGTCTGGATAGGGGCCATGGGGTTCTTGAAGGTGTCCATGTAACCTTCGTCCGCATCGCGCTGGATGACTTCGGCTTGACGGCGCTGGAAGGACGCCTCACCAAAGGATCCCACTTCGACCTCGTCAGCGACGCGGTCAAGGTCATTCACAATCGCCTTGGCGACTTCGAAGGGTATGCCCATCTGAGCATACTTCTTCTCGATTTGCCCGGCGATGTGGTCGAGACGGGCGAGGACGGTGTCAGCGGTCTTGGCAGCGAGCTTGATCGACATGTTAGCCTCACGTTGGATGTGTGCGTTCTGCTCCCCTCCTGGATTATAAGCAGAAGTTGCAACCGTCAGGAGCGTCCCTGTGTTGCCAACCCCAGCCAGGCGGCGGAGAAGATCTTCGTAGACAGGGGGAGGGAATCCCACCGAATAGAAGCCATCCTTGGTTGTCCGGATGGCGAGATCAAGGGCAGCGCGAAGCTGTGCGTCACGCGGGGCGCCCTCATAGTTTTCCTTGAGCACGGTTTGCTGTAGCCAGCTACGCGCCTCCTTGAGGATGAGGTCAAGGTCGGCAGCCGTAATGTCCCGCTGCTGTGCTTGGGTCCACGGGACGTAGGCTTCATTGGTGTGGTAGGGTGCGATCCCGTTGTAAACAGCGGTCTTCATTGATGTCCCCCGGGGATAAATGAAATCGCCGGTCTTGGTCTTCTTAGCCTTCTCGGCCCGCATACGTGCCTCCTCCTTAGCTGCTTCAAGGCGCTCCTTACGGGCCACCTCAGCCTCAAGGCGGGCTTGTTCCTTGCGGGCCTTCTCAGCCTCTGCGGCCTCCGTCTTGGGATCCCAGAGGGTCTTGCGCACCTTGTCAATCTCTGACTCGTCCGTGAGGTTCTGAACGTAGCCAAGCGGCATCGGAGGCTTGGGAGGCTCCCTCGGCTCAAGCCCGAGATCAGGCATAACGGGAGCCTTGGGCGGGGTCATATCAAGGGCGGGCAACTCGTGGAGCTTCTCCCGGGTAGGGCGCTCAATCTGTGCGACCTCATAGTACATCTGAACGTTGTGCTTCCATTCAGCGAGGTCGTTCTCGTACTGCTCCTGCTCCTTATCGAACTTCTCCTTGGCCTTCGCTTGAGCCTTGTCGTACTTGGCTTTGTCCCGCTGCCACTGCTTGAAGTCCTTGACGTATTGGGGGTAGTCCTTCTTGTACTGCTCAGCATCCCGAGCCGCCATCTCGTCACGAACAACGCGGTACTTGTCAGGGTCGACCGTCTTGAGCCTTGCCAAGACCCGCGTCTTGAAGGCCCGAGCCATATCGTGCTGGATCGCGTCTGGCGGATAGCTCTTGGCACGTTCCGCGAAGAACTTGTCCGACTTGAGGAGCCCATTGATGATCTCTTTCGGGGTGCTGTGCTCCGTGAATGAGTCATCTGACCCTGACGATAGGAACTTCTCCTTTGCCAGGTGATAGTCATTCGCCTGGTAGTAGGATGTGATGAGACGGGATACAGCGGAGTCATCCGTCCCACATAGCTTGAAGGCAGCGCGGATCTTGCCCTCTGAAATCTTGGTCAGCTTACCCGAGGAGAGGGCCTGCTCAAACACGTCGTCAGCCGCCTCCTTAGCCCGCTTGTCGCGTTCTTGGGAGGTCTCTGCGGGGTTGTGTCGCAGGTGAAAGTCAGCCACGCCAAGGGCCAAGTCCGGGGGGATACCCGCCTCCCCGAATGAATCAACCATCATGTCCCTGGCAATGAGACTCTTCGTGAACACCTTCATCCGGTGTTGCTGCATAGCAGCAGCCTTCTTATCGGGGTCCAGATTGTCGAATGGGACCCCCCCTACCAGTGTAGGGGGGCGGACAGCGAGAGGATCCAACGAAAAGGACCCTCGTGCATCCTGAATGAAGCTCGCCCGTGACGAGGGCGTCATCGGATGTTTGAGAAATGCGGTGTGTTGCTTGACGATCTCCCGGATCTCATTCGGATGGAGGTTGGCCGCCGTTATGTCACCAATCATGTGAAGCGGAAGGTTATCCATCGCTTCACTCATGGCTTCATCGTAGTCTTCCTCCGTATAGTCCTCCTCCGGGGGTGGTGGGGCGCCTTCCGGGATCTTGGTCTTCTTCTCGGGCTTGGCTTCTTCCTTCGGAGCAGCGTCGCTCTTGGGAGCCTCGCTCTTCGGGGGCTCTTCACTCTTGGGCGCCTCGCTCTTGGGCTCATCACCCTTGGGGGCGTCGCTCTTTGGGGGAGCCTCACTCTTGGGCGCCTCGCTCTTGGGAGGTGCTTCGCCCTTGGGGGGCTCCTCACTCTTAGGTGGTTCGGAACTCTTGGGAGCCTCCTCACTCTTGGGGGGCTCCGGGTTCTTAGGCGCGTCTCCCTTGGGGGACTCCTCACCCTTGGACTCTGCGCCTTTGGGGGGCTCCTCGCTCTTGGGAGCTTCGGCCTTCGGCGCCTCCTTGGGCGCGGGGCCTGCCGATCGGGCGGCCTCAAACAGGTCCTTAATGGTCTTGAGACCCCCGGGGAACTCACGATTCCCAAAAAGGGCCGTCAGAGGCATGTCCGGGCTATCCTCGATGGCATCCTTCAGCTCGTTTTTCGGATTCGCGAACTGCTTGAGGACCTTCGATAGGATGGGGTCTTTCTTGGCTTGATCATATAGCTCTTTACCCGCCGCTGCATAGTCAGCCTCACCCTTCGGGGCTTCCTTGTCCTTGGGGGCGTCTTCGCCATTCGGGGCTTCGGGCTTGCCCTCGGATTCCGGAGCCTCGTGCTTATCCGCGTCGTAGGGCTCGTACTGGCCCGGATTCTCCTTGAGCGTCCGGGGGCTCACCATGACCATGACCTTGTCGGTTTTGTTCCAAGCCGGAACGCGCTGGTCTTGACTCAAGCCTAGAAAGCGGCGCGCCACACGGGCCGCCAGGGAGGCATCCTTGTCGGCGTCCCTGTCAGGATCGTCTTCCTCAACACGCTCCCGGCGTAGGTCATGCCGGGGCGGCTTCTGCTTAGGGGCCGGACGGACGAGGCGCTCTGCCTCGTCTTGATCACGCTCGTAGTTGTCCTTGGTCGCGGTGCGCATGTGACCAACCCGATTCATAGGCAGAATCTCAGAACCGGCCCTCCTCTTGGGGCTCATCTTTGACCTTGAGGCCGAGGTACTTGGCCATCTTGTCGAGGATGTCGGTCTTCTCTGCCAGCATTCGGCCAATCTCACCGTAGAGCGACCGGATGACCTCGTTGAAGGTCGAGTCGTTGACGGTGAACATGTCCTTCTGGATCTTCTCTTGCGTATCCATCGGGTCGAGATTGAACATCTCGAGAATGACGTCGACCGAAACGCTGCCCTTCGTGTAGAGGTTGTAGAGCGCGTCGAAGGTGTCTTGGCTGTCACGTAGGGGGAGCCGCGTGAAGCTGAGGCGCGGGTAAAGCACTACCTCTTCGCCCCACTTGTTCTTCTCGACAAACCCCTTGCGGCGGGCAACGGGCTCGAAGAGGTACTTCTCAACGTACTCCTGAATGACCTCACGGAGGAAGAGGTATCGGGTGTTGATGACTTCGAGCTTGAGACGATCTCCTGAATAGAGGGCCTCGCCGCTCATGAGGCTCTCGGTCACACCGAGGCCCGAAAGAAGCTGACGCTCCGTCTGCTCGTACTCCCCGGAAAGGTCAAGAAGCCGATCGCGGCTGCTCTGCTCTTCCCAGTGAATCTCGTAGTTCGTGACAATCGAATAATCAGGGTCGACAAGGGACAGGTCGACCTGCTCACGAAGGTCCTCTGTGTCCATATCCGAAAGGCCCTCCGCCCAAACAAGGCGTCGGGGGGTCATGGCCCGGCTGGCGATCTGGGTCTGAGCTTGGCGGAGCTTGTCACGGTAGTAGAGGACCCGAAGGCATCGGTCGAGGATGCTGTGGCCAAGGGCCTCATCCGCCCCATGGCGGGCCTTGAGGTGATAAACGAAGCTCCCCTCATCGGGATCCGTCCCAAGGGGGATGAGGTTGCCCAGCTCAAGATGCTCACGGACCTCATCGGGGATCTCTTGGACCATCTCCATGGCGACCGGGTCGCCCATCTTGGCTTGCTCAATGAGGGCGCGATCGTTCGAGGAGGGTATGAGATTGACCTTGACCTTGTCCGTGAAGGAGAAGGTCTTGACATCGACCTGGTCAATGGGGAGGATGATAAGGCGCTCCCACCCCTGGTAGTGCTTCTGATAGTAGGCAAGCTCGGCATCCTCGCGATCGGGGCGCTCAACCCAATTCTCGATGTGGCGCTCTTCGGCGCCACGTGCCTCGGTGTAGACCGACTCAACGGAGATCTTGCGATCATAGCCGATATTCTGGGGGACCTCGACGGTGCTATCCTCGGCGAAGAAGTGCACGTTGCCGTCAAGCCAGTAGTGGTGGACGCCCGTGATGAGCCTCTGGAATAGCTTGATCCGGTCACACATGCGCTGGAAGAAGAAATGGATGTACTTGCCGTAGTCATCCGGGCTTTCGTAGCCCTCGGGGCAAGTCGTAGGGCGCGGCGGCGCGAGGCGAACCTTTGAGAGAGGCAGCTCCGTGTGGAGGTCAATGGCTTGACCTACCAGCGGCTCGCTGTTGTAGAAGTGACGGTAGATCTCGCGGCGTTCACGCGCGCTTTGCGGTAGCTCGAGGAAGTCGGTTGAGAGCTGGGGCGAGAAGAAATTCGACGTCCCGCTCATCGTGGTGTTGGCGCCTGCCAAGCTCTGCGTCGGGAAGCCGTAGGAGCTAGCTTCCTTCTGCATCTTGGCGATACGCCTGACTTCACGCTCCTTGGGCGTGAGCCCTGTTGTGCTGGCACCCTTGGACATGTAAGGGTTACGCGATGTGGGGCGGACGGTCACAAGTGACTCACCGTCGATGTGATGCGGCACATTGGTGATCTTGTTAGGCATTGACTAGATCCTCCCCGAAGAGTTCGACCATGTCGTCATTTGGGGGAAGAAGCCCTCTAGGGGCCTGACGTTGAATCGGAGGCTTGTTCTCCTTGGAACGGGCGTCCTCTTCCCGTGCAACCTTCTCGAGGGTGGACGCGACCACACGACACGGCGTAGTCGTCCGCCTCAACCCCTGATCCACCATCCCTGCAAAGCGTGTCCAAGTGTTTGCGTACATCAGGTAGGCTGACGACACGTCCGAGGGGGCGCGTCGTGCATACTGATGAATCGAACGGGACAGCTCGTAGATTCGACGGGCATCCTGCTCCATACGATCGCGGATCGCATTGATCTCGTCGATCGCGGCGCGGGGTTCCATCAGGGAGGGGGTTGTGGGGTTTCTCATCTACATCTTCCTACAGCGACGTCTGAATCCCCAAGTAGAAGCGATTCAGCTCACTGGGGACCTGAGCGCAAATCCCCGTGAAAAAGCACGGGGCCTTGGGATTACCAGAAAGCGTAAGCTCGTCTTCATTCGTCCAGATGCCCCTTAGCGAAAAATACAAGGGGTCGTTCTCGGTATAGATGATCTCCACAAGCGGCCCACCACCAATCCTGGACGCATAGGTGTAGCGCTCGTAGGTCGAGGTGGAGATGATGTTGTTGCCCAAGAAGATCGTGGCGTAGCGGTAGTGGGGCTGCTGCCGCGTCATGGCCGTGAAGTCGTCCCCGGGTTCGTCCGATCCCCATACGAGGAAGCCCCCATAACGACCGTCTGAATAGGTCACGACACGGATATCTTCACCGGCCGGGGGATCGACCCACATAACGCCCTGCCCACCGGGCCACCCCCCATCGACCATAGCTTGAGAGACCGCCACCGTGTAGGTGTCACCCTTGAACAACACGATCACGTCTCGGGAGCGAATGATCTCAGGCATGTCAAATGGCCGTTTGCAGCACGAGGTTGAAGTTGTTCGACGCCCTGGGCGCTTGGACGATGTAGGCGAGGTAGTACGTGTTGGGCGCTCGGGGATCCCCTGAAAGCGTCCATTCATCCTCGAGGGTCCAATAGCCTCGGAGGCTGAAAACCACACGTTTCCCTGCCGTGTAAGGGATCGGAATGAGAGGGCCTCCGCCCGTGCGTGAAGCGTAGGTGTACTTCTCGTAGGTTGAGGTGGATAGCAGCCACCCTCCCATGCAAAAGACGGCGTGCCCGTAGGTCACCTGCTGACCCGTAAGAGCCGTGAACTTGTCGGATGGTTCGTCAGATCCCCACAAGAGGAATCCTCCGTACCGTCCATCCGAGTATGTGACCGTCAGCTCCCCAGTCGTTGAGGGTGCCCACATGACGCCTTGGCAGCCGGGCCATCCGCGCTGTAGCATTGCAGGAGCCAACGCCACCGGAAGGGCGTCACCCTTGAAAAACACGGTACAGTCGCGGGTTCGGATGATCTCAGGCATGGCTCAAATCGACGTTTGTATGGTCATGTAGTGGTCGTTTTCAGCCGTTGGCGGCTGGCTCACAAAGCCGATGTAGTAGTTATTCGGTGCCCGTGGGTCTCCCGAAAGCGTCCATTCATCCTCGCTGGTCCACAGCCCTCGGTTGGAGAACACAAGGCGGTCGGACCCGTGGTAGTCAATCTCAACAAGAGGGCCACCCCCCATGCGTGATGCGTAGGTGTAGCGCTCGAAGGAGTTCGTCACGATGAGCCACCCGCCCGATCCATTCGTTCCAAACCGATAGATGGCCTGGCTACGGGTCGAGGAGACGAGCTGATCAGACTCCTCATCGGAGCCCCACAGCATGAAACCCGCGTAGAGCCCGTCCGAGAACGTCACCATGAATTCATCGCGCGGGGATTCCGCCCACATGACGCCCTGTCCCCCACGCCACCCTCGGGCGGCCATCTCATCGCTCACGGCTACGGGGTAAGAGTCCCCTTTGAAAAGAGCGATGCAGTCACGCGTCCGGGGGACAATCATACGTCCTCCTGATCAGAGGTCATACGCCCAGGCATTTGCCCCCAGGCGGTGACGATCTTCTCAAGCAACCCAATGGCGGTATTGCTTCCGTCCACGAGAGAGGCCCAAGACCCACCCATCTGACGGTAAACCACGCGCAAGGCTTGGTAGTCTGCTTTGCGCACAACCATACCCTCACCAAACAGGTGGTCGACGAGTTGCCGAATGATCCTATTGGCTAGCTGGTTCGGAGGGGCAGCAGGTGCATCCATGGTCTCTACAGGGGCGTTGTAGAAAAGGATTCATCGCATACGCCCCGACATTCTCGACCGTGAGGCTCGAGGATTCCGATCCATCATAGCCCCGTGGGACCTCATCCGGGCCGATTGGTACGCCATCGTAGAAGCAGGAACGGCGGCGTGAGGGCGTACGTCTCCAACAACGCGCCCGTTGGCGGTGTACTTCTGATTGGACATGCGCTCATGCGTGAGCCAGATGGCGCGGATGAGCGCGTCGCTCTGGTCGTCATGGGCACCCGCGATCTTGGGAGCCTCGACAATGACGAGGTTACGTGAGACCTGCTGGGCTTGTAGCGAGAAAAGCTCCTCGATGAGGGGGGATTGCTTGGTCCCCTCCACCGGGATGGGGTAGTTGTAGAGGGACAAGCGCTCATCGAACATGAGCATCTTGGCCGTCTGGAACATCTTGCTCGATTGGTCCCGCGTGAAAAAGTCGCTTTGGAATTGGGTGAGCCCCCTCTTGTGAAGCGCCTGCTCCAAAGGGATGCCGTTCCAACGGTCAAAGAGACCGTCCGTGATGTAGAATCGCTTGGTCAGCTCTTGGATCCAACCCGCGATCTCGTCGAAGTCGAGACGGTCAACGTTCTCGAGGGTCTTCGCATAGGGCACCAGCGGTTCATGAAGGTGCGGATTGCTGGTCCGCCATGACACACCAGCGTACCAGATCTCATGATACGCCAGAACGACTCTGTCCCCAACAGCATAGGTGATGGCAATGGAGGTCCCGTCACCAACCAAACCAACGTCGACGCCCATCTGATATGGGTAGCGGAGCATCCCAAGATCCGTGGGACGCGCTTCGGGGTCGATACACGCCAGGAGGTCTTGTCGGCGCTCGATCCACCCCTTGAGGCTATCCGTGAAGTCCGCCCCGTGCTCCACCATGAATACGGCGGGGTCTTCGTGGTACTTGCGGCGATAGTAGCTCGTCGCGATCGTCGGGTTGATTTCCCAGGTCGGGGCTTGGATAGCGAGAAGGTTCTCCGACCCCGGGCGGTTGTGCATGGCGTCGTCGTAAAGCTCGAAGAACTTGCCGCTCTTGCCCAAGGGGGACGAGATCAAGATGACGCGGGCGTCCGTGGGTGTCTTCGGCCCGTTGATGGGCATACCCGTATCTGGATTCTTCGGCGAGAAGGCAGCGGTGGACGGTGTGACGGCGTCGTAGATGTCCTTGGCGGACGATTGCCCCTTGTCTTGGAAGTGCGCGGCCTCGTCAAGGATGACCATCGCGTTACCGGACCCACGGAGGCCCTTGGCGATGCACGACTTGAAGGTGACGCGGAGGCTGGCCTTGCCGTTGAAGCTGACGAACTTGCCCTCTTGGGTCCGGGACGTAGGCCCGTACCGTTCGATCTCATAGGGGGTCCGGAAGTTGACGAGCTTCTGAGTGTTATTCGCGACGTATGGCTTGAAGTAATCACACTTTGCCAGGTGGCTTGTCACCTCATTGTAGAGGAGTGACGCCTGATCCTGGTCGGTCGCGACGCTGATGATCTGGATACGGTTGCCGTTGGGTAGGCCGTAGTACCGTTGGGGATTGTGAAGGTTGAGGAGCCGGTAGATCTCGTAGGAGGCGAAGATCCCGCTGAGAGTCGTGTTGTGGTTCGTCAAACCATTGGCAACGAAGGACGCGCCGTCAGGCACCGTGAGGTCATATACCTGCCCCTCACCCTGCTCGACGCCAACCACGGGGTCGTAGAAGTAGTCAAGTCGTAGAAGCTCCTCGAAATGAGCAGTCTCCTCGGCCCCGGCACCAAGTTCGCGGGCTACTGTGAGCGTCTTGATGAGCCGGGGGTAGGTAAGGTCTTCTCCCTGGTTAGGCTTGCAAGCATTACCGAGAACCAACCTGAGCTTAGCTCTCCCCCACCCAAGCTCACCCCGTGCCGGGTTGCGTTTGGGGACGGACTCCAACCAGTCACGGATGGCCCGGTGCTGATGTGGGATACTCTCTGTGTCCGACTTACCTTCCTGTGCGGCCTCCAAGGCAGCGAGCATAGGCAAACGCTTCTTGTCGGAGTCGAAACCCACCAAGGCTGCAAACTGCCGTCGAGACCGGACCCCCTTGACGGACAAGACCGCGTAATGCTTGCGTGTCTTCCTGTCCCACTTGCGGGAGACGTTCGACACAATGCCAAGGTTGAGTAGGAGGATCTGGACTTCATGGGCCAGCCGGAAACTCGCACTAGAAAGAGTGATGTGCCGCCCGCCACTCTCAGCACACCCGTCCGTTTCGAAGAGACCCCGCAAGAAGGCACACACCACGGGACGGGGCGAGCGTAGTACAGCCCAAGGCACCATCTTTTTGTCCCGTGCTGTTCCCTGTTGCCACCCAAGAGCGTCTAGGAATCGCCGTGCCCGGACGCTACACACCTCCAAACGGCCAGTGTTGGCGGTACGTTTGTCCATTTGCACACGCGGCTCCCCGAAGTGCTGTGACAGCAAACCCCGAAGGTGTTCCCACGTCTCTGGGTGTTCAACCGTGAGTGCAACGGCATGACCATCCCCCCAGGTGCCATCGCCCACGAGATAGCCCAAAAGGTTCCCCAAGGATTCGTTCAAGGTGGTGGGAAGCGTGATGCCCTTGTAACCGTCGCCATTGTGGTAGGGGCGTAAATCCAGGTAGTCAGAAGCCCACAGGTCTGTGTTCCGGTTGAGCGCCACGAAATCCCCGGGGCGGATCTCGTCTAAGTAGCGCCATTCGACGCGCCCAGATGGGGCCATGACCTTGATCCGGTGGTTGGCCGTCCCGGAGAGGCTGTAACCGGAGTCGGTGCGAAGCATGAAAGTCGGCTTCAAGCCGCCGTTGTAGAAGGCGGTTGCGGTCGCACGCCTGCTCGCTTCCTGTCCGACCCCGATCTGGGCCGGAGAGAAGTCCTCCTCGGGCGCCGCGCCTAGCTCCTCAATGCGGAAGACGCCGTTCGAGGTGGGTACCAGAGTACCCTCTTCGACGCACTTGCCCGCGCGACGGCCGATGGCAAGGACGAGGTCCTTGCGCTCGTGATCCTGTTCCCCTATGTTACACCGGCCCTCGTTGTGAAGGAACCGGAGGTACTCCGCCTCGCTGAAGCGATAGAGCACCTTGGTGTTGAACATGTCCGTGACGGTGATCGTCGGTTCGCCGGTATCAAGCGGGAGGAAGTAGTAGAGCTTGACCAGGAACCGCTGCGCCGGATAGAGGCGCATGTTGAGCCCCCACGGCTGCTCGATGTAGTCAAGAATGCTGAAGATCTTGGGCTTGGTCGGGGCGGTTTCACCGCTTACGGCGGCGGCTATGTCAACTGCGACGAGGTCCCGCTTAATCTCTTGCCCGGCATTACGGATGAGGGAGGTGATCCCTCCGGACTTCTTGGCAGCCATAGGTCACTTTCCGGCCATCTCTTCGGAGGCGCGATCCTCCCACCCGTCAAGAACGGTCTCCAGGCGATTGAAGAAGAGGTCACACTGCTCCGGGGTGAGGAGATCTTGAGCGACCTCCTTGAGGGACAAGATCCAGAAGGAGAAGACCCTCTGGAAGCGCTCACCGTGGAGGTCCACCGCGTCTGCCCCGAGCTTCTTGAGTTCGAATTGAATCGACGCGATCTTGTTGAGGGTCTCAACACGGCGACTTGAGATCTGCGCCGTGTCTCGCCCATACTTCTCGTTTTCGATCCGTTGGAAGTGTAGGGCGGCAGACTCCTTCGCGACTTCGACGAGAAGGGCGCGGATAAGGGTGATGGCATCCTTGCCCTTGGCGGCGAGAACGATCGGGTCGGCATCGATGAACTTCTGCTTCTCTGCGCTCATCGCGGCATGGTACTCAAGATCGCTCGTGGTCGGCATACGCTCGACCTTCCGAGGGCGGCCTCGACCACGCTTGACCACGAGGGGGTTCTTGCCGGTATTTGGGGCGGCGTGTACCGGCAAGAGCTGACGAACGTTGTCCGTAGGATCGTCTGTAGGCTCGTCCGAATCCTCAACGGTCTCGTCCTCTTCATCAGGCTCAACCGGATCGGGGTCAGCACCGCCAACGTCGGTCGGGTCCACTGGGGGATCGGCCGGGGGATTGTCGTCACGCGGGGTGTTGTCTTCAGGCATCTTTTCGGCGGACATGGTGACTCTCCTCACCCGACAGCCTTGGCACCTCCCCCACCCTCGGTTCGAATGAGGTACTGGGAGAGGTTGCGTACGGCGTCATAACCTTTGTCTTTCGGGACTTGCTTATCGAGGGCCTTCTGCAAATCGTGCCCCGTTTCCGCGAAGTTGCGGACGCCCATTTGGTTCGGGGTTCCAGCGAAGACGTCTTCAGGTCTAATGTCTCGGCGGTCCGGGGGCACGGTCTCTTCGAAGTGATCCTCAACGCTCCGTCCATGCTCGTGGACGATGTCGGGGGCAATGCCCCTGGGCTTGTTGATGGGGTGCGTGAGCTTCTTGGCCTCTTGACGCGCACCGGGGGCTTGGTTCGCTTGGAACCTGGCAGCAACACGGAGGGCAATGAGGCGAAGATTCACAGCTTGATCCCTTGGTTTCCGAATTCGATCGTCACGTCGATGGGCTTCTGAGGTTCATCGATAACCACCTCTGCCTCACGTTGCGACATCTCGAATTCTTGAAGCATAGCATGGCCGTTGTTTACAAGCCCATCGTAACTGATCTCGGTAGCCGGACCAGATGACAGGATCGCCTTCTGCTGGGCAGCCTTGTCTGCATAGTAGGGCTCGCCCAAGGTCTTGTTGAGCTTCGAGCAGTATCCTGGCTTCGTTTGAAGGATACAGGAGGAGCACTTGGGGCCGGGCTTGACATTCGCCACCAAGCGGCTCCGGTGAAGGCGCATTGCCTCTTCACAACCGTGGCCGTAGTCGGCGTAGATCGTGGGGTCGACGTAGTAGATCCCCTGGAGCCCTTGTTCAGCCAGGACCGGCTTGAGGTCGTCCTTGGCGGCGATAAGGTCACGGGGATCGAATCGAGCAAGCATGGCCTCACGGAGCTGGTTCCCGTAGAGACCCTCGTTGATGTAACGGGAGGCTGTTCGGACGATCTCACGCCGGGTGATGCCCGAGGTGACTTGCCCAACGGGCTGCCCATGGAAGGCCGTCTGGACGTTCAGACGTTCAGACGCTTGGACGCTTGAGGTCCGGTGTTGCTCGACCGCCGCATGGATAGTCCGTAGCGCAGCGGCTGGGGTCATTTGCATCGGAACCGAATAGACCGGGGAAAGGCGCCCTGCCGTCCGATGCTCTTGAATGACGGTGGTGACCGTTTCCGGGGTGAGAATCTCAGAGGCGCTTTGGACCAGGGGCTTACCGTACAGGAGGCATCGTCCGATCTTGTTGTAGATGCAGCCTGAGCACTTGGCACCAGCAACCAAGACACGGATCCCCGGGTTGTGTCGAGCGAGGAAGTCCGCACCCTCACGGCAATCGCCGAAGCTCTCTTGAGAGGCATACACGACGCCGAAAAGTCCTGCCTCACGGAAGACTGGCTCCCAGAGAGGCTTGGACTCTCCAAGGTCACGAACATCGAAAGCTAGGCGGAGGGCTGTGACTAGCTCCTTCGGGCCACGTCCCTTGAGCATCTCCCGTCGCAGAAGGGCGATGACCGGGGCGGCACGGCGCTTTGCTGCGAGCTTGTCGGCTGCCTCTTGGGCCTTGGCGGCCTCTTGGGCTGCCTTCTCTACCCCGGCTTGGGCGGCTTCTGGGGTTGCAACGGCCGGGGGCGCCTGAATGCCTGCGCCGCGATAGACGACCCGTTCAACCGGAACGCCCTCTTCCGCTGCCGTCTTGAGGGCTTGGACATGCTCAAGCGTTGTGGCGGCGGCGATCTCCTTGAAGAGACCTTGCGCGTCCGTCACCTTGAGGCGGCCTGACTTCAAGGAGGTGTCCACCGCTTCTCGAGCGGCCTGCTTCGGTGCCGTGAGGTCCACGGTTACGGCCAACGGAGCGGGCGTGGAAGCCTGACTCATGAGCCGTGCAGTATTCTCGATCGGCTTGGGCATAGCTGCCGGAGGCGCGATCTTGATAGCTGGGGCGAGGAAGGCTTCGCGGATACGCTCACGGGCGGTGAGGTTGGGCTGATCCTTGATGTCACGCCCCGCTGCTTTGAGACGGCTTGCGACCTTCTCTGCCAGGGCCTCGGTGTAGGGCAGCTCAATGACAAGCTGCTTGTGGAATTGGGAGCAGTGACTCTTACCGGCCACCTGTTGGGAGTGGGCACAATCGCGACAGGCTGCCTTGGCGAGCACAAAGGGAGCGTTGGAGGCGTGCTTGGTGACCAGCTCCAAGCCCTTACCACTTGCGCACCCCTGGAAGTCAGAGGCGTCCACGTAGAAACGCCCAAGGAGTCCGCGCTCCTCCATGGTGGCCAGGATCTCTTGTGAGGCTGCCGTCAAAGAGTCACGATCGAATCGCTTGACCAGGGCGTCTTCAACACGGGCGGGATCCGTGGTTTGAAGCAGGGCCAGCTTGACGACCCGGACGATCTCAGCAGGCTTAGCCCGGAGAGCCCCGTGTGTCTTGGAGAGGTCGCCCATTGTCCGTGGGACCGCCGCCTGATTTGGCTCGAGGTAAGAGGTAGCAGGCTTGTCCTCATGGCTCCACAGGGCTTCCAGATCGGGGGAGATCTGAAGGTTCTGCTCCGGAAGGCGATCTTGTTTGCGGTATTCCTGCTCGTCGACATCTAGCCAATCGAGATTCGAAACCCCGCCTTCCTTCAGGAAGTTGTCCAAGTTGCCGAGGTCAGCCATTGTGCGATCCTTCCCGCGTCCGCTGGTATGTCTGGTCCGGACGGTAGTCTCTTGTGGTATAGTCCCACTTGATGTAGGGGTTATCGGTACGTTCGAAGGTTTGCCCCGTGTTGGGGAGGTCACGATCTGCATTGTAGTCCACCGATTCGTCACCGGGGACTTCGGATTGGCCTACCATGCCCCCTTTGGGGCCTTCGTAGTAGTCCGATCGCGCAACGGGCGGTTGGTCATCATTGGGCAGCATTGCGTCAGCCCACACATTGCGGTTGGGCGAGACCTGTACTTCGACACGCCGCGTGGTGTCTGGATGTTCATTGTCATGGGTAGCGCCACCAGGGTTCTTAGGAAGCCCTGAGGCGGGTCCATTGACGCCCTGTTCCCCTGTGTCAGGGTTGGGCTCACCGTAGCCGCCTGCGCCTTGTCCGTGGGCGTCGTTGCCGTTACCGTAGCCAATGCCGAAGTCCCAACCTTCGGTCGGGGTTCGCTCCGTATTGGAATCGGGTACAGCCGAGGCGGCGTCTTTCCGACATGCCGGGCATAGTCCGTAGCGCGTCACCTTGTGGGGGCTCGCGCATCGGCATTGGCTGATGACGGAATCGCAAACGAGGCATAGCTCGGTGTAGTGGTCAGCCGTCCGGTTGGTGAGGTTAGCCCAATCAGAGGGGTAGGCGTATTCGTTACCAACGCCCTCTTCACGGGACCAGTCATCATTGACCGGGGGCTCATTGCGGTTGTAGGTCCCTGCGGGGCCTTGCCCCTCACCAGGGCCGAGATGGTCAACGCGAGGCCCTGGAAGCGTCTCTACCGGGATGGTGGAGTTGGCCTGCATGTAGAACTTTGCGACCCGCGCCGCCATAGCCCGAACCTCCGGAGGCAAGGCCAATTCTGAAATCGGAACCTCCGCGTAGAGGCCAGCCGTCTTGGGGAACGTGTTATTGGCTTCGGTCGTTTCCGAAGCTCCGGGGACCTTTGAGGCAGGACCATCGGATTGCGGCGCGTGGGGTGTCTTGTTGGGACCCTTATCGTTCGCCTCTTCGATCGCTGACATCTCCTCTTCGGGTTCTTCCTCGGGGTTGTCGAGAAGCTTCTGGCTCTCTTCGACGAACCGGGAAACGTCCTCGGCGTCGTTCTGGTCGAGTTGCGCAAGACGGGGGCGCCAATGGGGTCCGTTGATCTCGTCGTGAACAGTGTCGCTGATGAGGGATAGAGCCTCACAAGCCTCGTAGAGCTTCTGACGCACTTCCTTGACGCCCATGACGTAGCCGCGCCCACCGATCAAACCGTCAGGGCTGATCGAGACGCTCTTGAGCCTGGTGAATTGGCGGTAGGCTGTAAGGGCATGTCCCAAGGAGACGCTCATAGCCCAGAGCATCTTTGCCAGGGGCTTGAGCGCCCTTGGATCGTATGGATGCTCCTTGGGAATGTCACGCTTGTGGGCGCTGGCAGGACCTGCGGCACCAAAGGGCTTCGGCGGGAAGGGCATGTCCCCTGCGGCGGTCTTCAAGCGAACCAAGGTCTTGTCGTGTGCGCCCACAATGTCACCCCTTCACAGGTTGGCCGTTGTCGTCGAAGAGCCTCTCGATGAAGAACTTGTCTCCATCCTTTTGGAGGCTCCATAGCTCCTTCTGGCTGCGATGAACAAGGGTGTCCGCCGAGACCCGAGTGAAGCCCGTAAGGTCTTGAAGCGAAGCTACACGCCGACGCATCCTGTGCGGGCGGACCATCTCAGGGTTCTGCTCAAAGCAGGCGTCGATCCCTACGGAGCCCGTGACTTGAATTTTTCCAAGATCGAAATCGCTCATGTGTGCCTCACGTAACCACTAGCCGGACGACTACGTCCGCAGACATGTTGTCACTATAACCGCTGATGCGAAGGGTCTCTTCGTAGGTCCCAAGGGCCAGACCATCGGGCGGTTGAACCAGAACTGTCACAAGTTGCTGAGATGTGCCAGGAATCTGACCGATGGGCGGTGCGAATGCCGAGAGCCAAAGGCTGAGCCCGGTGAGCTTCTGGATCTGGTAATCAAGAAGCGATGCGGCCAACCCAGTGTTGCGGATCTGGAATCCTTGCGCCGGTATGGGCGCGAAGGACCCCGACAAGGGCCGCGTAGCATGAAATTCCACAAGGGTAGTAGACAGCTCGATGTGAGCCTTGGGCCGGACGATGATCGTCACGGGGATAGCTTGAGGAGAATTCGAAGCGCGCGGGTCTTGAACGAGGACAACACCGGAGATGGGGCTGCTTGAAGCCAGGAGATTGGTGGAGTCAACGGTAACGTCGAATTGCGCGGACGCATTGGAGGCAATCCCTCCCAGCGTTGCGGGGGAGACCGTTATGTAAGCAGCCGAGGTGGAGAGGGCCGCGCTCAAGAGGCTTCCGAATACACCGCTGTTCGTAACGGTAACGTGCTGCGGCGTCGTGTAGCCCCACCCTTCATCCACTTCGAAGGTCAAGGAGCTTGGCGGACCAGCAAGGATTGACGGGGAGTAGGCGACTTGAAGCTCCGCGATAGATCCGGCCATCTTAAGGATGATGTCACCGGGGATCGGTGTGGAGTCTCGAAGGACACCCCATGGAGACACAACGTCCAAAACCGTGTAGGTCGGAGACGCTCCTGAAACATCGACGCGGGTTGTCCAACGCCACACACCCGCAGAGGTGCGCTCTTCAAATTGGTAGTCTTGCTTTCGAAGGCTGGATACAAGAGGCACGGCGACGCTCCAATCCTACTGGATGGTCGCCATAAAAGAAAACCCGCAGCTCAGGCGCACTCGTCTCCGCCACGCCCTGCCCATTGGGGGAGCTTGACCTCTCGGAGGATGTTGAACTTCTTACTAGAGATGGCGTCGAAGACCTTTGCGTAGGGCTCAAGCCTAGCATCCACCTTGGCCTTCTCACGCAAGGTTCGAACAGCGCGGAAGAAGCGATGCCGAACGCGCCCCTGGGTTAGGCCCAGCTTGGTCGCGACCTCGCTCTGACACGTGGTCTGCCACATGCCTACCAGAATGTTTATGTCGATGGGGTTGTCAAAGGCGAGGGGGAGGGCTTCGCGGATTTCTTGCTCGGTGAGGCGGGGGATCGAGAGGAGGAACTTGATACGCTGGATGCCGCGCTCCAACCGATAGCTGATGGCGGCTTGGGTGACGCCGAAGATGATCGCGATGTCCGCTTGGCGCTTCTTCTGGATGAAGTATAGCTCCAGAAGGTCTGCCTCACGGACGGGGATGCGGGGCAAGAGGGGCACGATTTGAGCCTCATAGCTCGGATCGAGTTGCTCGGCTTCGTCGTCTGTGAGCCCGGCTTGCTGCTCGGCAGCTTCCAACGGGTCCTCAAACGGCATGGCGCGATTAGCAAGTTGTGCAGGATCAACGGGGTATGTGAAGCTGCTCATCGTTGTCGCTACCTCGAACCGTGCCCGTCTGGACGGGCTGCCTCAAGTTACTTGAGAAAGCCTTGGGGGGACCCGAATAGCGGCTCCACCACCTCTGGCGCCATTTCCACATCTTGAATCCGCTCGAGAGCGGCAGTACGATCTACATTCGGAGCAATCTGTGTGACGGAAACGTCGCGTAGGGTCATGAGCCCCACGTTCAACTTCAACTGCGCTTCTGCCTCACGCAGCCTAGCATACTGTACCTTTGTTAGACCAGGCAAGCCAGAAGTGAAAATCCCTTCGACAGTACCATGGGAACGAACCAATGCCGAGAGAATTTTCACCGGGACACGAGATACGCCTGGGATGTTGTCAGAAGTATCACCCGCCATGGCCCGGAGATGCGGCATTGACGCGGGTTGGACCCCGTATTCCTCCAGCACACGGTCAACGTCGAAGAAGATCTCCTTGCGCCCACCGCTCTCTGGTACGAGCACAACCGTTGTGGACGTCACCAATTGAAGCAGGTCGCGGTCAGTGGAAATGATGATGTTCCGGTCATCCTTGAGGGTGCCGCGTACAAGCGAGGCAATGACGTCGTCGGCCTCCTCCTGGGGATTCCAGGCTTGATGGACGCCGAGGAAGGGCAAGACACCGCGAACAAAGCCTACCTGGTCAAAGCCGTCCGAGGCACGCTCCGGCCGGTTCGCCTTGTAGGCCGAGAAGACGTCCTTGCGACGCTGTGACGACCCGTCCCAGCAAACGTGAATCTGAGCGGACGGGTAACGTTTCTTGATAGCGGCGAGGCTTCGTAGGAAGCCGACGATGAGCCCGGTGGGGCGCCCCTTGGAGTCTTTGAGGTCCGAGAGGCCGGGGGCGAACCGGCACCGGAAGGCCAGGTTGAAGCCGTCGATGATTACGTTGTCGAGCATTGTGGACTCCAAGGATGCGATCTGCATCTGTATCTGGTTGATCTCGTTCACCATGGTGGTGACCCGGGTGGCCAAGTCCTTCAAACGAAGCCACCGTTGGTAGGCCGCCATCATGCGGTCGGTGCTTACCTCTACACTGTACGCCCTGATGAATTCGAAAAGATCGGAGGCGTGGGAGCGCCACCCCTCAAGGCGTTGCCAACGCTCCAGGAGTGTCGCCAAGGTTGAGGGGATCTCCAAGGGGGGTCCCTCTAGAACACGGATCAGATTCCAAAGTTGAGCCCCTCGCTCCATGTAGCCGTTGAGACGTATCAGACGGTCCCATCGAAACATGATGGCGTCCGTGCTGAGGGGATAGGACCAGGCTTGAATACAAGCGAAAAGGTCCCTCCCACGCTCTCGCCAATGCACAAGCTGCTGTAGGTTGCCGTAGGCCGTGAGCATGGGGGTGGCTTCCGTAGTGCGCCACCGGGCCAGTACGGTGGCCATGTCAAGCCAAACAGCAAAGCTCCGAATGTGTAGCTCGAGAGGCGTGTACTCCTTACGGGTCTGAATCTGTAAGAAGGATCGAGGAAGTGTCACGATTGACTGCTTCGACCGCAGCTTGACGTGGACCTGCACCATCTTGGTGTCGGGGTAGTCCTCGATGACCTCTGCCTGGAGGGCCTTGTAGGGGCCAGCCGTGATGAGGACAACGTCGCCCACGCAGATCCCTTGGTCGGCCTCAACGTACATGCGACTTCGCAGGCGTTCAATCTCTGAATTGGGGACCGTGGCCAGGGCGTGCCGGGCGTGGTCGATCAGAAGGGATTGGACGAACCTGCAATTCTCAAGGGATCGGTAGGCAGCGTCGGGCTTGACCTTGCGGACGAAGGCGTACCCTTCGACAAGGTATTGGATGACACGATCCTCCCCGATCTGTGTTATCGCCGCAGGTATGAATACATCAGCCCCCTTCAGCGCACCGCTTATAGAGCGCCGAATGATGTCGGGATCTTCACCTTCAGCACGGGGGCTTAGCTCTACGACTAGCCAAATTTCGCTCATACTGCCCTACTGCTCGGCCAAAGACGTTCAAAAGCGATTCTCCATTGATCCGGCGTGAGGATCCGGGTTTCATCTTCAGGGGTGTCCACGCTGAAGTTGGGCGGCTTGATGACGGAACGGCCTCGGGGGTGCTCTTGCGGCACGGCCTTATGGTCCAGCGCCGTGAGCGCCTTTGGGTCTTGCCCCAAGGGTCCGATCCCATCGGCCCGCACATCGGGTCCGGTCGCTTGAACCGGAACGGTGGTAGGGCGAGCCGGTTGAGGCGCAACAGGAGCCGCTGCCTTCGGCGCTGCGGGGGCCACAGGGGGAGCTGCGGCCGTCACCGGGACTTGTGCCGGTACTTGCACCTGAATGGCAGGAAGAGGCGCCTGTGCTTGAGGTAGGGTGACAAGTGAGTCGCAGACCAAGCTAATGCGTGTGTTGTAGCGCGCTTTGGCGAACTTGTCCGCGAGACGGACGACCCCGTCACCGTACTTCTGATGCAGCTTGATAGCCAGGTCGCGATCGACCGTGACGAAGTTGGTGAAGAGACCGTGCGCTAGCCGGAAGGCGTTCATTGCGGCCTCTGCCATACCCGTAGCGACCTCATCAGGACCTACACGGTCGCAAGCCTTCTCGATAAGCTCGATCGCGGCGGAGGGGTTGTCGAGGTTGAGCCCATGCTCAAGCTCAGGTTCTCCCGGACGCTTTCAAGCGTCACAGGCCCGAGCTGCGCGATCATCCCCAGCTTGTTGATGATGTCACGGACGTGCCCGTCACAATAGTCGATGACCGTCAGGATGGCGTCGTCGTCACCTTCGACCCCTTCCTTTGTCAGGATCATTCGCATACGGGCGAGCACGTCCTCACGGTTGATCTTGCGGATCGAGTACTCTTCGCAACGGGAGCGGATCGTGCCACGGATCTTTTCGGGCTCCGTCGTGCAGAAGATCCCGATCATCTTCTTCTCTTCGAGGGGCTTGAGCAAGACGTCCTGGGAATCCCGGGACATCCTGTGAACCTCGTCAAAGAGGTAGATGCGCTTGGACCCCGTCAGGGGCATGAAGGCCAAGTCGTCCACGATGGACCTGACGTTATCGATGGTCCCCTTGGACGCGGCATCAAGCTCAACGTATGAAAGGCACGCCTCGTCAAGAAAGGCCCGACAATTCTCGCATTCGTTGCAAGGCTCTGGGTCGTTCCTATCGAGGTTCTGGCAAAGCAACGCCCGCGCAAGAATGCGCGCGAGCGTCGTGTTATGGTTCATGAACCCGTTAGCCGCGAACATCTCACCGTCAGGAACATTGAGGTCGTAGACCTCACACTCACCTTGAGACAAGTCCACCACGGGGTCGTAGTAGAACCCGGCGTCCGCAAGGATCTTGAAGTGACCTGTCAAACGCGGGGGGAAGTGATGCAGGATGTAGCCCACCTGCTTGGCGGTACAGGCGACCTTGCCTCTACGGCACCGGAGGAAGTGGCCAGCCTCGGATGATCGGAGGTCGGATGGGAGACTGGCGTAGAGCTGCGCCACGTGCCTCGCCTGGAAGGGCACTACGTCGTAAGCATTCTCCAGCTTACGGCGTCCGGTGGTGTGGTCTCCGCGCAAGATTGCCGCCAGAGCTTCCTGCTTGCGCTGCGAGATGAAACCAATCCTATCAGCGAACTTCTGCAAGCTCGTACGCCGTACCCGAACCCTCCAGTAGAGACCGTACTTGGGGTGCCTCTTTGGGAAGCGCCGTGACAAGATCCCGAAGCTCAAGAGCAACACTTGCACCTGCCGTGCAAGCTCAGGAGATTTCGTTACGGCTTCCACCACGAAGCCGCTAGCAGAGCCATCAGCCTCGAAGTAGGCCCGGAGGAATTCAGCTACCACCGGCTCGGGAGACGCCAGGACTGCCCAAGGGATGGTCTTCTTAGCCGCCCCCACGTAATCCACGCCGAGGTAGGCCAAAAAGCTCCGCAGCTGCACGCGACTACAGCGGAGGTTGGCATTCCCGCTGGAGCCACGTCGGTCAAGTGTCTCCGAGCCAGAGCCTCCGAGCCGATCCAGAAGACGCAAAACATCCTCTTTGATCTCCGGATCGGCGCAGGTGACACTCACGTCCGTACGCGTAGCGCAGACGCCGTCACCAGCGAGATAGCCCATCAACCGCCCCCAATGGCCGTCCAGGAACGCAGGGGGCTTGAAGGGAATGCTAGAATGATCAGCAGGGAGCGGCTCAAACTGGTACCCGGAAAGATCCGCACCCTGTCCGAAGAAACCGTAAGGGGCGATGCAGGCAAAGTCCCCCACGGCCAAATCCCCCAGGCGCTTCCAGTCAATGACTCCTTCAGAAGTCATGACACGAATGCGATGCTCTGGCGTACCCTCCAGAGCGTACCCAAGGTAGGTGCGCAGTCGCACCGTCTTGCGTACCCCACCCCGGTAAGTGTACGCAGCCTTCGCCGGGCCTGACTCCTGCGCAACGGTGACATTGATGGGATCAATCTGATGCTCCCCCATCAACTTCTGAATAGGCAGCAGCCCGCGATCCGTTGGCACGAGGGTGTCCCCCCGAACACACTTCCCTTGGCCGTGACCGCCCGAGAAGATGTAGCTAGTGTTCAGGGCCGTCCCGGCCTTGAGCCGGGACTTGAGAATGGCGACAGCGCCCTCTTGCCCGAGAACGTCGGTAAACTTCAGCGGACGATACTTGATGTCCCACATAGGCGGGGTCCTCTCTCAGGGTACTACTACCCCACTATGCCCGTGTGGTCTGCTGTTGTGTAGCCTCCGTGGAGGTTTCAGAGACGATGGCCTGGAGATCGATCTCCTTGGCGATGGAGGTGAAGCCCGCGAGGTCGTCGTTCCACGCACCGTGACGACGAAGGATGGATGAGAATTCACGAACGTCCGGCTCGCGCAGGGTCCACTTCATGGGGGCGCCTGCGTCTTCTTCGTCCTCTTCGCCCCAGCAGCATTCAAGCAGGTGGTCGACGAGGGCGGTGCGCTGCTCGGCTGTCATCTCGTTCCAGCGGTCAAGGCCGACCTCCATGAGGAAGTCGACGTCGAGCAGGTATTCGAGGACGCCGGAGATCTTGCGAACCTTGCCGTTGACGGGCTTGCCGCCCTTCATTCCGGCCTTGTCGCAGAAGACGTACCGGATGCGAGCGGTAGCTAGCTCCGGGTGGTAGGTAGGGATGAGCTGGGTTGCCAGGGCTTGAACGGCGTCGGCGTTGTCATAGATTCGAGGCATCGAAAGACTCCTGTGTGCTCTTCAAAAAGGCGAGTAGCCTTGTGTCTCCCCACGCCTCCCAAATCTCCGAGGGGTCCTTGGCTAGCTTCCCGTCAGCCAATCTGGCGGGTGGGTAGGCGATGGTTTGTACTTCGAAAGTGTCTCCGTAGGCTTTGGTGAACCGTGCACAAGATGCCCGGCCGGTTCGGTCCATATCATACCCGAGCGCGACGTGCTTGACAAGACGTCGAAGAAAACGAGCGAGCTGATTGGGGACGCGTGCCGTAAGGGTAGCGAATACGTAGGGGATCCCCCGCTGTATCGGGAAGACGTCAAAGGCACCTTCCACAACGAAGGCTCGGCGCGTACGCCACACGGCAGGCATTGCTTGACCGAGCCCGAAGAGAACGGGCTCTTCACGCTCGATGACGTACTCGCTGTAGCCCTTGCGGGCTTGATCGACATGCCTGAATTGCATCCCAAGGATCTGCCCCAGCGCATTGGTCAGCGGTAGCGTGAAGACGTCATCGATCCGACCCTCACCTTGAGCCCATTTGACGAAGTCCTTAGCCTCGGCAGGCAAGGCTGGGATGACCCCATTCAGATGCCCAAGGTTGTAGAGATCGATCTGCTCGTCGGACACACCGCGACCATAGAGCGCATCCCGGACGCGCTCGTCCAATTGCTGATGCGCATGGGCAGCGAGGTCATCGAGCCAGCTCATGACACCACCGAGAAGCTGCGGTTGGCCTTGAAGACCATGACGCCGATGTAGTCATCGCTGCGCAAGTAGACGCCTGCGTCAGCGGCCACCACGAGGCGTTGCTTGGCAGGGACCGGGCCTACGAGGGTCTGCACGCCGTCAACCACCGAGACGTAACCTTGGAAGCGCATGAGGTACTCCGCCGTCTTAAGATCGACCCCGGTTTGGTGGAGATCCTCCTCCGGGATGACGATCGAACGGGGTTTGATACCTGCGGCACGCATCTTTTCCAAAGCCTCTGGGACAGAAGTACACCGATTGTCCCAGCCTCTGTCTTGGATTGTGCGCAGAAGTGACTGAAAGACGGCCGTTTCCTCGTCGATTAGGCAGGAGAAGATGCCGCATCGAACGTTACCGGGCGCGAATGTGCGGGTTTGAACCCACGCTCCCCTGGTGTTGGTTACCAGAACGGGCTCTATGGCGGGGGTCGCCGCCCGTTCCTGCATGACTGGGACAGAGAAGCCGCCTTGAGGGGCGGCTCTCTTGTGGATGCGTTCAACTTCAAACAGGCGGTCAAGGATTGTGTACCCCATCGGTCGCTCCCGCTTCGGGCAGGTAGTGCGACAGGTCTACACCGGGGCGCAGAGGTTCAAGGTTGATTCTGAGAAAGCGCCACCACAACCGAACCCACCATGGAAATGGTGAATCGTGGAAATGCGTGACGCTAAGATCTGCGACCCAGACAAGGGTGTAGACCTCGGGGAGGTTGGCTTCCAACCACTCGGTATCCCTTAGCTGGTTCGCGAACTCCTCGAGGATCTGCTCCTTGGTTCGGATGGGCTGAAACTTGGGGCAGCGTTGGGCGTCGATAGCGTCCTCACAGATGTCCCCGGGCCACTCTTCAGGATTGGACGCTCCGTACATGCAAAGGCCGATGGTCTTTGTCACGGCCACCCCTGGGCAAGCTGAGACCCGGTTGAAGCCGTCGTTCACGTCACCCTCATGAAAGCGGCGCTCGTCAAGCGGGTTGCGTCGGTTGTGAACGCACCTCTCCGGCAAGCGCTTCGTGGCATAGACGAGGCGGCGCTGTAGCTCCTTGAGGAGGAGCCCTCGAATCCGATCGTGGATCTCACCTATGGACCGCATGTTGACCCTCGTAGCTGCTTCAAGCCCAGGTGTTTGGATCCGTCCTCCACACAAACCTCCTGACCCCGGTAGGCTGCGTCGGCGTTATCGAGGTAGGCTTGCTTGTGGGTCACCAGGAGGATGTCGATCCCGGCGCTTGCCGCGAGGCGCTTCAGGAAGCGCCCCGTGGTGTCAACGTACTCGTCCGAGACGGCCGACAAGGTTTCGTCCAAGAAGAGGATGGGCTTACGCCCAAGACGAAGCATTGTCAGGACGCGAAGGAGAAGGGACGCGACGCTTACAGGGCCTCCGCCGAAGCCCTCAAGGGGCTTGTCGCGTATGGCAAGGGCACCCTCGCCCTGCCGCATAAGAAAGTCGATGGCGACCTTGTTGTAGCGCGTCCCAATCTCCGCCTCGAACGTCAGCTCCTGATCGAAGAAGATCGTATGCAGGCCGTCCGTCACGATCCGCTCAATGGTCTTGACTTGATCGGTCACGAGACGGTTCATGAGAGCCTGAAAAAGCTCCGTGACCTTGAGGAGGCAGGTGACCCGCCGCGACAAGGCTTCGATCTCTTCTTCTGTCCGTGCCAGGTCTGTAGCCAAGGCGTCACGTCGGGTAGCAAGCCGGATCCCCTGATCGGAGACGGCCCGCACCCGACGTCGCCAGTCGCTCAGTCCTTCGACGGCATCAGCCGCGTGACTTTGCATTCGACCGCACCCTCTTGCGTGTTGTCCTGTGCCACCTTGCCGTTGGCGTCAAGCCAGAACCGATCGATCGTCCGGAAGATCGCGCCGGTCTTCGACCCCTTCTGGATCAAGGAGACGCGGAATTCGACCTCGTTGCAAACCGTGTTGAAGAGGTCGCGGAGCTGATCGACGTTGACGTTGACACTGAACGATTCGGGGTTCCGGAATTCACGGGCGTTGATCGGGATCGCCTCGAACCGCGTCTTGGCCTTGCTCTCGTTGAGGCTCACCGTGAATTGCCCGCTGTCATGGTCATAGGCGAACCGGATCTTGTCCTTGCCCTTGTCGGCGATACGCTGCCGGAGGTAGGCCGTAGCGGATTGCATGAGGGCCTTGTCGACGCGGAAAATGTAGCCGTCCTTGTCCAAGGGGAAGTAGCTGTAGCGCGGGTGGACCTTGTTGCTACGCGAGAACCCGAGGATCCGGCCCCGGGAGTCCTCGAGGAACATCATGTTGGTGCCCAAGCGGTAGCTGACGTCGCCTTCTACCTTCGTGAGGTAGCTCAAGATGTGGGCAATGTTGTCCGAATGGAGGGCGAGGTGCTTGTCCTTGAAGGCGGCACAATCGAAGTAGGCGGCCCGGATCGCGTCGGCGGCGAACAGGACTCCATTGCCCTTCTCCCATTCCGGCTTGGATGCGTCGAAGGTCTGGAGGTTCTTGTAGAGGTCATCCGTCCGGTCATCGGTGGCGAGGTGACCCTTCACCGTCGAGAGCCCTACGCGGAGGATGCCCGAGGGGAACGTCACGGTGCCCACAGCGGCGGCGTTGTAGTCCTCATCAAGCTGCGCGATGAACTTAGGGTTGGTGGAGGGGCATTCGTCGGTCGTGCCAGTGTCCGTCTGATACGCCACGATGTAGCGATCTCCGTCGACCTGGCAGGAGATCGTCACCGTCGACCCTCGCGTCAACGCGAGGGGCTCAATGGCGGATTCCGGATAGATGAGGTCTGCGTCACCATCGGATTCCAGGACGGGGATTTGCGCGCGGCTCACGCGCGTCTTGTCGCGTGAGTAAATCGAGCAGACGCCGTCATGCACGACGAAGCGGTAGCCAGTCACGTCACCGACCAGAGGCTGGGGTGCAACAACCCCGACGATATCGATTGCTTCCAGAAGCTCTTTGAGATTCAGCGTGAATTGCATGCGCATCCTCATTTCTTGTCGAAGGCAGCGAGAGCTTTCTCTACGGCCACCAACTCGTTCTCGAATGTTGCGACGGTGGCTTCAAGGTCCGCCTTCGCTTTGGTTACCTCTTCAGGTAGCTTTTTGGGGTCATACCCCGCTGCGGTGATCTCTTGGGCGAGCTGGACAAGCTCATCCTTCTTCGCCTCAAGTTGCCCCTTCAAGGACGCCCGGCGCTGTATTACAGCCCCGTGGCGTGTCACCAGGTCTTTGATCTTGGTATCGATAGGATCTGCCATTACCGTCCTCACGGATCTAGGGATACGTCCTCCACAGCTACACCGCCCGGGGATAGCTTCAGGGGGCTATCTGTCACAGCTTGTCCCTCGGGGCAAACCGTAACGTATGAGCAGAGCTTGCAGTTGTGCTCTTTCGCAACCGCCGAGAAGGGTCCGCCGCCCTTGGGAGCTTCGCCCCGAAGGGATGCCTTGCCCTCTTCGATCTTCGCGATCGAACCAAGGACCTCCTTGCTGAGATCCGTCAAACCCTCTGGTGTGAAGTCAACCCAGTCAACCGCCCTGTTAGGCCCCCACCTCCAGAAAACGAATCCCAGCTTGTCTGGAATCCGTTGGTAGCGCATCCGGTAGAGCATGGCGTACCACCGGAGCTGCATACCGTCGACGTACTTGCCACGATGCTTGGACCCCTTACCGTCGAGGATGATGAGGTCCCCGTGTGGGCGTGTCCGCTCGATGACGAAGTCGGCGCGACCCCCAAGGGTGTGCCCCTCAAGTGGTGAGTCGAGCTTCATCTCGGCTTCGGCAAATGGCCCAAGGAACCGATGCGCCTTGATGATAGCCAGCCCGTTGGGGATGGCCTTGACGACGTCGGCTCGTAAAGCATCGAGGTTGCTGTATTGGCGGACCGTTCTCGGATCCGACCAATTGAAGGCTCCGCCCTTCCGAACCTCTTCAGCCATGATACGCTTGATCATGGGATCGACGAGGGTCAAGAGGGCGGTTACGACGTCGGGCTTGCGCCAGAGCTGGTCATTGTAGAACGCCTCGAAGATGGTGCCTACGACCGACCCGTAGAGCATGCTGACGCGATTGTCCTGAACGGTGAGCTTGGTCTTGCCTATGTACTGATGCCAGTATTGGCGCGGGCAAGTCAGGTAGGTTTTGAAGCCAGAATAGGAGATGTACATGCCTCTACTTTAGCTCCGTTCTGGCTCTTTCGAGATAAGAAAGCGCAAGTTCCCGCACATCTTTTGCGTAATCCATCGAGGAGAGGGTGCTCTCGATGGATTGGTCAGGATTCGATGACACGCTCAATTGGAGTCGTGAGACGAACTCTGCGATGGCGCCCTTCTCCTCCTCCGCGCGGGTCTTGGCGGCGAAGTCAAAGACCTCTTCGGGAGGGGCAACGACAAGCGGCTGCTCCTCCACTAGGATCCCTTCGGGCGTAATGTCCATGAGGACCACCTTGGGCGTCCTCGAGATGTTCTCATGCGTCAAGGCTCCCCGGCTTACGGAGCCCGTGTTGACGAAGCGCGTCGACCCGATGGTTGTGATGCCCTGATCCTTGTGCCAATGGCCGAAGCACCACACGTCGGGACCATCTGGGCTCATGAGGTCGGAATAGCGGAAGACGGGCTCGCCAAATAGCTCCTCCGTCGTGGCGCTCGGGTTTGAGGACGCAAGGCAGTGTGCCAAGACGATGAGGTAGGTGTCTCCCGGTTGCTTGCGGATCGCCCTCAAGGTATCCAAGGAGAGACCGGAGTCATACGGCACCCCTACGACCCTGATGCGAAGGCCATCCTCTTCGAAGACCTCATTGCGGAGCTGGTTGAAAGCCCCGGAGGCGAACATGACGCCGATAGGCTGTCGGATGACTGAATCAAGGTTATTGTAGGCAATGTCGTGGTTGCCCTCGATCGCATAGACCGGGCTGGCGCAAGAGCGATGCATCCGGATCATCTGCTGAACAAGGGCGTGGCTGTTACGTGTCGCCGCCTTGACATGAAAGAAGTCGCCCCCGTCAAGGATCGCTCGAACCCCACGAGCCCTCGCAAGAGCGAAGATCTGCTCCAGGTCGTTTACGATCTCCGCAAGGTAGTCGCCCTTCCATGAGGCAGGCGTATGGTCCGATGCATGGACGTCCGTCCTGAATAGAAATCTCATGGATGGTCGTGTCCTTCGTGGAAGGGCCTATCGCACACGGGACAAGCTCCAAGTTGGCGGATCTCTTCTTGAATACACCGTTCCTCTTCCAAGACGGCCTGGTATTGAGCGTCGAGGGAGGCGACGGCGCCCTCAAGCGCGGCCAGACGCCCTGCGAGGTCACGGACGGTCTTGGCGGCCTCTGCCTTGGCCGTCAATGCCTCGAGGGAGGGCACCGGCGTGTTGCGCGTGTCCAGCCATAGTTGTAGCGCGGCCTTGAGGGTCTTGACGCGGGTCATCCAGCCTTCCAGCTTCCGCGCCAGATCCAGCTTGGCCTTCAAGGGTTCCACCTCGGGGATCACCACATCCGTGACGGGTGTGAGCGTATCCACGGCGCGGGTCTTCTCCTCAAGACTTGTTTTGAATCCGCTGACTTTCACCAGGGATCGGACTCGCGAGATGACGGGGGCGGTTTCAGGAACCACCACGTCAGAGATCCCGTCAAGCCGCTGGATGTCCGTCGTCAAAGCCATGTAGCTCTGCTGGAACCCTTGTAGGTTCACGACACGGCTGTCCGCAAGCTCGATCTCCTTGAGGCGACCCTCTACTGCGTCCTTGGATGCAAGGGCCGTGTCGAGCCCTTGGTAGCCCCGCAGCGCGTCTTGGTAGCGGGCTGCGTCGGCTTGCCTGACCTTGAGGGTGGCCATGTCCGCCTTGCGGTCCTTCTCGCTGAGCCGCATGGCAACGTTGATCCGGTCAAGGCAAGCGATGTCCGATAGGACGTCCGCCACCGTGCCCCCGGTAGCATTGAGCAAGAACAGGGGGTCCCATTGAGGGGCCACCTGGAGCATCGTATGGACGTCCCCGGCCTTGATGGGCGTGAAGTCAGGGTTAAGAAACTCCGGAAACCCTCGGGAGATGGCTTCGTAGTCTTTACCGTTGTACACGTAACGATTGACGCCGTCGCCCTTTTCCCAAAGAAGGTCGAAACCCTGCCCGACGATGTGAACCGAGGCGAAGCACTTGCAAGTCTTGCCCTTGATTCGCCTGGCGCAGGTCGGACCATGGCGGACGAAATTCGTCCCAGAGGCGCCCGTGAGGGCGTATTCGACCGCCCTCACGATGGCGCTCTTGCCGATATTGCTGCGGCCAACCAGGGCCGTGAAGCCTTGGACCTGGATGGCCGCGTGCTCAATCGACTGGAAGTTGCGAATCTCGATGCGAATCATTCGCCGCCTTCGTCGCTGCCTTCGTCACTACCCTCTTCAACGTTCTCGGTGTCTGTGTCCTCTTCGGCATCGAAGGTATCGTCATCCCCGAGAGCACCCTTCATGTCACTCATGATGGAGTCTTCATCGTCAATGACAGCCGCCTTGGGGACGCTATCGAGAATCGACTCGTAGATCTTCTGCTTGATGGCCTCCGTCGCGGTGGGATTGCCCATGAGGAAGGCTCGGAACTTCTCCTTGCCCACGAACTTCTCGCCGTTGAATTCCAACGAGGCCCCGCTCTTTCCGATGATCTTGCGGGTGACGCCAGCCTCGATCAAGGAGAGGTAGTCGTCAAGCCCGAAGCCGTAGCGGATGAAGACCTCACCGCCGTGGCCTTGCTTGGCGTCAGCCTTGTTCTTGACGACCTTGACCTGGACAAGGTTGCCCACCGGGATGCGCTTCTTCTTGCCGGTGAAGGGATCCATCTTCTCGATGTAGTCAGAACGGATACGGCTGATCCGGAGCCGTAGGTAGGCGTAGAACTTGAGCGCCTTGCCGCCCGAGGTGTTCTCGTTGTCACCACCACCGCCGCCGTAGCCGCCCGTGTTGATTGCTGCGCGGGTCTGGTTGAGGAAGATGACGGCCGTTCCCAGGCATTCGGGGTGGTTCTCGACGGGCTTGGTGAGCCAGATGACCATCTTGGGAAGGATCTCGCTCATAGCCTTGGCGAGGGCGCCGAGCTTGGCGTTGTCGTCGATCTTCTTCTCAAGCTCCGTCTTGGGGACCATGGCCGCCACGGAGTCAACCACCACAAGGTCGACGCCGGTTGCAATGGCGACGTAGAGCATCTTGAGGCCCTCTTCCATCGTATCGGGCTGGAAGTACAGGAGCTTGTCCTGGGCGAAGTCAACGCCAATGGTTTTGGCATAGCCGTGATGGAGCGCGTGTTCGAAGTCGAGGAACATCGCGAGCCCTCCACGGCGTTGGCAATCCGCGATGGCTGCCAGGGCCATCGTCGTCTTACCCGAGGATTCAGGGCCGTAGATCTCGGTGATGCGCTTGCGGGGATAGCCGGGGCACACACAGCCGTGCCCGTCCTGGGCGGGGGATCCACCGATGAGAAGGTTAACAAGGGTTGATCCCGAGGGGACGTGCGGCATAGTAGAGTAGGAAGGCTCCAGAGGCTTCTGGCCTGTGGTCTTCAAAATAACGGCGGCGGCACGTGCCGCGATCTCAGAAGTGGGACTTGCAGCGGGCTTGTCTTTCTTAGCCATCGTGATCTCCAAGGAGAGAGTAGCGGAAGAACCTATCGTTCTCGCGGAACACTACACCGCGCCGGGTAGTCGTCCCGGCCTTTGCCCCCCTCTGGTAGGTGTGGGTGCGGGCGAAGGTGTGTAGCTCGGCGGGTGTGAGGTCATCGTCCGTCAAAACGCCGTCGTGGTACTCCCAAAAGCGGGCCGCGAAACGGGCGAGGTGATAGGCGTCAGCCTCATTGTGGTTGATGGGCTTGGTGAGGTTGGCATCTGCCATAGCAAAGCGAACCATCTCGCCCTTGTCCATGGTTCCTTTGACCACCTTGGGGTCCATCTTCACGAGAGACTTCAAGGTCTTAGGGTCAAAGTAGACCACGTTCTTGCGCTTGATGTAGAGGGCCTCATTGACGTACAAGAACAAGCCGTAGAGACCCTCTGACCAAAGCTCACCAAAGGGCGGGCTTTCCACCGCAACGGCCTCCACGATAGGGAAGCGGTCACACAGGGCCAAGAGGTTGTCTCTTGAATCCATGTAGCGCGTGACGAAGGCGTTGTGGGTGGGTGTCGCCCAATGGCCCCGGGCAAGTATTCTGGCGGGTCCTACGACCGAGGAGTTGTGAACGCACCAGCCAAATCCCGTGAGAGACGGATCTAGTCCCAGGGTGATCATGAAGGGTAAAGGGGGCGGTTGCCCGCCCCCTCCTCCTGGGCTAGACGTTGTTGAGGATGTCGCCGAAGTCTTCGGCGCCGACGCTGGCGGATCCGCCGCCACCGAGGCCGAGCTTGATCCGGAGATCAGAAGAGGTCATCTCGCGGAAGGGGTTGAGCTTGTCATACAGCTCGACCGCCTTGGTCAGGACCATCTCCTGGAACTTGGGGTTCTTGCGGTAGATGGCAGGCCCCAGGGCGTCGATCGTGACGTTCTGGAACTTGGTGTCCTTGCATTCGATCAGGAGGTCTTGGCTCGCGATCGTGATGCCGTTCTCAACCAGGGCCACATTCCGCTTGCAGATCTGCTGGTAGCGATCCGGGCTGAACCGCCAAGGCAGGAGCTTCCACCCCGTCGCCAGCTTCTCCTTGATGATCTCACCCTCACGGGTCGTGGGGTACACCAGGAGCAGCGTGGTGAAGTGCTGCTTGGGGGCCTCAAGGCGCTTCCACGCCTCATCGGCCTCCACGCCGTCCATACCCAGGCGGCTGATGACGTAACCCAAGCCCTCCTGGTAGTGCGCCAGGAGCTTCTTGAAGCGCACGTCGCTCAGGTTCAGCCGTTCGATGGCCGTGAGCGCATCCACCGGCTTGCCCAGCTTCGCCGCTACCGCCTCGATAGCCTTGCGACCAGCCTCGGCCAGCTCTTCCTTGGTGATGTTCGCGTTCTTGCGCTTGGCGATACGGGCCGCCGTCACGTCGATCGTGTTGAAGTACACGAGGGCGACGCGGTCAACGCGGTCCTTTTCGGCCTTGTACCAGTCCTGCTTGTTGGACCGTACTTGGGCGCGATCCTCGGGATCAAGACCGATGTCTTCGTCAAGGTCGTCATACTGGGTTGCAAAGGGATCGTGTTCAGCCATGGTACTTCTCCTGTGGAAACAATGCCCCAGACGCACATTAAAGTTGATCGTTGTGAGTCAGGGCATCCTGTTAGCGAGCACACCGAGGACTAGGACGGGCGAGAGGTAACGGACTAGGTTTCAAAGGAGCCATCACACAGGGCTGTCGTTCGTCCTCGGTATGCTCACGGACATACTACACCAACACGGGGTCAGACAGAGCCTAAAATCGACTCGAAGTCTATTTCTTCTTCGTCTTTCTTGGCTTTGGGGACGTCCGTGGGGGAATCCAGAAAGTCGTTGATCTGCTCGAGGTCAAGGTCATCCAATGCCTGCTGCCCCTTCGGGAGCGGCTGCGACACTTGCTGACCCTCGTCACACCCACCGTGCCCCTCGGGGCACGTCACGCCGCTCGGCGTCCGGAATTGTGGCCCGCTACAAACAGGGCATAGCGTGTTCGTTGGCTCACCCTTGGATTCAGCCGCAACGGGTGGGGGCGGTGCTGCCGCTACAACGGGCTCAGGGCTGGGCTCCGGAGCGACATCGGTAGGAGGTGCCGGGGGCTCTTCCTTGGCGGGCTCCGGCGCAACAACGAGGGAATCATCGAACAGGGACGTCAGCTCCTCTTCATCAATTCCAAGCACGCTCCCCTTGCCGCGATCCCCGGTCCCCCGCTTGTCCGGAGTCTCATCCCCGTAGAAGGACTTGGTGTCGATCTCGTCACGAATGAGGCTTCGCTGGGCCTTGATCTCGGCCATCGTGTCCCGAAGCTCGTGGTGACGATGTCGCGTGACCTTGTCCACGAAGTCAAGGTTGAGGATCTCGCCCTTCAGCTCGTTGATTCGCCGGGACCGGTCTCGGAGGAGAACTTGGATGGTCGCCTTACGGTCCTCGATGTTGGGGAGGGTCCGGATGCGCTGATCGTTGGCAAGCAGGTCGGCGCTCTCCACCCCATACGCGGCCTCTTCAGCTTGAAGGCTGAGGGTCAGGGTGCGACGCTCCCGGGCGATCTCCTGGATGATATGGGAGACCGCGTTCAGGTAGTTACGGCAGACGCAGATCTGGTTGTTCAGGTACTTAGGCCCAAGCGAGGCCGGATCGGCATCCAGCCGAATCACGTACCCCTCAAGCTCCGTGTAGATCGCTTGTGCGCGTTCGTTATCCATTGTCCTTACCTTGAAGTAGCTTCACGATTCGATCGTCGTAACCCCGAAGGATGGGGACCATCTCCTCCTTGGCTGAACCTGCGGAGAGGATCCCTCGCCGAACGGCATCCAAGTAGGTCTCCGTCACGACGTGCTTACTGACGAGGCAATGTGCGAGCTTTGCGTCCACGTCGTTGTAGGCTACGGATTCGCCGGAGGCCGTTCCAAGCTGCGACGTTTCGCCTCCGTGACCACGGGACGCCGTGACGCAATAGAAGGCGGACTTCTTGTTGCCATTCAAGTCACGCCCTTCGATCGAGAAGCTCACGGTGAGCTTCTCATACTGCAAAGAGCGGTTGATTGCACGCAAGTGTTCGCGCTGTTCTGGGGGCAAATCGTCGAAGGGGTTTCGGGTATCAGCCATCGGTGTTCTCCTGCGATCGTCCTACACCGAGCCCTCATTGAGGATGGCCAGAATGCTATCGGATAGGCGCGTGTTGCGCAGGAGCACCTTGTCGTTGGCAACCGCCTTGTAGACGGCGTCTTCTTCCCCGAGGATCCATACCTTACTGCGCGCCCGCGTGACCGCCGTGTAGAGCAGGTTGCGCTGGAGCATCCTTCCATGGGTCTTGACGATAGGAAGAACGATCGTGTCGAATTCGAGCCCTTGGCATTTGTGGACCGTGACGGCGTAGGCTAGGCGGAGCTTCGCGGCATCGTCCTTGGGGAAGCGCACAAGCATGTCGGTCCCGTCTATCCCCGCCTCGTGGATGCGTACAAGCAGCTCGTCATGCTCGATGCCGACGAGCTTGCCCACGTCACCGTTGTAGACGTTCTTCTTGTAGTCATTCTGCACGACCATGAGGCGGTCGCCAATTCGGGCGGACAGGTCGCCCCACTTCACCTCACGCTGACCGTCCGAAGGGTTGAGGGCCTCACGCAAGCGCTCATTGAGATTGTTGACGCCAGCAACCCCATCATACTTGGGGCTCAAGACCTGGAAGTTGGCGTTGCGGCTCTTGAGCTTGACGGCCATCTGCACGATCAAGTCAACGATGAGGTCTTCATCGAGCATGTGCAGGAACCGGAACTCTGACTCCGGGCGTTTCTCCTCAAGAGGCAAGCGCTCACCGCGATTGATACGGTGAGAGTTGAGGACGATATCGGACCGCTCACTTTGCCGGAAGATCTGCGTTAGGCGTACCCGGGGAAGCGCGGTGCAGGTGACCAGCTCACGCAAAACGGATCCGGGGCCTACGCTTGGGAGCTGGGCGTCGTCCCCGACGAACACGAGAATCGTGCCCGTCTTCAAGGCGGACAGGAGGCGATACATCAGCTCCATGTCCACCATGGACATCTCGTCAACCACCACGGCGTCAACGATCAGCTTGTCGCCCTCGTGGTGCCCCCAGTTGTCACCGTCGTACTTTAGCGCCCGATGTATGGTCGAGGCTCGATGCCCCGCAACGTGGGCCAAACGCTTGGCAGCAATCCCCGTCGGTGCAAGCAAGAGGAGATTGAGCTTGGCGCTCTCAAAGAGCTTGACGATCGTCCGAACCACCGTGGTCTTGCCGGTCCCAGGCAGCCCTGTGAGTACAAGGACACGGTTGTTCAGCAGTATCCGAACGGCGTCGCGTTGGGAATCCGAAAGGGTGATCTTGTGTCCGCGCTCATACTCGGAAAGAAACACTTCGACATCCACGTCAAGCTGGACGGGCGTCATCCCGGATACAAGCAACCGTGCGGATTCCTGCTCATAGCGATAGAGGTCGTGGGGATAGAGACCCGCACCGGGGACGTAGATCGCGGCGTCATTCGTGCAGAGCGTTTGGATAGCCACGTCGAATGCGGTATCTGGTGGCTTTTGCCCTGTCGTGTAGGCCAAAGCAGCAACCGCCGAGGGGATGTCCGCGCGGGGCAAGTAGAGGTGCCCGTTACGGCTCTGTTCACGCAGCGCCCAAAGTATCGCGCCGCCAACCCGACGTGGGTCCTCATACTTGATCCCCATGTTGTGAGCCAGGCGATCCGCCACGTCGAAGTCCATCCGGGGGATTTCCATCAGGCGGTAGGGGTTCTCCTTGATGACCTTACCGGCATCAGAGCCGAAGGTGTTCAAGATGTCGCGGATAACGCTGGCGCTAAGTCCATCGTTCCGCAAGACGGCAGAAAGGTCGCGGGCGGTCTTCATGTGCGCCCATCCCAAGAGCGCCTGTTCCAGCCGGTCACGCGCTACGCCAGTCACCTCCGTGAGGACCTTGTCGGGGTCGTTTAGGGCCTCAAAGGTGTCCATGTTGTAGGTTTGGATGAGGGCGGAGCGCACGTCGGCGTCAAGGAATCCGCTCACACAAGTCTGTAGGAAGATGGACATCTCGGTGGGATGCGTGGCCCACACGTCCCACCCCTTGATGGCAAGCTGCCGCCCGAACTTGGCGTGGTTCACCCACTCCCCGTCAAGACGGATGGGGCTACCCGCACGCACTTGCACAAGTCCATGTAGGTAGCCCCGGGCCTTGACGATGCGGTCGCTAACGGCGGGGTCCGATGACTCAACCTCGAAGGCGAGGATGTAGAAGTCCTCTTTGGCGTAGATGACGGATTGAACCCGTCCCCATATTGAACTCATGATCAGGGCTTAACCATAGCTAGGAATTCTTCTTCGCTGATACACCGCGTGCCGTTTTTGCGGGCGGCGACGGCCTTGCTGGTTGTCGAATTGGGGTCCGCGATGACAAGGAAAGAGAGGCCCTTGCCAACGTTGCCCTTGACGACACCCCCGGCGTTGACGACCATCGCTTCAAGCTCGGCCCGTTTGTGAACCATGGTCCCGGTGAAGCAGACGCTCTTGCCAGTGAAGGACCCCAGGATCTTCGCCTTGAGCTTGACGACCGTCTGGAGATCATCAAGGAGGGCCTTGTTGGCTTTGAGCCAATAGAAGAGGCTCTCGGCTTTGACCTGCCCGATCCCGTCGATCTTCATGAGGTCGTTGACGGACATTCCCTGAATCTTGTCGAGTGTATCGAATCCGGCGTCCATGATGAGCCGGACCGTTGACGTTGCGCAATTGGGGATGGCAAGGCCGCCGAGGAAGCGCTCCAAAGGGACCTCACGGGAGGGGTCGAGGTTGGTCAAGGCGACCTCGGCGCTTCGTGATCCCATACGTTCAAGACCTGAAAGCTGGGCGTGGGTCAAGCGATAGAGGTCGGGGACGCTCTTGACGAGCCCGCTGGTCACCACCTTCTTGACCAAGGTCCCGCCCCATTCGAGGATCCCTTGCTCAGCGATCCACTGCTTGATTCTCCCCTCGGCTTGGGCCGGACAAGCGCTCTTGTTGGGACACACGATGTACTTGCCCATCCTGGTCAGCTCGGCCCCGCACACGGGGCACCGTGCCGGAGGTTGGGCAATGGTCCCGGTCTCTTGGAGAACCAAGACGACCCGAGGGATGACGTCGTTGGCTCGAGCAACGAGAATCTTGGCGCCAATGTCGAGCTTGAGCTTCTCAATGTAGGCGTAGTTGTAGAGGCTGGCGTTCGTTACGGTCGTCCCAAGAAGGTTGACCGCGTCGAAGATCGCCACCGGCGTGATGCGCCCGGTATTGCCGACCTGCCATTCGATCTGGCGGAGGGTTGATTCACGGGTAACAGGTTGGAACTTGTAGGCCACAGCTCCCTTGGGGCGCATATCGCTCTCGCCAAGGCCGAGCTGGTGGGCCACGTCGTTGACGGCCACCACGAGCCCGTCGATATCGTAGGGGAGCGAGTCACGGCGCCCCTGCTGGTATTCGGACCAGAGGTCCTGGGGCGTCTTGATCCCCGGAGTCATGGCTGTGAGGTACCAATTGGGCGTCTTGAATCCCCAGGTGATCAGCTTCTCGAAAACCTCGGATTCGCTCTTGAGATCCAAGCCTTCCACGATCTTGTAGACGAGCACGTGGAGGTGCTCACAGCCCACGCCGTCAAGACGCTTCGAGACCCCGCTTGCTGTGTTGCGAGTGTTTGCCTTGTCCGGAAAGTACTCCTTGAGGTCATCTCGGAATAGGATGATCTCGCCACGAATTTCCCCTGTGAACCGCTCAGGAACCTTGAGGAGGACGCCCTGCATCTTGAGGACGTTCGGGGTGATGTCCTCGCCTACGGTACCATCGCCGCGTGTTGCCGCTTGCGTCAGCTTACCCTTCTCGTAGTGAAGGCGGAGGCTGATGCCGTCAAGTTTCTCGGAAACCAAAAGGGGCTCGTAGCGCACGGTGGCGCGGGATACATCCTGAACCCAGCCCTTCATCTCCTCTTCGGTGTTGACCTTGTTCAGAGATCCCATAGGGACGGGGTGGTTGACCTTGGGCCAGGATCCGGTGGGGACCGCTCCAATGGCCGTCACGGCGTCATTGTCAGCCACAAGCTCAGACAGCTCGTCGACCCACGCGTCATAGACGTCGTCTGGGACGACTTTGAAGTTTGGGGGGAGAGGTGCCTCCGGGTTGTAGTAGGCATCTCGGTGTGTTTTGATGAGGTCAGAGAGTTCGCGGATGCGTGTAGGCTTGTCCATGGTCGATGTATGCTACACCGGCCGAAGGATCAACTTTTGCCGATCTTAGCCTCTTCTAGGCT